TTCCCCGTTCTATTCTCCTCTCCCATTTACGAGTTTGGGCCTCTACTCCCGGCCAATGAGTCCAATTATTTATTTATTTTTTGCGGCCCCGATGACTTTTCTTTGGCGACCCCTCGTCTGCAAACTGCCGCTTAACACCCATCTCATGCCGCCGTCAACCGTTCCCTATGCGCCCGAAAAGGCCCCCGGAGACGCCCATTTACGAGTTGGCCCGGCGGATGACGGCTCTGCGCTGATCTCTTGCTGTTATTCTATTATTTCTTTGCTCTTTTTATGTTGTATATATTTTGTTTGTTATATGTTGTTGTATCTATTCATTGCTTACCTACTGCTTATTTATTGCTTATTTATTGCTTATTTATTGCTTATACACTCATCAAAAAATTTTTCGGGATCTAGACGGCGCCTGCGGCGGGCAGTAAGTCACATTGCTTTACACTCAGGAATATATTTCTTTAATGCTCTTAAGTTAGAGGCATTTGCTTTATATAAAAAAGAGTGTGTGTGGATGTACTTTGCTGCAGGTATGTAGTTGAGGTGTGATTGAACAGGATATAATGATATGATTGTGTATATTGTTGTATTACAGAATATATGTGTAAATGAATATGTTGCAGAATATATGTAAGAATATCTGGGAATTTTTCACAAGAGTATATAAGGATATCTTGTTGACGTTGTCCGCCGGGACTCGTGTGGTCGGGTATGGGCCGTATATGGGGCCGTTTAGTCCGCGGCCTATATGGGCTTTGTTGCGGCCTGATATTGCCGCCTGGGGTTTGCCTATTTTTTGCGCATTTGAGTTTGGACGATTTTTTTGGGGGAATTTTTTTTGAATTTGTGAAAAAATTTTTGAGAGTATTGAGTGTAGTATTGGAAGTAGGATGTAGTAGATAGAATTTATATTTTTTATGTTTAGGAGTTGTTTGGGCGCGGGAGAGTGTTATTTTGGGGGAATTTAGGGGATTGGTGGGTGTTAAGGGACGTTCGCGGAGGGTAGTTTTACCGGCGGATGAGAGTAGATGGGACTATGTGGAGGAAGTACTCAACAAATTTTATGAGGCCAAAAAATCAAGTCATGCTGTAACCAGAAGTACTCAACAAATTTTATGAGGCCAAAAAATCAAGTCATGCCGTAACCAGAAGTACTCAACAAATTTTATGCAAGATTGTTAGGTCTAATTTGGTTTGTAAAAAATTGAATATCGTATTCTGTCAATATGAAATATATGAATAAACCTATTGAGATTTCAGAGGTCTTTAATAATTGGCCCATAAGGATTATCGGGACTTTAAACAGACCGTTCTTTTATGCGGCTGATATAGCTCAGGTACTAAACATAAAAAATATAAGAAAGACATTGAAAAATTATAGTGATAAAGAATTAGTAACTCCTGAAGTCCGCAAAGAACTTAATATAGTTACATATCGTCAATATAAGGATGAGTTACGTCGTGATGATACTATTATATTGCTTACCGAGATGGGAATGTACAAGCTTATAATCACGTCTAGGAGCCCAGTTGCAGATCAGTTACGTGACCACTTATATGAAATATTGTGCGCTAAACGTCTAAGTGAGTCCACTAAACTCAATGTGATTTCTCAGGAGGATTATGACGCCTTGTCTGAGAGAGTCAAAAAACTAGAATCCGATAACAAATTCTATGAATCTCAATTGAACTTCGGGTACGTTTTTAGGCGCCAAATCTGCGGCAAAATCGGCGACTACATGCGACCAAAGGACGTCGATATGGAGTTGCGCAACAATGTCTATAACGGTTTTCTATATCTTATCACTAAAAAGATTGACGACTATGACCGCAGGAGTTTCGAGCCTTATGGCCGCATTGTCGGCGATGATAGTCTATTTGAGAAACTTTACGGCGATAGCGTAGATGATAGGAGGTTTATAGATGTATCTGAAGATGTTATTGGAAGTAGATTCTATTATGTTGTAAAGGACCTAAGGGAATTTCTAGAGATTTTTGACAGTTATGATGATGTGAGATTTATAGACGATGAGGGATAAGTGAGTAGTTATTTATTTTTTGATAACGGATAGGGGGTTGGGAGAGGTTGGAAGCTAGTTATATACAAACTGGCAAGAATTTAATTTATATAATAAAAACATAATAACATAAACATGTCTAAAATTTACAATAAAATAGAATGGAATAATATATTATATAGTATATCAAATCATACGACATCATATAAAGGTAATTACATATATCTTTTAGACCTTGGTAACAATTATTATAAATTCGGACGAACAGCTAATATTATTAGTAGATTACGTAATCATTTCAATAAACATAAATTTAATTCTATCGTTAAATTATGGAATTGTGAAAAATACATATCTGATATAGAAAGATGCATCAAAATTTATGCAGTAGGAATGATGATTCTTGAACAATATAAAGGAGAGACTGAAATAATCAAAACTAACGATATTAGTAAAGTTATTGATTATGTTGACATTATTGCCACAACATTATCCAAAGATAATATATCCGATAAAGAAATAAATCATATAATTGACACCGTATTATTAGAAAAAGAATTATATAGTGTATTGTTAATACATAGAAAAATATATAAATGTCCTAAATGCGAGAGTGATTTCGCGACCATGTACAAAATAATCGAACACACTTGCGACGGAATTCATAATATAGAAAACAATACTCATCATCTAATGACATATATAAACATGTGTTTCGGAGATATTACATTACCTATTCCACATGTCGATTATTTTAGTCAACAAGATAATGGATTACAAAAATTAATTGATGATAACGTTCTTTATCAAAATAGTGATGTTGAAATAGAAGAATTTATAGTCAACGGGCGCGTTGAGAAGATAGAATGGAGAAAATTTGCATGTTAGAATTTATAATATATATAATATCTATGGATAAAATTCGATACATTCCGCCCGAAGACGTATGTAGAGAATTCATGGCCCTCCTTGGCGCCCATAAATATACGATTAACGGTAAATACGTTTATGTACTGGATTTTGGTAATAATTATTATAAATTTGGTCGCACAAATAACATAAAAAAGAACTTATATGAATATTTTAACACTCATCATTATTACAGTATAATAAAATTATGGGACTGTGGTGAATATACGAACGCAATAAAGAAGTGCATAAAAGTTTATGCGAAATCTCTTAACGCCCTTGAATCATATCGCGGCGAGACTGAGATTATAAAAACAAATAACATAGGTGTGATAATAGAATTTATAGACGCTATTGCGGCCAAAATTCCGGCCGAAAATATGTCAGACAAAGAATTCTATGAATCTATAGAGGATATTCTAGTCGCAAAAAATATAGCTGGAGAATTAATAAAACGCAAAAAGTCAGCCAAACCCAAAAAAGCAATCGATGAAAACAGCCTCAAATATAAATGCGAGAAATGCGAGAGAATGTTCCAACGTCCAAATAATCTTGCTAATCACAAAAAAATATGTATCTAGGCGGCAAAAATATTCTTAATAATTTATTTTTTTATAATTATATGAGGTCAAAATAAAACTCAGTATCCGCCGGCCACCAACCGTCCTCCAGGCGCCCCAATCGGCCATCGGGGCCGCCCATTTACGAGTTGGCCCGGCCGATAAAGGTTTAATAATTTATTTTTATGGTCTTGATAATTGGCACGTGATATCCGTTGTGTCGCTTGTGCGATCAAAAAAATTCAAAAATATATTTTACATTTAATTATGTTGGGATATTCCATTGACATAATATTTTTGTGTACCGTCTGAACATATAATCGCAGGACCGTCTTCACGATGAAGTTTACCATTAACATAATATTTTTGTGTACCGCTTGAATAAATTATTGCTGGGCCATCTTCACAATGACGTTTACCATTAATATAATATTCTTGTGTACCGTCTGAACATATAATCGCAGGACCGTCTTCACGATGAAGTTTATCATTTTTATAATAATATTGTGTACCACTTGCATAAATTATTGCCGGACCGTCTACTCGATGGAGTTTATTATTAATATAATATTCTCGCGCGCCGCTTGCATAAATTACCGCGGGACCGTCTTCACGATGAAGTTTACCATTAATATAATATTCTTGTATGCCATCCGGGTAAATTATAGCAGGACCATCTTTACGATGAAGTTTATTACATAAATAGTATTTTATAGTACTATTTTTCTTTATTTTTATACGCGTAAATGTATCCTTGGCATAATTTTGACTATATTCACATAAAAGTCTAGGGCCGATTCCTGGCGCCAAAATTGCGGCCCTGAAAGTCTCGAGATCGTCCGTAGCTATTATTGTGAGAATTTCTATTGGAAGGTCAAGAATATTCATGTGGGATTATAATGATAAAAAATAATTATTCAAATTTATTAATCTACGATTATATACTCATATGCCGGCCACCGAACCGACCCTAAAAGTCGCCCGAAACGGCCATCGGGGCCGCCCATTTACGAGTTAGCCTGGCCGTTGAAGGTCCAATGATCTCTCCTAGATCGTTATTCGTGTATATATTCATAATAACTTCTAATGCTGGTCAAAAAAATTCGAAAACATATATTATATTTAATCATGTTGTAATATTCCATTTATATAATATTTTTGTGTACCGTCTGAATAGATTACAGCAGGACCGTCTTCGCGATGAAGTTTACCATTGACATAATAATATTGTGTACCGCTTGAATAAATTATTGCAGGGCCATCTTCACGATGGAGTTTACCATTAATATAATATTCTTGTGTACCGCCTGAATATATTTTTGCAGGACCGTCTTCGCGATGAAGTTTACCATTGACATAATAATATTGTGTACCGCTTGAACATATTATTGCTGGACCGTCTACTCGATGGAGTTTACCATTAATATAATATTCTTGTGTACCGTCTGAACATATTATTGCTGGACTGTCTACTCGATGGAGTTTACCATTAATATAATATTCTTGTGTACCGTCTGAATAAATTATTGCCGGACCATCTTCACGATGGCGTTTACCATTAATATAATAAGATTGTGTACCGTCTGAATAAATTATTGCCGGGCCGTCATCACGATGAAGTTTATTACATAAATAGTATCTCATCATGCCATTTTTCTTTATTTTTATATGTGTAAACGCGTTCTTGGCATAATTTTGACTATACTCAGATAGAAGCCTAGGGCCGATTCCTGGCGCCAAAATTGCGGCCCTGAAAGTATCGAGATCGGTCGTGGCTATTATTGTGAGAATTTCTATCGGGAGATCAAGAATATTCATGTGGTTTGTGATAGTAAAAAATAATTATTCAAATTTATCAATCCACGATTATACAAAAATTGGAATAAAATTTACATGTACTCATCCGCCGGGCGGCAACCGTCCTTCTAGCGCCCGAAACGGTCCTCGGAGCCGCCCATTTACGAGTTAGCCCGGCCATTGAAGGTCCAACATGCTCCCATAGATCATTATCCGTGTATATATTCATAATAACTTCTAATACTGGCCAAAAAATTTCAAAAACATATATTATATTTAATTATGTTGTAGTATTCCATTAATATAATATTCTTGTTTACCGTCTGGATAAATTATTGCCGGGCCGCCATCGTGATGAAGTTTATCATTAATATAATATTCTTGCGCGCCGCTTACATAAATTATTGCTGGACCGTCTTCGCGATGAAGTTTACCATTAATATAATAATATTGTTTACCACTTGGATAGATTAAAGCAGGACCGTCTTCACGATGGAGTTCATTATTTTTATAATATTTTTGTGTACCGCCTGAATAGATTATCGCAGGACCGTCATCGCGATGAAGTTTATTACATAAATAGTATCTCATGGTACCATTTTTCTTTATTTTTACATGTGTAAACATATTCTTGGCATAATTTTGACTATACTCAGATAAAAGCCTAGGGCCGATTCCTGGCGTCAAAATTGCGGCCCTGAAAGTATCGAGATCGGTCGTGGCTATTATTGTGAGAATTCCTATTGGAAGATCAAGGATATTCATGTGAGTTTATAATAATAAAAAAAATAATTATTCAAATTTTGTGCTCATGGTCACAAAAATTGGAATAAAATTCAGAGCATGCTCATCGGCCAAGCGGCAATCCCCTCCCACGCGCCCGAAACGGCCATCGGGGCCGCCCATTTACGAGTTGGCCTGGCCGATGAAAGTCCATTTATCTCCCATAGGCATAAGAAACAGACTATGAGTTTTTATATATTTATTTATCCATTCTGGTCTAGGCCCGATAATATCAATACATAAATACCATGATTTGCCATAGTGTTTATATATATTTACAAACTCATCATGACGAATAACCACGCCTCGGTAAATTGTGCGTTCTCGCCTACAATCATTAGATGACCATACTATATACGTCTCCTTATGCGGAAATGAGCCTTGATGTCGATCGCATACATATACATGTAGTTTGTTATTATATTCCAATATCGATACTGATTTGTTATTGATAGTATTAATAGTCTTGATATTTTTCAAGGAATTATTGAATAATTTACTATGTTTATAAAAGTCGATGGTAGCGATAAATGAATTTATTTGCTGGCAAGAGGCCGCCAAGCGCGCCAAATCTGCGGCCTTTCTGGCGCCTATAAGTGGCCTAATTACGGCCGTAAGGAGATTCTTGTGGCGTTTGAGGAGTTCTAAGAGCATTCTAATAGTAATACAAAATAATTATTCAAATTTAGACCGTGTAAAAGATCCATTGTGGAACATTAATGTCTATTAATTGTAGTTCTATATATTTAGATATCCATGTAGGTATCAATCCCTTTATGGTGATGTAAAACGTATTACGCACATCATATTCGGATATTTTTATATTATTACCGTATTCAATACAATACTTTTTGTGATTTTTAAGTGACCAAATATAGTACGCTTGTGGCCACGGTTGTGTTGATCTGTAATAATATATATGTAAGCTATTGCTACATTCTTTTATCGAGATATATTCATTATTGAGAATGTTGATACTTTTAATATTTTTTAAGGGATCATTAAATAGTTTGTAGTGTTTATACAATGGTATTGCCGTGATAAATAATCTCAACTGCCGGCAAGTGGCGCCCAATGCGGCCAAATCCGCGGCCTTTCTGGCGCCTATAAGCGGCCCAACTGCGGCCGTAAGGAGATCTTCGTGGTGGTTGAGGAGTTCCAAAAGCATATTGATATTTATCAAAAAATAATTATTCAAATTTGACTATAAATTTAATTTGATATTTAATATTCGTTCAATAAAACCTCGTGATCGAGTCAGATGCTTAATAAAAATAAATATAGGTCCATATATTTTTTCAGTATTTATTATACCTATATTAAATTCATAGAGTTGAGTATAATTAATATCCTTTATCTCCTTTGAATTTTCATTCTCATTGTATATTGACAACCTCGTTGGATTTCTGCTATATATAACATAAACAATTAACTTACCATGAATATTCATTATAGAGCTGAGGTTATTGGTATCATCAACGAAAATTATCTTTTCAATATGATTTATGTCTTTAATTACACCTCTATAATTCCTCATATGCGTATAAAATGGCACTTCAACGGCCAAAAATTGTTGGATTTGGCGGCAACTATTGGCTAGACTGCGAACATCGGCGCGATTTCTGCGGTTTATTAGCGGCCTAATGATGGTCAGAAAGAGTTCCTCGTGGTGGTTGAGGAGTTCCAAGAGCATTATTAACAGTAATAAAAAATAATTATTCAAATTTGTTCAATATTATAAATGCTCAACTTTTTTACCATTTTTATAATATTCTTGCGTGCCATTCGGCCATATTAATGCAGGTCCATCCTCACGATGAAATAGGCCATTTTTATAATAATATTGTTCTCCACTGGGGTATATTACTGCGGGACCATCGTCCCGATGACGCACACCGTTTTTATAATAATGTTGTTCACCTGATGCTATTATTACCGCAGGACCGTCATTACGATGAAGTTGACCGTTTTTATAATAACATTGCGCACCATCTTCATATACCATTGCGGGACCATCTATGCGATGTAATATATTATTACAATAATATCGTATTGAACCATCTATCTCAACCTCAACTGAGATAAATTTATCTTTTGCATAATTTTGACTATACTCAGATAGAAGTCTAAGGCCGATTCCTGGCGCCAAAATTGCGGCCCTGAAGGTCCTAAAATCGGTTGTAGCTATTATTGTGAGAATTTCTATTGGTAGATCAAGAATATTCATAATGGTTTATAATAGTAAAAAAATAATTATTCAAATTTAGATGCTTGCATGATCAATTAGATAATCCATGTACTTGCTCTTGAATGTAGTTATTCTACTATGTCCGATTATATATAACCATTTCGGGATAATAATATCATTGTATTCATTATTATATAATACGACATCATACTTAAAATTAGATATATCATTAAGATCTATCGTGCGTTTAGTTTGTATATGTAATGTAGTTTTTTTATAGTTGTATCCACATGGCACAAAATTGTTGTGTGGTACGGACATATATATTTTTAAATTATTTCCTACCGCGATGAATGAGACTTCACCATCATCACCAGTGGCATTATTGTACATAGCCTTATGTATTTTTGCGTCCTTAAGTATTTTCGTTAGTGTTGTTTTATGAATATACCAAGGTATGTTTTTGATAATATCATTAAAGCGCTTACAGGTTAATCTAAGGCGCCAAAGTGTACGCCATCCGGCCGCATCTCGGGCGCCAACTAGCGGCTCAATTGCGGCCAAGAAAAGGCCAATATGGTGATTAAGAAGTTCCAGAAGCATATTATGATAAAAAATAATTATTCAAATTTAAATGCTTGAATGATCGATTAGGTAATCCGGATATTTGTCTTTGCAAATAATTATTTTGTTGCTTTTAAGTATATACAACCATTCTGGAATAATAATATTATTATTAACGTCACTATGTAATACAATACCGTAACTACGATTAAATGTATCATCAAGGTCTATTTTGCGAGCAGTTTGTACTTCTAATGTATAGTTTTTATTCCCATATTTATGTTGTGTAAAATCCAAATCAAGTGTAGACATATATATTTTTAAATTATATCCTATCGCAATGAATGATACTTTGCCTTTATCATAGTCGTTACTGTATACAGCCTTATATATTTTTGCACCCCTGAGTATTTTCTTTAGTGCTGTTTTATGAATATACCAAGACATATCTTTAATAACGTTGTTGAGGCACTTACAGGTTAATCTAAGGCGCCAAAGTGTACGTCACCCGATCGCATCTCGGGGGCCTGAAATATACTCAAGAATGCTTGATAGCAGGCCGGTATGGTGATTGAAAAGTTCCAAGAGCATTTTTATTAATGTACAAAAAATATATTCAATTTTTTATGAAAAAATATATATTTATATCAACTACACTCAGCATAAACTACTTTTTGTATTTATTTATGTATTTCCGCAACAAATCGCGCATAGGTTTATTATTAGATATCCCTCTAGGAAGACACCTGCGTTCTAATGCTGTCTTAATCAAATCAACATAATAAATATATAGAACATCACCATGTGACTTCGAGGTCTCCCAGACACATCGTTTAAGTATCGGACTTCTTGACTCTCCTTTATCAGTTATAAATATATAAAACTCAATATGTTTATATACATATCCATTATCAGGCGTATCACAATTATATATTAATTCAAATAGATGAAGATAACCGTTGGCTGGACAATCCTCAACGCCCAAATACCTAATATAAGCGTACCTATGCGCCAAAAAGTCATCAAAATGGGACTCCAGACAGGCCTCTGTACAGGCCGCAGGACCGCAATTACAATTCGCCAGCGGACCCTTAAAATTATTAAAGAGATACCATGTGTCATTGGTAGATGCGCTTTTTACAAATTGAGCAAAATTAATGGTGGAGCCGCCAAAGCAATCAGTGTAACATTTGTCGCACAATCGCGGGTCCGTATCGCAATTACACGGTTTTAAGCACAATGAACATCTGTATAGATTTTTGGGACATTTAGAACATAGAATAAGGTTATCATCTAGGCCCAAAGTAAAATCCATTTTGGTACTTGAGGCGCAATTTTCGCACCTTATATTCTCGACTACTATGTCGAGTATATTATTATCGTCTTCAATGTCTTCAAGATCGTATGTCTGCGCGATAAGATTGGCGCATATGGTGCGGAGTGATTGCATTTTATGCGGCCAGGAGAGTTTATATTATATGCGGTTAATTCAATTTTGGAGTCCTGTATGTTCTAGAAATATTACTTGGTACTCATCGGCCGGATGGGAAGTACCTCTGGCGGCCTTAAAACGCATAAAATATCGCTAAAACATTAATATATGGATGATCACATATCAAACAATATACCATTATAATAATGTTTTATGATAATTTTACATCTATCGTTGCGTGATCTCGATTTTTGAATAATTTTAATACCATATGTAGCATATAATATTGTATTTATATATACCATTATTCGGCTAAATTTCCACTCTTTTGGGGCCGTTACGTCGCTTATTGACTTTTGTATCATCGGGTATTTTGTTTCTATTAAATTTTTATTATTATTTAATCTCTCTACTAATGTATTTTTTGCGATGATACTTTGATCAAAAATATCATTATAACCGCATAAATGTATAAAATCTAGGGATATTTTACGTATATCATGTTCTACATTAATATAATTATTTTTGTTATCTATATAATCAGATAAATTCTTATATATTTTAATAGTCCGTTTATCACAATATATTTTTATAAATTCCTCATCGATATCATCATAATCATATAATTTCCTCAATTTGTACTTTAATACCGAAAAGATATCATCTTTATTAATAATATACCGTTGATTAATTATATTTATATACTCAACATCCGATATGGGGTCGGCATTCAATATCCCATTTAATATAACAGTTGCAATAGAATTATCACTACATAAAACTTTATTCAGTTTAATTTTATTGTTAAAATATAATAATATTTTCTTATCATCTGCGCTTACATCTTTTATCATATCAATATACACTGCATGTTTACTGGGTCCAGTATATGTTATTTTACACATATCAGGATCTTTAATTATTCTTTTTTTACGAATATGATTATGTTTAGTATAATCACTATCACAAATATTTTTACAAATCATTAAAGCTTCATTCAAGCATTCTACAGAGAATATTTCGAGACATTCATTATATTCTCTGAGTAAATAATGTATCTTTTTCTCATCATAATCAATATTATTAGATGGGAACATATATATGTGCATACTACCGTATGTTGTCGCGTATCGATTGTTAGTATCTTTGACATCGCGAATTGTTTTCCCAATCTTTAGGACATTACATGTAATAGAATGTATTATATAAATGTTACCTTTGGTTTTTGTATTTAAAGGTAAATCAACATTATTATGTTGAGCACTGCCATGCTCATCCACAAATTTATTATTGGTATAATTTGACATATTTTTTTCGCATATTATATATCATATTTATTCTTTAATACATTTAAACAAGGTATAAAAGGTCATAATGTAATCCCAATGATAATATTTTTTTAGCCAATGGATATGTCAAAATCATCTTACAATACTTTTGGTGCGATCGGAAGTATATCTGGCGGCCTTAAAACGCTTGAAATATCGCTAAAAGAACATTTTGCTTATCTCCCCCATTATATATGTAGTTCTTAAATTAAGGGCTATATACCATAGTAAAACCAAATACCGACTATGGGGGACTGATAGCCAAATCAATACAATTCAAAAAAATAACAATTAGAGCTACTGTATTATAAGTACAGTATTCTTATTCTATTATTTCAACAATTTTGTCTTTATTTATCCAATCAAATTCGATATACGGTTTTTCATTATTTTTTATTCTACTAAATTTTGCACCATAATAATGGTGATTTATTATATAGTTATTTCGTTCTGTATGCGCGTTTGATTTTGCATTGATTTTAAGTCCATATACATCGTATAATATTGTATTAATATATATCATTATATTTCTAAATTTCCATTGTGTTGGTATGTTCGTGGCAGGGAATACTTGACTAATTATTCCATATGATTTTGTTAATGCTTCTTTGTTATTATTGAGATTTTTCTCTAAATTTTCTCGAGATATTATTGATTCATCATGCGGCCCTTTATAACCGCATACTGCGATCAAGTCGGTGGCAATTTTATGTTTGGTGTATTTCTTGTGAATTTTATTATGATCATAGAGGTTCTTTTCATTATTTTGACGCAATCTTTCAATTACAGCGGGTGTATCTTTGTCGGACAAAATGCATTTAAGGTTTTTATATTTGTCTATTACATTGTCATCATAATATGTATCCATAAATTTCTCATCAAGTTGACAGTCCCAGTTATATGTCCTTCGCAACATATATTTTTGCATTGCAAGACTGTCTTCGGCTGTAATTCCAATAGTACGATTAGCGCGACATAAATCCTCAAATTGGTTTTGATCAAGATCCATTGCGTTCATTACCGCCAATTTTTGCGCCAAAACTACCTTTAAGCGCGCCTTGTTGTATTCGGCAATTGCGTTTCGAGCGATCTCATGGTCGTCCATGCCAGCGATATCAAGTTCAGCGCCGACTAATAATGATTGCTTAACAAACTCCTCTATGAACTTACATTTGGACTTATTTGCGCTAAAATAGTTATGGGTGTAAATTTTATACATACCATTACGCTCAAATATATACCCATTATCCGTTACTTCATACTTTAATGGCGCCAAATTTTTGCAATTTACCATGAAGTTTATTGTTTGTAGATAATCGTCAACCTCTGCAAGGGTTTTAAATTCGACGTTATTTACACTCGCATCAAGAGTTACATAGTACTCTTTACTGCGCACATTTCGCACTCGATACAACATTTGTCGCGCGGTTTCGACTGATGTGCTGCGATTACTAAAGAACCCGCAAACATAATCAAAGTGTTCCTCAGTAAATGATATACCTGCAGAACATGATGGTGTATAAATTACCGCTCTGTACTTTTTCCATTCGTTATTGATGTTTGAGAATATTTTCTCCTTTGTGCGCGCGGGAGTCTCGCTTGTTATTTTTTGAATATCATCCGCCGCAATATTGTTCTTCTTTAACATCTCATAAACCGCATCTGCGAACTTTTTACTATTCGTCGGTATTGCTATATTGTTATCGTTATTTATTAACTCTAATATTTTTGCGAGTAGAATATCCTTGTTGACGATATTAATCTTTTCACCAGAGAGATTTTTATGTTTATTATGTATAAATATCTCGTCATCAGTCCCGCGAATGTGCCGTAAAACGTCAATAGTTCTCACTGACATATTTGCATCCATTGCAAGCACATTTTTTGCGCCCTTAAGTAGCCATTCAAACAGCGCATAACATCCTTGTGGGTCTTTCATGGTGTCACTTGAGAATTGCTCAAATATCGATTCAGACTCATCAAGTAATACAAGATCAGGGGCATAAAATGGTAACAATCTATGAAGCGATTCTACTTGTATTACAACTTTCTTATAACAACCTAGATTTATTTTATGACTATCGATATCAAGATATGATTTAAAGTATATTCCTGCGGTCTGAAATGCCTTAATTTTTTCGGCCGTGAAAGTGCGCCTAAAGCTCACAACCACGATTGTCCGGAAGTTTTTCATATATTCTATGGCCGATTGAGTCTTACCGAGCTTCATACCGGCCTTTAAATATATTGTCTTATGTTGTTGAAGTGTATTCATATATTTGCTATTATATATGTCGCATAAGTTAAAATTGCATATTTTAGGAATGTCTTCATGCTCGTGTTGAGCCGATTTGGCATTATTAAGAATATTTTCCAAATTAGTGAGATACTTATGAATAATTATCTTCTCTGTCGTGCGGATACAACTTAAGAGAATATATTGTCTGGTTGCAATGAGACGCAATGTATGATCACGATCATGTCCATGCTTACAGCATTCGCAATATTTTGGCGCACTAGGCGTTCTATTAAAGATATAATAACTACCAATATTCTTTCGGAAGTTCCATCCAATTGTATGTTTTGCGGCCAAATTGAGTACCTCTTGTACCTCTTTGTCTGTTACAATAATTTCTTTATTGTTTGATAATTTCTTGTAACGTTTGCGCCCAATCGCGCGCTTAATATTAATTATTTGTATATCTTTAGGGACCGTTGTGATCATACATTGTTGGCGGTCCGCGCCGCTTGGACAGACTTTTTTGCGGCCTTCTTTGGTGCTAAATGGCGTCCTGAAGTTTTGGACACTCTTATTCACACTAATATCATACGGTTTTTTGACATTCTCCGGCAATAAATTATAAATTTCTTTGCTAATCGTATCGGCCTCAATATTATTAGCGAACGCAAGGTTTGTAATTATAAGATGACATGAGTTCTTATGACGACCCTTTTCTTTGCTATGTCCGCTACTATCACATTTAACAATATCAGGTATATACCCTAGGGTTTTAATATAATAATTATTAATTGTATTTAGTATAATCACATACTGTTCCTCAGTATAATCATCAAGATCGTATTTTGGCCGCTGAATGCGCCAATTAAATATCACTTCGTCGACGCAATGCAATTTATTTTCAGGATAAAAGTGTGCAAACTGCCTATAATCCGGATATAAGTAATAAAGCATGTCTGAGCGGTCTTTAATAACGATTGAATGTTCATTTAGATGCTCTAAATGATGATCAATTGCTATTTCAAGAGTGTCCAGATAAGTTCTGTTGGGTTCCTCGCGTAAAAATTTGTAACCGCGAGGTTTATTAATTTTAATATTAACATTATTTGTTGACATAATATAGGAAATAAACAACGAGATATATTTTTTGTATATATTTACTACCATTATTTTTTCATATGAATAAACTATAGGTAATTGTGCAGTAGTATTTCATTATCGGATGCGAAAAATACTATCTGATTTTGCGATTAACTATTTAGTTTTTTAATTTCGTCATTAAGTTCTTCAATCGTGAAATTAAACCATTCACCGTTAATTTTTCGTGCGGAATATTGTTTATGTAATACAGACTCCATATTATTTAATGCTGGCGCATACAATTTATGATATAAACATAGCTTGTTTGGATTACCTGTTTGTAATACTTTAAGACGCTTTTCCGCATTTTTAGCTTTGCCAATTTTAACTTTATTAGTGAATGGTATTTCTATTATAAAATATGTGTATTCATACTTTACGGGTTGTATATGTTGTACGAGTTGTAATGGCGTAAAGTCGTCATCACATCTCTTTACTACATAATTATGTTTTTTAATCCATAATCTTTTATTCCCAGATCTGCGGATTTCATAACCAAGATTTTTTAACTCTTTAGTTACCACTTGTATGGTATGTTCTTTAAAGTTATTATTTTTTGTGGCGACACGATATCTCATATAATATCCAAACGTATTTTCATTATTTGTAGGCGGATTGGTTTTTAACCAGGAAATCGTAGAATTTATATCTAAACTGATATTGCAAATATCGTCGCTATGAGTTTTACCACGTTTAGCAAGCCGAGCATCTTGGAATTCTTTGAATAATTTATTTAATTTTTCATCATCATTTGGATCATCGCTATCGATAAGTTCATGTAAACTTTTACGCACAGAAACCAAGTCAATATTCATTTCTATAATACTTAACAATAAAATTTTGTATATCTTTATTACCATTATTTTTTCGTATGAATAAACTATAAGTACAAAAAAATATTTAATACTACTCATAACAGTTATTAATGCGCGCCATTACTTCCTGTTTGGTACCATATATAATTTTATGGTTCCTATAATAGCAATCATGAAACAATTTCTCTATCATCCATACGCGCCATCCTCGCTCTACTTCATCCATATCTTCGATTACAAATGCATAATTACGCCCTCCTAATCTGTAAACTTTATGCTCTTTAAATAATTCGTTACCATACTCAATACTAACACGACCGTCCATCCTTTTACACTCATGTGGCCATAATTTCAATTTTCATACGTATGAGCACAAAAAAATATCTAGTATGGCTCATGATGATCATTAATATATGCTATTGCCTGTTGTTTAGTATCGATGCGTATATTTATATAATCGCGCCAATACTGGCCGTGATACGTCATCTTTACTATAGATACGGACCAACCGCCATCTATCTTACTCATATCTTCGATCACAAATGCGAGATTAAAGCGTCCTATCTTGTAAGCCTTGCGTTCCTTAAACAATCTACGACCATACTCGGTGTCAATCTGAGGGCACATTTTTATATATTTTTATGGCTATGATTTCAATTTTTATACGATAAAGTGCCTCTAGGTATTGGTTTTTTGCCACTTACAGTCATATTGTAATGATTGATAAAACCAAATATCCGTGCGGGTCCATTTAGTCCATACTCGATCAACCAAGCCATCGTCCAAAGATCCGCGTCGGTGCCCTCACACGATCATAGGAATTTTCCAATTGTTCTAACATTACGCAAAACATGCATAAATTTATACCTATGTTTCAATTCATCTAGATTCGATATTTGGTCGCAGGGACGCCCGAAGCGCGGCCAATTGGCGTCATTTTCCGGCCAAAATCAGCGCATGGATGACGGCATAAAAAAGACCAGGATGATGTTCGATGAGTTCCAATAACATTATAATTTTACTCAGTATATGTTTAAATAAGCACTAATTTTTGCGTAGGATACTTTTATATGTTATTTTATGACCAGTGGTCCGTATTGTAAACCTGCGGCGTAATTTTTTATTACGTAATAACCATTTTGGTGGATTACTAATAGGATCCATGACACTATTTTTACTGATATGATAAACCATTATATCGTAAATATTATATGGTGTTGTATTTTCAGACTGTACCTCCAAATCATAACAATCTTCGAATATACCTTGACCACCTGATGTAATATCTGGATATAAATATGATATTAACTTATCATTCACAAATATTACTGAACATATATAATGATATTCCGCATCCACATACATAATTTTTTTAATATCCTCAGTGCGCCGAATTTTTAGCCACCGCAAATAATGCCCATATAGTGGCACTTTGGCGGCTAAAAAGTCCCGCATAGATCGACAACTGCCGGCCAATGCGTTCAAACTGCGGCAATCACGGCGCATGGTCAGCGCCCGGATGACGGCATGAAAGAGCCCAGGATGGTGTTCAATGAGTTCCAACAACATTTATAAAAAATATATATTGCTATTTTAAATCACATTTATATGCCGTTATGATAATTAGAAAAAATATATCTAGTTTTTGCGTAAGACACTCTTATATACTACCTTGTAACCACTATTTTGATCAAGTATGAATCTGCAACGTAACTTTTTATTGCGTAATAACCATTTTGGCGGATTGCTAATACGACCTATAATGTTATTTTTATCAGTGTAATAAACCAATATATCGTAGACTCCATCTAACATTGTATTTTCAGACTGTACCTCCAAATCATAATAATCCATGTACATATCCTGATCATCCGGTATCATGATTGAGTATATGTACGTTGTTAATTTACCATTCACAAACATTACTGAATGTATATAGCGATACTTTTTATCCGCATACATAATTTTTTTAATATCTTCAGTGCGCCGAATTTTTAGCCATCGCAGATAATGTCCATATAATGGCACTTCGGCGACTAAAAAGTCCCGCAGTCGTCGGCAACTGATCGCCAATGCGGCCAAACTGCGGCAATCACGGCGCATGGTCAGTGGTTCAATTGTGGTCAAAAAGAGTCCAGGATGGTGTTCAATGAGTTCTAGTAACATTATTATATATTGGAAAAATATATATTCAAATTTAAGTCACCCACTATATTTTACAGTTTTAAATATAAATCCATTTCCAGTAATTTTAATATATGGATATTTACGTATCCATTCCGGCCGTCTAACGTCTAGAGTAAAAATCCCTATATCATATATACGTTTTATGATTTTTACAATAGTACGATCATTTTTTTGGTCAATAATTGTATGAAATTTTTTATTGATTACCACCAATGTATTTTCGTGCATAGTATATCTATGTAAGTCGTTATTAAACTCCATGAATTTAAATGATTCAATATCAATTATGTTTAGGTCTGAAATCACGATCATACTTTGGCGCCATTTGATTGCATGTTGGGCCTGTGGATGCGCCATAGTCGCCAAATTTAGCGCTTTACAAGCGCATATGAGTGTAAATGGCCGGCATGTGTTTGCGATTAGGATGTCAATGATATTATGTATGATTCCTTGATGATGTTGCAATAGTTCTAATAGCATTTTTATGTTATTATTGGTAATATGCACTAAAATCAATTTTGATATCTTTAATTATACAAAAAATAAACTCGATTACATAAAATCAAATAATAATACTTGTTTATTATAATTATATGATATTATATAAATATTAGGATATTTATGTGTCCAGCCTGATATTAGTTTACAGAGTTCAATAGGCACCTGAATCGAATTATACCGTTTTTCAGTATATATTTTAACACCATCAATAGATTTATGATTTATTATTGTATTAATACATTTATTTTTTACTATAAATCTATGTTCATAATTAACATACAGGTGAACATCATTGTTAAATTCTATAAAATTATACTCACCGTTATAAAGGATATTTAGGGTCAAAATATCGCCACAAACTTGGTGCCATTTGGCCGCATGTTGGGCTCGTGAGTGCGCTAAAACCGCCGCGTAGAGTTCCTTACAGGCGCCCATGAGTGTAAACGGCCGGCATGTGATTGTGATTAAGATGTCAATGATATTATGTATAATACCTTGATGATGTTGCAATAGTTCTAATAGCATTTTATATTATTGTTGGTAATATGTGCTAAAATCAATTTTGGTATTTTAATAACGTAAAAAAATAAATTCAATTACATAATATCAAACATTAATATTTGTTTGTTGTTATATGGTACTATACGAATATTAGGATATTTATGTGTCCAGTCTTATATTATTTTACAGAGTTCAACGGGTGTATGATTCGAAGTACATCGTTGTAAAATATTTATCTTAACAATATTAATGGATTGATGGTCTATTATTGTATCAATACGTCCATTTTTTGCCACAAATATATGTTCAGTATTATAATACCAATGGATATCATTATTAAATTCTATAAAATTATCCTCACCATTATAGAGAATATTTAGGGCCGAAATATTGCCGCAAACTTGGCGCCATTTGGTTGCATGTTGGGCCTGTGGATGCGCCAAAACGGCGGTCTGAAGGTCTTTAGAGGCGCCCATGAGTGTAAATGGCCGACATGTGATTGCGATTAGGTGATCAATGATGTTATGTATAATATCTTGATGATGTTGTAATAGCTCCGGGAGCATTTTTATGTTGTCACTAACGATAACTCACGTCAAAATCAATTTTATTAAAAAATATATTCAGTTAATTTTTATATCTAATATCGTCTCGTGAAAATCGAGTGATATATCTTTTTTATCAATAAATTTTCGTATTGGACCGTGTATATTATCAGTATCTATTATTCCAATGCCAAAATTTTTGAGTCCGGCACAAGTTATATTATTATAAAACTTACGAATTCCATATACGTTGATGTCGCCTCTACTATTATATAGTACGTAACACCTTATTATACCATTAACATACATTATTGAACTTAAATTGGAATTATCATCTATATAAATTATTTTGTCGATGGAATTTATTATCCTGAGTGATTGTCTAAAAAGTCTCATATGTTTTAATAATGGCACTCCAGCGGCTAAAAAGTCCCATAATTGCCGGCAAGTGGCGGACAATGAGGCCAATTCTGCGACCTTTCTGGCGCATATAAACGGCTCTACTGCGGCCAAGAAGAGTCCAGGATGATGCTGAAGCAATTCTAACAACATCCTTAATAATACAAAAAATAATTATTCAAATTTATATTGAATCAATAAGTACATCAGCATCATAATCACTACTAACATCTATTAGTTTATTTTTTATACAATCAATCATCCAAGATGGTAAAACAATATCGTCAACATGATATACACATATGGTATTACGATGGATAAATATTCTATATTGCGTATTTTTGTTAATTTTAAGATTTTTTGAATGTACTGTTAAATCATCCATTGATGATGCATCATTAATTATAGAATACGCCATAATTTTATTATTATGATATATTATTGATAATGTTGATACATTATTTTCAAAAATTACTTTATGTATAGGATATAATGTTAATACCCCCCAATATTTAATATAATGTACATAGATATCAATAGTATTAATAAGTGTACGCAATCTCTTGCAAGTCGTAGCCAAAGCGCATAATGAGCGTTTATTACCGCATATTAGCGGCCCAATTGCGGCCAAAAAGAGTTCTTGATGATGATTAAGCAACTCCAAGAGCATTTTATATACAAAAAATAATTATTCAATTTTTGATCTCGGAGTTAAAAATTGAATTATTTATCCCATGCATATATCACAATGATTGATCTATTGCCAAATGAGGTTTTATTTATAATATTCAGATATGTTCTCGAGACAATAAGAATACCACAATACGTAAATATATCGTGTATAAATTGGCGCACCCATAATATAATTAAATGTATAATACGTCAAGAATCAAATAAATTCGACATCTTGCCAATTTACTTTATAGTTAACAGACTTAGTAATAAACGCAAGGAAATTAATGATTACGTTCTAATAGGTAATATTTACGATAATCACATGTGCAAAATAAATAACATATTACCATACATGTCTATATCAACGTCTGTTTTATATGATAATTTTAGAGTAGGAGGCGCAAAGATTATCATGGATCCATTCATTATGTTTAAAACATTAGGCGTAAGGATTGATGGTGAACGACCACAATATGTTAATATATTAAGTATAACTATAAATCCAACCGAAACCAAAATAACACATATTAAATGCGATGGGATTTCTGAATATCGGCGCAGAGCGCTAAAATGGATATATAAATATGGTATATACATGTTTGAAATATTAAAACAAAAATAAAATATATATTTTTTTATGCCAAAATATAATGCAAACAGATTCGCCTCAAAAATATTTGAACCCGGCATTAATAATTGGCGGTTCATTGTCATTTGTTACCGGCCTTGCATGGAATGACGCGTTTCATTCACTGTTTGAAAAATATTTAGGACAGTCTAGCAAAATTTATGCTAAATTCCTATATGCTGCAATACTAACTTTGGTGTCAATCATGCTAATATTTATTTTTATACAGTTAGACGCAAAAATACGTAGTCAAGTAGTAAATCTCGAATATTTACAACCGCATTTACGCGCGATAGGGGCCGGCTGAAGGGCCTAAAATGGGCCTAAAATGGGCCTAAAATGGGCCTAAAATGGGCCTAAACTACACTTAAAAAAACTTATTTTTCGCCCAAAGTTATCGTATCAATATATTCGTATGAGATTGTTGAGGTCGGTTGTTGTTTGGCAAAGTGATGATCCCTGATGTCAATATATGCGCCCTTGAGTATGTCATACATATCCTTTACCTTGATAATATCCTCCTTGAGATCATCAATTTCCTTACTCAATTGCATGACTTTCCATCTCAGCTGCATATTTTCGCGCTCAATCTGCATATTTTCGGCCACTTGGAGCTTCAGGTCACGATCAATACCATCGATATATGTGTTAAATACCAGACTATATTTTTTTATGAAACCAACGAAATCATATGCGGTGTTGATATTTGAATCCATTCCAAGATCAAATATTGGTTTACGTGTCGGCAAAAGCAGCGTTAATAATCCGGTATTTTCATCGTAATTAAACGGCATTTTGGTCTCACCAAACGCGACACTAGATGATGTTGTTGATGATGGCGGCGTTATTGGCGTTGTAGGAGTGCAATCACAAACATAGTGAATCTCTTTATTTATTTTGCTATTGATTTCACTCAACTGTGATAAAATTTTCCTGAACCCATCAGCATCATCCATACGTGTATCGAAATGTATGGTGATACTTTACGGCCCCTGTTTTCAGTTTTTTTGTCGCGATGAACAGGCAAAAAATATTATTGATACACTCACACATAATTACATTATCATATTAGGTGTGATACGACTAGTACCACCTTTAGTATTCTTATACTCTATATATGGATATTCTGTCGCATTAAGTTCATCATAAAACTCGGACGGTGGATAGCCTAACACATTAAGCCGGATCATGGTAATTGAATCGGCGTTAATGAATTGTAGATTGATCAACTCTGAGTTTTTGTATGTGGCCAATGCGAAGAACTTAACTGGTATAAACATGTCATTAATTATATTTGGTATGTTATACAACGTGATAAAGTGTACACGACGCAATAGAGTTTCATTAATACCATGTTCATTAACGCTGTTAAGGGACCGTGGATTCCTCGGTATCGTCACAGAGGCCGCAAAATATTGTACATTATCTTTTTTATAGTCGTATATAATCCTACCACGACTTATACGATCTGCCCCATAGTGATGTAATTGCGCCTTAACAGTGATTGGATGTGCCATTTCTATAGATATCAGTACCCAGTTCAATTTTTGTCGCAAAAAATTTGATTTAATATTATCAAACATATGTATATAGTCTTAATGTCTGATACAGAATCGTATACTGATGATTATGATGAGGATAGTATAGACTACGTGAGTGATATAGATGACCTGGATGAGCTATATAATGAAGGTTATGAGGCCGCCAGGTCCGCGGAAATGGCCGCAGAGGCGGTCGAAGACGGCGAAAGGGCGCCTATAAACGTTTATAGAAAACAAGAAAACATTTCTACGGCCGAATTTCAATCACTTCATGAGATCCAGTTTAGGGGTTATTATAATATGTGGAGGCTTATATTAGTATATGATAACGAGGTTGATAGGGCAAAATATCTAGCTGAATTTATAAATTATTATAAAAATTATAACAATGAGGCAAACAACAGCCTACATATACTTGGGGCCCTTGCGACGGTATTTGTCGGCGAATCAGCGGCCCTAGGCGACTATAATAAAGTTTGTTATGCAATAAGGCAGTTGCTTAAGGGCGTATGATGCGTAAAAAAATTATTCATAGATCGGTATTTTATGCCCATCAATTATATTTATTGCTTTTATTATTTTTCTATCAGTGTTATTATATGTATTTATAGATATATCTCTATTGCTCATATATACGAGTTGAAAATGTTTTTTTAAACTATCTTTTGTCACAATATTATGATGTTTTTCAAGATATATTTGTGATTCAGATATTCTTTCCAAATTACATGTGACACACACAACATAATCATTTTTATTTAACCATAGGCCAATATTAGTAACAAATATTCTCTGACATGATATACATCTCAAACGACAACCACCCTTACACTCATATATTATAGTTTTACCTTTTGAAGTATATAAAGTTTCAGTAATAAAATATTTATTCTTGCCGATTGAACCACAACTATTGCAAAATTTGTAACAGTAGATACAATAACCATATGAAACATCAGGTCCTATTCTAAGACATTTTTTACACACCTCAGTGCGAATTTTTCTGAGTGCATTTGGCGCATTAATTAATCCAAAAACGTTTGTGTATAATTCGAAGGCGGTTTTACACGTACGCATAAACTCCACAACCGCATCTATACGCATATATAATGCGATATTATAGAGTGTCTCGTTTGGTAGTTCAAAAATTGTGGCCATTAGATATTAATATTATTAAGAATTGATTCAATTTTATTGATATAGTTCAAACTAAAAATAGATAGTCTTTATATAGCTAATGCTCTTAGACCTTCTACAACATCACGAGGAACTCTTTACGGCCGTAATTGAGCCGTTTATTTTGCGCCGAGATTGCCGCAGTTTGAGCGCATTGGCCGCAAGTTGCCGGTCGGTCAATAGAATTATCACAAAGGTCGCATTTTGGCGCCATACGGCGGCATTCAGGCCCACATGTAACGTCATCAGATGTATAAATTATGCTTATTATGAAAATACATCAATGATTGAGTATAATAATAAATTAATACATATGTACTTAGTAAATAGTTTCAATTCGAATAGATGGTTGTATGGTTACAATAAATTTATACATAGTGCATTATATATTCGTAACTCAAATAAAATATTTTATATCGTAAGTGAACACTCAATAAGTATAAAATCAAGAAAACTTCGGGATGAACAAAATTTTACACTATATGTGCCTGAGATTAAAATGAAATTATGGATGTATAAATGGATTGATTATATAACTGTTTTGGGTGCGTGATGCGTCCAAAATTGAATCCGCAACACCTCATATAAAACATATCAACAACTAAGGCGCCAAAATGGATCGTAATAAGAACAATAATTACATAAATGCGTGCTTTAGTTGTTATTGGATTAATGCATTCACATGTATGGGAATAACATTGTTAGCCATGGTTTTCATGCTACTGCTCATACCGGCGGCTATACTTACAGCGAAATATACGCATGAGTTAGGAGATTATAAATACTCTGATAAATATCACTGTGATGTAAAGTCAGTATACGTCCTTAATGAGACTTGCTCACGCGATTGTAATTGCAAATCTTGCGGCAAACATGATTGTTGCGATACGTGCAATTATGAGTGTTATAGAGGTTGCTGGGGCCTTAATGTGACGGATGCAGATGTCAATACACGCATATGCACCAATAGCAATGAGAATATGGATATTATCCACTCACAATTGGAAAAATATCAACTCAATAATACTTATAATTGCTATGCTAATGATAATCCGTATGATCTAAAATGGAACAAGGATGAGTATCCGGCCGGATATGAGGTCACTATTATAATACTTTGGTCAGTCATAGGTTTTATTATAGTTACATATGTGTTCGCATTATTAGTACATTCCATTATATGTATATCGACTCATTGGAGCAACGCAATTGTGGATGATAATTAATGACAATGGTCTAAATAAAATTGAATATTATTTTTTGTTGTTAATAACATCAATGCAAACAATTTATGTATTGAGGTGCAAAGAAAATAAATATTATATCGGTAGTACTATTAGACCACTACAAGATCGCGTCAAAGAACATTTTATGCTCAAAGGATCGGCATGGACGCGCCTATATCCGCCTATTGAGGTTATAGAAGTCATAGATAATGCTGATAAATACGATGAGGATAAATATACTAAAAAATATATGGAGTTGTGTGGTATTAATAATGTACGAGGTGGTAGCTACGTTAAAATAAAGTTAGACACATGGCAATTGAGGACACTTAATAATGAGTTTGCAACATCAAACGATGTATGTTTTAGGTGTGGTCGAAATAATCATTATGTTGCACAATGTCATGCTAGAACGCATCGTGATGGTTATATATTGCAAGATGTTGATACAAACATTAATTGCAAGGATATATTTAGCACTTTATGGGGTAAATTATTTAACTAATTATGCAAATTTGAATACTATATTTTTTAATGTTAATAAAATGCTCTTAGAATTGTTTCAACATCATCAGGAACTCTTTTTGGCCGCAATTGAGCCGCTGATTCGGCGCCGAGATTGCCGCAGTTTGGGCGCAATGGCGGCGACTTGTAAAATCCTGCATGCATATATAGTACAACTTGATTTTTATCAACATTATATTAATAATAAATGCATGTTAAAGGCTGCAAGGATATGTAAGGCAATTTTTGATGATGGTAACTCATTGATATCAATTATCATGTATAATAATAAAATAACATATTATGCAATCACTCATAATCAACCAAGACTGCTTCGTGCGCACCTTAATTGTTATAGAGGCACAAAATGGGATTTTTGGTTTATGCCAATAGGTTTTCAACCGACGTTGCATAATATTGATTACAATGTGGTACCAAAATGGATATTAGATAGTATAAATAAGAATCTCATATATGACAAGAAATCTACTGTTTATACTGATACACTTATTGATTCGTCGCAAATTTATCCATAATTAAAAAATTGAATACTATTTTTTAAATGATGTGTAGCTAGAGACGCGATGGCGAAAGAAAGTAATGACGACGGCCATATGGCGATATTTAGTTGTTATATGTGTGTACTTTGTACATTATGTGTTATATTTATAATTCCCGCGGGGGTAATAACCGCGAAATATTCATATGGATTAGATGATTATATATACACCGATATGCGTAATTGTACGGTACTATATAAATATATGAAAAGTGATACATGTTCACGCGAGTGTAATTGTTATAAATGTGGTAAGAGTACATGTTGTAGCACATGTTATTATACCTGCTACTATGGTTGTTATTATGTAGCAGTTGGGGGTGATATTGAAGATACTAACGACACCAAAGTTAATACTAATTTATGTGTTGGACCTGATGACTATAAAACAATCCGTGATGAGTTACAAACCCGTCCTAATAATTCAACACATACATGCTATTCGGATGGTGATGATTTATACCGCGTGCAATGGGATGAAAGCAAATATCCTAGCGCATATAAAGCGACCACGATCGCATTATGGTCCTTTATTGGTTTTACTATGCTCAGTTGTATAACGGTAACAATATTACATATTATAGTCGCCATTAGAGACAAAAATAAAATACCTAGACATGAACCCGTGGTAATAAATAATGATGATAAAAAACCTACAGTCGTAAACTCCCTCTAATCAGTACAATAAAAATTGAATATATTTTTTTCAATACAAAAATGCTATTAGAACTTCTTCAACATCATGAGGGCGTATTTATGGCGCTAATAGAACACCTTACCTGCGACTTTTCGCGTGACAAATTACGGCACTTAATGAATCTTGGATCCACTTGCAAGAAATTTAATAAATTCATATCGGCGCTCAATTGCGTCCAACATGCTGCCAAATGGCGGCCAATTTGCGCGCAGATCGGCGGCATCAATATCGCATACATGACTGAAGGTAATTTATATGTAAAAATTATTGAACATAGTGGTAATATTTGCATGTACTGTTCACTTTTAATAAAACATAGAGTTATTGGTGGCAACTCTTGTAACATACTTATTATATGTAATCCTAATTATAAAATTATTATTAACGAATACATGTTTAAAACTACCATACGTAGATATATTCGGCGCAATCATACATATCATTTTATAGATTATTATTCACTTCCTAAATGGGCAAAAAAATATAAGCAATTTATTGCTAACAGAGGCATTTTATCAACATATAGTTTAATATCAGATATTTTATGTGGATAATAGGAGTTTATTTTTCAGTGAAATTATCATTTACGATATTAGGCAATTTGTAGATGAATTTTTACTATGGTATATTTGTATCCAATCCTGATTTTTTGTCAAATACATGCGACGAATAGATAAATGTGAAAGATTAAATACATCAGTAGATGCTCTTACGTCAACTGAGTATTTATATAACCAGCTAGGTATTGACTGATATATTGAATCGAATTTACTGAACATCCTATCAGGCATGTTATCAGTATTAATAATATATTTGCTAAAATATTCATATATGTAGTTAGCATAACCATTATTTGAACTCACGCATAATGCATTATACCTACCAGGACAGCATGTTTTAATATTCCTAACATACTCATATTTATGCAATTGTCCATTAAACTCCAATATGGATGTATTTATACTATACTTTGTATAATCAATACTGTATAATATATTTATTGAGTCTATATCAACCAGTACGGGCCGAAACTTAGCCGCATGAACCATCCGCGGGTGCGCCAGAACGGCCGCACGAAGTTCTTTACATGTCGTTATAAGGCCGCAAAACGGCCGATGAGTCGCCGCAATAAGGGCGTCGAAAATATTATAAATAATGCTATAATGATGTTCTAACAGTTCCAATAATATGTTGTGTATAAATATGTGGTACAAAAAATCAATTTTCCACACAGCTTATGCTAAATTAATGTAATATCTATAATTAAAAACGAGCGATAATTGTGGTACTTTGATTAAATATTTATTTAACCATTGTGGTATTTCTGTGTTAAAATAACCATAATAAAACATATTGCTATTGTATTTTCCTCTGACAATAATGTTATTGGCGCCGAATATAGATATTCTGCCACCTTTACCAACAGCAGTAAATTCATATGAATCACTTGCATATATTCTAACTGAACCATTAATTTCAACAATATTGATATCGTTGATTTGATTTGTGAAAATATTTATTGCTTCAATATCCTTCAGAACACCTATATATATGCGCATGTGTCGACTATATGGATGTGCCTGGACGGCCGCATAGAGTTCTTTACATACCGTTATGAGGCCGCAAAACGGCCGATGAGTCGCCACCATAAGTATATCTAGGATATTATTAATAATACTATGATGATGTTCTAATAGTTGTATAAGCATTTTATCTATTTGACACGTAATATAAAAATTGAATAATTAACATTGGTGTTATTTATACACCTATGGACATAAATTTAGAACAAAATATATTCAGCCTTCCTAATGAGATTTTATATAATATCGCGCATATGTGCAACATCAAAGACGTATTAATGTTCATGGCAGCATCAAAATATGCCCGTGAGGTTTTTACGAACGTTTTTGGGGCGCTTAATTGCGCCCAGGTACGGTTATTTGGTTGCGATCATTGTCTTACTATTGGCCCCGATGTTGCTTATGGAAAATGTACAAATTGTTATATATATTGTAAAAGATGCGGTATTATGCATCACAGACCATTAAAAATATATTGGCGGTTGACATGTTTAGATTGTCATTTTAAATGCATAAGTTGCAATGGAATGACTAATTATGTAATGAGAAAATATAACGGGTATATAGTGTGTGTTGATTGTATCACAAAGCGCGGATTACCATTGTCGGATTATAGTGATTTTAATTATGATACTGACGATCTAACCACTGAGGATATTAGAAAACATCTTAAAATCCTGCATGAATACGCGAAATCAAATCCAGATAAGATTATATTTATTAATAATAATAGAGATACACGTAAAGTTAATTTTGTTGACTTAATCGACGGTCATTATATACCACAATATGTCACTAAGGATAAAATAGAAAATAAAAGTGTAAGGAGACGCATGGGACGCGGTATGAAAGGTATGAGGCGCAAAAAAGTAATAAAAAATTAACCTACTATTACATCATAATTTCCATATAACTTATTGCGGTTTCTACCTCCATTTGCTTTATTTTTTGACGCAATTCGGCATTTTCATTACGCAACTCTTGAAGTTCTATCGGCCCATCCAACGATTTTTCCAAATCCATTAATTTTTCCAAGAATTTTATTGCTTCGACGCAACACTTACTACTTGCAGATTTCGCGACATTGTCGTGTACATATGTTTTAATTGTATGTATAAGTATTGTAAAGAACACTATTAGTTCATGAATAGGTTTGTTACAAACAATCTGCATCTCACTAGATGATAATGATAGGCGCGAAATGATAATAGTGGCATTACACGAATTACACTGTTCCAAGTCTCCTTTGATTTTTGATAGGTAGGCCGGAACAGCTAGTGCTATTGTACATTTAATTAAGGCCCGTTTGTCCCCCATCGCATCCATCGTTCTCATCGCCCTTGTCGTCCTAAATATATAGTTGTGTGTTTCAATTTTTTATGGTGTAGACCAAAAATTGAATATAAATAATATAAATAAAAGACCATGGCAGTAGATATTTTTGATCTCCCTAATGAAATATTCTACGAGATATCGCAATATTTAGATATGCACGATATAATTAAATTTATGCTTACGAGCAAAAGTATATATGATATTTATGTGGCCGTTTTTGGCGTCAGTGAGGTCCCAAGCGCGTTAGGTGAACTTCGTGATCGATCGTGCAATATTTGTTATAAATATGGCTCTAATGTCGTGTATAGACTTTGTACTGATTGTTATAAATATTGCAGTCATTGCGGCAGGGTCGGCAAAAATGAAACTTTCATGCCGGCATATCACGTGACTACAAACATGGATTTATTAATGTATGGGTATAAATGTGCAATCAGTTGCGTGTTTCAATGCGCAGATTGCTGTTGGATGTCTACAATACCCGATCGTTTTAGATTATTTAATAACTTGGTATCATGTGATGCATGTTTGTATCAAAAGTTAGATTATCAATGGGAATCAATGTCGATCGAAATACGCAGTGATAAAGTAGTTACAAATGAGGATTTAAAGAAATATTTTAAAGTGTCGCATGAATATAAAAGGAATAACCCTACAAACTTATATCATCCATATGCAGTGATTAAAAAAATATATATAATTGAAGGTTGTAAAGTACCTATATATGGATGATCGATAATAAAATTGAATATTTTTTATATGGTTTGAAAACAATGACTACTATTTTTGATCTTCCTAATGAAATACTATACGATATTACTTTAACCTTTAAGTTAAGCGATGTAATAAATTTTATGAGTACATGTAAACTTGCGTATATGACGTATGCGGGCGTTTTTGGCGTCCTCATCGGCCCAAAAACGTTATATGATATATCATAATTTGCGTGCAATAATTGTTATAAATTCGGCCGTGAAGTTATTTATGGATGTTGTATTGATTGTTACACATATTGTTATGACTGTGGTATAATAGGCATTAAGGAAAATTTTATGAATGAATACACTATGGATGAAAACTTTAATCCATACCTTCGCGGAAACATATGTAAAAACGGTTGTCATGTTGTGTGTAATAAGTGTTGCAAAGTATCTTCAAATACTCGTGTATATGATATTAGTATAATGGAAAATGGTATGCTTATATGTCATAATTGTTTATTAAATACCATCCCTTCAGTGCCCTCACGTTCACTATACTGTACAGATATGAAAACACAAACAATTAACGACGTCAAAAGACAGCTACGTATAGTTCATGAATATAAAGAAAAAAATATAAATATATATATCTCTGAAAGTGGTGAAAATATTAATAGAATTGATATAATAGATGGTTGTAAAATACCAATTAATATTATACAAACATGATGTGTCATAATTTTTTCGCGCTAAACACTATTCTATGTCTATCATGTACAATATAACTATAACTATTTAACCAATCTGGTGGATTACAACTGGTTGGAACAAGTTGTATATATCTTGACCCAGGTAATCTAACGCGACCTATAAGACGACCATCCTGACGTTCAATCGTCCGAATTTTACTATTTATAATAATTAGATGATTTCTTTCTGAATATAAATGAACGCCACCATTAAACTCTATAAATTTATAATTATTGCCTATGTACACATTTATAGCCGCAATGGCGGCCACAGACGAACGCATTTTAGCGGCATGTTGGGCCCAAGAATGCGCCAAAACGGCCGCATGAAGTTCTTTACAGGCGATCATGAGTGTAAACGGCCGATATGTGGTTGCAACGAGATGATCTAAAATATTATTTATAAGTTCAGTATGGTGATTGAGAAGTTCTAATAACATCTTGTTGTAATTAGATTTTTTTATAATAGATAAATTTATGATGTATGTACAACTATAATTATATCAAATCAATTTTATAAGTCAATATTTTTTGCCCTGCCAATATATACATAATGGCATCTGTTTTAGTTGAAGATGTATTTTTAACGGAGCCCGATCAATATCGTCTAGGCCCTAGTCCGAATACTATTGATATCGAAAATATTATTGTTGAAAATTTGACAGCGACGGATGAAACTGTAGTAAACCTCACAGTAACCGGTAGTTTTAGCGGCACAGGTGTTGTTAATAGCGTTAATGGAGGGACTGGGATTACTATTGGTGGGACGGCGTCTAATCCCATAGTAAATATTGCGGATACGGCCGTAACACCTGGGAGTTACACTAGCGCAAATATTACAGTGGATCAACAAGGCCGCATAACCGCCGCGAGTAACGGCGCAGGGGGCGTTGACAGTGTTACTGGCGGGACTGGGATTACTATTGGTGGAACGGCCTCTGATCCGATAGTAAACATTGCGAATACCGCTGTAGTGCCAAATGCCTATGAAATTGCAAATATTACGGTAGATCAACAAGGCCGCATAACCGCGGCGGCTAACGGGGCTATACAACACTCATCAGATTTTACAGGGAATGGGACGACAACATCAAATCTGACTCTCGCTACCCAAGGCGGAGTAACATCAAGCACGACAATTGTCGGACCATACGCATCACTAAATACAAAGGGCGTCGCTACACTTTTTGGGAGTGTCGCAGATTTTGACGCATACTTCGAACAAACGCAGTCAATACCTAATAACGTGCAAACAACACTGCTTGCAAACAATTTAACAGGGAATATGTACAATGTTACAGGGTCCAGATTGGGCACCGGAACCGGCCTATTTACGGTCACCACAACCGGTCTATATCTTATAACAGTTTCAGCCCAATGGACAACAAACGCCACAGGATGGCGCCAGATCCTAATTTTGGCGCAACAGAATGCGGGTGCAACATTTGTAATAGTGTCTGATAATGTACAACCAGGTAATGCAACACGCGGCCCAGTAATGTCCTCGTCATCATTTGTATGGCTCGTTGCCGGACAACAGGCCCGCGTAGACGTCTTTCAAAATTCTGGGGGCACTTTATCTAATCAAGTTTTTCGCATAACTTTCGGCCTTGTACACAATTAAAGTATTTATCGTATATTATTATTTTTTTACCGTATCAATATATATAATGGCATCTGTTCTAGTTGAAGATGTATTTTTGACCGAACCTAATCAATATCGAGTTGGTCCTAGTCCGAATACTATTGACATTGAGAATATTATTGTAGAAAACTTAACCGCGACAGATGAAACAGTCGTAAATCTTACAGTGACTGGCAGTTTTAGTGGTGCAGGGATCGTTAATAGTGTCAATGGCGGGACTGGGATTACTATTGGTGGGACGGCGTCTGATCCTATAGTTAACATTGCAGATACTGCCGTAACCCCCGGTAGCTATACTAGTGCAAACATTACTATAGACCAACAAGGCCGCATAACCGCCGCGAGTAACGGCGCAGGTGGCGTAAATATTACTGGTGGGACGGGTATTGATGTTAGTGGAACACCATCTAACCCTATAATTAGTATTGCAGATACCGTCGTCACACCCGGTAGTTATACCCTTGCAAGTCTTACAGTAGATCAACAGGGCCGCATAACGGCGGCAAGTAACGGTACTGCGGTCGCAAGTGTTTCTAATGGTACGGGCATAGTTATTGGCGGAACGGCGACCAACCCAATAGTTGAACTTGCAGATACATCCGTTACACCAGGTACGTATATTAATCCAATACTTGACATAGATCAACAGGGCCGCATAACAAGCGCAGGGAGCAGCCCATTGCCGACTGGGGCGGTAACAAACGCCGGATTAGCGGTTAATTTGTCTGCAGGGGCGATCACGATCTCGCTCGTACAGAAAGACGGTACAAGCGCTCCAACGTCTACAAGTCCGGTATATGTGACTTTCAGGGATGCTACGGCCGGCTCAGGTGTTGTTAATACGCGCTCAATCACATCCACGATTAATATCACGATACCGCAAAACGCTACTCTTGGACTTGGTAGTGGTTCCTCTGCATGGATTTATTTGTATGCAATTGATACCGGCTCTGGGGTCGTCATGGGCGTCTCAGCGACTTCATTTAATTTAGCTACTTTGGCCTCGGCGGTGCAAATAGATGGAACTTCTACGAGCTCTATAACACTCTATGCGCTCGCAACTCAAACAACTAAGCCTATACAATATATCGGTAAAATTCAGGCCCCACAAACGGTTGCAGGGACGTGGAATACCGCCCCTACATTAATGTACGTCGGTACAAGTTACGATTATGCGGCCGGCCAGGTTATATCTAGGAATGGCGACCTGCTTACAGTCTCATCGGGCCAACAAACCGGCCTTGCGGCGGGCTCAGCTGACACCTTTTTGATTTCTAACGGTTCCGCCCCAAGTTATAATGCACTCAATGTTAGCTCCGAACTTAGCGGCAATGGGGTATCGACAGGACTCGCTTTGGCGACCCAAGGCGGTGTGACGGCGAGTACGACAATAGTTGCACCATTTGCTGCTTGTAACACTAAAGGTGTACTTACAGCGTTTGGCAGTGTATCTGGTTTTGATGCATACTTTGAACAAACACAAAATATAGCGACATCCCCGGCGCAACCTACTATTCTTGCAAACAATTTAACAAGTACTGCATATAACGTTACGGGTTCGCGATTAAATACCGGCACGGGTGTGTTTACCGTCACTACATCGGGGTTGTATTTTATGTCGGTTAACGCAGAATGGTCTCTTAATGCCACCGGCATACGGCGAATTTTAATCTTAGCTCAACAAACAACTACTACGTTTGAAACTATATCTAACGTCACGGAAGCCGGAAGTGGTACAGCAGGGCCGCGAATGCATGCCTCGGCCGTATTTTATCTTGCGGCCGGCCAACAAGCTCGCGTTGACGTCGTTCAAAGCTCTGGAGGCACTCTTAACAGTCAGATATTCCGCATAGGTTTTTGCATGATACATAATTAAATTACATTAAAAAAATATTCATTAATATGTTTATAGGTTTCGTATGACATTCCAAACCAATATTCGATATTTTGTTTAACCATATTTTTTTTAACTAAATACACTTTTTCTTTATTTTTCCAATTAATCTCATTACCTATTAATAATTTAATGTTAGATACATCAGCGATTTCACGCGTTATACGTCTATTGTTATAATTATCGAAAATATGAATAATTTTATTAATTGTTAATATTTGAACGTTCATAATTGTATGTGGTCTATTGTAAAACTCATTACATGCAAATACACAATATTTTCCGTTGAATACACGAATGCTACGATTCATGTTATGATTATATAAAATCTCCATGCTGTTTATGTTACGACATATTACCATAGTGTTGATCGCATGGCGCCAAAAAGGTAACTCCAATATAACGTCACGCAGCCATTTACACGTGCATGATAGGGCGCGTAAACTGCGGCAATCTCGGCGCAGGATTAGCGGTTCAATTGCGGCAAGGAAGAGCTCATGATGATGTTGGAGGAGGTTTAAGAGCATTTAATTATTACTAATTACAAAAAATCAAATTTGTCTATTACGTGCTATCGATTATTGTTTCAATTATACATGAGCTAAAAGTACAACGTATAATACCAATTTTTTCCAAATGCAATAACCAATCCGGTCTAGGCTTTATGCTATAGAATATTAAATACTTGCCATATCTGTGAAAGATATGTTTTGTAGATATTGGTTCAACACACTCCTTGTGTACACTACAGATTAATAAACGGTTATTGTTGTATGAATAGTATGATACTTTATTATTTATATACTTAATTTTAGACAACTCGCCTAGAGTATCTAATAATGTTATTGTTCTCATTGACTTTATTTTGTCTATTGTGCGACGCAATTTTAGAATATATTGAGCTTTAGGAATATCCATTAGCGCTCTATTAATCGCCGAACTAACGCCTAATAGGCCGCATAATGCGCGCAAATTGGCGCGATTGGGTGTATCGATGAAATTTTTCACTATGTTAATAAAAATATATTCATGGTGTATCAACAGCTCCAGCAACATGTAGGATGATTCTTAGTTACAATCTATGTAAAAAATATTTCAATTTTTACCTATACGAATTAATTTATTAAAATCATCAATATTATAATATCTTCCGTATAAGTAATATTCCACTGCTCCTGACTTGTGTATTATAGCAGGACCATCTTTGCGATGTTTAACACTATATCTATAATATTCTATATCACCATTATGTTTTATCTTCGCAGGACCATCTTTGCGATGTAACAAACCATGTATACAATATATTTGGTAATTGCTACTAGAATCTATGATACATGGACCGTCGGTCCGGTGGAGCATACCATTACGAAAATATTCTAATCTTCCACTGTTATATATTATCGCAGGACCATCGACGCGATGCAATTTACCTGCCATTCTATATTCCGTATATACGCTACTTTTACATATTTTAATAAATATACTCTTTGCATAGTTTTGTATGTACTCATGGCAGAGCCTAGGACCGATTCCCGGCGCCTTTAATGCGGCCAAAAATGTATCTAGATCGGCCGTTGTAATTATCGCGAGGATTTCTATTGGGAGATCTAGGATATTCATGTTTAGTGGTGTAATTTGTAAAAAATATATATTCAAATTTTATAACCTAGTTCTATAAACTCAATTTCACTACATTCAGCGCCATGTATATAATATCTGCTATATCCACTTGCATCTATTGATGCCGGACCATCTTCCCTATGTAATTTATCATTTACATAATAACGTACGCTACCATCATGATATATTATTGCGGGACCGTCTTCGCGATGTAATTTACCATTAACATAATAGTGCTTATTGCCGTTTATAAAACATGCGGGGCCATCTTCGCGATGTAATTTGCCAAATCTATAATAATTAAAATCACCGTCATGATATATTACCGCAGGACCGTCTTCGCGATGTAATCTACCGGCCAAATAATGTCTGGTGTTATTACAATATTTATATATCCTAGTAAATACACTCTTTGCATAATTCTGAACGTACTCACAACAGAGCCTAGGGCCAATTCCTGGGGCCTTTAATGCGGCCAAAAATGTCGTTAGATCGGCCGTTGTGATTATCGCAAGTATTTCTATTGGTAAATCTAGGATGTTCATTATTGGTATTGATATACAAAAAATCAATTTTTGATGTATTATAATAATCTCCCATGATGAAAATATAAACTACGACCATTATCATATACTATTGCAGGACCATCACTGCGATGTAATTTATCATTGAGATAATACTCAACACGATTATTAGGATATATTCTGGCGGGACCGTCTTCGCGATGACGTTTACCATAGCGATAATAAGCCATATAACCGTCCGTACATTCTACAGCAGGACCACCATCGCGATGTATACGTCCACAAAGGCAATATACTATCCCGTCAGGATAATTACAAATAGTAGTAAATACACTTTTTGCGTAGTTTTGAATATACTCACAACAGAGCCTAGGGCCGATTCCTGGGGTCTTTAAGGCGGCCAAAAAGGTGTATAGGTCGGCCGTTGTAATTATCGCAAGTATTTCTATTGGGAGATCTAGAATGTTCATTATATATTCATTAAATTTCAAAAAATATATTCAAATTTTGCCACCTAACTTAATATATTCTTCCTTGTTACACAAGACGCCATTTAAATAATAATAATGTGATCCATTACTACGTATCACCGCTGGCCCATCTTCTCGATGAAATTTACCATATTTACAGTAAAATGTAATACCGTTCATAAACGCAGCGGGCCCGTCCTCACGATGTCTTTTACCATACCGATAATAAGAGTAATCACCATCAATATATACTACTGCGGGACCGTCATCACGATGTAATATACCGGCTAAGTAATACCGGGTAGCCCCAGCAGTACGTTCTATTGTAGTAAATATTCTCTTTGCATAATTTTGTACATACTCACAGCAAAGCCTAGGGCCGATTCCTGGGGCCTTTAAGGCGGCCAAAAAGGTATCTAGATCGGCCGTTGTGATTATCGCAAGTATTTCTATTGGAAGATCTAGAATATTTAGTGGCTGTTTTGAGTCGAGTTTATCTTCATCGCTATCTGAATATAATTCATCACTATAGTCATAAAAATCGACATAACTATCGTCGTCGCTATCATATTCGCGGCCGTATACGGTTGTAAATGTGTTGTCATTATACCGAATACCGTCTAGCCAATATTCCTCTGTATTTGTACATATGTATTTCCTTATTATTGCAGGACCGTCTTTGCGATGTATTCTACCGTGTTTATAATAAATTTCGCAATTATTGCTGACTACAGCAGGGCCATCTATACGATGCAATTTACCACACATCGTATATCGTTTATAACCATACCAATTATTATATGTTATAAGTTTATTCTTTGCATAGTTTTGTACGTATGTGTGGCAGAGTCTAGGACCGATTCCTGGGACTTTTAATGCTGCCACAAACGTCTCCTGGCTGCATGTAAATATTTCCGCGAGGAGTTCATATGGGAGATCTAATATGCTCATGTTAATGCTGATGTACAAAAAATATATTCAAATTTTTTGAATGCAATTATGTCGCACATGTACTAAATCTATACATAAATTCACCATTTTTCCAGAATTCTTGGGTCCCGTCTGAATAAATAATTGCCGGCATATGATCATTGTGGAGCTTACCATGAATATAATATGATTGTAATTTTTGTACGTGTATTATTGGCGACATATTCCTATAACATATCATCTTACCAGAGTTATATATTTGCTCATCATCCGTATAATCCTCAGGAGAATTGTATCTGTGTTTAAAAGGTTCCGTAAAAATTGTCCAACCTTCTTTACGTATCAGCGCAGGGCCGCCTACGTGATGTAATTTGTCGCCAAGATAATATTTTGTACACCATTCATCTTCTACTATTTTAATAAATACACCCTTTGCATAGTTTTGGACATACTCACAGCAGAGTCTAGGGCCAATCCCTGGGACCTTTAATGCGGCCAAAAAGGTGTCCAGATCATATGTAAATATTATTGCATGAATTTCTATTGGTAAATCTATGAGACTCATGTTGAGGATTAAATATACAAAAAATATATTCAATTTTTATGCATATTTTTTGCCACTTGCATCAACGCCATACATAAAATTGCCATTATTCCAGAATTCTTGGGCCCCATCAGTGAAAAGTACTGCCGGTTTCATACTATTGTGTAGTTTACCATGAATATAATATGCTTCCACACCGTTCATATTAAATAATAATTTTTTATGTCCATAACCCAACATATTCTTAGTAATATATGTTGGTTTATCAGTTGTGTATTCGTCCGGAGAATTATATTTGTGACAATTTTGATACCAGTATTCTTTACGTATCACCGCAGGACCGCCAACACGATGTAATTTGCCGCCAAGATAATATTTTGTACACCACTCATCCTTTACTATTTTGATAAATACACTCTTTGCATAGTTTTGTACATACTCACAACAAAGTCTAGGGCCGATTCCTGGAACCTTTAAGGCGGCCAAAAAGGTGTCTAAATCGGCCGTTGTAATTATCGCAAGAATTTCTATAGGTAGATCTAGGAGACTCATGGTGGGATTAATCTACAAAAAATATATTCAATTTTTATGTATATTTATTAATAATAGTGCCTACCAACATAGTCAGTATGTTCTCCAGAATATCTTTCACCGGTTGGTTCGAACCCATACTTAAATTTATCATTAATCCAATATTCTTTGCGACCATTTTGCCAAATCTTTGCGGGTCCTCCTTCGCGATGTAATTTGCCGTGTTTATAATATCTTTTTTCACCGTCATAGTATATTGAGGCCGGTCCGTTATCACGATGTAGATTACCATTAATATAATAATCAATTGTACCATCAGTATATCGTATTGCTGGGCCGTCATCGCGATGTATGACATCGTCTTTGTAATAAACCCAATGTCGCCCTTCTATTACCGCGGGGCCGCCATCACGATGTTTTTTGCCGTTTTTATAATAATACATGTCACCATCACGATATATTACTGCCGGGCCGTCATCGCGATGTTTTTTGCCGTTTTTATAATATTCTTCCAATTTTCTTGATCTCTCGGAATGTATTATTGCAGGCCCGTCATCGCGATGAAGTTTACCATTAATCCAATATTCTAAAGTACCTACATTCCATATTATAGCAGGACCATCTTCATTATCCAGTTTACCATGAATGTAATACTCAACAGTCCCATCCGGGTGAATTACAGCAGGTGCATCCCAGCGATGTAATTTATTAGCTAAATAGTGTTTAGTACATCCATCTATTATTTCAGTATGTACCAATTTTTCAATCGCATAATCCTGAATATAAGGGTCACATAATCTAGTGCCAAGACCAGGGGCTTTTAGTGCTGATAAAAACGTTTCAGTGTTTTGAGTTACTATTATGGCAAGCAATTCCACCGGAATATCTAAAATACTCATTTTACGCCTAATACACTTTTATACTACCGTAATTTTTATATAAAAAAAATAAATGTATAAGAATATACTGAAACGCAATAAAGTATATTACTATAGATAAAGTATTTCTAAAATGAAAAATAATTCTCCCCGCGGTTATATTTATTTGCTTGATGCCAAGGATCGTGATCCAAAAGATGTTATGGATAACCATGTATTTCCTAAGGAAAAAACAATTATTATTCGCGATGAACTTAAACGTTTATATTTTGCATTTGATAATTATCAACAATTTGCGGAACAATATCCTGAAGATGAGGTTCATTTATGTCATGAAGTTATAACTAAATATAGACCTAGAAAGATAATATTTGACATTGACTGCAAAGGTGAATTAGAGGACAAACAAAGTGTCGATGAAATGCTGAGACTTGATAGTATCGAACGAGCCATTCATAAGTTTAATATGGATTATTGTCCTTGGGCAATAGTGCATAAAATCGATAGTAGCGGTCCTGTGACGGAACTTGACGGTACTAAGTACTATAAAACATCATGTCATATCGTCATAGACGCTTTAGTAACTAATAATGAGATCATGAAAACGGTTGCTGAATATGTACAAAGTTTGATTGACTATCCCGGCGCAAAGGAACTTCTAGATATGAGTATTTATAAATCCATTCAAAATTTCAGAACGCCTTGCAGTACGAAAAATGGACGCATGTTGGTGCCTGAGGCGCATCATAACCGCCAAGAATGTATGGTTACTGGCAAAGTGCCGCATATGAACCCTATTACAAAGCAATGGGTAGTAAATTATCTTGAGGTGCCGGCAAAATCGGCACTTGGGAAACTTCTCAAGACCCAAAAAGGCGCCAAAATTGTGCGCAATGGGCGCAAAAAGATTACCGACAAATATATTAATGATGTTGTTGAAAAAATAAAAATCTTAATGCCTGGATGGGATTATCGTGAAAATAAGAGAGGTTATCTTATATTTAATAGAACATATAAGGCCAAAACTGGATGCGATATATGTAAACGTCATCATACCAATGACAATACATTCAGAGCGACTATTGCCGATTCAAGTGCTGTATTCAGACATTGTGCCAGAAGTCCGACCATACATAAATTACTTATTGCGGCAAAAGATTCTATACCACGAGCAATATATTATGCTAAAAAGAAGTATAACGACATTGATATAACGTCCAAATGTGAATTTAAAAAATTAGATATATACAATAGTAACGCAATGAGCTTAATTACAGCTGAACATCGTACAATATACCTGCGTGCTAATATGAAAATGGGTAAAACAAAAGTATTAATAGATTACCTTAGGGGATTCAAACGTGTTGTAATAATTAGCTTTAGGCGCACATTTACCGATGATAAGTTGTCTGAATTAAAAAAATATGGTTTTAAGTCATACAATGATATTGAAGGTGAAATAAATCTGGGTCAATACTCACGTATAATAATACAATTAGAATCATTACATCGTATTGTTGACGATGTTAAACCCCATTTAGTTATCATGGATGAATCTGAATCAATATTCGATCAATTCTCAAGTAGTACCATTCGCAATATTAATGAAACGCATGTGACCTTTAATTGGCTCGTATCAAGCTGTAAATCACTCCTCGCATTAGATGCAAATCTTGATCTACGCACAATAGAGGTATTGAGATATTATCGTGGAACTGATGATGAGTTGTTTATACATAACAAATATAAGAATTTTGCCGGCGACGTAATAAAACCAGTGACTAATAATACGTTCCAAAATAAAATTATCGAGGCGGCTAAGGGCGGCAAAAACATAATTATACCGACAAATAGCAAAGAGTTTGCGGACACTATAAATGGTCTCATACGTAAAGAAATTGATCCTAGTAAGGTATTAAAAATAACTAGCGATACACCCGAAAAAGATAAGACCGAAATATTTGCCGATGTAAATGCATCTTGGTCAAAATATCAGGTTGTAATTTATACACCAACATGTTCCGCCGGAGTTTCATTTACTCAAGAACACTTTGATACTTGTTATGCGTATTTTACAAATTGTAGTACGTCGGTTGAAACCGCGCGACAAATGTTATATCGAGCGCGCAATATTCGCACTAGAGAATATTATGTTCACATAAAGGAAATTCCTATGGTCACTGGAATAAATATAATTGAAGATGTTGAAAAATTGTATGAGAATATTAGTTATATGCGCAGTAAAGGGATTATACCGGATTGTCAATATACATATGGTGGCAAAAATAAGTACAGTTACGTAAAGGACGGGTTATATAAAATTTGGTTGTGGAATAGATTATCTCAGATACAATCGCAATGCCACTTTATACCGCGATTTTACGAGCAAAGTATATCTGCGGGGGCCCAAATAGATATTTCTGAATACAAACCCGAGGATAAATCAGAGGTTAATAAGGCGTATGATAAAATTAAAATAGAGATTAAGGAGGCAGAATATGAAGAAATAGCAAATACTGAAGATATTGATTCAAATCAATATGATGAGATTATGAAAACCGGCACAAAAACAACTTATGAACGAAATGTCAAAAAGCGATATAAATTGCGCAAAAAATATAGATACAACACTCCCAAACCTATCGATAAAAACTTTGTAAAAACTTATGCACCTCTGGACGTGCAAATAATCTACAAAAACCTGCGCGATATCTTACAATCAAACGACCATAGAATTTCCATACAAAATATCAAAGAGTATGAAGATTCACAAAAAGAAACTACAACACTCAATAAAAAATTTATACAAACAACATCGGTACAACACGAAATTGCTATAAAATTATTAAATATTTGCGGATTTGATGGTATTATGGATAAAAAAGAAATCAAACGGGAAGATATTATTCGGAATATTAATAATTATAAGGAATTTATTATGAATAATAGTACTACTATATATATGTTGTTTAATCATAAACGTCCGATCAGTAATTGGAACAATATAAGTTCATTATTAAGATATGTGAATGGAATAACTGTTGTATTATATGGTTGTAAAGTTATGGCAAAATCTAAATTAGTTGATGGTAAGGATTTATTCATGATAAAACATAATTACTTGGGTAATTTATTCCCGTTAGTGGAGAGTGAAAATAAACCATATATAGAACCTAATCATATGTATAATAATATAGTAGTATAATGCATGGCCAATAGGAAGTATCATAAATTAGCTCCAATTGGAGTTTAGAGGCTTATTTTTTATATATAATATAATCCAAACGTGTGGCCTATATTCATATTTATTAGTATATTAGGGCCACTCAGTCAGATACAAAGGGCCCGTCATCCGCCGGGATCGGGACACTAGAAGGACGCTTTTTAGCGCCCATAAGCCGTTTTAAGGCGTCAAAAATACATTCAAATAGAAGAGACTTATACTCTCCATAATCTCTCAAAAAATAAAAAGAAAAGAATAAATTAGCCTGTAAAGGACTCTTCCCGAGGTCGGTATTTTCGGCCGGACGAGTTCCCTCAGGAGATAATATGGTTTTTATATTAAAAAAATAGGTGTATATTTCTATACACTATTAAATCCCGTATATCAATAATGGATAATATCTCTAAAACAGAAAACGTCACTGATGACAACTCTGGATATATTTATATAATCAAACCTGAACGTTTTGATGGTATTAAAATAGGTAAAACAATGCGGACAATGACTGAAACACACAGTCGTTATGTAACTGCATATACTGGTAAAATGACCATAACTATGTATAAATCAGATAATAGACATTATCATGAAAAGAAAATACATTGGTTACTGTATGATGATCATATAGATGGTGAAGTGTTTAATGTTAGTAGTTACGATAAAGCAAAAAATATATGTGCGACGATATGCGGCAACGAAGGTACCGAAAAAACATATGCTATGATAGGCAGAAAGCCTAAAGATCCAGCATGCATCGTTGATGAAGTATCCGAAAAAAGAAAAAAGAAACAAAAAAAGCAAGATAGACTCGCAAAAATTCAAGAGGATCTATTTTATAAATATCCACATGATGAAATACTTAATTCCGATGATCATATTGTAAAGAAGACATTACTGGATATATACGGAACATACAGAAATGATGTAAATTTCTTAAAATTATATTATAATAAAAATGTGATTGATATTTATAAAAATCTGCGAAGGCATATATGTTCGAATAATGATGTACAGGTAGTGTCTGATATTAGATGCGATATTGCCATGAAAATGTTAGAGATATGTGGATTTGATGGTATCTTAGACACAAAAGAAATCAAAAGGGGTGACATATTTAAAAATATTATTGCAGGAAAAGATTATATTGATACAAATGGAGCAACAATTGGATTATACTTTAACAAAAAGAGAGAACCGGCTGATTGGAATGTTTTAAAATCACTATTAGAATATATCAACGGTATAACTAGCGTTATGTACGGCTGTAAAGTTATGGCCAAATCAAAATCAGAAACTGGGAAAAATCTATTTATGATAAAACATTAGTATCTGTACTATGTATCATCACGTGAAAAAACATATGATAAACCATGTATCGCATTTGGGTACATACACGATAATATAATTATATCATAAATCTATATATGGATGTTTAACCAGGCAGCTGGTATATACACCCTTTGGGGCCGTCATCCGCCGGATTGGGCCGCAAAGAGACCGCCTTTTGCCGTTAAAAACCGTTGTCAGCCCGCCAAAAACGGCACTCATCCGCAAATAAAGTCTCAACTATAAACTCCCATAAAAAATAGAACCAATATACTAAACTAGCTCGCAGAGGACACTTCTCGCGGCTAGGATCCGGGCGGATGACGGTATGTTATGCATTTAAAAAACAGACCCATACGATTAGAACATTTTTTATAAAAAATAAAAATAATTATTTATATTTTACTATAGACGGACAGCAAATTTCGTCTTTGCCATTTGGATGTTCCCCTCAACACAGCGCCTGAAATCACTGTTGTTGCTTCTATAGTGTATATACGTATAGTTGATGCGTGGATTATAGATAAAGTTCACCACGTACACAGTACCATCAATACGAGTTCCTCTGATTACGTTGGATTCCATTGTTGTCTCTACAATGTATGCTCTTATTTCAAATTTTTTATGCCCGTATACCAGCAAGATCGGCAAAAATCCTAGTCATAATACATACAAAATATATAAAAAACGGTCCAATATCCTAAACTAGCCCGTGGAAGGCACTTCCCGCGGCCAAATTCCCCGGCGGATGGCGGCATATCTGCGATAGATTAGACGCAAATCTCGTTTTTGCCAATTGTATATTTCCTCTCGTATAATATGTCATGCTGTTATTGCTATTTCTATAGCATATACAGGTATAGTTAACAGGTGGATAATAAACAAATGTCACTACATATTCAGTGACATTACTATGTATACCTCTAACTACGCTGGTCTCCATTATGTTTTTTTATCACCCAATGGTATTTCAATTTTCTAATACAATCATACAAAAAACAAAATTGTGAGCTCAATTAGTACTCAAATGATAATATACTATCCATAAATATTGTTTTTGCTTTTTGGATAGTTCCTTGTATGACACCTACATTTTCATAATTGTTAATCTTGTAATGTACTAATGTGTAGTTTGTATTTGGACAATATATAAACTTTACTGAATACATATTGTCATTGATACATCTTTTTATCTTGCTATAGGTTTCCATTATTTATCACAACACCTCTAAACTTATTATTACAACCATATAATTCAACTTTTTATAGTCGAAAAAATATATCTATATCATTATGCTGGTTTTTGCCTCTTGTATGGTGCCTTGAATGTCATACACGTGTATATATCCATAGATGCGATAACGTATTGTCGTAAAGTTGGTAACAGGATTATACATAAACTCAATATAATCATATGTATGTTGCCTAACTTGCAAATTATCAACATAACTGTAGTCCTCCATTGCGCCGTTTACCGCCCCAGATCTTATCATAGCGATCACTAATTCAACTTTAGGTAGGCCTATGCGGCCAAAAAATCGCAAATAATCGACCTTAGGTGGCCTCAAGCAGCCAAAAAATCGCAAATAATCGATTCTAAGCGGTTTTATACAATTAAAAAATATTCTCAAATTGTATCATTAAACGTTTGTTTCGGCCGGAATAGGTGCATTAAGATCAACTTTATTGGCGCAGGCAGGTCCGTTGTTATTGGTATCACCACTGCCACCAACATCTTCAGTACAGTTTTCAGAAAGACACCACAATATAATACTGACTGCACACAATATTAATGCACTAAAAATCCCTAAACCTACCAGCGACCAGAGCGTTATCATACCGGCAAAGTACCCGTGAGGATCATCATCTTTGCGCCATTTTAGTTCGCTCAGATCGCCTCCATCAGAGTAACATGTATGATATGTGGCGTTTTGATGCGCGTTAAGAGTTTTATTTACGGTTAATGGTTTTTCAGCCGTACTTGTATCTATATATGATTGTATATTATCTACAAGTACAATCCACCGGCCGATATAACAAGTATAATAACATCTATTACAGCATGTATTGGTGCCGCAACTATAGCAATTGCAACTATATGAACAAGTATCGTTATATATTAGTGTATTTATCACAAAGCATACACGTTCTGTATCATATATGTATTTATCATTTGTATTTGCGTAAAATACAGTAAGTAATATTGATGGTATAAATAGCCCAAAGGCAACAGAACAACATATCATTCCAGCCGCCGAAGTAACGGTTGCAGGATATTGGCATGGGCCTAAATTAGCTTTTTTAACTACCATTTTTGGTGCCTAAATGTCTATTAATAAGCCCATAAAATTCAATTTTGTACTGCTACGTACAGATAAAATTGATTTCGTTAGTTCTACACTATAAAAATGGCCTCGGCTACACTTGCCCACACTACTACTGCCACAGCTACTATCTCCGATTTAGAACCGGACGTACTTGTAATAATAGCAAAACAGGATTTTAGGGTATTTAAGGCCCTTCTTAAAATAAAACCATGCGGCCTAAAATTGTGCGATCCGTACGCCCAAAAGGCGCTCAAAAAGGTATTTACTAAGCGGATAAGGATGATAAATTATCTTGTATATATGGTTAATGGGGTTGTGCATAGGCATAACGGCCCGGCAATGTATATTGGAGATGAGTGTGAACGCTATTATATTAATGGTAAGTTGCATAGAGAGGATGGTCCGGCGGTAAGACATAAGGATGGTAACATGGAATATTGGTTTAATAATGTGCGATACACAGATAAAACATTTAGATATGAATATGACTGGAAAAAACAAAAGTGGATAGTAGAACAACGCAATATGCGTACAAGGCGCCAAATTTGCGGTAATTAGGTGAATATAATTCTACAATTATATTTTTTGTTGTTCCGTATGTCCGTAGAAATTGTCATTGGCAAGGACATATCCTGGGCCGCCTAAGGCATAAAATCTCTCCTCGATAATGGCTTTAATTTTGCGCCTTTGATACGTAATGTGTTTCTCATCCATATGATTATATATCTTTAACACTTTATACACTTTATCGCGGGTGTATATAGCTATATCGTGTAACAAATTTATCATAACTATTAATTCGAGTCCCATTACGGTGTTAGAGTTTTCGTATTTGGTCTTATAATCGTATTTTGCAATACATTTTATAAGTATGATGTAAATACTAAGCAATCTGTCAACAAAATCGTCAATATCGCTAACAACATCATGACCACAAGAAACACTTGCATATATCTTCACGTGGTTATCTATCATTGTTATTAAACGATCCAATAGGCGACCATGGATATTAATATCCATCTGATTACTACTAATAAGGTATGATGTCAATATGATCAATGTATCGACGGTAATACGTTTAGGATATGTAAGTCTTTGTATAATATTATTTAAAACAGACACATCCTCATCATACGCAAGTAACGTCACTATTAACCAATTTTGTACCTCATAAGCATCAGAATGGTTAGGTGGATTATATGATGAATCACATATATATGCTACGGATTCTTCTATGAGTTTTTGAGCATCCTCGTGGCGCTCGAATGTACCCAAAAGAACATATACTTTATTGAATATATACATCTCTGGATATACCATATACATACATATCAACACATCAATAATAATAGGTATAAAGTTAATGGAAATGTTGCCTGAGTTGTGATCCAATAATGATTTTAACAATTTCTTAAGACTATTATATATCGTACTAGGATTTTTCCTATTATATGATATATTTTTATTTAAATCTCTAGAGATACTACTTACAGTCTTACATGCATGATCCACAAAATCCTGATCAGACATATCTATGGGCGTATCATTACCACATTTATCTTTAATACTCATCAAAGCGTCAAAAGCGCGTAATACGATATTAGAAGACATATTCATGGTTTGCAAAGAATAATAGTTTTCTAATCATATTAGAGGTCATAACTTCAATTTTATATATCAAAAAATATTTTTAACATAATTAAACAACATGACTATGGAAATTGTCATTGGCAAGGGCATATCCTGGGCCCGGATGAGGGGTTGGGGCGTAAAATCTCTCCTCAATAATGGCCTTAATTTTGGCGCAATGCGGCGGCAATGAGGTCATCATGTTGTACAACTTTAATATCTTGAACGCTCTATTGCTTTTACCTGATATTAAATCATACAATAAATCCGATAATATTACATTCTCAAGTTTTATCAATGCGATATCACGATCATACATGAATTTATATTTACAATGCATTCTACACTTTAACATTATAATATAGCTCTTAATCAATATGTTTGCAATATGGTCTTGATTCATATCAGGCACATAAAACTTTGTGTATGTTTTGATATATTTCGTTAAGTACTTTATTATTTTATCAAGGCGTTTTCTAGATAACTTATTGTCCTTGATAAGATATGATGTTAATATCAATGGTATATCACCATTATCTATATGGTTACTATATGTAAAATATAGCATAATATCAATGTCTTTTTTGCTCTCATTATGTGATAACAATACGTTAGTAAGCCATTTTAATGTATCATTGTAATCCACGCGTGCTGTATTGAAATGTAATGAATCCACAATGTATACGATGGATTTATTTAATAACGCTGATAATAACTTATGATATTCAAAGTGACGTAAAAGGTCGTATAATTGGTTGAACCTTCTTAAACTCGGTGTGGCCGTATACATATAAATAAGTACTTCAGCAACAATGTATAATAATTTTGGATCAGTAATACATTGATAACGTTTTAATATATCATTTAACAGATCACCTAATTTATTATATATATCTATGCGTATTAATACATATTCTTCTTCACAATCTCTAACGCCCAACGGCGGATTCCTATAATTAGATACGCATCTAAGCAAATCACACGCAAGATTAGAAACTGCGATATGATATGGTTTGTGCTCCTGCGAATTATCATGTGTTATAGGCATTACATATTTGTATTCAACGTCCATTAACATTTCTATAGCCGCGCTAAATACGTCTTTTTGTGACTCCATGGCGCCAGACATGTTGGATGTATTAAATCACACAACTTCAATTTTATGCAAAATTGAATTTAATCTTTATCTATATGTACGTAGTGAAAATGATAGGCGCCAATGGACCGATACTAACCCGCAAGGAAAAAATAAATAAATTATATGATATTTTTAAGAGTACTGAGTGTTATGGTGTAGTGATAGCATGGGCTGTTTGTTCTGTGTTTTTAATAGTATTAGCGGGATGGATCGGTATTAATGTAATAATTGCGCAATATACTTGCGATAAGGACATAGTAGAAAAATACTCTCGGGCCAATAATCCTATTGCATCTTGTACGGTCGCATATATGTTTGCTGAAATAATAATATTACTCGTAATAGGACTGACTTGCATGAGCGTAATGTGGCTGTATGAATGCATAGGAGATTGTTATAGAACTATGTATAAAGGTTATAGTGAACTCTAATGCGCTGAAAAAATATATATTTTTTTGCCCCTAAACTATTAATGGATGCTTATAATTCTCTAAATTTGTAAACAGATATGCGGCGTTTGGCCCTACACATCATTTTATCAACATATTCACGCGTCCATTTAGGCATTCCATCAACTACCGGCATGTTTATCATACCATGGCAGGCATTCCTTCGTGTAATATTTGATATACTGTATCTAATAATTTCTATATAATTTAAAGAATGATTTCGTACAAACGATAAACATTCTATGTTTTGTATATTTTGTGAGTAATAATGTGAAACTCTTATGTTACGTTTATACTCGCATGCAATAATGTCATTTGACGGCATTTTACGATATGATATATGATCATCTGCAAAGCAAAAATAATCTATCGCGGTAATATCGGTCAAAACATCCTTGTATTTTTGGTAATGTTGCACTGTATCAAGTGATAATATAAAGCTATATAACTGTTTACAAGTGCATAATAGCGCCTGATAATCGCGTTTTCGGCCGCAAAAATCGCCGATAATCTGCAATATGAGACTTTGGTGATGTTGTAGAATATCTAACAACATTTTGCAACCTTATATGAGTATAAATAATATATATTTAGATGTATTTAAAGGGTGTTAAAAAATAAAAGATTACGTGATGTGTATTGCCTGTTGAAACACATTATCAACCCAATATTCAACGTTACCATAACGATATATAATAGCAGGACCATCCACGCGATGACGCTTTCCATTCACCCAATATTCCAAATCATCATTGGATGTAATTACCGCAGGACCGTCCACGCGATGGCGCATTCCATGTTTCCAATAACTTTTGTATCCGGTTTCAAAATCCTCATATGCCGGACCATCATATCTACTTAGTTCATTATTTACAGTATAATAAGTTACCTCATTGACCGTAGTTATTTTTATGAACTTGGATTTTGCAACTATTTGAGGATACCCCTGCGACAATATGGTACCGATTTTTGGCACATCTAGGAGCGTCTTAAACGTCCTAAAATCATATGTGGCGATAATTGTAATTATCTCAACAGGTAAATCAGCTATATTCATGGTGATATTATCATACTTATATTTATTCAATTTTTTAATAGTATTAATATAATTTATAAAGTAAAATGTATGAAGTACTGATTGCAATATTGGTATTTGTGATAATATATCTATTATATATCAATAACAGTTATAAGAACCAACCGGCGCCCATAACCGTCCCAATGCCGCTAACTACGACGGCTACGGCGGCCACACAGCCGCAAATAATAGTTGTTGATACTACGCCCATAGCACCCATAGCACCCATAGCACCCATAACAACTTATTCATCCTGGTATGAGGGTAATTATGTCCCGTGGAGATGGCGGCGGCCATATGGTTATCGAGGAGGTTATAGAGGCGGTTGGGGACGTCGTAGGGGTCCTTCGGCATAAAAAATAATTATACATATTATCTTAGTGTACTTTCGATAAGAACGCATCCTCGCCAACACACGCCATTCTATACATAGAAACGTTTAATGGTGTATATATATGACTAAATACGCTCTCATCAATAATACAACTATCACCATGTGCGCTGATGTACTTGTTGCCAATACTGGTGGGATCAAACACAAACTTAGGACCGTCACATATATGCACTTTGAATATACGTTCTTTAGTATCCGGATGCACAAATGACATCAAGTTAATGTAAACATATTGGCGCCTAGACATGTTATTGATTTTGCATGGACAATTTTGCACGATTACGCATGCCTCCCATATGTAAGTATCTTTGATTATTTTTTTTGATTTAATATCAAGATACATCTCACATGTTCTATTACCTCTGCGTTTATGGTTGTAAACAGCAAATCGACCATTATCAACATCTTTAAGATCATCAAATGTAAGATATATGCCGCCATACGCCGCAATATAACAATCTCGGCACAAATTTTTGTTCACTTTTGTGGCCGTATTATGCGGACAAAGTGGCTTATATAACACCTGCATGATGGTACCGGATGGCTTTCTCGCGTTCATTATTGTTTATTTTAAACATAAATGCCTTTATTTCAATTTTTGTCATGTTAAAATTGAATATCTTTGGGCATTTATTACGCAATATGATGGCAAGGGAGTCGTTTGAGAGGCCTCAAGTATACGTACTTTTGGCCGCAATTGTTATGTATTTAATGTGTTTGGGGTGGCTTATTATCGCCAAAACTTATGGGATTTAAGGCGAATATACTCTTTTTTGAGCTTAAGGCCAATAAAAAATGAAATAAGGGCCCTTATATTTAGACAATAACAAAAAAAGAAACAAATGGACAACTACACCGGAGTCGAGTATGATGCGACTATCAATAGTCTTGGTCAAACGCATTACAGTTTTAGTGGAGATTTTGAGGACTTTAAACCATTGTCAGAGACGTTCTCTGATAATATTAATAGTCTTAGCCAAACACATTACAGTTTTAGTGGGGATTTCGAAGACTTTAAGCCGTTGTCATTGGGCGTTGAGAGTGTCGATGCGGTTGAGGCAGTTGAGGCAGTTGAGGCAGGATGGGCGTTTCTGTAAGATCAGAGTGTTCTTTTTTGCAAAAAATTGAATAGTGATATTATAGTTATACAAGATGTTTGGAGAACTCCCTAGGATGCCGATGTATGGATATATGGAGGTTAGAACAACACCCACGGACTATATAATTAGAAACAAGGATACACCATGCAGCATTGCTGATGCTATTTGTGGTGTCGATGAGATATGCGGGAACTTACAAATATACAACATGTTATATCATAATGGCAATATAGATGAAAATATGGAACAACATTTGGCCGCTAAAATGCCGCATAATACGTTTGTGGCTATGTCAACACCGGCTTCAACTCCAACCGCGGCTCCAATTAGTCCTATAAATGAACTTTTACCCATGCCTATACCAGATATTGATTCAAGTCTTTCATACACATGTGAGGATAATATTTATAAGGAAGAATCTGATGAAGTTATATTATGTTCTAAATGTAATCTAAAGAGCATAATGTATGCTTCAGGCGCCACATTATGTACAGCATGTTATTCAAGTAAATATGGTGGGTTACCTGTAACCGATAATGGATATCTTGAACTTAATGTAAGATATACTGCATACAATTATAAACGCGGTAAGATAACACACAAGGCATATTATACACTGGCGGTATCACTACCATATGGTAATATATATAGGATTTCAATACTGCGTTTAGAGAGGAGTATAACTATAAGTAGGATAGTTTCATATATTTATATTAGTAGTTCTGGAAAATATTTCTGCGAATACAGAATCGCCAAATTTAACAAAATAATAGATAGATGTAAAGCTGATCCAAGCGGTTCTATATTACAGAACAAGTTGCATCGACGGTGTGCCGAGTTCAGCAAGAACGTCAAAATACGCGGTAGTCATAATCGCATTTATAAAGTTTTGAACTATTCATTGCCTTATGAAAGTTAAAAAATATTTTTTTATATTTTTGTATAACCATTACAACTGCGTTTACATACATGGTATATCGTATATGTAAATAGTAGCGGGGTCATAAGCAATACCTCTATTGCAAATATCGAACATATACATGCTGGATTATGATCTTGTAACAATAAAAATGTACATATGCGATTGTCCATACTTACAATGACATAATCAACTATCATTAATATCATCGTAATAATACACCACATGAAAAGACATATCACTCTAATGCGCTCAAATTGCGCCTGAGCGGTTCTATTATAAAGCTCTGCGGCTGATTTATTATCGTAAATTACAGTTGGTCTGTCGCCATTGTCTTTTACTTGTTTTAAGCAGCGGTTTGATGGATTCATGATTGTATATAATAAGTGGAATAAATTCAATTTTTACCAATACCATTGCGTTTTGACATTGCAGTGGAATGTTTTTTTGATTTCATATGCATATATTTTGAGCGTTTTTTAATTTGTATTCCGCAATCACAAACAATCATATCGTCTTCAAGTTGAACATTTTGAGCCGGTAAATTCTGCCCTTGATCAATCACCAGAGCGCCAATTGGCGCATGTTTAGGTGTCATGGACGCGCTCTGTGTGCTTTGTGTACTGGTTGTAGTAGGTGATGTAGGTGATGTAGGTGATGTAGGCGATGTAGGCATGTTAGGTGTAATTATATTTTTGATATGTGATTGCATGGAATTTTCTAAGTGTGGATGAATGTATATTCTGCGTTCTATGATATTTTGTATATCCTGTAAATGACTTATAATGAATATATATTTATATTCTTGTTTTAACATATTAAATAGGTCCTGTAATTTCTCGATATTGTTCTTATCCATACATGCAAAACCTTCATCGATAAACATACATTGACATGATGTAGGCAATGCATATGATAATACTAATCTCATCACTAGACTTATTATAAACTTTTGGAAGCCGCTAGCTACATCAATATCATATGTATATTTTTTGATATTGCTAGCAGTATTGGTATTATTACAATCAATGATATCAAATGAAATATTATTATCATCAGCAGAATGTTCTATTTTGAACGTTGTAAGTTGCGATAATATATGATTTACTCTATCAACAACGGCCGCCATATTTTCCTTTACAATAAGTGTAATTAGGCCTTTGACATCTATACATTTCTTATATAGTTCATATATGCGAATTTTATTGTAAAGTTCTGGAGTTTCTCTGTAATATTTTTGCGAGTTTTGTAATTCATCTAGTAACTCTTTATGTTTATGTTGCATTACTGCCCGTGACGCCCCTAGTTCGAATATTTTTTGGCGTAATTTTGGGGCCTCTTCTGCGGCCAAATTATACTCAGCATAATTAAATTGTTTTGCAGCCTCTAATTCTCTCGCTAGCGTTTCCAAGCGCATTTTCGCGGCATTAAGTTTTTGCCTCGCGATCAATAATTGTTTATTAAGTTGTGATTGTTCATACATATGTATGGCGCGTAATTGTTTTATTGCCGCCTCTGACGCGGTCGCTAACGATAATTTCTCCTTCAGTTGCGATAAATGGGCTTGTGCTTTTATACTCGTTGCATATTTATTAGAATTCTCTAATTCTTGGTCAAGATTATGTTTATGCATTAATTGAGTTATAGTGTTGTTAAGTATACTTATTTCCTGTTCATTTTTTTGGATTTCCACTTGGGATTTTTGTTGTACCAACGTGAGATTTTCTTCATATAATTTTGTATTAGTTATTGCAAGTGCAAGATCTGCATTAACTAAACTCATATTATGTTTACATTGGTCACATGCTGAATTATATTGTAATTTAGATGTCGCTAAGAGATTTTCCTCGGTTTTTTTGGCCGTAAGATACTGATTTTGTGCCGCAGTTATGGCCGCAGATAGGTTCATAGTAACGTCTTTGAGATATCTTTTACGATCCTCATACATCAGAATCATTTTTAATATCTCTTTACTATCAACATCACATTGCAAGTTATTTATTTCGGCCTGTATGACCGCTTGATCGCGCGTAGTAGATGGTACATGAATTATAGTGGTGCTCAATAGTTCTATTTCTCGACGCAAAACATCGCTAGATGGATAGTCACCTACGGCTAATAACAATTTCTCTTTGTCGCCATGGGCCGCGGGGGCATCAATACAGCTCTCAACTATTTTATCGTTAAGGTTGTCTATAATTTTTTTACATTCAGATGCTATTTTTATTTCGCTCGCAATATCGGCATTTATAGCGGTAATGGGTACTCCTGTGCGAATTTTTTGGCCGATGGCAGCCTTAAGAATATTCTCATAATGATTATATGTACCCTCATATGATGATAATTGCGATGATAATGTTTCCACAGCACGTTCATTTTGTTCTATGTCGGCGGTAATATTATCAATAGTGCGCGGTTTTATGCCGTATGACATAATTTTGTTTTCACAATCATGTATCCATAATTTAATCTTGTCAATAAGTGCTTTCTTTTCATATACTCCAAAAAGTGATGCAAATAGACATTTTCTGGCGGATGGCGTCATTCTAATAATATCATGAGTGTTATCATAATACATTGATGTCGCTAGGAATTCAGTATGTGATCCTATAAGCAATTTTATTTTGTCGTAGGTAGCGTTTACTGATTTTTCCGTAATATTTTCATTTCCTTTGGTAAGTTTGTGTGATTTGCATGAAGTGTAATCTGTACGTTCTATAGTATATGTTTCACCGTTGACGCAAAATACTATCTCTATGTGAATATTTTTCGCATGATGATTCACTTTGTTTTTAGAACTACCACGTAGTAAAATATTATATAGTCCAAACATGATTACATCGAGTATAGTTGATTTACCAGCCTGATTATTTGCAATAACACCTATGATATTCCCTGAATATATATCAAAATCAATATGGTTATTTGGGCCGTATCTATACATATTACTAAACTTAACTGATTTTATAAACCACTTTCGTACCGGTTGAATGGTAACAAGTTCAGAGTGTAATTGCAAAATACTTTCGATCTCATGAGGTTCGGCCTTTTCATTAAGCAATAATTGTTGTAATAATTCTGTTTGACTTCTACCGCGTGTTTGCAGCAATTTTGATACTTTACAAACGTTGTCAATGCGCCCAAATTTCTCTTTTATGGCCGCCAATTTCTCATCTGTGTTATTGTGCGTACCCGAAGTGGTATCCAAAGACTCAGTCGTATCCATAATAACGTTAACCTTATGCACATTTTTGGCGCATTCAAGCGCCTTAATATCGGCCAATGAGAGTTTATTTAGATCTAATTTGTATTGACAATACTCATTTGGGATTTTTACTGCACCATTTTTGTTGTTTAAAATATCCCAAAGTATATAACCTTTATCATATGACTCATCTACTTCATGTTGCAATAAACTGCCGCTATACGCTATATTTCCACCACTAATAAATTGCATTTCATGAATATCTCCAGCCAATACCGCCTTACAATTATTTTGAATTTCTGTGGTAATTCGTGAATTTGATTCAATATAATTGTTGAATTTACAACCGTTTATAGCCCCGTGATATAATAAAATTGGTTTGTCTGTGGAGCCTTGCGGACGGTTATTGTTATACTCATTGAAAAGTTTTTTTATGCCTTCAGAATCGCATGGATCATATACACTAATATGTATAAAGGTCGCCCCTCGATGCGTAAATATTGCCGTATCGCGTAGGTAAATAATATTGTTATGATGTTTAACAAGAGGACTTAATAAATCCATACGTTGTGGATTATTTACAATACCATCATGATTTCCAGGTATAATAATTATTTCGTATTTGGATAAACTATTAATAAGGTAATCAAACAATGAAATTTCGTATGCAGTAAGATTGTCCTTACGATCAAATATATCTCCGGCTATTACAACAATTGTTTCATTTGGTTTATATTTGTTAACATTCTCGCTGAATTTAGTAAAAACTGATCTGAACTCATTTTCGCGATTTATGGTCACGCCTTTACCGATATGTAAATCGGCCGTATGTATTATATAACGGATATTTGACATTTTAAATACGTATAATAGCGTATACATCTCTAAAATCGAATTTTTGGCATCAAACATACATGTGAGCGATTAATGAAAATAATAATTTATCATTTTAGTATTTTTTAAACGATAAAATATAAATTATATGGATTACATAATAATTGCTGCCGTTATTGTATTAATAATTGCATTATTATTTATTTACTATAATAGTACAAAAACATATGCTGGTGTGCCTGCATCACCCACACAGCCCACAACAACTATTCCGATAGTACCTACGCAGCAGTCTACGCAACCCACACAGCCCATCCCAACGCCTACAACATCCACGGACGTTTCAGTAGTGCCTACTACTCCTGTTGTGCAATCGCCTGCCCCACCATCACCGATAACGGTCAGTGTCCCTGAAATGGTAGGTTGTTATCTTGATAGTAGTGATAGGGCTTTGCCAAAAACCCTTAGTAGTATCGCAACTTTTGATGCGTGCGCAAAGGCGGCCAAGAATGCCGGTAGTACATACTTTGGATTGCAGTATCCTGAAGGTAGTAAAGGGACTGGTAAGGCGCAATGTTGGTATGGTAACGGACAATATGATAAACATGGTAGTAGCACAAAATGTTATCTTAAGGACTCAAACGGACGTTATCTTGGCGGTGTATGGGCCAATTCTGTCTACAAATTGTAAATAAATATTAAATAGTCTCAAATATTTTTTGTGAATCAAAATATACTTAATGAATATTCGAATAATTATCGGTATTGTTTTAGTTTTAATTGTAACATGGCTATATATGCGCCGTAAAAATATGCTTGTAGTCCCCGCAGTTATGATCCCTGCGCCGATAATGTCGGCGGTTGGTGGCATACCGCAAGACACCACCAGTAATCTATTAGCCTCCCCAACCGATGGCGATCATTATGCGACCTCCCCAGCCGCTTCGACTACTACTCCAGCTACTACCCCTGCGGCCCCCACCGCAATTAATACAATCCCAGTCGTGTCAACCCCGACGATTGTTGCACCTATACCTATAACTATTGATATACCACCCCCACCGGCTATGAATACTACCGATGTTCCAAACTCATCAGACGCACCGGCATCAACAACCGTATTAGTTGTTCCAACAACATCACCAGTACTTGTAGCAACTCCAACGTCTACGACCGCGCCTGCGCCCATATCGGCACCTACAGCGGTAAAATATTCTTATCTCGGTTGTTATAAAGACACAAGTACACGAGCGCTGCCCATAATGGTGCCTGCATTAACCATTAGCGAATGTCAAAAATTAGCTAAGGCAAACGGTAGTGCATATTTTGGTATGCAGTGGCCTGAGGGTTCACCTACCGGCAAAGCTCAATGTTTTTATGGTAACGGCATATATTCACGATATGGATCTGCGGGTATTTGTAATATGAAGGATAATGATGGTAATAAACTTGGCGGTATTTGGGCCAATTCTGTTTACAAAGTTTAATCATAAATTACACAAAAAATATAATATTATAATTACTCATGCGTATGAATTATTTTTTGGCGTTTTGGCGTTCTATTATTACATGTACAATCAAAATCAGTGCAAATGTTTTCATTTTGTGCCGTTGGCATACCTATAATAGTATCTATAATAGTATTATATTTATCTAATGGTAATCTGTCTGATAAACGCAGAAATTGTTCATATGTTAAGTAATCTTCTATTCGTACGCGTTTTGGTTTTATACTTTGATATTGTTGTAATTGTGGTTGTTGCGGTTGTTGCGGTTGTTGTGGTGGTTGTAATTGCATAGGTATATTATAACCGTATGGAGTTGGTGATTCAACCCCATAAAGAACGTTGTCCGCCGATTTTGGTGGCACAAGGATAACACTATCGGATATTTTTGGCGGTGTGACGGCCTCTTCATGCCGAATTACCGGCGGTTGTGGTGCGCCTGTTGGGATTCTATACTGGAATATTAATAGCCCCTCAGAGATTATATTACGCACACTTGTGTCGCCTTTAGTCAATGTCCAAATATCATGCGGGTATGACTTGCCGCGTAATGGATGATATACGACGCGTCCTGTAATAGTATGTTCATTATCTTCTACTCGTATATCAGTATACTGTGGCGTTATAAGGTAATTAACAACTTCAAGGCATTTTTCATTAAAACCATCCAAATTATATACTTCCGTATTAATTGTTATTGCTAAATTCATAAGATCAATATTTTTGGATATTATACGATCATAACGTATATAATCTATATATAATATAAATAGATCATACGACTCAGGTATAATGTATGAACAATCAGATGTTTTTTGAAATGTTATTACCTTTTTCATGAATGTCTTATGCACTTGTAGTTTATTAAGGTCAACCACTTCTATATGATCACCAATTTTAAATGATACGAATATGGTTTTTTGATTCATGAGAATACTGTAGTTATAGGTTAAAAAAATAATAATTCAATTTTATCATATATCTTTGTTGATTACGAGATAATGTGACCATATTGACGATTTCTATTATGTATTTTACACGCTATAACGAATAATATGATCGCAATAATTGTGATCACCACGCCCATATATATAAAGAATGCGCCCAAGATGGCGGCCCCATGGCATGCATTGGTCTCAAGATCACTCTTATAATTACAATAATTATTAATTATGATTTTATATATTGAGGATATTGAAGATGCAAATATACCTATTGAGAGCAGGCCGAGGAATGGTACAAGTAGGTATCGCATGAATCTTACTATAGCGCCTAAGCGCATTCTAAACCATAATCTGCGGGCATATAGATCACTCCCCGGGATTGTCTCAATATCGTCGTTATCCATGTTATTATTGGTCGATATTAAATTCAATTTTATCATTGGTGTTGGTTAAGTTTTCTATCCACTGCGGCATCCTGCAAAATTTCATTTATCTCGGCTATTGTTTCATTCTTCTTATTAGCTATATTAAGGATATAAATGTCTATTGATTCATCGGGTTTAATATCACTGTATTTTATAAGATTCTTTGAAGTGCATTTAGACCATGATGTTGTTGCAAGATATAAATATATGTCAACGGCGCGATCGCGCGCGGGGAGTGTTTTATGAGAGCAGAAACGTGATGCGCGGCCGAATATCTGCGCGTGGCGAGAGTGATTCCAATACGGTTCAAGGACGTGTACCTGTCGTGTTCGCAGGAGACTAACACCCTCTTTCATCGACGGGCTTCCAATGATAATTTGTAATTGACTAGCATCGTCATTGCGATGATCGTTATAAGTGCTACGAATTTTATCCTTCATCGTTGGTGTTTCCTCACCCGTCCAGACCGCAAAACGCCTTTTACCCGGCCCGTGTTTGTTAAACTCAACAAAACCAAACGCACGTAAGCAATGTCTAATCGTTTTTATGCCGCCAAAAGATGTAAAATTGGTATATACAAATGATAATTGGCCCTTACGTAAACGTTTAATAAGTTTTGCGAACTTACATGAATATTTCTCCAGCTGCAATACCTTGGATTTTGTAAGTTTTGGCAGCCCGTCCGTGCCTGCAAGACCGCGCGGGAAAACAATATTGGATCGTGCACGGGATTTTATATAAAAATTATCGCTTATTGTGCTTTCAATGAGGTTCCCCTTGCGCGATATTTCGCGTTCAACTTCGGCTGTATACCATTTAGTTTGAAATTTACTCATTTTACAAACATCAAAATGCAATTGTACTTTCGGAAAAGCATGTGCGGGGGCGCCTTCATAGTATGATATTTTACCGTCGAGTAGTCGCAATAATTCGGTCTTGGCATAATTACTAATAGGTTCATTAAGTAGTTCGGGCGGGCATTCAATACGCATAAGGCGCAAAAGTGAGATTAATTCGGCCCCTGAATCAAATATTGGAGTAGCGCTGAGTAACACAACTTTAACATTTGGATGTTTTTGGATGTAATTAAAAATTGCGTGATAGAATCGACCGTGTTGGTTACTAATATTTTGAACTTCATCTATTATAATAACTGATGCGGGTTTGATGGCACTTGATGGTGTCATAAGGAATTTATTATAAGAGAATAACTGATACCTCTTTGCAATTTTTTCATTACTGCGTGTTATAATTTCGCGTCTACGTTCACTACTTTGTGGCAATGTTTTTAGTTCTTCACGCTCGGATGCTGTTATATATTGATGTTCTGGACACTCAGTACGCAATTCATTGCGAAATCCTGGCAACAAACTGGCGGGCATAAGTACTATAGGAGTTACCCCATCGCGTATATGACGTTCTGCAATTGATATCGCGGCGCATGTTTTACCCGCACCAATACGATGAAACGCCAAAATTGCGTCATTAGATGTTCCGGGTGCCATATATTCGGCAAGGAATTTTTGTGGTGGTTGTAATTTATAACGTGTGGGAAAACAAAATTCTTTGAAACTAGGTGGATCTTTCTTTAACGCATACACGCGATATTTTTTATAAGTATCAATCTGTAACTCACTTAATCGCGGCCTAGAACGCACTTTGCCGCCCTCTTTGCCGCCGATTATGCCGCTATTTTGGCGCCTTGGGGTTTCATCTACGCTTATATATGCGCATAATGTTACTATCAATAGAACAATAAATGCTATTAGTTGTTGTATAGCATATACTATCATTATTTTCTATATAAACATATATAGAACAACAATCTTATTTAATTAAACCATCACTACATAAGCGAATAAAATTGAATTTTAATAGTGTTTATATCTAAATAGAACAATGGACGCGCCATCAGAGCCCATTTTTGACACCAAATATGCCCTCGAAGTAATAACAATCGGTGGAAAACATTTCGCGGGCATTTCAATGGTATGTCCAAAAGTAAGAGAGATTATTTGTGTCAAACATAATGGGGTTAAATATTCTCCTATGTACGATGCAGGTCCATTTGATTATTACTATGTTATAATTGAAACAGATACACTCAAGAAAGCAATGGAGTTTGAGGTATATACGACTAAGTATTTATCTGATACAATAATATGTGAGTCAACATCAATGTCAACCAGATGCATCACAATAGAAACATTATTGCGTTATTGTCAAATAATATTAGAGGATGCGGCAAATGAGACAATAAGGATGATTAAAACGTCTATAGATAGTAGCACAAGCGGTGTAAACACTCTAATTGACAGTGTAGTTGATGTGATGTTAGGCGCAACACGAAAAGTTATACGCGCATTAGAGTTTGTTATTGGACGTTGTGGCGGCGATGCTGGAGATGATCCTAGTTATGTTGCGATGATCGAAAATATCACGGACATAAATTATAAAATGGAAAATGTTGCTATTGATATACAAGATCTATTGAAATATCTTACTGAATTATCAGAAACATTAAGATATGTTTATGACGGGCCAGAAATTTACGAATATAATAGCGGCCGATATGGAATACATTCGGACCATGATTGGAACAAAAATTGGCATAATTATCGGTCATATAGGTCATTTGATGATGATTATCGCGCCGTAGTGCCGTATGAGGCATGAGTGAGGCATGAGTGAGGCGTGAGTGATGCATGAGTTAGAAGCTTATTTAGAGTTTTAATGTGAGTTGTATATACATATATATTTTTTATGGCAAGTGTAAGTAGTGAAGTGTACGCACACCCTATTAAATTTCAAGATAATTTATACATCGGTTGTAAGAAACACATAAATGACAAATTTTTACAGGATAATAAAATTAATCTTATTATAAATTTATCAGGATTTACCCTAGATCCTAGTAATTGCGCAGATATTATTAATTTAAGTTTATACAGTGATGAATTAATGTCGGATGAGCTTGAACGAGGGCGCACAAAAATCGCCAATATTACGGCAAAATTAATTAATTATCTTAATGAAGGGGCCGTGGTAATGATTGTTTGTGATACTGGTGTTAATAAATCACCCGTCATCATCGGCTATTATTTACTTAAACGCGGATTATCGCCATGCAATGTACTCGCCACCATTAATGTATTGTCGGAGAAAGCGGGAACAAATTTACTGACGAATCAAAGTTTCAAAAAAATATTACACGACCGTACGAATTTTTGCGACTGTTGGTCGCCCATTGTGGTAGAATATAGACCGCAAAAGGATATTGAGGATGATGCCCCAGTGCGCCAATAAAGCGCCTAATGGCATTAAAGTGACGATTATTGAGGTATTATATTAGTTCTTGCGCAACGCGTAGCGTGAGCAAGAACGATAACTAAAATTGAATTTTAATATCTCATGATTATCAATAAACATCATGGAAGCAAACAGCAACACATCTTGGATCCCCTCATTAACGTCTATATATAATTGGTTTTATGGCATAGAAGAACCTGCACATGATGCCATATCCGAGGTTATAGGTGGTTTTACAGAATGTCCGGAAAAGACACCTGATATTATAACTGATAAATCAGGTTCAGATTCTGAATATGAGTCTGATGATATCAAATGTTCTGAAGATGCAGTTGATCTCGATGAACATTCTACTACAATTGTTCCTACTACCACCATGATAACAAGGCCGCCAAATGATTGTAATTTGACGCTAAGAAAGGCCCTTAACGAGGAAATAAAAAATCGTGTTAAGGTAATTCATACAAAAGATCGTACTACAATTTTCATTTATGATGATAATAATGTATCGATCCCGAAATGCATGGGTTACGTGTTGAAAAGCGATGATACTGGCAAAACATACGGTCAAAAACTCATAATATTATCAAAGAGAGATGTAATGGATAGTTAATATCCAACATTGCTCGCTAAATATATATTTTTTTGTATTTAGATTATCATCAAATATTAGAATAAAATTGAAAAATATATTATCATTAACATTTATATCTATGGAAACGCTTCCATGTGAAATTTGGGACCTTATTTTGCGCCAATTGGCGGTCCATGATATACACTCCGTAGCAATAGTGTGTAAGTGGTTTTATGGACTTATAGATGATTTATATGGATGTCAGTTTAAAATAGATGATGCAATAAAATTGCATAGGAAAAAATTAAATAAAAGCATAAATAGTATATCAACATATTATTTTAATCGCGAATATCGGACAAAGTATACGCATCGTGAATGCTTTGAAATAGTTTCGTGTATAAATACTATACATACCCGTATCGACAAACCACTGGTATTTTACTATAGGATGTATTATGAAGAGCCTATATACAAAAATAGTTATAAATATATTTCTAGGTGTAATGTGTTACATACGTATGTGGATAAGGAACAACTTAATGTATCACATATTATAACTGATTATTTTAATTATACGGAGATTATATATGATGGTCGCATCGACGCATGGAAATTTTTCCATAAAAATATATCAAACGATTATTTCGGACAGAATTTATAAAAAACTGAATTATATTTTTTGATTATGTTAAATACCTTAATAATGGAATTATTACCGAATGAGATAATTGATTTGATTGTAAGCCGACTTCCCATGCGCGATTTTTACGCCCTTGGTGCGACTAATCGGGCCGTCCACGGGCTGTTGGCACAAATTTATGGCAATTTATACCAACCGGATATGACGGCCAAAATTCGCCTTTGTGCGTTAATAAAAGACATAAAAGAGTATTTGAAATATGATGTTTCATACAACGCATATACATATGTTAATGATACTTATACAAAAATATCTGCGCATGACATATACAATTATACTTGTACAAACTTATATGTATATGGTACATCATACATTCAGTATAATAACATGAAAGGAAATAAAATAATATTTGGTTATACTTTGAATTATATATCTGATGGAAATCTGTATTTATGTTTATCAACACCTATCCGTAATAAATTATTTGTTGATGCGGCGGAAACGTATCCAAGACGTGTATTGTTTGTAATAGAAGAAAGATTAAGTAAGACAACATACAAATATAATTCATCCTCATCAAAGTTGCGTAAATATCGACCCATAGGATAGTCATAATAGTACAATATCAAGTTTTTTCATGACAAAAAATATAATTATGATAAACTAGTAGTAATCAGTTATTTCAAACTCCGGATGCTCCGAAACCACCAAAATTTCTAACAGTATCATCAAGTTTATCTACACGTTCTAAAGGAGTATCTGCATGATGTTTTAATATAATCATTTGTGCGATACGGTCGCCCATATTAAATGTATATTTTTCAGTCCCTGAGTTATATAATATGACTCTGATAACACCTCTATAATCCTCATCGACTATGGTCCCAAGTGTTATTAAACCGTATTTTAATGCCAATCCACTGCGACATTCTATTTTCCCATAATACCCGGTTGGGATTTGCATACATATCCCAGTAGAAACCATTAACCTCTTACCAGGTTCTATCTCGCCGCTTTCATCCGCGTAGAGGTCGTATCCCGCCGCATGTTCACTCCCACGAGTCGGCACTAAATCAGGCCTGGGGGCAGTAACTTTAATAGTTTCTATTTTGTTCATTATGATGTAAAGTTATTATGTACTTAATAATATAGTAACTAATAGATATTCAATTTTAAATTCCTACAATGCTCTGCGTGTGGTTCATTTGTTATGTTTTAAAGAACGCTACAGAAACCGTCAGTTCGCGCATGTTAGGATATATTATGAGCTCCACATACGCAAAAATATGTGGAAATTTTACACCAACGTTGTCAAAGAATAAATGTTATGTTATTCTCGACGGCAGGGTGACTGAGATACATCGCAAGAAAAAGTACGCATTAAATTGTGGGCAACTTACGGAGGCGATAGAGGATAATTGGTGTGTACTTTAAGGGGCCGACTGCGGCCAAAAATTCACGAGAACGTGGTCTAATTTTGCAAAAATTCACAAAAAATTTAACGACATCATCAAAAATTCACAAAAAATTATTAGATTTCATTGAGTTGACAGCATTGGCCGATTTTAGGCGCATTTTTGGCGCCTTAGATGTCATATTGAATTTTGGTGTCGTGGTTTTGACTCATTTCAATCGTATCATGTATTGCTTGTTCATCTTCGCGTGATGACTGCATGCATGTATTGGAGCCGTCGATATATTTAATTATTTTAACAATGTCGATGTCAATTGAACGTTCATTATGTAAATTAATGAGGTAAGTCCTGAACATGAATTGTATATTATCATGCTGACGAAGATCCTCCTCAATGTTTAATCCGGACCCCCTGTGTGATTTAAGAATACTATCTCCATATTTCGCCTGATTATTAATCTTATATGCGGGTATAGTTAACTCAATTGTTAATGTATCATTATCACATGATACTCTTTTTGTAATCTGGTTTTGATAGTATAACCTATATACTGTTGTCTCAAGCATGGAGAGGAATTGATTAAACTCCTCTGATATACGCAATTTAAGTGTGGTATGTGTCTCAGTCATTGTAACCTGTAACACTGTACACATATCTGATGTAATGTTAATAGGACCGTATTTAGCCATTAATTGCGTGCGTGAACGTCTATTATGATGAACATTGCTGAGGTTATTTACATTAAATGTAGTGAATAATGATAATTCATAATTATTATCAAATACACCACCCAGCTGCATATTTTCAATACATACGGTCGGCAGAGTTGTAACAATCGTACATTTTGCAAAGTCTTTAATATTAGCAATATAACTCTCACATAACTCTTCAAACGCCGCATCGGGTTCACTGCGCGGGTAATAGTATTTTCCTAAGTCCGATATTACGGCGGCGATACGTATATTTTTGGGGTCAGTAATAAGATCACTGATGTTGCACTTTGTTAACAATGCAGGTGTCACTTTAATATCATAACCGCTAAGCAATGTTTTAATGAGACGATCTGGTTTGATACGTCTACTATTGGCTAACTGTGAGCAATGACTCCTTAATGCCATACAGGCCGCTGGTGTGCCGTAAAATTTGCCATCAACGTATAACCATTGTAAATGAGTTGTATCAAAGTTAGCTACAACGTCATATGCGTTTGTATGCTGACTACTAATTATTTGGAATTTACGTATAACATCAACAATAAATACTGATGTAAGCGAATTTCTTACAGCATAGAATGTGCGTGTCGAGGCCTTGCTTTCAAAATAATTTATTATATTATGTAGTGTTTCAAGGCGCGATTCGGGTGTTTCTGCTATAATAAAGAGATCAATATCGGCCGCGCGAGATTTTACCGGGCTATATTGACTACTCATTGTACGCGTTGGGCCACCACCCGCCACAACAACATTCTTGAAGGGAAAGTCCGGGCCCAAATATCCGCATGAGAAACTCATTAAGTTCTTATGAGCGACTTCATATGTCGCAATTGTGGGCTCAAATTGCTGCAACTGTGGTACTTGAGATATTGCCGCACACGACCATTTTTCGGCGCATGAGGGGCTATATAGGAAGTAATTTGATAATGTATATGGATCAATAAGCATATATTGAGAGTATTCAGATCGTTGCCAAGATAATTTCTTTATCATATCCTGTATATCCTGATTATTCCCTGAGAATGCGCCCCCAATATCATATGTTGAATAAAAGTGTAATGCAGAGACATATTCATCACTAGAGATGGTGGTATTAATATCACTAACACGTTGTAAAAACGCCCACGGGTTCTCGCTGGCGCCTAAATAGTATTCAGATGCGCCATTAAGTTCCGGTAGGAGATTTCCTTCGGCGTCATATATTACGGCTTGTTTACGTTCTATCGGTGTATATCTGCCGTGTAAGCATAAATACTCGTCAAAATCGGCCATAAGCGGCACAATACGTCTCACAGAGTATAAATACTCACAGTGTAGCATCCTTGAACTAGTAGCCCAGCTGCTAGTATCAATATTATTAAGCATAGAGATATGCTCACTAAGTTTAATACACTCATATAAGGTTTTATATGATACCACATCAAGAGTAATCCCGTTAATAGGATTACCTAATATAATAGAGTGTAATAATCTCATTACGTCATAATCTACTATACCGGGGTATTGTATGGTTATATCATTAGAAGGCACCCCCTCAATAACGATGGAATATTGATTAATTCTAAGGGTAGCACGACTGTTCATTGTGTCAAGATAAGTTCTACTATAATTCGCGGTTTCATATTCAATTTTTGAAAATAGTCCGAGTATTTTATATTGCTGGTTAAAGGCCGGACAAGAGGTTATTTTTCGGCGCATTTGGCGCCTTAAATGTATTTTAAACAATAGGTAGGTTACAATTAGAACCCAGCACATAATTATCATACAGTATACATAATAATGGCCGATAAAATTATTGAAATAATGATAGATAATAATCAATATAATCCTGATTGTATAAAACTAATGGATGATGACTACAATATGCTAAAGGATAATATAATAAAAAATATAAAGGATACAGAGGCGCGATTACCCGAGGATATATTGCATAAAATAAACAAAACTAAAAGTTATAAGGTGCTCCTTAGAGCCGCAAAGAATAACCCTGAATATGCTAAAGATATACGCACTTTGTGTGCATTATGCAAGATGCTTTGTCAACTTAATATGCGTTTTCCAACGGCAGTACGTTATGATGAATAATGTAAAATATGTGTAACTGTTTGTTGATTGTGTAGTGTAATCTGCGGACATTTAATTGCGACAAAAAAGATTCAATTTGGCCGCTGAGTGCGCTTTAATCATCTCTGGTGAAACTATATATTTCCTCAAGGGCCTCATTCGGAATTACATAAACGCGTATGCATGTATTTTTTTCTATATGTTTGCTTTTTGCGAAACGATGACACCCATCAAGTATTACATAATCATCATTAATGAATATGGGGTAACGCAAATCGGCGTTCATGATACGCTCATAGTGTTCTCCACGGCCGTTTTTTAGCGCCTGAGTGGCACTCAGACCGTCCCATTCAACGTCGCCATTCTTTAAATTATCTTCAATAAGTGAGAGATTTACACTAGATGAGAGTATAGTCTCTTTTTGTGCCCACATATGCAAACATTTAACACAGTAGTAACGTTTCATATCAAGACTGAATGTATGCATAGAGACATTTCCTGGGACGTTGCATGTGCCGCAAATAGACTCGGGGGTTTTTGTGGTCTGCATTTTCTACATTTAGGACCATTGACTTCACTTTTTTGATCATATTACTTGTATATATAGAACTTATAAACATCATCTAAACCCCATCTAAGGCCAGATTCGGCCCATTTAGCCGCCTAATTTCACTTTAAAGAGAGGATATGTACATATGTACATTATTTGTAGGTAAATTTGAATTATATTATAAGGTATATACAAAGAGGAGATATATAATGTCAATGAATACCTCTACTAGTGACTCTGATTTTGATATTACCGAGTTTATAAGAAATGATGCCGATATAGTCCAAGGTGAACAAGAAATAGGAGATTATTTTGATAATATTACATCTGAATATGGAAATGAGACAGTTTTATCGCTTATGCATGGGTTCAATGACGCCCGAGACGGTGGTAAACGCAAAGAGAATGTTGATAGCGCGGATGACGGCGCCATTGAGTTCCCAGTGGAGTCCCCTATGGATATTGATAGTGGTATAACCACCGGTGATATGCTTGTATTATTGCGTTCTGAAATTAATTTACGTGGTATTGCAGGTCATCATATTGAGTCTCTTAATATGTTTTACGACGTGGGTATCAAACAGATAGTTTGTGATGTCTTCCAGATAGAAGGTAGATTAAAGAATAATCGCGATGACACCCCTGAAGACCGTGATATTAGTGATTACAGTTATTTGGTTAAATTTACTGATGTTAAACTACCATTACCTATAACGACAAAATACCGTTCGGGATCGCAGGAAATACAGACGCCAAACCTCTCACGGGCCAAAAATTTGACGTATTCGAGCCAGTTGTTGCTTTCTATGGAGGCCTCTATTACGGCGGTACATAAGAATAATACCACTGAAACAAAAACCGCGACAATTAAAGATTTTCGTTCTGGTAGTGTCCCGGTGGCCCTTCGTACAAATAAATGTTATACTGCCGGGGCCCCACGTGAGGTCCTTAAAGAACTTGAAGAGGATCCTGAGTTTCCCGGCGGCGTATTTATTATAAAGGGCGGTGAATGGACGGTTGACGCCCTTGAAAATCTTACAAATAATATGTTCCATGTTTATAAACAACACCACCTTAATGAGGTTGTACGTGGTACGTTTATTAGTAAACCAGGTGATGCATTTGAGAACTCATATTATCATGTATTGAAATATCTTAATAACGGTGCAATCGTTCTTGAACTTACAATGGGCAAAACCGAGCGCTTTGAGATACCTTTTTATCTGCTCTTTCGCGCGCTTGGTATGACCTCTGATCGCGATATTGTAAATAGTATCGTGTATGGGGTGGATAATACCGACCCAATCACGCTCCGTATGATGGAAATCCTTGATCGTGCTTTTAATGTAGTTGACAGTCGCTTTGAGAAAATCAAGGATGAAATTAATAGTACCGTAATTATAAATTATATCGCTAAGCGTATTAATGATGTTAGCGCCAACCCTAACGTAAATAAGGATGAAAATATCATTAAATATCTTAATTATAATGTCCTGCATGCATTTGACCATAAATTATTCCCGCATATAGGCACAAAAACAGAGCATAGGATTCGCAAACTGCGCTTCCTTGGTCATTTAATTAATAAACTTCTACGCGTTGATCACGGTGTCTTGGACTCTACTGACCGCGATTCATACCGCAATAAGCGCGTACATGCGGCTGGTATTTCTATCGCGAAGGCATTTAAAACGGATTTTAACTTTACTGTCGTACAGGAAATTAAAAAACGTATACAGAAAACACTACGCAGTACATCATTTAGCTCGATAAATATTGCTGATACGATTACTGGGGCGATTGGGGCCGATGATCTTGAACGTATGTTAACCCAAGCAATTACTACGGGTAACAAAACAATCACTGTTAAGCGCAATGAAATTACTAATCGTGTTTCATCGCAACAACTTTATCATAAGAATGATCTTAATGTTAAGTCAACTCTTAATGTTATAAATACACCAAATATCGGTAATGCAAGTAAACAGAATGATCGTGCAGATGATATGAGGCGTGTACATAGTACTTATTTGGGATATATTGATATAAGTCAATCGGCCGACAGCGGCGAAAAAGTAGGTATGACAAAGCAGAAAACATGTACTGCCAGCATATCTATGTCGTCATCTGGGGCCACTCTTAAGGCCATTCTGCTTGAGGATTCTGATATAATTCCACTTGACGATGTAGTACCGGAGGAAATTACCTCTAAAAAACTCGCGAAGGTGTTTGTTAATGGCGACTGGATAGGTTGCTGTTATAAATCACACTTACTCACGAGTAAATATAGGACGATGCGTCGTCATAATAAAATTTATTACCAAACAACCATCATTTGGGAGCCTCTTGTCCGCGAAGTATACTTCTGGACGGATGTCGGGCGTCTGCTGCGGCCTATTATTATTGTATATAATAACCTTGCCGATTATAATGCTTGGTGGGAGAAACAGCCGATGTCCGCCCGTAAAGAACATGTAGAGAAATTACGTAAGGATACTGTTGAGAGCGCCGAAAGCGCTGAGGGTGTTAAAGGATCGGCGGATGGTGTTCAATTCAAACAATGGATTAAACTTACCCGTGAGCATATTGACGGTTTACTTGCCGGAAAACTTACTATGGATGATCTTCGTGAAATGAGGATTATTGAATATATTTCGCCGGAAGAGCAAGAAAACACATATATTGCACACAATATTGATGCATTACGCGAACATGTTAACGATATTACTCATATGTACACTCATTGTGATATTGATCAGGCCATTATGGGGATTGTAACGCTTGCGTGTCCGCTTGCAAATCACTCTTCAACGGCCAGGATTACTATGTATACTAATCATAGAAAGCAATCGGCCGGGTGGTTTGCACTCAATTGGCCGTTTCGTATCGACAAAAATACGACCCTGCAATATTATTGTGAACGTCCACTTGTGACTTGTTTTAGTGACTCGTTGACGTATCCAAACGGCCATAATTGTATTGTGGCTTTGGCGCTTTATGGCGGCCAAAATCAGGAGGATTCAATCCTCCTAAACCGTAGTAGTGTTGATTGTGGTATGTTTAATGTTAGCACATTCAATAATGAAAAAACAAAACTTGAAAAGAATGAGCAGTTCGGTAATCCGGACTTCTCGCGCACTAAAGGCATTAAAAAGGATGCCAATTTTGAGCACACTGAAAATGGTTTTATCCGCGAGGGTACTATTGCAAAGAAAGGCGATGTACTTATTGTGAAATCTGCAAAGATTCCCAAGCCGGAAGATCAATACTTATATGAAGATCGCTCAATCGAATACAAATATGATGAACCCGTTTATATTGAGAAAGTAATTACTCCTCGTAATGATGAGGACGCACTCATCGCGAAAGTCAAAACGAGGGCTGTAAGGCCAATTGGCATTGGGGATAAGCTCTCGAGCCGTCATGGAAATAAGGGCATAGTTGCGGCCATTCGGGATCGTATGGATATGCCTTATTGCGAAAATGGTTTGATACCTGATATTATTGTAAATTCTCATTCTATACCCACTCGAATGGCGATCAACCAGATCATTGAATGTGTTATGGCGCAATTAGCGGTCGAGCGTGGCAATCTTGTTGACGCTACATCGTTCCGCAAGATTGATATTAGTGGAATGATAGAGGAATTAAAGAAATATGGTATAAATTATGGCGGACATCAAAGAATGTATAATGGTATGACCGGAGAATGGTTAGATACGCTTATATTTATTGGCCCGACCACTTATCAAAGATTACAAAAATTTGTAATTGATGAACACTACTCTGTGAGACGTGGGCCAACGACACAACTTACTCGTCAACCCCTCGACGGCACGAGTAAAGGCGGTGGTTTGAGGGTCGGTGAGATGGAAGAATGGGTACTCACAAGCCATGGTTCGATGAGACTATTGCACGAAAAGTTCTATAGGAACTCTGACGGTACAAATATTTATGTTTGCAGGATTTGTCAGAATCGTGCAATTGTGAATGAAAAAGAAGGCATTTATAAATGCAAGTATTGCGAAGATGCCGCCGATATCGCCGAAGTGTCATCATCATGGGTGGCTAACTTATTATTTAATGAAACCGCGGCAATGAATATTCATATGGGACTTGATTTACAACCATATGAATATCTTAAAGAGATTGAAAAATAACTAATATAATTTATAGAAATATATTTACCGATACTTTATATTTTTTGCCCGACCGCGTGATGGAACAACAATGGGTGGTGGTTTATACTCCTTCCGAGGGAGGAGGGGAATATGGGAAATATGGAAACACAGCACATGTGTATATAGAATTCATATTAAAGAAATAATTGAATTTGATATATCACTAATATCATAACAATGGAGTTTCCAAACAATGTTAAGCCAGGTCATATTGTAGAACATGAAGACAAATATTATATTCGTAGAAAGGATTTAATATCCTTATTGGGTATATGCCGTAAAACTATAGATTCAGCATTCCAAAATAATAATTTATATAGTATCAATGTTAGTAATACAGATAAAATTAAGCGTAATACATGTCTTGTATCGTTTATGGGTATAAGTTATCTTATAAATAATTTGCACCCTCATAATGTGGATATTGATGCATTTGGTAAAATGATGCAGGAATTTTCAGAAATACCCGAAGAAAGTTCGCGTAGAGGTTATATATACATATTACATATACGGGAAAATATATATAAATATGGACATACGGTAAATATTAATCGTAGATTACAAACTCATAAAAAAGAATTGCAATATAAAGAGGAATTACTTATACATCCGTGTTATAATAAAGCACTAGCATTTAAAATAGAAAGGGCTATTCAATTTAATGGAGCTGGTGTAATAACACATATACCATCTCTCGATGGTATTAATAGAGACGAAATATTTACGTGTGATAACATCAATTTCTTTATAGATATGGTTAAAAATATTATATATGATGAAACTGATATATACATATATTCTATAGAAAGTCATAGCAGAGATCAAGCTAGAAAATGGAAGAATGAAATCATGAGGCTCAAGGAAGAACTCAAAAAAATAGATAATGACGTGAAACCCATGATGGATGATTCTATTAAACTAAATACATCCGAGAGAATGAACAAATTTATAGAGCTCTCAAATAAAATAGAAGAAGTTAAGAAAATGTTTAATGCAAATGAATTACCGTCAAACGTGACAAAACTCAATATTGTACCTCCTCCTGAGCCTATGCTTAAATTTGTACGAGAACATATAATACCATGTGTAAATAATGAGGGTTTTACAAAGAAAATGCTTGATAGTAAGTATAAACATGTTGATTACATACATCAATATGTTAAGGGAATTGATAAAACAGAAAAACATCGTGACCAATTCGCATGTGCTGTAAAATTTGTATATGGTGTAAACTGTAAAAACCCAGAGTATAAAGACAAATGGTTTAATATAGATTATAAGAAAGTTTCTGTTGAGGATTTTATACAAAATAGATGTATTATGATTAAAGGCTCGAAGGAAGGAAAAAGGGCTATGAATGAATATTATAGTAAATATTGCACTAGTATTAATGGGATACCCATGACTGATCCCGCAAAGGGATTTGATCATGTATTAACTGCAAAATTGGCATATGAAGATATTTATATAAAAGATACAAATTCTTTGGAGGAATTTATAAAAAATAAATGTATTAGAGATACTAATGCAAAAATTCCAACAAGAAAATTTGTAACAGCGTATACAACATATTATAAAGAAAATAGTCTTACAGATGATAATTATAAAAATAATTATACAAAATATGATGAAGGAAATATCAAGGCAATATTACCATATTTAGGATATGATGTGGATAAGTCAGGAGAACATCCTATGATTAGTGGTATATCTATTATAGGATATGTTCATGTTGATGAAATACCAGTTGCGCCAAGAATATTGTTGGATATTGATAAATTTATATCAGATAATCTTCATCATAGTGCTGGTAAGTCTGTAACATGGCGTTATGTTTATGAAAGAATCAAATTTGAGGTTGATAAAATCGCGCAAAGTAATGGAACAGTAATAAGCGATACAGAAAAAGGGAAAATAGCCAAGTATTATGGTATTAACATTTATAATAAATTGGGTAGTCCTGTACCAAACAGTGGGAAAATAAATGATGGTACTAAACTAAATAATTATATATTAATAGATTTAACAATAATAGAATTTATTGATACTTACATAGATAAAAACAATAATGATCGTATACCCTCTGATACCGTCCGTGATTTATATAAGGAAAAATACGCCGGTCGTTATAAGGCAGCTGATAGTACGATCAGTAAAACACTTAAAAAAATGTTGCCCAATGAGGCCGTAGGTATAAAAAGATTCGTATATAAAGTGCGAATTATTAGAAATAATCAATAATATCAACGTGGATCGATTCTAAATTTGAATATTATTTTTTGTGATTAATAACAATGCTGTCATTAAAGAAAACTTGTCTGGAAGTTATTTCACGTACATCGAAAAATGGTAACACGGCTGTATTAGGCCCACAATTATTCCTCCCAGAAATATATCCACACTATGTACGACAATTAGAAATTGATAGAGATGATGGCTCAGAACGTTGCTATCTCACCAGTGAGGATAATTTTAATATGTTGTATAGAGTATACATGTGTATGACTGAATATCTTAATATTGATCGCATTGACAGTTTCAACAGTACATTTACTACGAACATATGTGGTTGTGATGAGATACATTCAAAATACACCAGAGCATATATGCAAGTTTATAACGATAATGCAAATATATTTCCAGTTACATATCAAATTCGTACCAATTATAACACATATCGTATAACAAATAACATAATTATTGATCCAAACTATATAGATGAATACGATACATACAATGATAGATATATAATACCATATAATATAAATATATTTGTATATAAGTTACCTCCGCTCCTTATTAAATTGGGAATATTCTTCGGAAAATTGACTGGTCCGAAGTATGTCAATAAGGGAGACATAGAACATGCTAGAATAGTGTTGGATAAAATTCATGACCGTGATAGATATGACTAGTATCCATATTTCTACCATAAATTTGAATATATATTTTTTGTAATTAATAATAATGCTTTCATTAAAGAAAATTTGCCTAGAAGCCATAGTTAGAGCCTCGAAAGCCGGCAATACGGCCGTATTAGGCCCACAATTATTTCTCCCGGAAATCTACCCACATTATCTAAGACAAATTGAGATCAATTCAGGAAAAGGCTCAATAAGAAGTTATGTAACATCTGAAAAGGACTTTTACGATTTGTGGAAAATTTATATGAAAACACTACAATACTGTGATGAATTTCACGAAGATGATTCAGTATGTGCTGGTGATCTTGAATACGCACTTGAGGATATTAAAAAGTATGAACGTTATAATATGCGAAGGTTTGGACATTTGATATTACACGAATATAATATACCCATCATGTTAGAGTTAGATATTGAATTAAGCAACATTATCCCTGTAACCAATATAACTTATGATTTATATAAACTCGATAAATTACATATTAAGGATGCGGCATGTGTACCAATTGGTTGTAAAGTATATTACCACGGTGTAGTGCCCAATAATTTATTAATATTCGTAAATAGTTTACCACCGGCATACATAAATATAGGTTTGTTATTTGGTAAATTACATGGGCCTATATATGTCAAATATGAACATATAGAACTCACGCGTAATATTATAGACGGTTTGGCACGCGAAATGTAAATTTAAATATATTTTTTGTAATTATATACAATGTTATCGCTAAAGAAAATTTGCCTACAAACACTTTCCAGGGCCTCAAGAACCGGCAATACGGCCGTACTGGGGCCGCAATTATTTATCCCAGAGATCTATTCGATGTTTATAAAACAGTTGGATATCGATGCATATGACGGCTCAGAACGTTGTTATCTTACAACTGAAAGGGATTTTTATTTATTATATAAAGTATATGTTTGTATCGCAACATGTCTCAATATTAATACCAATGATAAATTCAGTGATATTATGAAATATTTCGCAACTTCTGGCGATAATAATTATGATAGGTTTATACCGACGGTATATGATTATTACCCTGATAATATTCCTATAGTCCCATTAACAGAATTATTATATGATAAGCATCATATAAAGAATATCATGGAAGGTAATATTGAGGAGAATAAATTAATCGTATATTTAGACACTCATATGCTTAGGGAAAATACGGGTATGTTTGTATACGATCTTCCGCCGTTATTAGTCATCTTAGGACTATTCTTTAGACGCTTGGTCGGCCCAAAATACATCAATAGATGGGATATAAAATGCGCCCAAGATATAATATTTTAAACGTAAAATTGAATAATATTTTTTAGATCAATAATATGTCCGTCCTCAGTCTCAAGAAAATATGTCTGCAGACGCTTTCACGAGCGGCAAAAGATAGCAATACGGCCATATTGGGGCCGCAATTATTTATTCCCGAAATATATACACATTTCTCAAGACAAATTGAGATAGATGCGGACGGCGGCTCAGAATGTTGTTATCTCACTACTGAAAGAGATATTTATTTCTTATATCAAGTATATATATGCTTTACCAACTACTTAGGCCTTACACGTGATGACATATTTGCGGAGGCGGTAGAAAAACATATAAATAAATATGGAAAGGGTCGTACCAAAATAGGTATACCTAGTGCTGATTATAAATATGGATTCGATGGTATATTTATATTGACTGACCTAATATATAAATATTACAATATGAGTAATATATCAAAATATGCTAAACGATTGTGTTTAGAAGTGTGTGGTAATAATGAAATACGTGGAAATATATGTATCTTTATCTATGGAATACCACCATTATTAGCCACTTTAGGGCTACTTTTTGGCCGCTTAATCGGCCCAAAATACATCAAGAGGAGAGATATTGAAGTGGCAATAAGGGCTAGTGGACGTCCCTTTAGAATTTATAGGCGCTAAATTTTTTTGATATAAATTTGAATATTAATAACATTATTTATCATAATACATAAAAAATATGCTCTCGTTAAAGAAAATCTGTCTGCAGACACTCTCTCGCGCGGCAAGAGCCGGCAATACGGCCATATTGGGGCCCCAAATACTACTTCCGGAGATTTATCCACACTATGCGAGGCAGGTCGAGATTGACGCGAATGGCGGCTCAGATCGTTGTTATCTTACCACTGAAGCGGATTTCTATCTATTATGTAAGGTTTATATATGCGTAGCAAAATACTTAAATCTATCATGGCATACCAACATTTTGAACAGCGTAAATGATTACATGCTAGATAAAGAAAATATATGTGCACCAACTATAGACGAATATTATAGTGATTATATATTTCCATTAACAATTAATATATATTATAATTACAATATAAACACGATAGATGGTTATTCTTGTATAAATGAATATGAATTACTAGATAGACATTATACAATACCAAAAAATTTAGACATATTTGTATGTGGACTACCATCACTACTTGTAAATTTGGGACTACTTTTTGGCCGCTTAATCGGCCCAAAATATATTAGCAAAGAGGCTATAGAAAGTGCCCGTATAACATTGAGTACAGTCAACGAAATGGGTATTAAACGCGAAGGATAGTTTGTTTTATTTTTTATATATATGAACAAAATTGAAGTTTATTACCTACTCATAATAAATAACTAAAAACGTATACATATGTTATCACTAAAGAAAACCTGTCTGCAGACACTCTCTCGGGCGGCAAAAGCCGGCAATACGGCCGTTTTGGGGCCACAATTATTCATTCCCGAAATATACGCACACTATATGAGACAAATTGAGATCGATGCTGATGACGGCTCAGAACGTTGTTATTTTACTACAGAGATGGATTTTTATCTATTGTATGAGGCATACACATGTGTTGCTAATTATTTGAATATCAAATGTAATGATAAGTTTGTTGAAGTAATGAATAATGCACGTATCGATAATATACTTGAATATTCATACGAACATACGCCGTTATTTCCTTTAACATCAGAATTATATGATAAATATAATATTGATGTCCTCATAAAAGGCAAAAATGCGCGATGTATTGAAGAATATAGTATAGCCGATCATCGATATAAAATATTGGACAATATAGGTATATTTGTATACGACTTACCGCCGTTATTAATCATTTTGGGACTACTCTTTAGGCGCCTGATCGGCCCGAAATATATTGATAGATGGTATATAAAGCATGCAAAAATCTATATGTTTGGTGCGAGTTGATATGGAAAAAACCTAAAACTGAATATTATTTTTTATATTTATTACGTAATAATGTTATCGCTGAAGAAAATCTGCATACAGACACTCTCCCGGGCGGCAAAAGTCGGCAATATGGCCGTGTTGGGGCCGCAAATATTCCTCCCAGAAATTTATCCACATTATATGAGACAAATCGAGATTGACGCCCGTGGAGGTTCAGAGCGTTGTTATTTAACCACTGAAAGGGATTTATATTTACTTTGTATTGTTTATGTGAGATTATTAAAATATTTTGATGGTTCATGTTTTTCAGGTATTGTATCAGATATATATAATTATATGCTGGATAAGGAACCATATAATCTATATAGTATTCTTCCAATACATGATTATACATCGGATAACGCGTGTCCGCTGACCAATAAATTATATAGTGATTATGAAATAAGTCAAATAGATTATAATGATGTCGACTACATATGTGAAAATATGATACGTTCACATTGGTATGAATTACCAAGTAATTTACATATATTTGTATATGATTTACCACCATTACTGATCGCTTTAGGATTACTTTTTGGCCGCATAAAGGGCCCAAAATATGTCGGTAAGTGCGATATACACAATGCGCGTGAGGTAATGTATGCCACAATAATGACACCTAGGGCATTCGCTAACTAATATATTTTTTGGCCCATAAAATTGAAATGGAAGAATCATCAAATGTTAACAGCAATTTGCAATGCTATCACTAAAGAAAATTTGCCTACAGGTTATCGCATGGGAATCTCGCTGCGGCAATACGGCCGTACTTGGGCCGGGATTATTCCTTCCGGAGATTTATCCTCACTTCTTGCGACAGATTGAAATTGACGCCGAAGACGGGTCTCGACGTTGTTATTTGACTACCGAGGTTGATTTCTATAAATTATGTAGAGTTTATAATTGTATGGCGGGACATTTTGGGGCTGATGAGGTTGAGTATTTTATGCAACCGGTATATGACAATGTTGATAAGTACGATATATGCACTAAAGAAATACCACTAACATTATATGATTATGATGATGTATTAGATGTAATTCCCGTAACGCATACTTTATATTATGAGTATATGATGGGCGATAATATAATTGATGGTAGGGATATCATTGATGACATCGAGTTCGACAACGACGATTATGAGTTACCAAAAAATATACACATCTTTGTATGGAATATCCCGCCGTTGTTAGTTAATTTAGGACTGCTTTTTGGCCGCATAAAGGGCCCAAAATATATTAGTATGCGCGATATACGATCGGCCGCACGTATTATGAATATTGCAGAATGTTTTGAACGCATGAATTAATATTTTTTGGCCTTAAAATTGAAATATATTAACGTTGAGTATTAAATTAGTATTACCCCCCCCCCCAACCGCCCTCAGCCACTCTCTACCGCCCAATGAAATCCCTCCGAACTATTTGCCTTATCAGTCTCGCACGCGTGTCTCAAGATGATACAAGATACATTGACGAGCGTATATTCATACCTGGAATTTATTCTGACTATGTAAAATGGTTGAATATCGCGTCTGGACATTTTCGGGAATGTTATTTGACGTCGGAGATGGATTTGTATGAACTTCTAAATACGTATAACGTATCAACACCGTATTATAATGATATGTTCGCCACGCCTGATGCTTTATTTGACATGAAATTTCAAGATCGCATGCAAAATTACATTGATTATATGGAATCACATATAAACAAAGACAAAATCCTTGCGGCCATTATTGATGATCGATATCCAAAATCAATATGTTATAAATACAATACATTATTACATTTTGAAATTCACTTCAAAAATATAATACCGGTAACGCAAAGTCTTATAGATGAGTATGAACTTGACATCACCGGTCGAGGATATCCTATAAAACGGGCGCAAATAATCAGACGCAAGAGCCCTACGCACAATGTAACTTTACTTGTAAGTGGTCTAACGCCGTATTTGGCCGCCAAGGGCCGCAAAAAAGGCCTCATTTCCGGTCCGCATTATATTAAGAGTAAACATATCAATAGCGCAATAAAGAACATTGTACACATTGATTTTCGGCACAGAAATGTACCTAAAGATTGTATGTAAGTTTATTTCGGGAGGTATTTTATTATTTTTTGGGATTAATAATCATCGCAGCGCGAAGGCACGAGATGAAAAAATTGAATTAGGAGTGTATTGATTTAGTATTGCCGTCTGATTGAATAATGGAAGGAGTTTCATGCGCGCATATGGGTTTACAATCAACCGTTGTGGGATTTTCGAGTGCACCTTATACAGCCCCATACAAAAGACGCGATGGCCCGATTTGCAGTGTATCGAACCCAAAAAACCCAAAAAAATATAAACGTGATATCATTAAATCACAATTAAGACCGACATGCAATCATAAATATAGCAGATGTAGCAAGAGCTTGTGTTATAATTGTTACCGTCAAATCTACAAGGGCGAGCCGTTGAACCTCCAAAAACTTGACAGGATGGCGACTAGGCCTGAAGGTCCGCACCAGCTATATGAATATAGTATCAAAGGCGTGAATTATTCGGCCAAAGTGCTCTCCGTAAAGCGCGATATGCGCGTGGGTGGTGGAGAGACTGAAGAATACATGCTAACATGCTCTATATTGAATCACCCAAGTTCCGAAAACCGTATGACTGAGCCGCATAAGATAAAGTTCAGAATCGGGATACTATATGGTGAGATCATTGTACTTCACGCGCAACCAAAGCGCGGCAAAGTACATATTGAATATGTACCTAAGTACAATATTGGCTTCAGTCAGGTCAATGCAATGTTTGAACCGCAAAACTATGAAATCGATCTGCCTTCATATTTGTATGTAGGAATGATTTCTAGGCCGATGTTTAGCGGCAAAGTGCGGCCGGATAACTTCCTTAATGAGCGCCCAGATATCGCTGAAAGGATAAAGCATGGGTCGTATATGTGCGTAGTTGAGGATAAATAGGGTGCTGAGAATATTGGATAGATTTATAGAGTTATATTTTTTGCTCTCTAATTACTTTTGATTAATCGCGCGACGTGTGGAAATTGCAGTAAATATTTTTTTGCGTGTTTATTTTCATTATTATCTGAAATTTTTCTGAGATGCTCGATGGAAAAATTGGTATTGAATGGATATCTGAAGCCATCAAATAAGTAATTATATGCAGGGCCAAACATAGAAACTGATTGATCTATTAATCCTTTTTTGAATGGATTCATATAGTTATCATTGCATAACTTCTTTATGACATCATAAATACTATCAGTAATTATTTGTTTAGTCTCGATATCGTTAAACTTTTCCCATGTTCCGTTAATATGAACGACAAATGACACTCCATCATCGGCCAGCGCCAATGAATAATTTTCTGGGTGTTTTTTATTGAAATATACAACCTCAGTGAATAGTTTACATACTTGTTGTTCTGATTTAATGTTTTTTTATTAGTTCGGTATCGATAGTGATTTTACTTACGTCTGGACTATTGTAATTGTTAATGAATGTGACATTATTGGTGATATTATTTGTTGTGCTATTGTCAATACTATTATCTATGTTATCACCAATGTGTTTATTCGCATTATTGCGAACATTAGTAGTTTGTTGTGTAGGTAATGTATTATTGACCATAGTGCCATTGGAATTTTTGCGCATTTCTTCCACTGTGTTTTTTAATTCTTTCAATTCTTTTTTAAGTTCTGCGATTTCATCATCCTTACGTTTTTTTCTATCTATTTTAATCATACATGTTTTTGAATGACGTGTAAGGCTGCTCTTCGTAGAAAATTCTTTGCTACATGTATTACATTTTGGAGGACCTACTGGTTGCGGTTTATCAACTTTTTCAGGACATGGTTTTTTACGATTTTTATGTGTATCTAAGTTACATTTTTTGTCAAATACTTTCCCGCATTTATCACACTTAAACTCCTTCTGCGGTTTTTTTATAGATGCTATTACGATTTGTCCACGTTGTAAAACCTTATTAAGGCCTCTCTTCACTAAAACATCCTCCACTATTTTACCAAATTCGCTCTTAGGTACATTATTTTTCGGCAACTTGCTAACTATATCATCAATATAATTAATAACAACGCCTATATCAGCTGTCTTTATAACTTCAGTTTCCTTCCTATACGTTTCAAGAATTCCACATCTAATCGCATATTCTTTTATACTTTTCTCAACTTCGCGCACAAATTCTCCACATTCCCATGTTTTCACAACATTGTGAAATTGATGATGGCGGAAATGTGTGGTCATCCTGGTAATAATATTGGTAGTCAGTCCAAATTTATAATATCCATCACCAAAATCCAACAAATAAACATATCCGCCATTTACAGAGCAATTAGCAATTCCGCCCAATATTTTGCGCAATTCACCATAATAAGTCTCCTTAGATAGATTTCTTATTTTACTCATGGTTATATATTATTTATATTTATTGTGAAAATGGTAATTAAACAAAAAAATATATATAATTATTCTTGCTACACTTAGGCCGTTAAAATCCACCAAGGAAGTTCCTTATAAAGTATAGTGTTATTCGACAATGGGCTATTAATTAAATATCCATAATCAACAATACCAAATTTTTTATCACTTACTAATTCTTTCAAATCAGTAACTATAAAATAACATCCGAGAGGAACATACAATATTTTATGGGTGGGTGTTGTAATAAATATACTAGGATTATATTTGCACCCCTTAATAATTAAATTACCGGCGTAATGTTTACGTACATAGTCTTCATATTTTTTCCAAATACCATCATTAAATTTAGGATACATTGGAACAGCATTATATAAAGTGCATGTACACGGCCCATAATCAGCATATGGAACTAAATGTCCTCGTTGAAAGAAAGTACCAGTATAATCCTTGGTAGTATAGTTTGCACTCTTAGTCCAAGAACAGCGGCGTGTATCATTATTCCCACCAGATGTACTTACGTATAGAACATAATTATCCTGTCCATAGCTGTAATTGTATTCAATGAGAAACTTAGTAAAGTTCATATTATTACCATTATTATATAAACGATATTGTTTGCACCCATTATGCGCGTATAAAACACCCATAATAGCTAATATAACAACCCATAAAAGTTCTGTACGCATATTGATACTAATCGCAATTTACAATAACTTATTAATGGTATTCAATTTTATTTATCACAACACCCACACGACCGTCAAGGGCGCCAAAAAATCCCCTAAAATAGACAGACCTCAAAAAACACAAAAATACCGCTAGAATTTTCAAAAAAACACAAAAATTTCATTAAATTTTCAAAAAAAACACAAAAATATCACTAGAATTTTCAAAAAAACATAAAAAATATTCCTAGGCGCATTTTCGGCGCATATGAGTTCAAGATAACTTCGTTTTGATCTCCTCAATCGACTTTTGGAGTTCACCTAAGCGTATAAATATATCAGTGATTATACGAATATCAACTTGCATCATACTAGATGTTTCAGGCGTATTTACCGGCACGGTCTCCTCTTTTGCGACCTTAACTTGTTTACGAGTTTTCTCGCGCTTTTCTTTGAGCTTATTTTTGCGTTCTTGATTTGCCTTATTTTTCGCAACGACTTCATTTATATAATTCTCATCAAATCTTGGCATTGCTATCATTATGTCGGTAGAGGTTTTACCATCCTTAAGCATTTTGGTAATCATATTGTCCGCAGCGTATTTAATACTAACCGATGTGCGCCCTAAGAGAGTACCGATATCCTCATATGATTTCCCTTCGCGCAAATAATTGGACAACATATCACGTTCTTCAACCTTCCAGACCTTACCACGATTAGGTATTTTGGACCCATTAACATCATTGATACTAATAGGAATGGGTCCAATAGCGTCATTTTTAGCGCCCTCAGCGCCCCCAGCACCTCCAGAAGTGTTCATAGTTGATTCCATAATAATTATTTTCCTGCGCGAGATAGTTTGACAACAGATTCTGTGAGAATTTTATGTGTCTAAATAGAAATTCAATTTTATTTTTATTTACTTCAACATTGCCTACAGATACTGTTTTTGACGGCATGTCCTTATCGCAACGCCTAAAATTATATAAGTTTATAAACCCTCGCCGTTGCATGACGATACTAAGGTCGCAGACCGCATGCGCGAATAAAATTGAACTATATATACTTATATATAGGTAATGGATAACACCGAGTATACACTCGAACCAGTTACAAAGAAAAATGTCGAGGATTTGCGCAAAATACGTATACACAAAGAACAACGCGGATTTATAGCGGACATTGATTCAAGCTTAATACAAGCGAGTTTCCTGCCAGGATGGAATGGCCGTATTCTGCGGTACAACAACGTCATAGTGGGATTTGGTTCATACTCTGAATATAATCCAGATAGCAGCACTATGGGCGCCAAAATAAACAAAATAATGATAGATCGTAATCATCAGGGCAAAGGACATGGTAATAAACTGCTACAAATGATGCTAGAAGATATTTCATCTCATGGATACAAGTTCATAACTTTAAACTCAAATGCGAAAAATAACGTCGCAATTGCATTGTACAAAAAATACGGGTTTGAGGTATACAAACAATGCCCTAAAGGCACTGATGTAATTATGTCAAAACTTTTAGAGTAACATTATATATAGACATAAAATGCATCCAATATTAACTATATTACTTGTAAAAGTTATAATAATATTAATCTTTTTCTACATATGGAAACCAGCAATGGCAAAAAGGATACTCAATAGAGTTGCTAGCGATGAACTAATTGCACTTGGTGATGTGTCAATAGATTCAACAATATAATCATATAAAAATTGAAATGAGGGCATACAAACAGCACTCAGGCAGCACTCAGGCGGCACTCAGGCACAATGACCAATTACGGGATAGTACTAGGTGGTTTTATACTCTCGATACACCTTATAATTATAGTTTACTCTATAGCACACGCACATGAAACGAAAAAAATAGATGGTTATTGTCAGGATATTACTACAGCATATCAATGCGGCCGTAGCTGTAATTGCAAGTGGTGTAACGTCCCATTGGCGCCAAAATGCGTTCTTACGGCCGATAAATGTCATCCGAATAGTACTCTAGATAAGATACTACAAAAGGATGCTATTTCGGCCCCAACTTGTGATAATGGCGGAAACTCATACTTTTATGCAATAATTGTCGCGATAATTATATGTTGCATCTACACCCTCGTCGTATTATATAATTCAAATATACATCAATCACAACATTGGCCTGTGCATTTTATAATATATTGCGCCAACGCCTATATACTGTATAACGTATTCTCGACGCCCGCAACATCCGCATAACTTTATATATAAAAAATATATATTATTCTTTTTTGCGATCGCTGGCTCGCACTCGGATTATCTCTAGTTCTTGGCTTGAGAACGTTTTTATTTTTTTATCAGTATGTCCTATATATAATGATACAACTCCGTTGAACATATACGCCCTAACAAATAGACCGCTATACATGATACTGCATAGGTATTGTCCCTTATCAATGATCACCGATGTATTCATATTTTTATTTGTAACAAATATCAAAGACATATTTCAATTTTTTAAGCATAATTATTAATCTTACGCACTAACTGAGTTTTTGTAAGACCACCAAATGGTATTCCAAGTGATTTGGCCATAAATTGTAGATCAGTAATCTGCATCTCATGGCTCGCCCGTGAGAACTTTTTGCGCACAGGGGTCTTATTTGAGGCCATTTTGGCCGTCCTAGGCAATAATCTGGAACTCATTGCCGTCCTTTGTTTACGTTTCGCGGCCGTAGACCGGCGACTGCGGCGGCTATCGCGACTACTTTTCTTACTCTGTTTGCTTTGCTTACTCTTTCTAGCCATTAAAATTATGATATGTATATATTTAGTAATTATAATTATGTACATGATTGAACTAAAAACCTACTTAAATATTATGCCGTTATACAGCGCGTCCGTACTCAACAATAACGTATTAGATATATTTACATTAGGCGTACCGTGTAAAAATACAAATGCACCGCTACCGAATTCAACATTATATCTATCGGCCTGTTTTATTAACGACGTATAAATAAAAGTATTTGGTAACAACATATATGATTTGAAGTCAATCCAATGTACACGTTTACCATTAATATATAAAACATCCAACAACAATATGTCCGGTGTCACAATTGCGCGCCCAAATTGCTCGACTTGTTCCTTTGTGAGCTCTTCTTGCGTTTTAAAGGCCGCCCCAATTGCGCCAAAATTGCGCACAAATTCTAATTCGGCGGCATCGGCGCGTTTACCGGCCTCTTGCTGCGATTGTATATCCGATATATCATTATCAACGGCGAGATAATATTGTTTTAAATCACGACCTTGAATAAATTTCTCTGGTTGCGCCCGTTGCGTATATATATGGTATAACACAGTTGCACTATAGCCTTTTTCAATAAGTATTGATCGCAATAGCATTAACGGCGGAATACCATATTTATTACTTAATTCAGTTATATTAGTTTTTTCATATTCAGATACCGCATTAGACAATATCTCACTGAGTTTCGGACGTGCTTCAATGGCCCTCTGTGCGCAAATAATTCTATGTACTGAGTCAATCAAGGGTTCACTAAGATTATATTGCGCCCGTAGGTCACCACGTACATTTTTTGGTAGCACTCCGAACATATTTAACTCATATAAATATTTATACAGTCTATTAGCAACATCATTATTTACAAATTTCATAGGCCATATAATATTAAATACTTTGCGGCCAGTATCTTCCTCTGTAATAGTTAATACGGTTATTTTGGGCGTGTGTTTAGGTGTGTGTTTAGGTGTGTGTTTGGGCGCCTGTGCCGGTCTTTTGCCGCCAAAAAAGCTTTTCAAAAAATCCATCATAATATATATACTACTCGTATACATAAATTGCATTTTAAAAATTGAATTTTCTTATTTAGGCAAATAATAATAATGGATATTACTAATCAACGTACATTATGTGATGCTATAACCACCGTAGTTAATAGTGTGACGTCTTTAGCGGCAAAAAACACACAACGTGGGCGCATCAAGTTATATCTTGGGCCCATGTTTGCATCCAAATCAACAACTATGTTGCGCGATTTAGAACGTTACGTGCGCGCGGGCAAACGTTGTATTGTCATTAAATATGATGAAGATACAAGATATGATCATCTTAGCAAATTAGGCGGGATTGTTTGCCATGATGGTATTGAATATAAACTACCATTGACCTCACAACACTCACTTAAAGATATCAACGTCGACGATTACGACGTTATAGGAATTTCAGAGGCGCAGTTCTTTGATGACCTAATTATATGTAGCAAGTGGGCCAATGCCGGCAAAATAATAATTGCTGAGGGCCTTGATGGGACATTTGAGCGTAAAATATTTAAACCTATAAGTGATATAATACCATATTGTGAAAAAATTACAAAGCTAACTGCCGTTTGTAAATGCGGTGATAAGGCCGTATTCAGCAAAAAAATAAGCGGTGATATGGATATCACTAAAGATATTGGCGGGAGCGATAAGTACACACCAGTGTGTCGCCAATGTTATTAATATTTTTTATAAATCCTTAAACAAATTATTCACAAATGCTGGCATGGATATACGTTCATTATCCATAAAGAACACACCAAGATCAGGTGATTCTAATATCGCCTCATACGCATGATATCCACGCGATATAAAATTATATATAACTTTAATTGGATCAAAATATTTGCCGATTATAATATCCCCCATACGTTGATACATAACATCATATAATTCACATATTGATGTCGCAATATCTTTAAGATCCCCAGGGGTCATATCTACCCGGCGGTTGTTGGCGGCCTCAATCGTCGCCCAGAATTTTGCCATAGGATCTCTGCTCCCTTCAATACCAACGAGTTTAGATAGCCATTGTTGATGTAACGGTCTATTATCAACTTCTTGTATGTCCCGCGGCACAATGTCAATATTCATATCATCCCTATCAACACCTCTATCAACACCCCTATCAGCATTAACTCGATCCTCGGCAGCGCCTTCACCCGGCAAAGGACCTCTAGGACAGAATTGACCGCGTGAAAAGAGGTATGTACGTGTGTATGATGAATCAAACCCATGTTCTAATGCATTTTTTTTAAGTAAATTATTCATCATTACATGTTTTTTTCTCTCATAGTTTGTCTTTGATTCTTGATTGGGTGGTAACAATATTATAGGTGCTATGTAGTTTTGTGTGGCCATCACGGGTGTCGCTTTTTTCATTTTGTGTTGTAAGTATATGTAACTTATACCTAAATGGATATTCAATTTCAATTTTAATCTTTACACAAAATACATATATCAATCATGGACTACGATGCAGAACGTATTACCGATAGGAGAAATATCGCGCGAATTAAGATGGAGGCTCAGGTAGCCGCAGATGCTATAAAAGGCGAATTATGTAATTATGTACGTGAAACGGCCGATGAACATACGATTAGAGCTGTACGGGATCTCGCCACAACTAATCCATTAGTATATAAATATATTCGACGACTTGAAAGCATCAACAACAATATATATTGTACCAACTGCGATCGTGTTAAACATGTCACTGGATTCAATGAAAGTAATAATAACCATAGTTATAATGATGAATTATTTGAACAACAATGCATAAATATGCATAGAAAAATAGATAATCTCGCGGCTATGATAAAGGAATTATATGATAATTATACAGCAAATAAACAACAAATTGAGGAATATTTTACCGGTTTAGTTAATGAATTAAGTGATTGTAAAAAAGCCGTTGATATGCCGTTGAATGCGCCAAAAAATACCAGCAAATCAATGCCCTCAATGGCCCGAGAAAAACCCCAATTAAGGCCCCAACCGACCGCCCCTGAAGTCGAACTTTTGCGCCCCCAGACGTATAACAGCGGCACCCTTGACGATATATTTAAGCCGTTGATGCAGTTTGATGATGATGGTATGTTTTAGGAAATAAAAAATTGAATTTATACATTTGATTATAGTAAACAGTGACATATAATACTAGACAATGGCTGATAAACAGGAAGTGATACCCGAACGTATTCGCATAAATGCGTCTATTAATCAGTTTAAGCGGGCTATAAGATCGCCTGAAGAAAATATTAAATATGCTATGCATAAAGATAATCCATTGGTTTGGTATGCGATGTTACATGGGATTGCTGATGATTTTGAAGGTGGTGAATACATTGTGCGAATTGAAACAACACCAAAATTCCCATATGCACCACCATGGTTTTATTTAATGACACCAAATGGGGTGTATGATATCGAGAAAAAAGTTTGTATCGATATTGGTGGGTATCACTCACAAAATTATAGAGCCGTACTTGGCATTGATGGGTTCGCGAAGCAGTTGGTGTCCGGCCTTATCGGCGGTATTGATCACGGATTATCTATTCTGCATACAACAAGCAAGCAAAAACAATCACTTGCTAAACTATCAGTAGAATATAATTTGCAAAATCATAAAGAAATCGTTGAACATATTAACAATACATATGCTGAATATAGTACCAAATGGAGCACTTCTACGGCCACTTCTACGGCCCCATGTGCCCAAACAGACGTCAAAAATAATGGTAAAGAAAAGGAAAATTCATAATAGTGAATATATTTTGGCCGCCATGCGACAATTATATTATTTTTTTAACTTTTGGATAATGCAAAATATAAAATGTATAAACATTTGAATAATGTTGCCAGCCTCGTTTCTGCGGCAAAAGAGGTCGTAGTAAATAATGATAGAATGTTATATGCGCCGTTTTTCGCGGTAATAGAAAAGTATTGTGAACGCGTTTGTGTTATTGGCGGACGCGTTGGGGCCGATTTAATTATCGGCCAACCATTGCATAAAGATTCTTTTATGTGGGAAGTATACACAAACAATACCTATGAAACGGCTATGCATATTGCAGATGATTTTATAAAGGTACATTCACCACATATAGACCCAAGTACAACTGTAGTAAATACTAATGAAAGAAATATTGAACATACAATAAGCGTCAATGGGCGGCCAATATTAAAACTTTACAAACTGGACCATTATCGCAATGTTGATCTAATGGAAATGGTTAGGCCGGTTATTGCCGATGGTTATTTCGGCAGCAAAGTGCAGTGTCTAAGTGAAGAAATTCAACTAAGTGATATATACCAAACACTTTATTCGCCCGCGAAATTTGACAAATGGGAAGCCGCATTAAATAATGAGGAAAAAATGTATAAATTTGTTGAACCATATTTTGAAAAAGTATATTTGGGCGGAAAGAGGGCGGAAACAACAGGCCCGTTAAACGGCATTAGCGAACGCGATATAGCCATTATAAAGGCCCTTAGGAATCTTGGTGGGATCCTTGTAGGTAGTTTTGCAATGCGAATTTTGGGCCTTGAATCATCTATACAGCGATTACAAGTTATAATCGATAAACCCATCGATGAACTCATGAAGGTGCTTACAATTGTACTTAATGATATTATAGTCAGTTCGACCCCATTGCAATTAACACATGTTGAGTATAAATTATACTTAGTTAATGATTTTAGGTTAACTAAACATACTGTTTATATCGTAAAAAGTAGCACGGAACGTATACCAGTGGTTGATATATTTAATTCAACGATGTATGAGCTTATACCAGTGACATATGTTAATACAAAGTTGGATGATGATTCATTCAAAAATGTACTTGTAAGTAATCATTATGTGATGCTACGATTTAAAATGGTCGATGCATGGGCGGTAAAACTAATACTAGGAATATCAAAATCAGAAAACGCGATCCGTAGCGCAAAGGCTTCAATGGTAAATATTATTGAAGATATAAGAGTACTTAGGGCCGAAATAAAGCGCAAAATGGAGACCAGTGACGGCCTAAAATTGTTATTTCCAGATGGCACAGATCCTAACCACGATTATATCGGCAATTATGTATCTGAAAAAATATCAAAAAAGAAGCTATTAAAGGATGCAAAAGAGTATTTTGCGCCGTATTATCCTGTGAAAAAAATATAGTAATTATAATATCAAACTTAACTGGCCTTTGGACTTCCAGGCTCTACTTGCGCCTGGGCAGTCTCTTTTGGCGCCTTGAGGTCTTCCTTATATTTTGTGTGTTCTACAATAAACTGATCATATAATGCTTTATTATTATTTTTTATCCATGTAAGCATTTTATCCCCAATATATTTGTTACGTTGTTCTCCGGGTTTTTTCTTTTGGACCTCCTCAAGCTTATTGATAACATCAAGGCCGTCCTGCATAGTATACGTGGTTCGGAAACGTTCGCCAACCTCTGTTTGATCAGCCCACATGTCCTTGAAATAGGACGGTGCGGTTTTAGGTCTAACGGCGTTTAATACGACCGTTGTACTATTTGATCCGGCGGTTTCAGCGCCCTCACCTTCCTTTGTGCTCTTTTCCTTTTTATCTTTCACACTACGTTTCTGACTATTAGCGGACATTAATAACATATCTAGTTTACCATCGAGTTCCTTATAATCAAGGCGCAATTGGTTATATTCATTCATAGTTGTTTGGCGGAATGCCAGCAACTTAGCATCAATAACCTTCTCTATAGCATTAACAATAAGATTAAGATTTGGGTTGTCCATTTTAGGTATTTATTAGAGGATATTGTCAGACACGTGTGTGTTTTGATTTATATATCAATGAATTCAGGAATTCAATTTTATTTTTAAGGGTGTTGTAAGGGCGTTGTAGGGTATTATAGGCGTATAAACAGGCTCCAAGCGCGCAAAGTAATAATAAATTTATTTAAAAATTGAATAATATAGTATACATAGCCGTACACTACTGTTGTATAAACATAATGCACGTACTTAAACGCGGTAATAGGGGTTATGAGGCTATTAAATTCGATAAAATTACTACAAGAATTAGTAATTTATGTAAAGGTTTAAACTCTGCTGTTGACCCAATACTTGTGGCACAACGTACAGTAAGCAATTTAGTTGACGGCATTAGTACCGAAGAAATCGATAATATTTCGGCTAATGTGGCCGAATATCTTAATACATACCATCATCATTATGGTAAACTCAGCGCCCGTATACGCATAAGTAATCTGCATAAAACAACACCAGGAACGTTCTCTGAATGTATGTTGAAACTACAATTAGAATCATCTAAACGTTTGGTTGTGCAAACAAAATGCTTTGCGCCCGGATATGATCCTAAACATAATCTTCTCTTTAAGGAGGATGCAATTAATTTTATATCTGAACATAAGGACATTATTGATCCTATGATTATAAATGATTATGATTATAAGTTTGATTGTGTAGGTATCAAAACTCTTATGCATAATTATTTACATAAGAAGGATGGTAAACCATATGACCGCCCACAATATATGTTTATGAGGGTGGCTATAGCATTATATAAACATTTATATAATAAATCACCTACAGAGTGTTTTAACGCAATTAAAAAATGTTATAAACGTCTTGCTTCATTATCAATTATGCATGCAACGCCCACATTGTTTAATGCGTGTACACATACTCAACAATTATTATCATGCTTTCTACTCGGCGTTAAAGATGACATTAGTCAAATTATGAATTCGCAACATAATGCTAGTATAATTTCAAAGTATGCTGGCGGCATTGGTGTACATTTACATCAGATCCGCTGCAATGGAAGTTATATTCACGGCACAAGTGGTGAAAGTAGTGGCCTTATACCGCAGGCAAAAATGTGGAATGATCTCGCATGCGCTTGGAATCAAGGCGGGAAACGCAAGGGTAGTATTGCATTATATCTTGAGCCGTCTCACGGTGACATAATGCGCTTCCTTGAGCTTAAATTGCCGGTCGGTGATGATGAAAGTCGCGCAAGGGACCTCTTTTATGCATTATGGATAACTGATTTGTTTATGGAGAGATATCTTGATAGTCTTGACAATACTTGGTCATTATTCAGCAACAATGAGGCGAAAAACTTATCGCTTGTTTATGACGGCATGCCTGTGGATATGTATGTTAAAATCGCAGGTGATAGTGATCTACATGAATATACAGGGAAGTTTGTAAACCCTGATGGGACTTTAAACGCCTATACAAAATTATACTTACAGTACGAGGCCGCCGGTCTGGCAGTTGCCAAAATTCGCATGGAAGAGATTGATAGGCGTATATTACGCGCTCAGCGTGAGACTGGGACGCCTTATATATGTTATAAGGATCATGCAAATAGAAAAACAAATCACCAGAACATAGGTACGATCCAGAGTTTTAATCTCTGTGTACATGGTGATACTTATATACTTACTGATCGCGGTCAATATAAAATAGGAGAACTCTCGGGCGAAAATGTTAATGTTTGGAACGGTAATGAATTCTCGAGGGTTAAAATAATGCAGACTGGTGTTGACCAAGAGTTGATAAGAGTCGCATTATCTAATGGTGCGTATTTAGATTGTACCTTATATCATAAATTTTATATTGTTGAAAGCGGTGAAGATAGTAGTGAACCAAAGGAGATTCGTGCATGTGACCTCAAACCTGGGGATAAACTTATTGAGTACAATCTCCCAGTACTAAAGGATGGACCCAAATTAAAATCTTCTAATAAATTTGATGTACCATTTTGCGCCCATAGGGCCGATAAAATTGCATGGTTAAACACTTATACATGTGGTTTTATTACTAGTAAAAAATCATTAGTGATTGATGGACATAATTATGAATATCTCTCACATATACGTTTAATGCTGCAATCTATAGGCGTAAATAGCAGTATTTTGCCGCTAAAATATAAATTACTGATCGATACGGATGGTCTAGAACGGTTATTGGCGTCTGGTTATACACCTAAAAACTCTACAATTATTGAACATAAGGATAAATACGATGTCGGGCAATCCATATTTGTACAATCAATTAGGCCCGTTGAACGCGCTGATACGTTCTGTTTTACAGAACCAAAGCGTCATATGGGTATGTTTAATGGAATTTTAACAGGACAGTGTGGTGAAATCGCACAATATTCTGACCCGGATTCCTACGCATGTTGTACTTTGATGTCTATCGTCTTATCGCGTTATGTGGTTAAATCAGAGCTCGGTAAGAAAGATTCTAATGGACTATACAATTTTGACCCGTTGAAAGTACTAGATTATGCTCGTATGCATAAAATGGTGCGTCAATGTGTACGTAATCTTAATAGTGTGATCGATTTTAATGATTATCCAGTACATCAATGCGCGAAAAATAATTTCCAACTGCGCCCAATGGGTATCGGTATTCAGGGTCTTGCAGATTTATTCTGCAAACTTCGTATACCATTTATAAGCCCCGCCGCACGCATAATTGATAATGCCATAATGGAAACAATTTATCACGCATATATAACTGAATCCGCCGCATTGGCGCAAAAATACGACTCATATGAAATGTTTGAAGGCAGTCCTGTGTCCCGCGGGATATTACAATTTGACATGTGGAAAAACAATCGTCAACGTATGTTCCCATGCGAATTCAAAGAATTATTCTCGGGCTTATATGACTGGGATGCGGCCAAATTTGCGGCCATGAAGGGCATGAGAAACTCCCTTGGAGTGGCCCCTATGCCGACTGTGTCAACCTCACAAATTAGCGGTAATAATGAATGTTTTGAGCCATATCATTCTAATGTATATCTTAAATCGACACTTGGAGGCAGATTTATAATGGTAAATACATATTTGCTTAAACATCTAAGCGAATTAGGACTATGGTCAAAGGAAATGCGTGATGAGGTTCTAGCAAATGACGGTAGTATACAGGACATTGATATTATACCACAGCAGGTCAGAGATATCTATAAAACCGTGTGGGAGATACCACAACGCGAATTAATTATGCGATCGGCTCAGCGTTCCGCATTTATTGATCAGTCAATGTCAATGAATATATATCTTCGTGATAACTCCGATAAGACCCTACGTAGTGTAATGAGACTCACATGGTCGCTTGGATTAAAGACAGGATCATATTATATACGCACTAAACCGGCCACAAGCGCCAGGAAAGTCGCAAGTAGCACTCAACGGGCCAAATTATTGACCCAAAATACGACGGCTGATCCGGAGATACAATCAGATAATAAGACTGTAGGAGATGAAATTGCGGATGCATGTCCTATTGGATGCACTAGTTGTTCTGGTTAAGATTCAAAAAATATAATCTTATAGATTTACGACATCACAGCAATATTTTTTTAGCATAAACATTTGAATTCATGGCTGACTGGAATTGTGCCTTCACAGAAATAGCGCCAATTGCTATACATATCTATGGATGTAATTCTGAATTCGATATTGTTCGCGCTGTTGATATTTCGTTTGTGGTATTCAATTAATATTCTCCTCTTACCAACTAATAAATTAAGATTGTCACTTTTACGTGCAAATGAATACACATAATCTAGAGTATTATTTCGACATACCTTCCTTGTGGATATTAGTTCTCCAGCACCATTCGATTGTTGATAAATACGATATTTAATCATATTTAATTGATTAACTACATCTATATATTTTTTATAATGATCTATTTGAGAATCACCTAAACACTCTCTACACCAATATTTACAGCAAAGGTAAAGTCTAGCGCGATTTTTTGGCCGCAAAAAAGACCCTATAAGCGTAATAAGTTCGTGAGGAAGATTCTCCATTTTGCCTTCAATAATACAAAAATCAATTTTAGATAGTTATTAACACCATTCTAAATTCCAAATAGATATATTTTTATAAATATCTGATTCATTAAGTTCTATTTCACTATTATCATTATGGCCGTTAATCGCACGTTCTGTTAAGCGGCGTTTATGTGTGTTAATATCTAATAACGATACAAATAAACTGCCATTAAACGCATCATATAATAGATCAGTCGCTATTGTTCTATAATAACAATCATCATCACTATGGTATATACTATACATTATTTTATTTGGTATCATAATAATAGATGTAAATCCATACGCATCATTATAACATAATGTATAAGTAGTGTATTCTATTTCATGTACGGCATCAATCACTTTACAAAATTGTCTACAATGTTCTATTTGGGAATCACCTTGACATTCCTTGCGCCAATATTTGCAACAAAGATAGAGCCTGGCACGATCTTTTGGCCGTAAAAAGGCCCCTATAAGTGTAATAAGTTCGTGAGGAAGATCCTCCATTACAATATAGATTGACCATATCAATCAATTTTTTAAATTTGAATTATTATTAATGCTATATATAATACCCACATGGATAATTTTGACGACACCAAACCCGTAATACCTTCATTGCCTGATGATACCCGTCTCACTACTTTTCCTATAGCCCGTAATGATATATGGAGTTTTTATAAAATCGCACAAAGGGCCTATTGGGTGCCTGATGAGATCAAAATGGACGATGATATTACCCATTATATGAAAATGACGTCTCGTGAGCAACTTTGCGTACGAAAAATTCTCGGATTCTTTGCAACCGGCGATGCTATAGTAAATATCAATTTAGCTAAACGTTTTAAGCAAGAAGTGAGGATCATCGAGGCTGATTATTTCTATGATTACCAGATAATGATGGAAAATATTCATGCGGAAACATATTCTATGCAACTTATGTCAATTATCCCTGATAATGCCACTAGAAATGAGTTATTAAACTCAGTAAATCTCAATCCGGCGATAAAGATGATTGCTGCATGGATGTATAGCACAATAAATAGTGATGAGCCGCTTTCAGTGCGACTCTTACGCATGGCGTGCGTTGAAGGACTGTTCTTTAGCGGTTGCTTTTGTATTATTTATTGGTTCGCCAGCCGCAATTTGATGCCGGGTCTGGCCATGGCAAACCTACTTATAGCTCGCGATGAAGGCCTTCATACCGCCTTCGCATTGTTATTATTTAATCTCATAAGGGATAAACCAGAGCCCAGCGTAGTATATAAAATATTCTCTGACGCCCTTGAAATTGCACAATTATTTATATCTGATATGATGCCCGAGCCAATGCCCGAGATGAATGCAGATAAAATGACTGATTATATTAAATATCTTATAGATGATTTACTTATTAGCATTAATATGGATACAGTACATAAAATTGTGGATAACCCCATGACGTTTATGGATATGTTAGGGGCCGATGAACGCACGAATTTCTTTGAACATCGTAGCACACAATATTCCAAAGTATCGAGTTTATTGGAGAAAGCAAAAAAATATAATGTTGTAAGTAACGCAAACACCATAACATTTGCCAATAGAATTAACAGCGCCGCAAATCCGCAAGCTGATGCGGCCACTACATCGGCCATTAAAACCGCAGAAGAGACGGTTAATAACGCATTATTTACTGATGATTTTTAGGCCTATATACAATTAAATTATAATAAAGTTATATTATTTTTTATCAGAAAATCAATCAAAAAATGTCCCTGGGTGATAATATAGTGTTAATGGATATTAGTCATTATTACGCATATTGGAATAGTATTAACGGTATTAATAATAGCCCTAAGCTACTCACATCGGCCCCAATGCGCCCAAATCCGCCTAAAATTCAGCCGGTAATATATATTAAGCAACGAGGCGAGGGTCGCCCAATGTATGAATTTGATCGCCTAGTGGGGACTACAGGGCGCCTTAAAGGCGATAATTTTATTTCATATATATGTAAGGAGGAATATGATAAAATTCCCAACGTTGCGATAGATATCGAATATGATTCAAAAAATGATGTGTGGTTTTGCGGCAATAATGACGATCCTGATTTCTTGTATTATTTATTGCGATACGCTCGTGGACAACGCATTGATTATTTTATTACAAATGAGGAGACGATACAGTTGCGACCGATATACAAAAAATATGGTTTTGATGATATGGTTTTATGTATAGATTACGCCAATAGATGGTGTAGTTTATTTTAACTGTATATTTCCAATTATAATGTCAATTTCACATATTGTTTTTTCGCGTTTTGTGAGTAATTCTTTATTAATATTGTATATGTCACACATAGGCAAATGAGTTTTTATATATTTTATAACTGTGCAATTTATATTACATTTTCGATCACATAAAGCCCGTACTACATCAGTCATTAATGCGGTTAGGTTAAATATGTGCGTATTGTAAGCCGTAAAATGCGCTTGAAGAGTCGCATATAATTTTTCATAATATTTTTTTGCCGGTGTCGGCAGTTTCGCGGTACTAAGTATTGATTTAGGGATCGATAATGCCATACCCATAAAAATATATGAAATATATTCGAGATGTATTTCAGTCTTATATGACGGCATATAATACCCTAATATAATTTTACATGATTCTGATGAGAACTTATCAGGATAATTATTAACTACCGTACATATGTCTGCGAGCGTCATGATACTAATATTACGCAGTATACTGTTTGTTGCAATAGGTAAATCGTATTTAATTTTACATGGTTGTAACAAATCCGTTAATATATCGCGTAATTTTGTCCATGTAGGTGGTATTGATAACAATATTTCTCTACACAACGTCATGTATTCAGGATTATTATGTATATCATGTTGATTAATATTAATTGCAATGCGGCATAATACGTTTTCATAATCACTGTCATCGTGATGTTTGTCAAAATCATTCTTATATTGTTCCAGCATCCTGAGTATTTTAGACGTATTGTTGTGTACACTAAGCATATTACATATATACGCTTTATTCTTAAAATCATTTTTAGATTAGTTTAACAATTCTTTGGGGAATTTATCATACGGGACTAACCAGTATTTTTTATTATTGTCATACCATGTTTTAATACTAAGACTATCAAATAACTGATAAATAGTGTCATTAGATGAATTATCACATGCATACGTTTCTAGAAGAATACCAGATTGATCAAATTTTACAACCCCAATACAACCTGAATATAATTCCATTCCGCCCTCGACCGCAAGAAATCCTCCCATAACTATTTTGTATGTATTAGTTTGTTGATATATTGTGGTTGCACCATTTATTTGATTCATTATTGTTTTCTTAATTACATCTTTACATAATTTGCCAACCATCGCATATTCAGCCTCGCGTTCAAAACACTTGAAACCGGCTTCAAGCATATCATTAATCGCCGCCATAATAGTCATACCTTTAAACCTAATACCGTCAAGTAGGTTTTTGGCCTCATCCGCGTTAACAGAATATGAGTGCGATTTATAGTTATCATATATCGCGCATAGAATTTTGTCGGCAATATATTGTGAAAACATATCAGGGGCCACAGGAACATTCAATAAAAATTCACTGGGCGCAAAATAACTGGTGTTGGCGCCCTCTACGGCGCTCTCGGCGGCCTCTACGGCCGCATCCATACACAAAATACGGACTTCACGGGACATTTTATGTACTACTTGCAAAGTTTCAGCATCAAGGTCGCATAATACAACGGTAAGCAGAGTTGGTTTTAATGATTGTTGTGTATGTTGTGAATTATTAGTTGTATGGAAAATTACAGTTACATCCTCAATGAGAGCATAACAAAGTTCGCATAATAACATATTATCGCCGATGACCGTATATTTAGTCTCAACCTCAAGTTCTTGCGCGACTTTTTCTTGTTCAGATGTGTTTTGTGTACAATTATTCTCACACATTTTATAATATCTATTTACAGTTATGTCTCTAATATAATTATAGGAATGTCCGTAACTTATATAAATAAATCATCAATACATGAAGACGGCCTTTTTGCCGCCACTGCAATCCCGGCCAATAGCATAATTATTGAATATACGGGGCCTGAAATAGACTCAATGACTACTGTAATGGACCATGAAAATGTATATGTGCGTAATGATGGTTCTTGTATTAACGGTAATAACGATGCTCGATTTATTAATGATATAATTGATCTGCGTCAACTCACGTATGCTGAAACTAAAAATTTCTTCACAAAAAAAGAGATACCAAAACATACTGGATACGAATACAACTGTAAATTTTATGAATATGGTGATAGAATTTTGGTAATTTCCACACGCGATATAAAACCTCATGAAGAGTTATTTATTGAGTATGGATTTAATTATTGGTTTTCTATATTTATCAGGAAATCATTAATCGATTATAATTATAAAGTAACATCATGGTCATCATAACTAATACAACAACAATTGTGTTTGTTATATGTGGTCGCTGACAGTACCTTGCAATCGTAATCGACCAAAATTACCTCTTAGAATTTCTTGTATGTGCACATAAGGCGCTGAATGTATGTTATAATTCCATTAGGAAGGCTCATTATGGTCGTCGCAAAAAATATTCAATTTTATAGTGTCATCACAAACACACAATTATATTTTATTTTTTGTGGCACGTAAATAATCTTCTGATTTTATACCCTTAATAGGATGATCATGTAACCATTTTTCTTGAACAATTTTGGAAACATCATTACATTTTTCTATTAATTGCGTCGGTTTATATTTGTACTTATTGTAAAGTTTTACTGATTCATCAAGGAAATCTATCTGGGTTCCGAAAACGCCCGTAGAGAACTCCAAAATGGCGCCAATTTGCGGCCCCATGCGCACATTTACGTGTGTAGGAGATAATATTGGTTCCATATCAAAATTCTCGAGTTTATTCACGAGGCAATTTCTAATATTGTCACTTATGCCGCGATAACCAATACCAATAAGATATATTTCTGAATTATGCGATCTTGATGTGAGTGGTTTGTACAAATAAAACTTATCAAACAGCGATGAATAAATTATAATCAAATTCCATGTGAGCGTCTCCATGTAAGTATACTGTTTTGCGACAAATATAGCGCCGATTCTCATTGTCATGAAACCGGCCAATGCGCAACCTAAGTGTAATTTTGCATTAATAGACTCTTGCCGATTATAATCATTTGAAACGTCCATACCTGCATCATGCGAGTAAAAGTGTACCCCGCCAACCGGTGAGTGCGGCCCGATTCTGGCCGCAAAATCCTGCAAATTTTTTATATTAGTTGCATCGCCATTATTTTCATTACTCATTAGCCAATGATCTGGGTTCGAAGCCACAAGTCCGTACACATCACTGAGGGCCGTGGTACCGTGTGATTCACCTTCATTATCAACCAACGATGATGCATACCACATATAAGGCGTCCCAATGACTGTTTTCATGTAATGGTTAAACGCGCATAATGCCGCCCCAGGAAGTTCTGCATTGAAAAAGGCGATGATTTTTTTGCCGGCGAATAATTTATCAAAACCGAAATCATGGTATATCTCATAATACTTTAGCCATGCGTTAGAACATAACTGAACATTATAATTATCAGATACAACTTTGCGTAAACTTTTGTAGAGATCAAAATGGCCGCTTATGCGCAGCCAACGCGCCTTCTCATGCGTAAAATATAAGTGATCGAGCTGATTTTTGGCGGCATTGAGTTCATCTGAAAGTTTCTTTAATTTGTCGATATTATACATTGGGACGTCAGCATCGCATTGATCTACGTCATCATGCGGGATGAGGGTTTTGAATGGGGCTGATAAATACTTCTTTTGTATGTTATTTTGTCGCCTCATTATCAATTGTGATATTAATACAGACTATATATTCAAATTTCAAAAAATATTTGTGTCATATCAGAGTAGTGTTTAATTATCATGTTTAATATCACTACCATCGCTGGCACTGTCAACAGGCGTATTTTCGGGCGCCTGATTAGCCCGTAGAGTATCTGGTTTACGAACTAATACTTGCCCAGTATTCGCGTTATAATAGTAGGTAAAAACACATACACGTGTAGGTGAATTTTCATCAAAGTACAACATAATTGGATCATCGGATTTATTTTTAAGAACTCCAAAATCGACGTCTGGGCGATATTTTGCGGCCGCCTTAATTATCTTTTTATGCTTTGTGCAATATGTTTGCCAAAACGCCTTTGATGTCGCGATAAGGTGACTCATGTGTTTATAAAGGTCGTTAATAAATTCCGGCGGTGCATAAAATTCCGGTTTTTCATCCTTTTTTGTAATACTAAGGGACATTCCTATTACAATCTCACCATCATTATTGCTAATAATGGGTTGATCATTCTCATCTCGCAATGGAAGGCTTATATGACCACATTTTTTATACTTCATTGTGGATGTAATTCTATCTATGAGTTTTTTGCCCTCTAAGTCAAACCCTGGCTTTGATTCAATTACATTAATAAATTCAGATAGTACTGGGTAACATGCTAATTTTTCACCCATATTAATAAAAGTGTCTATTTCCTCGTCAGTAAATTTTTCTTTTGCGGCATCCTTTAACTCCTCTACCGTTTTGTACTGTTGTTGAGACATAATGAAATATAATTAATAACTATTAACGGTCTAAATTTAAATTTGAAAGTATAATAATATGTTGAGTTAGCATTACAAATGGACGCACACCCGCCACAAAATAACAAATTATATTCACTACCGTTGTCTTATAAATTTTATATTAAACCATATGATGCTAATTTTAAGACACAAATACACCTACAAACACACCTACAAACAACTGGCGATACAAAAATATGTTATAACTATTTATTAACTAAATTTGCGGATGATGAAGTAGCATACTACACAAAATTGCGCATGGACGCGAATCCTAATGGTAGTAGAAACATAATAAGTGCGAATATGGCGCATTTACATATTGGTGATGGCGGCCCGAATGACTCGCAATTTACCGCAACTTTGGAATATATTCAACGACATGGGTCCGTTAAATACAATATTATGCGGTTTTTATGTGCGCATGTGAGTGTAGATATGGGCGCAGGTATGGGTGCAAAAGAATATATAGCCGGTTGCGACGGTAGTAATTCATTGTCGGCGTCTAATGTACGTTGTTGGCGCAATAAATTATTTGTTAAATGCAATCGAGTTAATTTTATTACATCCGATAGAATTGATAATATACATCATCTTTGTTTATTTATACTTTTGGTATTAGATAATAATTGCTCTGCCGTCATGCAATTAGGCACAAAGTTAAATCCCAATGATATAAACTATTTAACGTTTTTATGTAGTAAATTTAATAAATGCGAAATGATATTGGTATTGGACAAAATATACTTATATTGTCATAAATACAATCGTGATGAGCATTCTATAACATTATTAAAGAAATTATTAGGCGATTTTATGTGCGTAGAGGCTGCGTCAACGGCCGCAATAGCGGAAATATATAACAAATTAATATATGAATACAATCATTCCACATTGTCATTAGACGAATTTATGCAAAAGTATCTAAGTAAGTATCCAAATGCAATGGCGATTTCATCGAGCGATTATTGAGTGCCCATACGCGCCTATACACGCCAAATTTGAATATTTTTTGGCCGAATAAGAGGCCTAATGGAGTCTTTTAAGTATATATATAATCAACCGGGTATCCTTGATGCAGATCTGGTACTTGAGAATAAATATTCTCAGGCCGGCTTAATAAATAAGTTTGTTGTTCGTGATGAGGGTCGTAGTTTATACTATGTATTCAAGTCATATATTGAGTTCTTTGAGTTTATGAACACAATCCCAGAACCTGAACGTAATTTTCATGAAGTTATATTTGGGTTTATGCCACAGAAATTAAAGTTCGATATAGACGCGGATTACAACGATGTATGTGCAATTGCGCCGAATGATAATCCCGATAATGTGATAAAAATGATAATAAATAGTATTATTAACGCGATCGATTGCGCATATTTGACGTTATACGGTAGTAATTTGGATCTTTTAAATGATTGTATTTATTGTCGCAGTATGCATAAAGACGAACCTAAATATTCATATCATATAATACTTAATAAAGTTGTTGTAGATAATAATAATGCTGATAAATTCACTAAACATGTTATTAGTATGTTACCACTGCAATATCATAAATTTCTTGATATTAGCGTAAATAAATCACTACAGTGTTTTAGAATAATAGGTTGTTGCAAAACAAAATCATTGCGCAAGAAGATGTTGTTATCCCAGGGAAAAACCCCTGAAGACACCCTTATAACTAATATAACTAATTGCGAGATACTGCCTGATATTATTATTGACCGCAAAGAGGATCACCAAGAATCACCATTATCATGTTCTGAGGACGTAAAAAAGGCGCTTGAAATGGCCAAAGAAGTCTCTAAGGCGTTTACTTTTCGCCATGAAAGTTCATGTGTATTATTGTTTGATCGTTTATACCCGTCATACTGCGATATATGTCATCGTGAACATTCATCAGACAACTCACTTATTGTTAATATGTTTTATCATAATGATATAGTGAAAGTATCATACAGTTGTAGACGTGATCCTTCTAGCAGAAAAATCCAATTGGGGGAGTTCATATCGGCAATATACAAACGATCTATTGCGCCTTCTATCGGATCTTCTAGGGCCGAAAACGGCGGCAAAAATACTCGGGATAAATATCTTGATGATGTCATAAAAACAGCGGTAAGCACTCATGCCGGCACGTTGTTCGACAAGTTACCGCAAAAAAATATATACTCTGAGCCCACTCTGCGGCCGTTTGAGTTCGCCCATACTCTTTGCGTGCGGGCCGCAATGAAAATGGGAAAAACGAAGGCCCTTATGGAACATCTAAAAGCATATAACAGCACTCTTCTGCCGCCAGTTATACGCTTTATATCGTTTAGACAAACCTTTTCACACAATATAAAGGAGAAATTTCCTGACTTTGTATTGTATTCGGATGTTAAGGGACCATTATATCAAAATAAACTTATTATACAGGTAGAATCATTACATCGTCTCGAGATACGCGATGGTGTTGATTTAGTGATACTAGATGAATGTGAATCTATATTCGAGCAGTTTGATTCGGGCTTATTGCGGAATTTTAATGCGGCGTTTGCGGCGTTTCAATGGCTTATGCGAACGTCTAAACGTGTAATTTGCCTTGATGCCGCTCTCGGCGATCGTAGTTATAATATTTTAACTAAAATGCGGCCAGGATTTGAACAATGTGGGTTATATCATTATAACACCTTTCAAAATGCAACTTCCGATAACTATCATTTTAGTATAAAAAAATCACAATGGTTATCCTCATTATATAATGATATAAAGGCAAACAAACGTATAGCAATACCAATATCAAACCTCACAGAGGCCAAGGTTATGGCGGCTGATATCTCCAAAAAATACCCTTCTGTACGTGTAAAATTATACTCGAGTGAAACATCTATGACCGAACGTAAAATGCATTTTGGTGATGTAAATACGTATTGGTCGCAGTATGATATTTTATTATATACTCCTACGGTATCCGCGGGTGTATCTTTTGAGGTATCACATTTTGATGTTGTATACGGTTATTTTACAGAACTAAGTTGCCCTGTTGAAACATGTATACAGATGATAGGACGTATAAGAGACGTCAAATCGCGCCAATATAATATATATCTTGAGGGTGACGGGAATAATTTACCGCAAGATGTGAATGAAATTACTAAACTTATATATTTGTCACGTGACAATCTTAGTAAAGTTATTGATAATAGTATGTTGGCGTTTGAATATGGTCCTAAGGGCGAAATAAAATATTATAATACTGATTATTTTCATCTTTATGTGCAAAATATGCGCGTAAGAAATATTTCCAGGAACATATTTATAAAACATTTCATACATTCAGTGGCCGCCACAGGCGCAAAAATCGGCGTAATGGGCGCGATGGGCGTGATGGGCGCAATAGATCCTTCTACATGCGACGATACTATACTTACTGAATATAAAACAATAAGGCAAGACATACAAAATATTGAGCATAAAAATATTGCTACAGCTATAGAATTAACTCCAGAGCAATATATGGATATTAAATTAGCAAATATCGCCGGCGAAGAGGTCGATGTTGGGATGAAAAATGCATGTAAGTTATATCAACTGCGGCAGACATATGATTATTATTCAACAATAGATGCGCGCTTTGTGGCGCAATATGATCGTGGAAATGTTAAAAGATGGTATCGCAATATATGCAGAATATCGCAGTGTAATAATATCATGATATCTTTGGAAATTATACGTAGGGATGAACTTAGAAACTATATAACTACAATGGAATCAAATGATGAAAATAGAGTTAATAATGATATCAATAGAAGATATGTATATGATCAACATCGCATAGCAGTGTCATTATTACGTTATTGCGGTTGGGAATCTCTCAGAGACAAAAAATATATAACAATGTGGTCACTCAACGGCAATATTAAAATGCACGAGGGCGTCATCTTGGGCGATTTAGATATGATTTATTATTACTTTGAGGCCCAAAGAATGCAACGATTGGACCTTAAAAAACTATCTGCGGCGAGGGAATCTCCGCCGGCGTACATAGCACTCATGTTGGCGGTAATTAATCGGGTGTTATACGTCATGTATGGCGCCAAAATACAGGCATTGCGCGGCGAAATGTATCAACTTCTTGAATGCGATCTATTTACATACTCACGTGATAGCACTCAGCGACCATTTATACCGACTGGGATAATATCTGAAGATATAATAGAACTTGATGATAATACTAATGATGAAAAATATATAATTGTGTGATTATGCAATTGTATATAATTAAACCTCCTTAGAATATTTGGCGATGTGTTGCTTGGAAATAATTTTTTGATAGTTTAACTTGTACGTAAAAAACTACAGATGTTACCATGATATATTATTTATCTTTGTAATACGTATTATAATGCTTATTATAACACTTATCTAACTTCAAATTTAACGCCCATGGATGGTTTACTATATGTATTTTATAATATCCGTTGGTGCTATTTAACATTGATATACTCCTATCTTGTGTATTAATAGCATGTAGGATATTATTATTGTATTTATTAAGATTATATCGTATATATTTTGTACCAACTTTAACTAAATGCATGTCACTACTGGTTATTTTACAACAAACAGATTTACATATGATTGGTTGTAAAGTACCTAAATATATTGATTTACGATATTGAAAATCATTATACATATTTTTTAATCTACATCTTGTATTATTTACATCATCCAATAACTGATCATGCATACACCTTTTTCTGCGGACATGCTCACATACTTCCTTCCATCGATCGCATAATAGGCCATTTAATGCGCGATAAAACCCCCATGAAGTCATGGCGAAGCTTATTATGTCGGCACATGACGTCCATTTGGCGATGTAAGGCGCCAATTCATGCGGTAGAGTTTCTCTTTGTAATTCCATAATGATATATAGATATAATCCTTTCAAATTTATAAAATTGAAAATGTAATCTCAGGGTTTATAGAATATCAAATAGTGATCTAATTACCTCATATCTACCCTCATGACCACAAAGGATCTTATCAGCCATATTGATAGACTTGTACGTGAATACACGTATGCGGCCATAGAAGACCTCAAACATGAGTCACCTGATAACCGATATGATAATAATCTTTATGAAAATTATCCTAATTTAGTGGCGGAAAAGGCTGCTAAAAAGGTTAAATTAATGCCGATATTTACTATTCAATCATGCTTTAAAGTAGCATTTGGTATGTTATTTAATAAGTTTATCGGAAATTTACAATCAATCGATATTAAAACAAGTGATTCTATATCTGATATTATTAATGAGTTTGATACGCTTGATGAGTGTTATGGTAAGTTTATATTCGAAATTGGATGTAAGCCGTTATCATACGGTAAATGGCTCACAACCGCATTTGATGCGAATAAATACTTTGATGCAAAAATCGAGGCTACCCTCGAGAGACATCGTAATAACAGAGCGGTTCTCGCAATGGTTTCTCAAACATTCGATACATTCCTAAAAAATATATCATATTGGATGGGAGAGGCGGCATATTATTCCAGCATGCTTAATAAAAATGGATTTAGTGCAGGTTATTTAATCTGGGTATTATCCGTTATGGGACTTGAAAGGGGTCTTACCAATACTTTATTTGGCGAAATAAACACTGTACTTGCAGAGATAGCGGAAGTAAATCGCGAGAAAGCATCATCAAAAAAGAAATCTTCGCCTAAAAAAACGGCCGAGGCGCCCACTGATACGCCTGTGGAAACGACCGCTGAGACTCCCAGCACTACACCAGTGGTAGAACAAACGTTAATCAAGGATCCTCAATTGATCACTGGAATTAGTTCTGCGGCCAATATAAGCAATATGGAAGATAATATTACCGCATATATTGGTAATATGCTTACATCATAATGTGATGGTAGGCGTTAAAAACATTAAATATATTTTTTATCTCCATTGAAATTCTTTTTTATACAAATTACGATTAATAATATATACGTTATGCATAATCGTAATTATATTTTCATTTCATTAGCTATTATAGTAATAATCTATTACTTACTTACATATAATACATCAGCGTACGAAGAGTATATGTACGGATTGTGGACGGCCGATGATGATTTTTGTATAGATTCAAAGATAAATTCAATGTTGCTATTTATAGGCCCACAAATTCGCGGATGGACGTCAATAACTCGGGCGGGGTATATTATTATATGCGATGATATTACTAACCAACCGCTATCAATCGAATATAAAACCGGTTATGGCGGCATAGGAATCGGCAAATATACTGTTAATGCCAAATTCAAGTTTGACATTGAAGACATTTTCATGAATGATGGTGGATCAGTTAAACTTGAGATTGATATTGTCCGCGGAAAACTGCGCATATATGACCCTAAGGACGGCAAAGTATATGCCAGGATGTACAAACAAAATGATATTAGTAATTTACTGGCGGTAGATTCTGACGCACTTGCAACAGAGGAAACTTCTGAAGGTGATAGTACAGATTTGTCGCAGGAAAATCTAGTTAGCGATAATATGATATCTGAATAAAGCTTGAGCCTTACGTACAAAAAAATAAAACGTGATAATAGCTATAAGTAGAATAAAGATTCTGTGGAGCTAATATCCGTATAGGCTAGTATAATTCCGCCCCTTGGTAGCCCAAGCACAATTATACCTCGCCGTGTAATGGCCTAAACGGCCACAAAATGTTACGAATTATAACTTATGATGTTGGACCTGACCTTACGGCTTTTCCAACGCATAAGCTCATGCCGGCGGTGTTAAATGTTAACATGGGACATCAATGTTGATGTTAATCCGTAACTACATATAAGTATATTATTCTCTAATATAAAATTAAATCTATTTAAAGGCATGTCATACTTAATATGTAAATATCCGCGGAAAAATGTTATCTATGGATGTATCTAATCTGTTTAATTATGCTATGGTAATGTTTTTAATGCCGGCGCTGATGACGACTATACAAAGTATGGTAAATAGTGTTATAAATTTTATAAGTAACAAATGTAATAAATATTTTAATAGTGGTATTGACATCAAAGTTTTATATACAAAGGATCATTGTGACAGCGCATGGGTCCCTGATAAAAGTAATAATCACAGATTAATAAACTTAATTACAAAATACATAATAGATTCTGGGGTTAAATATGAATATGCAGAGTGTGACTTAATCGCTAATTTCAATAGACATAATAACGGATATATAGGCAATGATGGTTATGATTTTCCTGATTCCGATGATGATTGTGATGATTATGATGCAAACGATCGTAAATTTATGTTGGCGATTAAACCTTTTGAAAAAGTAAAAATTGATGAATATATTATTGAATTATATGAAGATACACCCGCAGAAACCCGCACAGAGAAAAATCAGGATATTAGTATTTCAACAAAGAAAACAGAACGAACAATTACCTGTAATATCAAGTCAACTCGCGGTAATAAACACGTTAATGAATTTCTCGAGAAATTATTAAAAGATAATGAGAACGCATTAATGGGCATTTCATCGCAGCCAAAAGTATACATGCAGATGAAATCTGAACGTAGAATATATTTTAGCAAATTCTCACCTGTGAATAATATCACTTTCGATAATATATTCTTTGATGAAAAGGAAACATTAATAGAACTCATAGATGATTTTATGGCCGGTAAGCCCATGGTAAGGCGCCTTAATTTGCTCTTGCATGGGGTTCCCGGATGCGGCAAATCATCCATTATTAAGGCGATTGCTAACTACACTGGTTATAGTATTATTGTGGTAAAACTTTCATACATTAGTTCAGATATGGATATATTTAATGTATTATTTGATCCGTGTATATCCGCGGCCGGTAATTCTGATTATATACCAATAAATAAACGTATATATGTTTTTGAAGATATTGACGCCGAATCTGAAATAGTACACTCACGTGATAATAAACAATCAAAAATGTGTACTAATGATAATTATGATGGTGAACCCATAGAACTTGATCCGCCATATGGGCCGACAAGTGACCGCGAAGAGAATACAACAAATCTCTTACTAAAGGCTATTTCTACGGGTGGTAAATCCAAAGACGATTCTAAAATCACACTTAGTGGCCTATTAAACGCACTTGACGGTGTATTAGAGTTCAATTCAATTATGATAATGACAACAAATTATCCTGAAAAACTTGATTCGGCTCTGACACGTTATGGGCGCTTTACAATGAAGATTGGATTGTCATATATGGCGCCAGAAAATGCGCATAAGCTTATTAAATATTATTATCCTGAGTATGATAATAGTTTTGATATACCTACAAAGATTACACCGGCGACACTTACAAGTTACATATGTTGTAGTAGAACATTAGAAAAACTCAAGGATGTATTGTATGATCATAATGAAGGTATTATTTGAATATTCATGCGCCAAAAAATAATACAATTGCGGACATTTCAAATCACTCATAACTTCTTTTTTTGGCGCATTAAGCGGCCGATTTAAACCATTGTGATATTAGTGGATCACCGCTGGACATTATTTCACGCGCATATTCATGCCATATTTTTTCGTCATCGTATTGAGGCTCACGCTGCCATGGTTTTATATTATAATAGTGATATGTTTTTGGCGCCTTACCTTCCCGCCAGGAATCTTTACCGATAAGCCAATTATAACTTTGATGTATATTTTTGCATCTAAGATTATATTTAAGTATCAACTCGGCCAACATTTGTTCATCAAATCCAGATATTGATTTAGTACCATACATCCCATTGGTTGCTAACATTTCAAGCATACCATTATAAACATCTTTATTTGGGCGCACAAGGACCATTGAGGCAATCGGACATATACTGTCGCTCAGACCTCGTTTAATATCATCATGATTTACAATCTCACCATGTTCCAACGATCGTCCATGATAATATGGGTTTTCCCCGCGGGCCGAAAATGGTTTTGTCCACGGTGATGAAAAGGTGGCTGCGACGTCTGCATCAGCCCCACAAATATCAAATATATCGCTAATATCATCAAGAAGGAGCATATCTGCGTCCATAAATAATACTTGTGATACACCTGGGAATAAATCCGAATTAAAAATATTCCATTTAGTGAATGATTTTGATATCCAACCGCCATATATGTCTTGCTGTTTTTTGCTGCGCATTTCTATAACATCATGTTGTATAATTGGCACCTCAATACATTTGTCAAAATATTCTTCAAGAACCGCGACGGCGGCCGGGGTGACGTCAGAAGTATACATACACCATACCCTTATAGCTGTTTTTTTATGCACTGATTGCGCCAAAACTAATGCCCCTGGGACGTAATCATCGCCACACATTACGAGTGTACATATAATATTTTCTCTGTTTGTATTTTTAGTGTCACTACATTCGTCGCTTTCACCACACTCGCTCTTATCGCCAACGAGTATAAGATCTTCGCCACTACCACCGTCAATAACTGGTTGTAATTCGGATTCTATCTCTAAATTTTGGATGTTGGAGGCCACTTCAAAATCATCAATAAGGTCATTCTCCGCATCCCCTGCACCCTCATAACGCCCTTTCTTCTTCTTTTTTGCCGCCTTTGCCGGTTTTTTTGCGGCTTTTTTACCGGGTTTAGATACTTTTTTGGGCTTTCGTCGGCGTATACGCATTGGTTTAATAATTTGTTTATAACCAAAAAGTTCTCTTATATCGGCCTCTACGGTTGATGCGGATTTTGAGACAAAACCATCCCTAGTACGCATCATACTGCCAATGACAACCGCGGGATTCTCTGTCGACATTTCATAAATATCCAAATCAGTCTCACCAGCCGCCACATATTGCGCCCTGATGCGTTCTAAATATTTATTGAATTGTTCATTATTATCGTCTGATAACTCGCTTGAAAGTTCTTTATAACTATTTACCTCCATATATATTACTCAAAAAATATTATAAATAAAAATTTACCATGTAGATTAGTTACATACGCATACACTCCGGAGATAATGCCGTTATTAAGGCTGTCAATAACAATGTGATTATTAACATTACGATACTAATACTATCTATATATTCTTTATATCCAGAAATAGTAACATTATTAGATGTACTAATCTCATAATTATACATGGTAATATAGTGTAACAATAAGGTGGATAATAACACAGCACCAGTAGACAACACTATAGTGATAGTCCAAATTATATTGCAACAAATTCTCACACGCATGTTGTTGCGAACGATATGACCGCCTGGTAACGTAGGCATTATTTGCTTAATGGTATGAAATATTAATTCAATTTTTACATGCTATTACTTGTTCGTACATATCATTAATTATATACGCGGGGAGTTTATCTAAATTAATCGTTACACCTTCAGGCGCCTCTTTAAACAGATGTTTATAACCACCGATTGAGGCCACTCGTGCGATTGTTTTGCGCGATTGAACCGGCAATGTGTTAATATAATTTTTTATTGCGCGTATTTGTTCGGACAAAGGGACATCCGGTTGTTTTAATTCATTTCTGATATCAATTGTTAATGCGCCTAGCATTATATCCGCTAAATCTTTTTCCATTGACATTATAATATTTTTATACTTAAATACTTCTAAATGTCAAAAAATATATCCGCTAACCATGGTTTTTATCTAAATCTTATTTGCCATTTTTTATGGCGCCATAAATCATCCATAAATTCCTGTGTGATTCCATTAATTCCTTTGATTCATATATTTTTACTATTTCGAAAACAGTCCTGATATTATTGCAATATTCATCTAAAAGTGTGGCAAATATTTGTTCTGGGGCTAAATCATGAATAATATTAACATCCTCGCGGCCAATATCCTCTATGTTGTCGCTCATATAAATGATATTTGACGTAGGAAATAGTCTAGGGTCGCGTCCTATATAACATTTGGACGTTGGGGCAGATTCAATCAATTGTAATAAATCAACATAGACATCCTTAGGCGACTTTTGCTCATCTTTATAAGCATGTAACATTAATCTAAAGAATTCGTAGTTCTTTTTGGGTAACTTTTCAGTATCACTTAAAATTTCCTTTATATTATTCGTTATGTTAGAGATATAATCCATAAAATCATCAGGAAGTGTCGATGGCACGTATTCATATAACGTTGGTGTTTTGGTAGGCGTCAATAAAACGGCACTAACCGTCATTTTAGTGCTACCAATTGTATATTTGACTTTATGAACCCTTACAGATATAATCTGATCTACTTGTATGCTATTTAACATTTGATTGCGACTAATTACTATATCAGTATAGGGCGCAGAACATATTATAGGACTAGTAACTTCATTGGAAACAACTCTGCAATTATTTATAATTTCACCAGGCGTATATACGATAACCATGGCCTCAAAAATGACATTTATTACGCCAAAATCAGGCATACCATCTTGATTAATAACACAATCAGAGTACTTAATAATATCAAGAATGTCCAATATGTATGATTGGCGCAAACAACGGCCTTTATAGCGATCTATAATCATATTCTTAAGGTTGTTGTATACGTCTGTATAAAGACCTATACAATCCTGTATATTCATGGCAATTTCTATATGTTTTTTGATTATCATATTGGGATGATCACTACTTATACTAAGTGTAAAAAATCTAAATCAAATTTAAATTGGTGTCAAGAAGTCTATTATTATTACCTAAATATACGTCAATATTATTTGCATATAGAGTAGTGCTGCAGCCCATACGTAAATATATACGCGAATAATATACATGAACATTTTTTAATATAAAATAAAGGATTTTTTCGTAATTATATACATTTTTAAATTGTTCGAGGCCATGTCTTACGCCATTTATACGAAGTACCATACTGTAGGCTATATATAGAAATATATCATATGATTTCATTGATTGTATTCCTAAAATTTTAGTACATTTAGATCCTATACAAATAACATGTGAATCTTGTATTCTCCAATATACAACCGGATGCGCACATGAACTATGTATAGATATTTTGCAATCCTCACCAATATCGCCTTTATCTTTAGTAATATTTATTATATGAACATATCGACGTTTTATGGCCTTAAGAGTCGTATAGAACCGCCATTTATGCGCGTAGAGGCCGCGCATAGTGGCATATATTTTAACACATGTGGCCGCAAATCTGAACGTTGAAGAGACATCAAGATTACTCCCTATTGCACAAATAATTTCGCCCGGCAGGATTTCCATGATAGTCGTACTGATATCATAAAAAATATTAATTCAAATTTAATTGGTCTTTATATATATTAACATTTCTATCCTGTACGTTTGCGCATGATTCTCCATTAATATATAACTGCATTACTTGTATATGTTGATGATGTAAAACTTTATAACTATATATACATAGGCGATTCAATAATGGTAGTATAACTTTATTATAATGTACTTCATCATTATACCATTGAGTATCTAGATATGATCTAAGTATATTTATATGATAAACTAATTCCCAATTAATTTTATCAAACATTTTATACGAAAGTATTGATGTAAGGCCTAAAATTTTTGTCTGACGTGGACTAGTACATATAACGTGTGATTGTTCTGTTCTATAATATATAACTTGTTTACCAAACATATAATGTAATGATATATTGCAATTTTCCAATCTGTCAGTTTTCGCGCTAGTAATATTGCAAATAATAACTTTGCGTATATTAATAAATTCTAATGTTACAGAAAAGCGCCATTTATGCGCGCATAGGTGCCATTTTTGGGCACATGATGGCCGAATAGAGGCGTATATTCCGATACATGTGGCCGCAAATTTGAGTGTAGATGGACCGTCAAGATCGCGCGAAATTTCCGCAAGTATCTCGGCCGGGAGGGATTCCATGGTGGTTTGCACTGATATCATAAAAAATATAGATTCAAATTTTAATCATCATAAATTTTATAATATTTCTTACTTACTGTATATGTGTAAGGACCACTGCGTTTATTCAGTATTTTGTAAAAATGTTTTGCATAGGGTATTATTGTGGAGTATCTCGTCTTGTCAAATTCAGTAGCGCAATAGTGTACATATATGGAAGTAATTATGAAATTTGCCATTGATGTCCAGTCAAGATAATCTATTATTTTTGCAACAATGTTAGGCGATAACATACGTATAAAACAATATTGTCTATTTATTGCGATACGTTTCCATTTGTGTTTATATAATCGTGCCACGTTATCATATATATAGGTTGATGTTAATGCAAATCTTAAAGATGAGCCTATATCCAAATATGTTGATATTTGATGAACAATTTCGGATGGGAGAACTTCCATGTTAATGATCATACTAATATCATAAAAAATATAGATTCAATTTTCCAACATTGTTATTTTTGTATATAATGACGCTTTGAATACATCTAATATTGTCTTACACACACTCGCATAGGTATTTTCAGGACATTTCATAGAATCATATATATTGCGTTCATACGGATCATTATATATTGAATCATAGATTTTATCACGGTTAATATTAGTGACACTGAAATACTTGTGTCTAGTTGTAGACATCATTCTTATATAACGTGATGATGTCGTTATTTCTTCTTGATATGTTACACTATTGGATTTATAATATCTAAATGATATTGATCTAAATAGTTCTACTTTAGAATATGGTCTATGTACACTAAATATCACATATTTATGCGATTTAATTTCCCCCAATACGTGTCGAAATTTTTGCATATGATACCATGTGTCTCCATGCACTTCCTCTAATTTCCTATACACTATACGCGATACATTACGCACATAAAATGCATCTCTCGCGCATAGATAGGTCGCCACCATCGGCAATATATCATATAGAAATATTGTGTTATATTTTATCTTAACGTTATTTGCGTGATTCTTCCATCTTTTATCGCATGATTTCACAACATAATTGTATATTATAGTAGACGTCTGTGCGAATTTAAACGATGATGATGGATCAAGATACAGTGCGATCGCATCGATCAATTCGGCCGGAAGGGTTTCCATAATTATCGTGGCGTTTACAATAACACAATACATATTCAATTTTTATTTGCAATATTGGCCGCCAGGTTTACATTTGTATCTTTGGCGATCATCTACTCTGCGGTAAAGATCGGCCATATCAAGTGCATAATTCTTATAACCGTATTCAGTATTACCCAATGTTTCATTAATATCACGTTCATAATTACGCACACATACCTTTTTATTATAGAATGGAATTCCGTTTTCAACACCTGCCTCGTCGCGAAAAATACGGCGACTGAGCATTTTTTCATCGGCTTGGGGGCTCCAATCACCAACAATTCCGCCGCTAATTGGTCCTTTATTTAGCGCCTTAAATGCGCTGTTAAATAGTCCATCATAGTATTGATTTACCCCATATTGCCGTTGATCACTGAAAACTATGCCGGTTTTAAGAGCGTCACCATCGCTTGCAAGATAAAGGTTAGAATTATTTGTTTGTACATCATCACGGGCAGACAACGCTGATCCTGCATTGCGATTCCATGCGGCAAGGACTTCATTGGGATGTCTTTTTAAATGTTCGGCACAGGATGATCTGGATGTTGATAAACCGTCACTAACAACATAAATGGGCTTTTCTACGGCCCCATCATCGCCGATAACATACACCCGAATATATCCTATTTGTTCATTGATGAACTGATTAACATAACCTGATGCGGTTTGATAAACTGTTACACCAGGTAATGGATAACTTACACTAAGTTCTCGAGAAAATCTATCTGCGGCATGCACTACAGTCGTAAGGAAATTATTATCGAGATATTCGGTCACACGATTATCCCTAAAATAATCCTTTATGTATGTTTTCATCATATCTTGATTTTTTTGGGAGACAAATTCATTAATAACGGATTTATTGAAGACATTCATTGCCACTCACTTACTCACTATCAACTAAGTATATATATTTACACACTAATCTTAAGTATAACTAAATATATAATGGACGTATATTTATGTTTAATAGTTCTGCTTGTGGCGATAATTATTGGTATTGTAATATATTACTATAATTTTGCTACCCATGAAATTAATACAAATGTAAATTTATCCACCAATAATAATGCGATTATAGACTCAATTAGGGGCGCAGGATCGGTGGGGCCGCAAAACGGCCGCAAAATGCGGCAAAATATTGTAAAGGATCTTTCACAAAGTCCTAGATCAAAATCAGAGCAATTTGTAATTGATATTTTTGAGAAACATACGGGCGAAAAATTCCCCACTGTGCGGCCAAAATGGTTAATATATAACGGCAAACAATTAGAGCTTGACGGATATTGCGAGAAATTGGGCCTAGCTGTAGAGTTTAGCGGCCCGATGCATACAAAATGGTATCCTAATAAAGAATCTCATGCAAAATATCTTGATAGGATTAAGCGCGATGAGGCCAAAATAAAAATATGTCGTGAAAATAATGTGCGGTTATTTGTAATTGACATGCGTATACCCAAACATCAAATGCATACATATGTAAAATCGCGCTTGTATGATGCAGGCAAGGGTCCTAGACCGGCAAACTATATACCCGAGGAGATATACGCGCCCGATATAGATTATAGTAGGCAATAAAATGTAATAACCATTAAAAATTAAATAGATATATAGACATATATATTACTAATGGCCAATTTAGAATCTCTTCCGGCCGAATTAATTGCTGAAATAGCCCTCATGTACCGACACCCCAGCGCCATTTTGCGCCTCATGACCGTCTCCAAGCGGCTACATGCGGCCATTGGTGGCCAATATAAGTGCAAGGAAGTTCTAGCACATGCAAGGATGTTTAAGAATGTTATAAATGAGATTAAGCAATGTATATTATATGTAGAATACTCTGATAATGATTCTTATATATACTATGCAAATGATCCAAGCGTATTAAATACAATTAGCGATGTATACATGTCTTATAATGTTAATTATTGTTTTACATATGAGTATCATAATAGTATACTTGAAACTAGTTATTATAGTTACATTAAAGATAGTGATAACTGGAAAATGACACGTACATGGTTTGATTTAGCATATAATGGATATTTTTATACACATGTAGAACGACAAATATTACAATAAATTTGAATATTAATTATGTTGATATATACTTACGTATTATAAATGGCCACTTTAGAACACCTTCCGGCCGAATTAATTGCTGAAATAGCTCTTATGTGCCGTCATCCTGGCGCCATTTTGCGTTTAATGGTGACCTCTAAGCCGCTCTATGCCGCCATTGGTGGCCAATATAAGTGCAAGGAAGTTCTAGTACACGCAATGATGTTTAAGAATGTTATAAACGAGATTAAACAGTGTATATTATATAAGTTATCACCCTATTCAATAACATCACAAATACATTTTGCCAAAGATATATCAAAAATCAGTAGTTGGTCAATAGGTGTTATATCAAGCGATGTACTGCGTTTATTTGTATATACTGATACGAGATTTAATGGCGCAAATAGTTTAACTTCATATAGACATACAAAAATTGGCAAAAAAATAACATCGGATACAATAATTAATGATAAATTCGATGGCAGGAATCATAATACCGAAGTAACGTTTATTGTTTATAAGTAATTTTATTGATGATCTTTTTTTGGTATGCACATAAAAAACAATCATTATAGTTTTAATGATATTTCAAATTGAATTTATGAAATGAATAATATAGACAAGATATGGCTAGTAATCTTGATTCCGCAATAAATACTTATAATGAAAGGGCGACTAAGCCTCCTGCGGGTGCGAGTTCTGGGACCAATATCGAGTTTGAATTACGTTTCAAAAATATCGATGTACGTACTTTTACTACTATAGGAAACAAATTGTCCGCGGAAAGTGATATATCTCCGACGCTTGCATGTAGTATTAATGTGATAAATGATAATTTATATGAACGCAAACAGACTCAATCTAATGATTTTAGCAGGACTTCATATATACGCACTTTATACTTCACTAAAGGCGTCAAAACGCACGAAAATTACTCATCTAAAACAAAACTTATTAAGCCGGTTGAGGGCGCAAAGGACGGCCTTACTTATGCAATAAATGTTTCAGAAGAACGTAATGTTGAGCGTTTTGATACGCTTCCAACGGCCTTGGTGCGCCTAAAAATGCGTCTTGAGTATATTTTCGGTAATTGGAGGATTGATGCGACCGCCGTTAAACAAACACGAATGTCGCAAGTTGGCAATCAATTGCTTACAATTAAAAATCAGTTATTCACCGAAAAACTCTCCCCAAAAAATTTTTATAATAACATACCGCATGATATGATTAATCAATATGAAATAGAGGCGGAATGGATGGGTGATAAAATCACGCTTGATGATATAACAAATATCGTTAAAATTGTAAATGATGCCCTTGGGACTGGAGATATTTCCGGAGGGGCTGATGCTGAGTATCAGGATGCGATATATAATGTTGCTACTCTCATAGTTAATAATACTTATATACTGCCTAAATTTAAATCCGAATTTGGACTTAAACGATTGCTTAATCAGGTGGTAACTTTATCTAAGAATACATATAGGGAATTATATCCGCCTAAAGGTTATTTATTAACAGATAAGGCCGATGGTATACGCGCATGTGTGCATTATCGTAATGGTAATCTAAAAGTTATTGCCGATAATTTATACCAGTTTGCGGCTAATACGGTCGATGGTGAAGTCGATGAACATGAAATAATACTCGATTGCGAATTTTTGGCCGCAGATGACAGCAAAGAACCGACTATACTCGCCTTTGATTGTATGTATTTTGACGGCCCCATGATGCAAATGGGTTATTCTCAGCGTATTTTGCGCCTTAATGAGGCTATAGATATATTAAGCATTGTACCTTTAATTAAGTGTAAGGCCAAAAATATTATCGTGGTGAGTGATGAATTACAAGCTTGTTTTGATTCTATATATAAATCAGAACACGATTATGAGATTGATGGATTAATATTGTCGGAACCGGATAGAGAATATATGCGTACAAGGAATTATAAATGGAAACCTATCGAGAGGAATACCATTGATTTTATGGCCGTAAAATGTCCTTCAAGTTTGCTAGGTAAGAACCCATATAATGTTGTTAGTGGCAAGGAGTTATACTTATTATTTGTGGGTATATCGCATGACATGCGCCAAAAGTTAAACTTAACACTAATAAAAGATTATAGAAAGATGTTTGACCCGCCCGGTGAGTATTATCCTGTGCAATTTTCGCCATCTATTGATCAGTACGCATATTTATATTATCATGATAGCAGAGATACGATCGATATTAATTATAAAGTAATCGAACTCAGCAAGGAAATCCTATCTGACGGCAAAATCGGCGATTGGAAGTTCATACGTGTTCGTAGTGATAGATCGCAGGAAAAGAATTACTACGGTAATGATTTTAAAGTAGCGGAGTTAACTTATATGAATTACATTAATCCATTTAATTATGAGGATCTTATTAAACCATCAAGCGATTACTTTACATACACTTCAGCGGACACTTATATGGCCGCTAATAGGTATAAACGATTTGTTATCTCATTATTAATAAAGAATAATCTTAGTAGTGCCAAATGGGTGATTGACCTTGCAGCCGGCCGTGGGGCAGACCTACATCGGTATCAAGAGGTAGGTGTTGACAATACATTATTTATTGATATTGACAGGGCCGCCATAACAGAACTCATCCGCCGAAAATTTGACATGTTTGACACAAAACGCAGGAGGATGCAAAAATGGGGCGCAACTACGGCAAAAGCGACTCACGCCATGACCGTACATACGATGGTGCGAGATCTTAAAACAAGCTACAAAGATCTTCTTCGAGATACTGGCAAAGTTGTATTGCCTAATACATGTGATGGTATAGTATGTAATTTTGCCATACATTATTTCTGTGATAATATACAAAATATACGTAATTTACTTGCTTACATATCGAATATGCTAAAAGTCGGGGGTGTGTTTATATTTACTACTTTGAATGGTAATAAAATCTTTGAAGGATTAAGGAACATACCTAAGGACGGTCAGTATGAAATTAATGATAATATTGATGGTGGTAGTGATGGCAGTGATGGCAGTGATGGCAGTGATGACGACAATGTAAGTACATCAAAGTATATCATTAAAAAATTATATTCAAGCGATAAAATGAGTCCTACCGGCCAAAATATTGCCGTTAGATTGCCGTTTACTGACGAACTTAGAGAGGAACCATTGGCGAATATTGACACAATTATTGCCGAATGCGAGCGTTGTGGGATGGAATTAGAGCTTAATGAACCATTCGATATATATATGAGACAGTTTGAAAATGCTGATAGATCTCTTTACTCGAAACTATCTCGCGGTGATATCGAATATATATCTTTACACCAATTTGTATCGGTTAGGAAGGTAAAGTGATCGTTTTAGGTTCTTGAATATTAGCATATAAATATTTTTTGGTAATTTTATTATAGTAAGAAATGGATTATGCTATGAAATCTCCTGCAGATGAACGAGATTGGATATTCGAGAACATGGTTCATGGCCCCACAATGTATTACAACAACATACCAGAAAAATTTAGTTGGAAAAAGTATAATACGCCTCCACGTCATCAAGGTACGAGGGGAACTTGCGGGCCGTTTGCTGCGACTAAAATATCGGAAATAAATCATCTTAGAAAAGGTAGTGATAATAGTAATGATAATATCCCCAACTGGGTATATTTATCGCCTGAATTTATTTATTTTCATCGTGTGAATAAACCTTCAACCGGTATGTACGGCCGGGATGTATTTGATGTATTACGTAAATACGGTACGGTCCCTGAAGAGCAATATCCTTATGCTGATGCAGATAATAAAGTGGAACCACCACATGAGAAATTATATGAAATAGCTAAGGAGTTTAAAATAAATAACTATGCGCGCGTAAAAACCATTGACGGCCTTAAAAGAGCAATTATTGAACTTGGTCCATGTTATATTGGTCTGCCTATGTATAATCTTAGTGAAAAATTTTGGGATAAATCATGTGGCGAAATTATGCGTACTGGTCACGCCGCATGTGCTTATGGTTTCAATAAGAAAGGTTTCAAACTTATAAATTCATGGGGCGCTGAATGGGCCAAAAATGGTAAAACAATATTCCCATATGAGGATTTTGATATTCATTGGGAAATATGGGCACCTATACAGCGTATGGAGTAAAAATCTAATTAAATAAATATTGATTATTTAATAAGTTAGTAGATATGCAACAAATGAAATCTATTGCGTTTAGTGGGAAGCCGCGGGCCGGAAAAGATGTCGCGGCCGGCCGCCTTTGTGAGCTAGGGTATATACGCGTGCAGATTGCTGAGCCATTATATAGAATTTGTGAGCATTTACAACGAATATTTGGCCTTGAGGTCAGAAAAAATAGGACGTTGTTACAAAATTTGGGCCAAAAAATGAAAATTTTACGGCACGAGGACGTTTGGATGGATATTGCTTGTAGTGAAATTAAGGCCGCAGAGGCGCGTGGTTTACCGGTAGTTATTTCTGATTGTAGATTTCAGAATGAGTATAATAAGTTAAAAACATTGGGATTCCTTATTGTGCGCATTGAGCGTAATTTTGAGGGCACTAGCGATGATAATAATAACCATTATTGTGAATCTCAACTCGATAATGCGGATTTTGATATTATATTAGAGAACAATGATACTATAGATAATTTTATACAAAAAATAGATGACATGTTGCTTCAAATGTAAATATATTATCTCATTATTAGGAGTGACATTATACAAACATACTTTTTTGTGTTTTAATAATTTATAAACATAAATATAACACTTATATGAATATCCTTACAGCAATATTAATTGTTATTATTATTTTAGTGGCGCTCAATCATCCTCTTCTTGCGCTCATTGTCGGCGGAATTATATGGTATTATGAGTATCATGGTGGTAGTATTCGTAGTATGTCCATATAATCAGCACAAGCATAACTAAAATTGATTTTAAAGAATAATCATAAGTTAAATAGCGTTTAGTAGTAATTATGGCAAGTAAATCAATCACTATTAATAACTATCGTACCGAAATACCCGGCACCATGAGTGCTGATACAACCACATGGAATTTTCCACAGGTAAACTCAAAAAATGCTAATGGTAAGAATACATTTTGGCGTATTAAGGTACGCGCGTTGCCTGCAAGCGCCCAAAGTCCAGCAACTCTTGCCGAAAATAGTGACAAATTTTTGCCTTTGGATGATTGTTATAATATGACAGTAAGAGATCAGAATTTACCTACCACAACAAAAGATAACTTTGGGATACTCGGTTGGGTAAAAGTTGAGTCCGGCATCGAGGGCGGCAAAATACGCGACACAGTGCCAACAATAGTCACTAAGGGCAAAAACATAGGCAAGAAAAACGCGACTAACCCGTTCACTCAGGCGCTAAGAGATGCATTGAGTATTTATACAAAACAGGTTGATAAGGCCTCACGTGAGACACTTGGGGTCAGCAAACGCTATCCACCAATGCTCTCTGAAATATATGGCGATCATGTCGGAAGTATTAATTTTGCGGATGGCGTATATGTTCAACGCAAATATGACGGTGTCCGCACGGTTGCTATGTATGATCCGGCGGCTCATAAGGACAATCTTGGACGCGTGGTCGGCTCAGTAATATTTTATTCACGCACTCGTAAAACTTATCCAGGGTTTGAATATATACGTCAAGAACTCATCCACGGGTTACAAGAATTACATACTCGCGGGATAAATTTATACATTGACGGCGAAATGTATAAACATGGCATGAAATTACAGGATATTTCAGGATATGCGAGGCGCGAGGACAAACCCACTGATGTTCGTATTGATTATATGGTTTATGATGCATTTATCCCCGAACAACCAACCCTTAAGTATTCTGAGAGAAAAGTCATACTTGATAAATTCTTTGCGGAATACGGCCCATTCAAACATATTCATAACGTTGAAACATTTACAGCGGATAGTGATCTTGATGTAAAAGAATACTTTAAGAAATTCCTTTCTGAAGGATATGAAGGGGCCATGATTCGACCGGATCTACCATATAGATATTCTGATGGTGGATATCATAGTCGTAATCTGCTTAAATTAAAACAGACTCTTGACGCCGAATTTAAAATAGTGGGATATACTATAGGTGAAAAAGGTAAGACGGCCGATGCCATATTATTTATATGTGAAACTGATGCCGGTATTAAGTTTAATGTGACTCCCGCAATGGAGATCTCTGAGCGCATGGAGCTAGCAAAAAAAATGGCTACTGAGGTCGCCCCAATGGTCACATATTTTGATGCAAATTATCGTGGAAAGAAATTAATCGTATATTTTGATGATTGGTCACATGATAAAGTGCCTCAACGCGCCCGCACAAAGGGCGAAGTCCGCACATGGGAGTAAGGACCGTATCCGCTCATGAGCTGCGCTCATTGCGCGAATACTAATATTTTATTTTTTGCGACCAATATTAAATTTCATGTCAAAAAATGATACTTAATTAGTGCTTACAAAATAACTATGATAATTAGTTTCTGTTAGATGAACTGCGTCTTGCCATTATTTTTGCCTGTTCGTCCATAATTTCCTTCATATTGCAGGGCTCTTTATACACATATCCGTTAATACCAAAATATTCGCATTCATCACTTGCCGGCTCAGAATATAAATGTAAATTCATAATGTCGTGGTAAAGGATTTGATCCGCCTTAGTATTATAGCTCCTACAATCGGTATCAGGCGGCAAGAAGTCATAAAACCCACCATCCTTATGGAACATCCCGACCGGCGGCCCTGAGCGCAATTTTGGCGGCCTTACAGCGGACTGACATTCTGATCTAATATCATTATTTGCGAATTTACAGCCGTATGGCGGCTGGCAATCAACCGGATCAATGCCGCCCATTTGTTCCACAACGCCGGCCGACGTCCAATCTCTAGCCTGCGTGAATTGCGGACAATGCGGGCAAACCGTGGCGTTAGGACAAAGATCGCAGGACTCTCTAAAACCGCCGCCTTCATCATATGTATGCGTATAATCGGCTATGATGCCACTATTAACGACACCCGCGGCGACTGGGATCTCATCACCGGTGTTAAGGAAACCAACACCGCGATAAATGCGTGTCATAGATTCGGGTAGAGGACTTTTATATCTGCGATATAGTAACACAATTATAACTAAAATGACCAGTGCAATCAAAAATTGTTTCATTTGGTCCAGGTATATATTTGACTAGCGACAAAAAAACATCAAAAATTAAACCCTTCATTATCGTATAAATCCGTTAACTCAACTATCTTATAATGAGGTTCTTGGCGCCTAATAACGGTATTTAACATATTTTTTGGACGCAAAAATTATCGTTTGATCGGCATAAGCACTATATTAAGCGCCTTTATACGCCGATATATAATACCTTTAAGATCATGTGTGGCATCAAATTGTATAATCATGTTTATATTCGCATCATCATTAGATATAGTGAATGTAATTTTGGAATAAAAAGTTTCACTATGCGCGTCTCCAGTATTAATACTAATTTCATATCTATTATCACCGATCGCCACCATTTCATTCATGCGTACATATGCTGAATCTAGTTTGGTGCCATGTACATTGATCGGATGAACAATAATAGTTTTATTCTCTGGATTTATGTAAAAAATCGCGTCAATAATGTTATGGCCCATGACTAACGCTGGAACACCGTATGGAAAATGCGCTTCGAATTGTTCCATATGACTTGTATTATTACTATAGCTTTTTGTAATTCAATTTTGGTATCGTCAATTCATTTCACAACTCTATAAACACATAAAAAATATTAACTTAGAATGATCCTTTACGAATTTTGTTTAAATTCTTTATTACCGAATTTCTATTGACTTTTTCAACGGTAAAATCATTCTCATCACTAACATATTGGCCGCAACAAAGCGCCATTTTTGCGCCCAAAAAGCGCCGTTTTTTGGCCCTCAGAGATATGATAAATTCTCCTTCTGATATCATTGTGAAACCCGGAATGGGCATCATACTATCAGTAGTTTTTGCATTGTTGGAACTTTCATCTGTGTGTTCAGTGTATACTGAATCATCTTCGACATCTGTGTATGACAATGTATATCCTATTCTTATGATTTTTCTACCAGCATGTCCGCCGATGATGTTTTTTCTATATATTGTTTTTGAAACCGAATTTATCGGTCTAATACCAATATGAACTGCGAGTAACTTATTATTAACGATCTTAGTGCCATAATAACAATGTTCATTTATTGATCGACCACTGTATTCTACATCCATGGTAATTCCATTGGACTCTTTTAATGCTTTAGAACAAACACCAGGCCGAATACCAACATATAATTCACCGGCATGAAATGCTATACTATCCATATAGAATATTGGTTGACCATATGGGAAACAATTATTGAGGTAATCAACATGTGATGTATCCATCCTGATGTTATCATAATATGTCAAGGTAGATTTCAATTTATGATTTTAAAGACACTTAGGGCGCCAAAATTGAATATTTTTTATACTTTAATGATAATATTATAATGGTATCAATGGAGGATATGCCAAATGAAATATTATACAATGTGGCAAGTTATGTAATTGATAGCGAACATAAACGTGATATATTTTCATTAAAATCTACGAATAAAACCCTCGAGGTCGTATCATGCGACTTAATAGCGCAAAAAAGGCCGTATATTACGACCAAAATGGTATTTATGGAGTCATATTTAGGCATGATGAAATATTTATATAATGGCATAGTAGACATATTTTCACGATATGGTATTCCTAAAAATAAATATTATATTTATTATAAATCACGAACAAGTAATTTAAGGATAAGATCAACAGGTCATAGTTCATTTATACTAGATAGAATATATAAGATATCTATATTCAAAGACGAATGTATATTGTATGGATTGTTATCCAATGGTCGAAAATACGATGTAGAATCAGATAGAATAAGTTACTATGGATCAAAATTTGTGAGCATAACTTTAAAATCCATAAAAAAATTATTTTATAAATTACCTAAATTTGTTCATAAGAATTTTAAATATCTTAAAATGTATAAAATATTACAGTATGATGTTGAAGCATATATAAATTTAGCCAATTACGCGCCGATCGATATTATTATGGCATAATATGATAAAATTGAATATTTTTTGGCCGCAAAAATGGCGCTAGAGGCACTTCCTGATGAGATAATAATGCATATAATGAAATATATAACCGGATATAATCAGTTGGCGCATTTTGGCGCACTTAATAGTCGCATGCACAGCATTTTTATGGAAATAATGAAACATAATTATAAGTATGTTAAACATATGAAGATTATCAAATCATATCTGGATATGTTTAGTGCCATTACAGAATTATTTTTAAATACTATCTATGAATATAAAGAAATAATAGATATTAATGCAAACTATGAGGTTGATTATTATATAGATTATAAGAATGTATATATAGGTTCTTCAGACGCCAAAGAATACTATTTAACGGGTGTTACATTATGTTCGCCGTATGATGATTTAACCATATTTATGTATGGTAGTGAATACAGACCAACATGCTTATATGATCTTAGTCCGACGTATAAGGCCAAATATGAGTGTAATAAAGAATATCTCAACATGGCATATAACCTATTAATGGAATTACATCACATATTTAGAAAATATGTATATATAATGTCGAGTTTTAGGAAAATATGTACTGATTACGATCATAATATCTATTTAAACATGACTGGTGAGAAATACAAATTTAATATATGTTCAGTCTGATTAAAATTTGAATAATATTTTTTATAATTATTGGCGATAAATGGATTCACTGCCTAATGAAATCCTTACGCATATATTCGAATATATTATATATGAACATGGAATTATACATACAATCAGCCTTGTTTGCCATCAATTTAATAATATTTTGCGCCTAATGCCGCAAATGAGGTTTCAAAATACGATTAATGTGACTCAGTATATGCGTGTGAGGCGTCATAATGACCTGTTTATAGGGGCCGAAATAAACCGTTTTTACGGCGCAATTATGGCGATCTTGGAACGTTATAATATTATTGTGGAAAATATATGGGTATATGAACAAGTTATTTCCATATATGCACGCTATAAACCCACCAGTGATAACACTCAAGTATACATAAGAGTAAACTATAATAAACCGGATGAACACGAAATGACTACTAATAATTTTATAATTATAAAATATAATCAGCGGTGGAATATAACAATAATACCAGAAATAACTCTTGCTGAGCATACTAATTTAATAAATTATATAGCACAAAATGCGCAATTATTAAATTTATATCGTAATAGCACTGTATACAAACCAATATATGTTAATCATTCTCATTAAAGAATAAGTTTATATGTTCAGAAATATGTAATGACTTACCGTCAGTAATTGTCTTCGTATCACCTTTGTTCTGTTCATACACCGCCGTTCTATACCTATTTAGTAATTCATGAGTGTCATCATCGCGATATTTTGCCATTAATTCAAGGTTTTCTATTTTCGGTACTATAGTTTTGTTTAAATCGCCTATAATTTTTTTGTAAACCTGTTGACCGGTATTATTCGATATCGCCACGACGAGATCCTTTGACATCCCTCCGCCGGCCGTAACAAGTTGTTTATTAACGTCTGCGGTGAGTTTGTCACGTGTAGATGCAATCTCCATTTCAATCTTATTATCAACATAAGACCGCATTTCACGCACTATGGATTCCTTCATGGCCGCAAAATCGCGCTTAATTTCGAGGTCTAATTGCCGCTTAAGGAGGGATAATTGCCGCGTAATCTCGTCGCTAATCGGATCTCTGTTGGGTTGTTGAGTGTGTTGTTGAGTGTGCTGAGTACGTTGTTGTGGCTGTTGTTTATTATTCATTATATATTTATTTACAAAAACAATGTTTAAAACAATAAGTGCGAGAATTATGCATACAAAAAATATTGCGAATTGTTAATATCCACAACTACGTATTTGTTTTTAATGCGCTAACACCTAAGCTACCCAACTGTGTTAACGGGGTCATAAATATACGTTTTTGGCCGCTTTTTATGGCCATGATTCGGCCGGAATGAATCCCCGCGGGTGCGTTAGCGGCCGATGACGTTGTGGTAACAGCAATAACATACATTGGTATACCCTTGTGTAATATAATTGCCCCTACTTTAATATTTTTTGACATTATATATCTATATGAATATTTATTTTATTTATTTTCGCATACTAGTACCAAACTTTTCGGCGAATAATTTATCAAACTCGGGGTTAACATTATTATCATCATCAAAATTAATTTCCCGTAATTTATTAAAATCAAAACTATGGTTTGGATCATTGGGATCTATTCTACCACGTCTTGCCGCAATTAAATCATCATCAGAATAATAACTACCTCCGGTTTGTCGCGACCTATTAATCGCATTATTAAGCCTCATAAACATCTCATTATTTTTGAGAGATTCGGGTAAATCATTGTCAGTGTTACCACTACGACTATTAAACGCATTAAAATCAATCTCAAGATCATCCGATTGCAATTGTAGGCGCCCAGATGGGACCTCTAAACCGGTTACTGATTGCTTCATTGATTGTTCTGACCGGCCCGGGCGATTTGATTGCGCGCGGGCACTGGTATTTGGCTTATTATCAAGCATATCTAACTTACCAAGTTCGGCAATAATTTCCATTTTGAGTTCCAACTTAAGGCAATCACGCACCTCGGCAATGATCTCATCTTTGAGGGCGGAAACAAAATCTTTACTAGCCGCATAAACCGCATACTTAAGATCCATAGATGCGTTAGACAACTCGTCGCTGATGTTATCATGAGCCGTTGAATTGAATTCAGCCTCACGTAGTATACTACCATCATCTTGCTTTGACTCAATAAAGTCGCAATCAGATCCGGCCTCATACGCATCAAGAAGTCTTAATTGGCCTTCAGGTGTCAATCCTTGTTTTACCATTTTTTCCAATTGGAATCTAGCAAATTCAATAATCATGCCATTTATAGCAGTGGCTAATTTATTTTCAGCACTCATTGTTATATATAATTATTCCTACGCCCTGTTTCTAATTTAAAAATACGAATGTAGTATATAGGAGTATTTAGTGGCCGATAACATAACTTACTCTAACACCTATTTTTGGCCGCAAAAAGCGCATTAATTAATTTAAATTTGATTATATTAATACAGCTATATAGACGGTATGAAGCAGTCACTTATATACAGGTCTAGAATAACTCGTGTTAAATTTGGTGTTAATGGCAATGAGGCTATATTAAGAGAGTCTTGTAGCAATATCACCTCATATGATTTATTCCATGATAATGAGCCGGTAGCAAACGGCCTATATAACGCCCATCTAGGTACTGATAATTATAAGTATACTTGTATGACTTGTTTTAATAGTAAATCAAAGTGCCTTGGGCATGATGGTCATCATATTATGAATTATCCCGTTATATCACCTATGTTTATCCATGAAATTCGTAAATGGCTTAAACTTATATGCTTTGAATGTGGCAGACCAATCATTGAGGCATCACAATATAAATCAATAAACCGTCTTAAGCGGCTTGATTATGCGCAAAAAATAGCGCGTACTGGGACTCGTAAATGTGTTCATTGTAAGGCCCCGCACCCTGTAATAAAAAAGGACCCCAATGAGCCGCTTGCAATGATTGCGGAGTATTTCACTGATCGCAAAAAGACTGATGAACAAGTACTTTATCCGCATGTAATAAAACGCATATTTCAGCGTATTTCTGACGCAACGGTTGAAGAACTCGGAAAACCGGCCGAGGTACATCCGCGAAAATTTATACTCGATGTAATTAAAATTCCAGGTGTACCTACCAGGCCGGCGTCTGACGTCACCGCGCGAGTCCAGGATACTCGTGATGTCAACACAATGTTTCAAATAATTATGAAGAAAAATATTGCTATGGCACCAGTTATACCCGATGTTATAGACCTTAAATTTAAAAAGTCCATATATGAATCTAATAACTCATATTATGAACTTATAAGGGCATCAGGTGAGGGTGCAATGAACTCATTTGCATCTCATTTAAAGGGTAAAACCGGATATTTGCGCAAATTTATGTTAGGAAAACGCGTGGTAGTTATAGGCAGGAGTACCATCGTTGGTGATGTGACTTTACCTATTAATTGCGTAGGCATTCCCTTAAAGTTCGCCAAAACCATACAAATGGAAGAATACGTTCAAGAATATAATAAGCGTCTTCTTACAACTTATATATCTAATGGTTTAACAAAATATCCTGGATGCACTGAAATTGTAAAACGTAATACAGGACGTATTCGAGGCGTTAGTGATGCGCTCGATATTGAACTTGAACCCGGCGATGTATTATACCGGGACATGATTGATGGTGATCCAACAAACTTTAATAGGCAGCCATCATTAAAATCATCAAACATAAGTGGTATGAAAGTAGTAGTATGTGAGGACCCTAGCGTACTCACTCTACGCATGAATGTAATATCATGCCCGCTGTTTGACGCCGATTTTGATGGGGATTATATTGGTCCCAGAGAGTATACGTTAAGCGTATGCTAGTGTGTAAGGGTTATACCTTATATGCGAAACTTTCCAATTGCGGGAACACCCTAAAGCCATTGATACCGTTATATTGCAGTAATGTTAATATGACACTTTGGAGAAAGATCAAAGGTATGGTAAAAACTCAATGGATATATAATGGGCAATCCGCAGCCAAGTTTAGGTAATGCCTAAATGCAGTTCAGAGACTAAATGGAAGTTGGTAGTAGTTATCTATTACTTAAGTTATAGTCCGGCCACGTCGAAAGACGGTCTTATGCGTAGTGTAATAGTGCACAATATTATATACTGTGCATATATGCGAACATAAGAGTTCATGTTAGTAAATATCTGCAAATATTAACATGAATGGATCATCCGCAGATGAATCTTATATTAAATTCTAGTATTGTCGGTAGAAATGAGATAGAATTACTAAGTGCGCTTAGTAATTGGCTAATATCTTATATTAGTAGCGGCCCATCTATTGGTCAAACAGATGATAGTGTTATTGGTTTATTTGAACTAACACTCGATAATGTGAGACTTAATAAATACCATGCTATGTTATTATATAGCAATACTACATACACGCCTAATTTTACCGGCGTTGATACAATTACTGGCCGCGATACGGTTAGTATGATATTAGAAGAAACACCAATAAACTTTAATTCAAATCCAAATTATTATAATGAAAAACTAGCGCCGTATATGGATTATAATCCGGCCGATATAAAAGTCAACATAACGCAAGGAAAACATTCTAGAGGCGTTCTTGACAAAAAATCAATCGGCAAAGGCGCGACAAATGGCTTATATCATATCATATGTAATGAATATGGGCCCGATAAGGCGCTTGACTTGATGTTTAATATGCAGCAAATGGCGATAAGTTATATATTACAACGCGGATATACGATTGGTATACTTGACTTAATGCTCGATAAGGATACTAAGAGTGAGATTGATCGTATTGCCGCTGATATTATTAATAAATCTAATTTAATTACTGAGAAACTCAACAAGGGCGAAATTATACCACCAATTGGTATGACTGTTGAAGAGTTTTATGAGAAACAACAAATAGAAGAATTACGTACCGCAGATGATTTTATTGAGCCGGTACTTAGTGCCGTTGATCCGCATAGAAATAATTTGCTCAAACTTATTGTTTCAGGATCAAAGGGTACAATAGATAACATGGTAAACATGGTATCATCAATCGGCCAAAAATTAATTAATAGCGAACGTATCCGCCAAACTTTCGGCCATAAACGCACTCTTGCGTATTTTCCGCGCTTTGATACGTCTCCAGAATCGCGCGGATACATTATTAACTCATATATCGTGGGTATGAACTCTTACGAATACGTTTTTAACGCCATGAATGCGCGTTTTGATATCATTTCAAAGGCGCTAAATACATCGGTTACGGGCGAACAAAATCGTAAATCTATTAAGAATCTTGAATCCATAGTGATTAATAATCTCAGATTTGCTGTAAAACATAACAGCGTTATACAATTATTATATGGTGAAGATGGTATTGATCCACGATATGTGGAAAAGGTTAAATTTAGTACTGTAAAAATGTCAGATGCCGCCATACGGGCCAAATATATGCCTGTAGGAGGCGAGGATATTATTACGGAATCACCTGAACTGTCAAAAATTATAGAAGATGAAATATCACAGGTAATGGAGGATAGAAATCGTTATCGTGAAATATTTATGAAAGTAGAATGTATCGGTAGTGGCGAGAAAATAAGCGATGAAAGACTTATGCCCGTCAATATTGAACGCATAATACTTGATACTCTACGTGAATATTCTGACGCAGTAAGTAAACCACCTACCGTGAAAGAATTATTGCGTATGCATACGCGTGTAAAGGCGTTATGCGATGCCCTCCCATATATTCTCATTAATGAAATACAGGAAAAATTGGGGAGCAAAGTGCCGGAACATATACAACATAGTGTATGGTTATTATCGATGCTACTGCGCTCACACCTACACGTATCGGCGCTCTTGGTTGCAAATATGAGCGAAAAAGTGCTTATTGTGATTTTAGAAAAAGTTCGTTTAATACTTTCAAGCGCATTAATTGACCCAGGAACGGCCGCAGGTATCATTGCGGCCCAGTCATTTAGCGGTCCTTTAACGCAATATATGCTTGATGCACATCATCGTAGTGCCACTGGAGGCACATCAAAATCAGGTATGACTCATGTAAAGGAGGTTCTTGCCGCCAGGGACGTTGATAAATTAGAATCACCCAGCATGATGCTATATCTTAAACCCGAAATCGAGACTGATCGTGGGTTAGTCCAGGAAATTGCGAACAATATTGAAGCAATGAAGTTGAAACAGTTTGTACGTAGTTATCAAATATTCTTTGAAAAATATGGTGATCCCATACACCCTTCTTATGCGCATGAACGCGCTCAAATACAAGAATTTGCGCGCATGAATCCCCTCCTTAATCCGCCTGGGGACCTTCTTAAATGGTGCATACGTGTTGTAATCGATAAGTCAACATTGATTCTCAAAAATATGTCATTGGAGATGATAATAACCAAAATACGTGAAACATATCCTGATCTATATGTCGTATATACTCCTGAAAACGCCTCTGAAATTGTTATTCGCATTTATATGCGTCTTAGTATGAAAGATATGAAGGGCAATACCGTATTTAAGGGCGTTATCGGGACTGATAACATTGTTGACCTCGCAAAAGAGATACTCGAAACTATAATTAGAGGTGTAAATGGTATCACAAATACTAATGTGGTAAAGCGAGAACAAACTTATGTAAAGGATGACGGCGGTCTCGGCGTAAAGGAAATTTTCGGCATTGAAACGGTAGGTACAAACTTCTATGGTGTCTTATCTAACCGCCATATTGACGGCCTACGCATCCAAACCGACGCCATTATGGAGACATATCGCATGTTGGGTATTGAAGCCGCGCGTCTCAAGATTATATCAGAACTACGTAAGTTAAGTTCATGTAATCATAGACATTACCTTATATATGCCGATGAGATGACAAGGACCGGCCGTGTGACGTCCATAGAACGCGGTGGTTTGAGCACCAGAGAGGCTAGTAATTATCTTCTGCGTATAGGTTTCAGTAGTCCTATACAAACTCTTGAGGAGGCAAGTGTTAATGCTGTTGTTGATGAGGTAACTGGTGTTACTGCACCTTTACTTGTCGGTAGTGTGCCGAAATTTGGTACTTTATATAATTCTATACATGTTGATCCTGAAATGGTGCGCAAAAATATAAAGAAACCAGACGATATTTTGGGGATGCTCTAGGCGCCAAAAATATCATTTATAGAATATGCGTTGGACGTATAATTCTACTCTTAACGTATTTTCTTTTTTGTAATATACTTTATAATGTTGCATTTAGGATGGTTACTAGTTATAATTACATTAGTATTTATAGCAATATTAATGAGAATAGAATACCTGTTTGCCTTTATCGGCGGCATGATGGCGGCATATGCGGCTGAAGATCGTCTTAGTGGGTTGTTTGAAGGGGCAATTGGAGGCGCAATTGGAGGCGCAATAAATATTGATAAATCTCGACCGTCGAAAATTTATATGCATGAATCAAAAAGTGTTGATAAACCTAATGTGGAATCATTTACGACAACACAAATGGAAATGTTAAATGATATATATAGAAAAACTCTTGTCGCAAAGGCGATACTGAATTATATTAACACAATAAATGATCCAATCGAAAATTATAAGTTACGATTGGCTGTAGAAAAAGTTGTAATGGTTAATTACAACTCAATAGGCGAATTTTATGCGCTTAATGACGCTAGTAAAAATATCTTACGCGCTGATTTGGTTGCAGGAGGGATGGACACACGATATGAGAAGATTCTTGAAATATTCTCTACGCCCACACAGATAGATGGTGAGGAATATTTGACCGGCACGATATCACATGTGGAGTTAGCAAGCGGTTTATTGCCATTTTACTATGAACATGTTGAGCCAACTGAGTATGAACCTGATGAAACTGCGCATTGTCACGACAGTAATGAGACGCAAAACAATAGCGTAGATCAATTAATGACTGAAATTTCATATAGCGAACTGACAACATATGTGCCGCAATATAGGATCGCCATGTTGCGCCGATATGGCGACGATATTGACATCATTTTGGCCGCCATGCGGTATTATTGTTTATTATCATGCCGGCAGTTTGTCGCGCTTCCATTATCATTTTATCGTAACTATATAAAACTCGGGGCAACAATAGAATGTTTTGCATCGCCATTTAACAGTCAAATAATGCGCCTTGAAACGGTTAGCGGTCAGTATAGATATTGTAGTATATTTGATGAAGATGTGGTATTCAATTCACTTGGAAGTTATTTTAATATAAAACTAGGCGGCAGATTTGTTATCCTTAATCCGCCTAGGATTGATAATATACTCTCATCTGCGGCCAAAAAATGTATCGCCGAACGCAATGAAAACCCAGAATCAAAATTTATATTTCACGGGCCATATTGGCCGAATTCCGAGTACTATAAAATTATGCATGAATATGTTGAGGCGGGATCTGCGCGCATGGAAGTGTTACAACCGGACCAATATCATTATGAAAATTTATATACAAACAAAAAAATAAAGCCCGATGAGCCATTGGTGATTATACATGCATATTGATTACGTGTTATGACTCAATATCAATATCAGTCTCGTAACCGGTATCGATGTTATCTATTTGTTGTGTTGGTTGTGTTGGCTGCACCATATTCTTATCTATTGTATTATTTAAACTATTTACTACCATTGATTCATACCCTACAACAATCTTATATAACTTGAGATATGTTACTATTTTTGGATCTAATTTGATAAGTTTAAATGTCGAAAGTTTGCCACTCGAATATAAATCAGCCGCTCCTCTTTTGAACAATATGCTTTTGTCTTTTGTTGATACTGAAATATTATGTTGAGGGATGTGTATTATATTAGGTTCATTTGCGTCAATATATGCGCGTAGGGACTTTAAATTAAGACAGGCCAATGCTCCTAGTATATCGTCGCTGAGATTATTGGCAGCCATTTATGCAATGATAATATATAAATTCAATTTTTATATTAATATATATAGTTATCTCAATCTGATTAAATGTCTACACACACTCGTGATGTACCACTTTATGTATTAATATGTTATAAAAAGATATTAAAGCAACTAGATTCTTTTACTGAGGAATTATGTGCCGCTAATTTTACTGTCAAGGCCGGTTGGAGCGGTATCATGTCTGTAGATAGTCATAATATTGGCGAGCGCAAGATAGAACTTAGGGCCGATGAGGCTCTTAAACTGCGACATGTCTCACTTGAGGACAAAGTAACACTTACTGAAGATCAGTACAATGATTTTAAACGCATTTCAATCCTCATGGAACCGGAACCCCGCCATCGTAGAGGCGCTTGATAAGCGCTTGATAAGCGCTTGATAGGCGCTTGATAGGCGCTTGATAAGCGCTTGATAGGCGCTTGATAGGCATCAAAATATTTTTTGTATTAGATACAACGATGTTTAAAATATAGAATTATAAATGAGCCGATTAAAAAAATATCGTGAGGAACAAAATCGTAACTTTGAACGCATAAAATATTTTTGCCTTGAGCCTACCTTAGATAATTTTAAGACCGTTGTGCGGCCAAAATCTGTTTCTGATATATGTTTTATTGCTTGGAGAACGGCCGCGTTGTATAAATTTTCAGTTGATTGGGGAATAGATACTGATTTAGACGGCAGTGAACTTGCAGAGGATGCCTTCCTTGCGCTTGATGCCGCCGTGAGTGCCGCAATTTTGGCGCCAACGAGGACTCTTTGTGAGCAATTAATGTTTATATTTTATGCCACCGGTGAACTTAAGTATATTGATATATATTATCAATGTATGGGGATGATATTGTCGCCTGAGGTACGTAAATACTTAAGTACATTATTTATAGAGACTCGTGACGGATATTCCGAACGCATTTGTAAGTTAATAGAACATGATCGTAATCATTTTGACAAATATAATGTGGAATTATCTAACGTTGATTTTAGTTATTTTAGGGCCGAAAATATTCAAAAATTTAAAGAGATCATTGAGGACAAAAAATTGGCGCACAATGCTCATTGCGCAAACAAGTAAATTTGAATTTAATTAATTGACTACTATATAATTAGTAGCAAACATGTATGCATCTGTCTTGACTATAAATGACATACCAAATGAAATAATTGCAAATATAATCTCAATGTGTGATACAATCTATTATTGCGGTCGTAAAAATGTTCTTAGCGCGATGAGAGTGTCAAAGAAATTCTATTTTGCCATTACTCGCGATTATAATTGCCGCAATTTGGCCGTAATCATGAATACACGGACGCGTGTTTGCAATCAAATCAAGAATATTGACTACACTCATACAGTATATAAACCATGGAATATAGATGTTACTAATTACGTATATAATAAACGCATTAAGGGCAGGAATGTTAGGATTATAATTGAATATGTCTTACGCAAAGACAATATGCGTAATTGTTTATATGTTGTTAAAAAAGAAGAAAATATTCATGGGGCCAAAAAAGTACAGACTATCATTGAAACTATAATAGTTTTGTCACCAAGTTTGATAAATAATTATAATTCAATTACTAGATTTTATAAATATCCGTATAATAATACTTAAATGGACTCCTAACGTGTTATTATTTTCTATTTTAATAATAACATTATATTTTGTGTAGTTAGTGCCGACATCATGTCGCTATTTGCTGATGAATTAGCGCTTCTTGATGCCAATATAAATCTTACAATATATAGGATCGAGAAACAAGAAAAATTATTGAATAGTTTAGTGACTAAACATAGTAAATTGGATAATTACAGGAAGAATTATAAGTCCTTTTTGGCGCGTTATGCGGCCTTTATTGGCGGCCCAGACGGCATATTTGGCATTCTCAGCGATGAAATTATTGTGCAAATATTGTCCTATCTACACCCAAAATACCTACTGCATGGATATTGTAGACGACTATATAAACTTAGGGATTACGCTCTAGACAGTATGTCATGCATTATTCCAAAAACTATAATAAACAAGTGTGTAAATATATTACGTATACCAAAAATAATAATATATACACATGCTAAACGTAGATCGGACGCAAAACTTCCATATGTGCCGGGTAAACTTCTTAATCTCGTACTAAGTCAAACATATGTTGCTGATGACGGAATATCAATAGTAACGACTTATAAATATTCTATTAGTGAGGATTCTATAATATTTTATATGACTGTTGACTGTGATTCATTAGTAAAACTAGTGACACTTTATGATGATTATGTACATGTTAATAGTTCTGAGGATGAGGTTGTAGTGTGTAAAGATCTTGGATTTAGAATAGTAGATGAAGAGTTAAATCCTATAGATATGCATCCTATGTTTAATTTATACAATAAAAGAGTTATTTAGATGTCCATTATGACGATGATGCAACTTCTTATTTTTTTGATAAAATTGAATTTAGTTACCAGTAATGAAAATCTAGTTAACCTATAATGTCTCTCTTTGCCGATGAATTAATATCAATAGAACGTAATATTAACCATGCTGTGCTTAATATTGAAAAACAACACAAATTACTAGACGACCTCATGGTCAAATATAATAAGTTGGAAGAACATCGAGAAAACTATATGGCCTTTTTGATACGTTATGCGGCCTTTATTGGCGGCCCAGACGGTATATTTGGTGTTCTTAGTGATGAGATTGTCGTATTAATATTGTCATATTTGCCGCCAAAACTATTATTAAAATGCCCGTGTAAACGATTTCACATACTTAGAAATTATGCTTTGGCACTAATGCCTTGTAAAATCCCAAAAGAAATAGTAGATAAATGTGTAAAAGTATTACGTATACCTCCTATTATAATATATACACATGCTAAACGCGGGACTGCGGCAAATAATCGATATGTGCCTGGAACACCATTGATACTTGCACTAACATTACGTGGTAAGGGTCTTTACGGTAAACCAATGAATTATAAGTATGAGATAACTGAAACCAATATAACTTTATATATGGATATAGGATTAAAATCACTTGTTAAGATAGCAACGATTTATAACGAGAGTGTAGTAACATATGAGTCCAGTTGTATTGTCATGATGTGCAAAGATTTTGGATTCAGAGTGGTAGATATGAATCTAAAACCCATTGATATGCATCCAATGTTTGATTTATACAACAAAAGAGAAATAAACTGATAATATTTTTTGTGTAAACAAAATTGAAATATTACATATCAACATGATGGAAACATTACCTAGTGAAATAATTGCGCATATAGCGCTCATAGAAAATAGTAATATAAGTACTCTTAAGGAAACTTGCCGCCGATTTTATAACGCAATACGAGGCAATTATTTATGTGCTGAACGCATAAAGATATTAACAACACACAAAAAAATAAATAACGATATATTTAATATTAATAGTTACTTTAATTGTTTAGGTGATCATATTATAAGTAAAGACGACTATCGTGTAATATATGAGCATATATCCGTCGATTCGCGAATTATAAAAGTATGTAGGATATATAACCATATCAGCGAAATATCATCGACATCAATAGCTGTGTTACTCGAGGTAGCAGAATTGATAGGATGTGAATATGATGATGGTTATTATATTAGAATGGAATTTAGTTAGTTTTAGTGGTAAAATTAAAGTATTTTAATATTTTATTGGCCTTATCCATGCCTAATTTACGTTCGGCGGTTTTACCCTTAACGGTTATAATCGATATTGCACCCGCCTCAAATGTCAATAAGGCCGCAAGGCGATATTTTTTAATAAGTTCAGCCGCACAAATACGGCTAATTCCCGGTACTGAGGCCACTAATTTGACCTCGACATCAGAATTAATATTTCTTAGAGATTCGGACGCACGTTTTGTTGGCGCTTTACCATTATTAAGTTTCAATACGTTGGGATCAATACGACCACATAGTAAGTCACTCAGCGACATTAAGTTAATATATTGGTCGGCACTTGTGACACTTATGCCGCGAAAACAGGCCCACATAGTGCGTACCACATCTATATCAGATTTAACATGTTTTTCTGCCAGCATTGCGAGATTTTTAGTGAGTTCATTATCATTTTCATGACCTTCAGTACCGCCTTCAACTGTACCTTCAACCACATCCCTGTCATTTTGAGATATTTCCTGGCCGCAGATGACGGCCCTATCCGGTATTATATCGTCGCGAATGAGTGTGTCACAATTACGCACAAATCGCACTAATGTTTGGGCCGTATCGAGGGTATTTTTTGTGCGTAGAACACAAATATTATCGCGCAGGATAAGGTGATGTATGCTTGACTCAATATGTTTATATGGTATACGTGCAAATTGATCATTCATCTTAGGATCTAACTTACCCTCTATAATATATATAATCCTACACCCTGTTTTTATACTTATTGCCGTTAATTTTTCCTTATTTGCATGACGTGCGTCTTTTATGGAGGCCCCATAATCGTCAAGCGATTTCCTCTCAATTATTGCGAGGAGACGTCCATCGGGCCCAATAACGGCATAATCACCCGTTGTAATATGTTTTATTGAGTAATTAATGCCGGCAAATTCGGCCGCATGGACGGTAACAGAACGTTCTCTATCGTCACATATAAGACTGCATTTAGTTGTAGGTTGTTGCATTATTAATGTAATTGTACATTATTATATCAATAACATGTTTAAATAAAATTGAATGTTAATATTATCATATAACAACATGTCAGACATGGACTTTTCGATGAACTTCAATGTCAAATTTATATGTAAAGATGGAAAAACATTATGGTTTCCAAAATCTATCATAGATAAATATCCGCAGAGTACATTATATGCGGCACTGAATGGCAAATTTGTCGAGGGTCGATCTCTTGAGATATGTATTCACGAGAATAGTAAACATGTAAATACGTTACTTAATGATTTATATATTGGCAAAATTGACATCTATCTACGATCTTATACGCCAAAATTTACGTATAAATATATTATGCTTCTTAACTATGTAAATTGTTTCGAAATGACGTCGCGAGAGGTTAGAAAATTAATTAAAGATCTTGTCATAGATACATCTAATTTTGATGGTAATTGTATGACTGATAGTAAATCAGCCAAATATATAGTTAATCTATACACATATATGCCAGATCTAATACCAGATAAGTTCTTATTATCTGTATTAATCGCATACACATGCACGGATGTGGTTCCCACAAGCATATTTGGGGATTTGAATAGGTGTCGGACGGATGTAGGACCATATACATACGCGAACATAATAGGCATTGCAACGGCACTTTTGAGGCATATGAACGAGTCAGGTAAGATTAATAATACCATATACTATACATACTGCACGTTTTTATTAGAAAAGACGACCTTTTTGGCATTGATTTCTGCTGATGCTGTTGACAGCGTGCGTCATGCTCTTGAATATATAGAAAAAATTTATGGTAACATCGTAATATTTAAAGGCGTATTACTAGGTCTAGTCAAAAAATATTTTAACACTGATTTAAAACATTATCACAGCGATAATTTTCGCAAAATTAAGAATATCGCTATGGGTATCGACACTTAATAATCCTCTATTTATTTTTTTGTATTGCATCTAAATAAAATTGAATATCATAATTTTATATGTAAAGAGGTCATGGCTTCATTAATTGATTACTCGAATATCCCTGATACCCAAATTGTATGCGCAGATGGCAAAACTTTAGGGTTCTATAGCAGTGTTATAAATAGATATCCTGGATCAACTTTATATGCCGCATTAAACGGCGGATTTAGAGAGTCGATTGATTGCGCAATCACACTTAATTGGAAATCAAAATACGTCAATAAGTTGCTTAATGATATGTATAAGAACGCTATATACGCCAACTACTGGAACAATATAAAAGAAAAGTATAAATATATTGTATTAATTGATGAAGTAGGATGTTTTCAAAATTCAGATAGTTTGAACGAACTTATATCTGAAATATTTGATACAGTACCCTATCATTTTACAGTAGATTTATCTAACGATTCATATTATAGTAATAAATATTATATTGCCGCAAAATATGCGCTTAGGTTGTATAACAATTTACGTCATCTAGTACCTGACAAGCATTTATGTAAAATCCCAGCCGCTATTTTGAATACAAATTTGGCCGCTGAACAAGTACCTAAAGATATATTCAAAGATTTATGTAATATTTATGGGGTATTCGCGAAGTTCAATGTAAATATTATTACATACTTGGTAGAATTAATAAAGTATATGGATAAATGTGGTATTTCTAATAAAGAGACATTCAAACAATTTTGCGAGTTAATATACTATAAGTGTGATGATGGATCATTTCGAATGGATTCTATAATAAAGTTAATGATATATGTACGAGATAATTATCCTGACGAATTGTATAACGTCGTGACATTATTGGAGAATACAAAGTTAAGGATAAGTCTTACATTTCGTGATATGGTGCCTGGAAGATCATGTGATAATTGTAGAAGGCTCAGAAAAGAATATAATGTAAAAAAAATAAAATCTAAATTATCTAGTGATAATATTGCGACTGATACGGCCGATGCATCCGACATTGAATGTGATATTAACGATCCATTACCATATCATGAATGCAAATTACATACATTTGTAATGCAATTATTGGATTAATGGATTAATTTATTTTTTGGCCCTAAAATGCTACACCTGCGGTAAGTGCGGCCGCTTGGCACATAAAATAGCCGGCAGTGTGCGACTCAAGACGCTTTTGTAGTTCTACTAGGAGGTGCCACACTGTATCAGGCTCATTATTCTGATATTTAGATTCGACACTAGATGCGCTCCCACTATACAAATCCGTCAATAATTTTTTGCGCACATTGGCGTCCGCAAGAATTTCCTTGTAAAGGTCGCATAATTTAACATTAAACACTTTAGCATAACAATCAAGGCCTGGAGCGGGACTATTAACATGTACAAAATAAGATTGCATTATGTTTTGATATATGTCATATGATTATTTATCTAAAACATAAATCCTGTAGTTGTGTCAGATAATGATTTAATTATGAATCCGTGTGCAGGTTTATTGATAATTTCTCGTACAAAATTATATAACTCTCCAGAAATTTCACCAGTTTTCCACTTGCGCTCATATTCAAGTATATTTTTGCCGTAATCAAGATATTTTGCGGCCATAAATGAGTATCTGAACGTATCAATAGATAAAATTGCCTCTGGGAGAAGACATTTGGCGCATTGAAATCCCTTTACATATGTGCAATATTTATTATTGTTGTCGATAATAATATAATAATCACTGGTTGTCATGTTATATATTTCACAACTAAAAATTTAAATAGACTAATATAATTTTGTAGTTATTATAGTAGGTAGTGATAAATTAAGTAAGTACATTGTGATGAACTACAATATTGATAAATTGACGGTGCCTACTCAAATCGAGTACACTGTAGATGAGAATAGACAGTACGGCCAATTGCCGATGGAAATGCTCATGACAAAGTTTGAAGAAACAGATATGGGCGACGAGGAGGGTAGTTATGACGACTATGCGCGCAATGTGCTGACAAACTGGGGCCCTGATACTAATTTCTTGGCGCATGAAGAGCCCCGTGGAGGTGTTGAGGCGCGTGGTGGTCTGCTTAATTTGCGTTATTATGGCCATAGGGGTGTTGCTGATAATCCTTATCATCCTGAAGTTTTTATAGGTTTTCAGGGACCTGAAGATTGGGATCCACGTGGTACTGCGGATGAACCAGATATGAAGAAAATACCGGAACAATTTGCATCTCGAATGCGATTCGTGAGGTTCTCACCCGACGGTTGTGAACAAATTACAGGCGGTTCACGTAACGAATGGAAGGTTCAAATTGATAATCAGAGCGTATTTAAATGGGTTCGAGATCGTATGAAATGGTTTTCCACGCAAAAAGATGGTAGGCGTGAGGGTATACGGCGACTTCTTCCGCCCAAACCAGACGTCAAAAAAGTTGTTGTGGTCCACGGCTATGGGGACTATATCAAGGACTTTGCACTTAATCCACAACGTCGATCAGTACTCATTAGCGATAACATTATAAGAAATTCACAAGAATATCGGGCGAATTGTCGCGATCAAGATGACACAGTGATGCTCTACGGCGAATCGGGCCGCAAAAGACGGCATAATACCGTGGCAAAAGGTGGTGCGGCTGTACGTGATATTTCTAATGATGGTAAATTCTCTCAACAGGAGGTATCAAAATGTTATAAGGCCGTTGGGTTGCTCTTAAGTGAGCTTGTACGCGGAAAAAGTCAGGAAATCGCCATGGCGAAATCAGGAGACACTGAACACGCCGAAAGTACCTCTTCTATGGCCCAGAAATCGGCCAAAATTGTTAATGATCTCAGCATTATTTTGCGCTCAATAACGGCCGATAACGCTTGGGGAAATTCTGAAATCACTAAAATGATGAAGAGTGCGACACCAAAAGAGGTTGAACATATGGCTAGACTAATTACTTTTAATCATCTTTTACCGGCAAATCATTATTTCAACGCCGAATTAATGTATAAAAGTGTGATGCCTGGGGCGGATAAGGAGTCCATTAGGCGCGAAGTAATATCTGATTCAACCGTTCCAGACGTTCGCGATACGCAAACAATCGTAAGTAAAATGGCCCGTATGCGCGCATTGGACCCAAGGGCCGGCAAAAATGGTCTCAGTGAAGTTAATACTGAGTCAACAAGTACGCATAATTATAAACACGCTAAGGCATATCTGGACGACAAACGGCGCCAAAATACGTCAGGGGAAAACTTTAAGGCGGAGTCTAGAAATACTCAAGCGAGAAAACAAAATCATGAGAATTATCAAATAGTTAATAAGAACGCCCATGTGCAAGGTATGGCCTTCCATGATAACCAATATATGGAACACGGGGCCGCAAAAATTGGCTCTAAATACGTTATGCGTGATATGGACCGTGATGGCCGGGATGACTCTGTTGGGGTGAGTGCTTAGACGCCTAAATGATTAAAATTGAATCATTTATGGTTACTTTGTAAAACTCACTATGGAAATTATCATTAATCCATTAACCGATGTCAATGCGTTTGCATTTGTGATTGCACAGTATATACTACGTGATATGAATAGAGAGTCTAGCAAACATACTACAAAACATACTGATGAGTTGGAGCGATTAATGAAGGATATTAAACATAGTGATTATGTTGGTCGAGCAAAAATGTGTATAGAGGCTTATGAACAATTGTCTGAATGTGATGGAACAAATGGGTACTGCACAATAGAAATGAGTGTACTGTTAGATCATGTTGCTGATTTAATGTACAACATATCACGACTACGTAATATTAATGAATATAGTTATGTATTTGCTGAATTACAAACTATATATATGACTCTGTTAAATTACCTATGCAATGATAATGTGCAAGATGTATTGATTATATCAGGATTGTATTATATATGTAAAAAAATGGATACTGGGCGCCATTATGAATTACTCGGGGCGTATACATTGAATTTATGCAATCGATCTATGATGTTTAAAAATAACGAAATGGATTTATTGTCTTATTTAATATTCAGAGTATTCTTGTTGATTGATGTAAATAAATCAATGATCAACGTGATGTTTAGTATATTGCGATGCGTACCAATAAATCAAAGTGGTGGAAAAATATATATGATGTATGCAAATTATATATTGAGCAACGGTTATAAAATATCTACCAAGAATTTTGATTATCTTCTTAATAGTCTATTTACATTAGTTGAGAGTCATATAATTAATAGAACATTTACTGGTATTACTAGTAAAAAGTTGCGTGAATTATATGATCCTATGTTGCGCAATATCTATAAGTATTATATCATTATAATCAAATTATTAGCGAATTATGGGTATAATAATATTAGAGAACGTCAAGGGCGTTATATTAATATATGTCAAAATATATCAATGTTCCTTATACGTGATTATGTATATGGTATTAACAATCGCGCATACAAAATTTATAAGTTGTTAGCAATGATACCGCGAGAAACATTAATGCCGCATGATAACGCTTTTATGAGTGTAATGGAACAGTTTGTATACGCCCCGGGCGGCCAAGGTGCACTCGGTGCGGCCGAGGACTTCCATGAACGGATGAGCGTGGATGTTTAAATTAGTTTTTTGTCTGTTCTATTACACACCTTACACACCTTACACACCTAAAAAAATGAATTTGTGTTTATATATCGTATAAAACATCAGCAACGCCTCTATGGTCGAAATCACACCTGAACTCGTTAGTTATATTATGGATAATATCCGCATCATCGACCGCAAACATGATGAGCCGCTGGATGAATCATCTGCGTTTATGGAGATAGTTGAACCCATAATTAACATTGAGGATAAACTTGAGAGTATTGTCAAAGATTGTAATATCAAAATATTTAGTGACGTAATAGAAACAATACGATTAGTATGTGGTGATGTTAATAAAAAAATTAATAAAATACAAGCATCATTTAAGTATCCGAAAAGTACTATAAATAAATACAATATATCACAACAACAGAAGAAAATTAATATGTATACACAAAATGCACTTATGGTAGTATTGAAAAGTATAGAACCGTTGTTAAGTATTGTAATGAATAGATTAATTAATGGTAATTATGACGTTGAATATCACACAAGGTTATCAGTATTTATAGGACAATTAGTTGGTACAACAATAGAAATATTTGGAGCTATTTATATCCTAAATCCTACACCCGATAAATTATTTACATATTACAATATTTTGCGCCAATGCGGGCATAATAAATTAGCGCATATAGCGCTTGCTGAAAGCGTCAATTTAATAGTTAATGATAATATTACCTGGATAGATTATGATTATAATAATGATTTAACAGATGAGTGGATGGCCAGATTATTAATTCTATGTGATATTAACGAAAATGCAATTAAAGCGTTGATAAAATATCATTTCAAGTTTAGCAAAAAATGCTTGATTATGTTAGCAGAATATGTGATTAGGGGTGATTTTGATATTGATTCTAAACATGCAATCAGATTGTCAGATGCGTTGTTATGCGCAATAGCGGAATATATGGGCGGATATGTTATAACTGACAAAAAATTCAAGGAAGAAAGACAAAGTCGGGAAAATAGTTATCCTAATTACCTTGAAGATGTAATTACATGTAGTAAATACTATAAACTACATATAAAACTATCTATAAAATATAACGTACTAAACCGGGAATATCCTGTCAACATTAAACCCATGAAACTTCTTATGCCAATACTTTCATTGTTTATGTTGGGCGAAAATAATATCGCAAAAAAGATTTACAATGCGTTCATTAAATCTCCCCCTGAAATGTTAAATATGCACGAACAATGTTTTATTAACACTATGGCTGCCTTATTATACGCCCCGGGCGGCCAAGGTGCGCTTGGTGCGGCCGAGGATTTTCAAGGACGTTTGGCGGCTGATTTGTGATGATTTTTAATAGTTTTTTTGGAAAAAATTACAAAAAAATATGGTCTGGAGGCTTAATTTTTAATAAATATGTTGCATAAAAAGAGATTTTTTGATATATGGACATTAATTTTTGATGCTGAATTGCAACTGGAAATCCTCCGCGGCATCGAGGGCGCCTGGGCCGTCAGGTGAGTATAACAGTGATCTCATTATTAGTACAAAGGATGCATCATGCGACGACAACTTGCTGGTAGGCATACTTGATAAATACTTATATAGTTTATAAGCATAACTATTTACGCCAGACGTGTAATCAGCAATAATATGCAAACACATTGATGGTGCCGAGTGTACATATACATTATTAGTGTAACACTCATATTTTATCATCAATTTTATCAATAGTAAATAATATCTCTTGAATACATCAATTGTCGCCGGTGTTTTTAAACTGACTAGATGATAAATGGAATTAGCCATATATTTTATCAAATCTGTAACTGACACTGATTTAATATCCGCGTAATTCACCATATAATGCATGAACGGTAACATAGTTACATATAATGATGCGCCATAACACTTTCCGATTATACGTAAAATATCAGTATCATTAACGTCACTTAATAGTATTGATTTAAATAAAATCATTTGCAATGTTGCCTTACAGTCTACGATACCGTTCCATTTTGCGACCATCTGCCTCGTAATAAAGTTCAATGTATATAGAGATTTATCACTTTGCGTTATTCGTGTTATCACATAATGACCATATAATGCGACAATACTGAGACCCCACGTACATAAATCATCCAATATATTTGTGTAAAGTGAATATAAATCCCATGTAGATTTTGTTTTGTCATCAATATTGTACACATAACTTGAACGTTTTAACGCGCTATTGACAAGCGTCAATAATTTAATAAGGTATGTAGGTAGGGCATTAAGTTGTATATATTTGTACCCACCACTGATTGTTTTAATTTCGTTGTATTCAGACCATAAAAGTGTGCAACTTTTAGAGCAACTAAATTTATTATATGAATAATACTCATAGTTTAAAGTAATACATAAAGGTTTACAATGAACTTTATACAACTCATCGGCAAGGATAGTACATATGTCTATTAGACCTAAGTTTGAATCTGATATGAGCTCCATTGCGCCTTTATTTACCGTTATCGTATTCAATTTTGGCGCCTTACGCGGCCAAAAAAGTACAACTAGGATTTGTGCTACGTCGATAGATAAATATACATAAAATCGGTTCTCAATATACTACTGCAAATATTAAAAACACCAATAGACATATCATGGCGCAAATAAGTGCCGTGATCACACATGTAAGCGCGCATAATGCGGCCAAAAACGGACATTTAATATATATGTAATATAGTATAGCGTATAATATAAACATTATTATAGACCATCGGCGCACCTTTAGTGCGTCTGACATTATAATTTAGAATACAATAATTTCAATTATATAAGGATGAATAGAGGAAGATATAGCAAAACTTTTTTGCAGATTGTTGACATCATCGCGGCCTTTTTTACGGATGAACTTGTAAATAAATTGTACTATAAGGCTCGAAATTCGGCGGCTGAGACCGGCACAACAATTACAGATGAATATAAAAGAATAGTTACACAATACGCATATGGGGTCACGAATCGGCCGGATTTATGTAAAAAAGTGATACTTTCGTTACATGAATATTATTCAAAGTTTACTCGATTCACCTCAATAATTTACGTGGACTTTGAAGACGATATTTTAACGCAGTTTATTCCGCCTGAATACTATAGTGATTTTACGTCGAAACAAAAAACGGCCATGATGGGTGCAATTGTGGTGAGCGCCGTGCAAAGTGCGATAGCCTATGTGCATAAACCAGAAATATTAGAACAAATTATTGATTTTAGGAATAAATCAATTGGGCGTAGAATGGAAACCGACGTTGATTTTACATTGTCAATACAAAACCATATCGTTGATGTATTAATGAGTAAGCGCGATGAATTTTATTGTGACTTTGCAAAGAAAATATCGGAAAAATCCCAGAAGGTTTCTGTTGAATTACATCAAAAATTACGGGATGAACTCAAAAATCAAGTAGAGCGCAGATGTATAGCAGAACGCGAACGTGATAAGGCCATGAAAATGATATTTCAGTTAGTTGAAAAAATAAAAGCGTTAAATGTACAGTTGGCCAGTGCTGCCACCGTAAAACCAACGTATACGGAGCACCAACAGCGATTGAGTGCCGCATACGGGGCACAAAGTGCGCCAAAATATCCGGCCGAAAACCGTCTTGGGCCGCAAAGTGCGCCAAAAGAAGAACTTAAGACGCAACAAACGGATAGCAGAGACCAGAAGACTGATAATATTGATAATGGCAATGATGAAGATAATGGCGAGGATGATGGCGAGAATGATGGCATTGAGAATTATTATAATATATCATTGGATGATTTTGTTAATGAATAATATATAGTCGTAGTTGTTATATAACTATGTTTGAATTTTCACGGGCGATAAATGATATTGCTGATAAGATTGTTAGTGTCCCTGGATTTGGCAGAATACTTAAAAATCCCATTTATACGGCATTACTGATCACTATTTGTATAATATTAATAATGGTATTTATATTTCGCGGCGCCGAAACAGTTGATCCGCTTATAATTACGGCGCTCAGGGGCGGTTTTTATATTTTTATATTCCTCACCGGGGTGATATTCTTACATAACCATGTTCTCATGAATGAAATTAATGGGTCAGTTAAAGGCGGTGAGGGTATTTTTGATGAGGTACTTATTGATTCTCTTGAAAATGATAAGATACCTGTAATGCGGCCGGATACCAATATGTTTCCATAAGGTTTAATTTAGAGTTTAAGATAATATTTTTATATACATATTATTCGCCATCAAGAAGAATGGACATTTATAAAAGGTTCCTTAAAGTTAAAAATATTCGCGAATGCGGTTGTAAAACAGCGGTATTTTTGGGCAGAACAAGCCCATGGGCCGGTAACGCTGAGTTTGAATTTGATAAGTTTGAAATGTGTGAAGAACACGATCGACAGTATAATATGACACAAAAAGAATATGAGGCATTTATTAAGAGTGAAGAGGAAAATAATACGTGTGATTATAGGCTTAAAAAAGAGGTTCTGGAGAAATTTATTAAGGATAGTGAACATTTGCCTGTGGAGTATATGAAGTTATCTCACGCATACAGTGTTAAACATAATAAACCATATGGCACTATAGATATGAAATTGTTTAAAATATGTAAACAAGGTAATTATTATTGTATATGCGCTAATCGTTATGACATGTTTACACGTCGCCATATGGATGAAAAATTTAGATTAGATTTTAACACCAGAAACCTAAGAGAATTAGTAACTACCATGGAACCAGAAGACAAATGATACGTATTTTAACGCATAAATATTTTTTTGGCGCATCAATATATACGCCAATAGCAATATGCTGGACGACTTAAAGTTAAATTATAAGATGTTACTAGATGGTTCTATTATTATATTTGGTGAGTCAGATACAGGTAAATCAACAATAATAAAAGATATGTCTTTCCTTCTTAAGCCGCATATTGATCAGATACTTATTATATCATCTAGCGACAAAAAAAATAAATCTTATTCGGCATATATGGCGCCGAAACCGTGTATACACGCCAAAATTACCGGCAAATTACTTGATGAGATGTGGCAACGGCAGGAGGCATTAGGTAATATTTATGTTCGCGCAAATAATCCGGAGGTCCTACGTAGACTTTTTAACCGGGTGGCGACCTCTCATGCGCAAGAAATTGTCGCTAGTATTGAGCGTAGACGCGCCGAATGTGTGGCTAATTTGGAGGACTGTGAGATTGGTGATATTAGTGCAAAAGTTAAAGAAGTAAATAGTGACGCTGAAGAATTTACAAATAAGATATATAAACATTTTATCGGGAATAATCTGGACGCATTTAAGGGCGTTAATTTGTCCAAAGATGAACGGTTGACGCTTCAATATCTTAATCTTAATCCGCGATTATTACTTATATTTGATGATTGTACAACTGATCTTGAAAAATTCAAGAAGCATCCAGTCATACAAGAACTTTTCTACCAAGGTAGATGGTCATATATTACCCTTATTATCGGCGCCCATACGGATAAATCATTGCCGCCCGAGCTCAAAAATAATGCCTTTGTGAAAATATTTACGCAGGATATTGCGGCTAGATCGTATTATTTGCGGCAATCAACGGCCTTGGATAAGGATAAACGCAATGAATATGTTGCGGCCATAAATGAGGCCTTTACACCGGCCAAAAAGTTCCAAAAACTCGCGTATGTGCGCAAAACCGGCAAATTATATAAGTATACCGCCGAAATACGGCCAAAATTCCGCTTTGGGGCGCCAATAATATGGAAATTTTGTGATTATATATCGTCGGATGATGATACTATAGTTAATAATAAATATATGTCGAAATTTGAGGCATAAATTTGTGGCAAAAAAAGTTGTTGAATGTTATTAAACTTTGTCGGATGTTGCTGAGTGTTATTGGTATTGTTATTTATGGCTTTATATTTTTTGTGAAATGTTGTAAGTATCTTGGAGAATTTTTATTTCATCATTTAATTTATCAATAGTAAAGTCAAACCATTCACCACCGATTCTCTTATCGGCATATTTTTTATGCAATAACGCTTCAAGATTGATAGAAATTGGTACATATATTTCATAATATACACAAAGTCGATTAGGATTTCCTGTTTGTAATGATTTAATACGGTCTTTTACATTTTTAGTCTTGCCTATCTTGACGTTATTATTGTAAGGTAGTTCTATTATGAAGTAAATAAATTCGTATTTATTTTCTTGTTCAATTATGAGTTGATCATCACATATTCTACTTTGTTGTGATAATATATTGATCATATCTTTATCAGAATCTAATTTTACCCAAACATGTTCATTTTGTGGCCGAATTTTACCATACCCATATTTTTTAATAATATCTCCAATAATATTCATACTATAAACTTTATTTTTTTGCGTGTCCATAATTGTTTTATAACGCTTATAATAGTCCATTGTTTTCTCTCTATTATTTGGTAAATTATTTGCAATCCATTTTTTCGTAATATCTAACTCATTATTCGGCACATTTTGCATCATGAATGGGTCACCATCACGCATTTTTACAAGTGCAATCAAATTTTCTATAATTACTTTTGGATCAGGTATATTTTGGAATACAACCGCTAATATATATGATATAGCCAAATCATAATTCTTTTTAATCGGTGGTAATTTTATATTTTCATGGTTAATATCGCCCTTATTATGCATGTATTCACATAATTGATAGTAATATTTATCATTGGTTTGAAAATTATCAATTATCATATTTATAGTAATTTGATGACAACCCCATTGGTTATTATAAATTATATTACTATCAACGTTAAAACATTCCTTTATATGTAATTTTATTCTATTTGATATTTCATCATTAATTAGACCGTGATATGATAATATTATTTTTTGTTTTTTATTCGCCAAAACTATTTGATAATGTGATAATTTTTCCGGCTCAGCATTTGATAGATGATCTTGCATTTTCTCATTTGTGAATAAATAACACGCATTAAGAAATAATGCATAATTTTCTACAGTATCAAATGTCATATATTTATTTGTATTATCAACATAGATACATAATATATTATTTTTTGCTTTTATAAGCGCATCACGTATATCTGTATATACTCCATCTTTCCATATATCTATTATAGTCGCTTTATGAATAATACTTTTTTCGGCGTATAAATAGTCAGCATATTTATCACGTAGTTCAAGTAAAGCATCGATATTGGTCGGATCGGTGTCAAGTAGATGGTTGATTTTGTATCTAAATATATCTTTATTCATGTTACGTGTCAATATGCGTATATATCAAATATATAATTCAAATTTATCTAGTGCATTAGTTATGATAATAATCATGTACATCTATTGAAAAAAAATAATTTATAATTTTCTATCGATTCTATATTTTTTGTGGTCATTTTTGGCCGGCAGATGGCGGCTGATGCACGCGCGTTGATACCGTAACTTTGCGTTCCTTGCCGTCTCTACTTTTAATAATTTTATTAATGTATTCTGGTTTTTCACCCTGGACCCTCACGGGCTGATAATTATTCGCGTATGGTGAGGCCTCTTCAGTCAAATGTAATGGCTCTTCTGACTGTGTATAAATTGTATCACGAACGAGCTTCTGTTCGCCCGTAGCCTCATCTTCAATCGGCAAAAAGACGTCCATTGCAATCATATCTTGCGGCACTTCCATTTGTTCTTTGGCGCGTTGAAGTTCAAATAATTTCTCCTTATCTTCCTTACTAAGGATTTCTTGGGCGCCAAGTTTGCGCACTTCATTCATTACACCAATATAATCGTTAAGACCCTTATTGTCGAGACCAACCTGCGCGATATTCTTTGATTTTTCTTTCTTAACTGATTTTTCCATAAGATCTTTGCCGAGTTTATGATCAAGTTCCATTTGCTCCATCATCTGTTTAAGAATGTCGGTATTTTTATTGTAGAAATCAACGCGATCACGATTCTCTTTAAACGGTCCAAGAAGCGTTATGCCGCGGTTGCTGACCGTAAATGTGGACGCACGAAACTCTGATTGATGTTTAATACGATGTTCACGTGCCTCTGCCTCCGACTTGAAATGATCATAATAAATAATAGCATATTCAATATCATTCTTTTCGCAATAAAGAGCGGTACAGATGTCTCTAAGATGTTCATAATGGTTAGTGATATACCTATTATAATGATAAAAGACATCATGTGGTGGTTCTACTTTGACCATGCTAAGGCAATCTGCGGCCGAAAGCGGTTCAGCAACCCTCTTCATATCGCGTACAACGCCTGATAACTTTTGAGCGCATCGAGTAAGGATTACTTTTTTGTCCGTGACGTCAGTGTGTGGATCATCAAGCATCTTAACAACATTATTGGTAATTTCAAGGGCATTTTGGGCCTGACTATATGTATTAAGTGTTTGCGATCTTGTATATTTAAATGCGGCCTCCGGGTCGGCCTTCATCTTTTCTTCAATACCACGAGACCGTTTTGCTACTTTACACAAATCGCGGATAAGTTCATCCTTTGGTTTCCTTTCAGGATCATTCTTATTTTTGGTATGAGCACCACGCACATGTTTATCCGGATTGTAATTAAAGTTACGATTAAGGAATCTCTCTACAATTTTGCGGCAAGTATTAGTATACTCTGTGCATTTCTGTTCTTTCTCCTCCCTAAGAGCCTTGGCCCGTCCTGGGTCAGTTTCTGCGCCAATTTTGCGGTCATACGAGATTTCCAAATCTTCACATTCGAGCGGCTTATATTCATATGCAAGGCGATACATATATCCTACCATTGATGTCATGAGTAACTTACGTAGATATTCATCCTTATAATTAATCAAACTAAGATTAATGTGACTCTCATCGCCGGTGACAATATAACCGTATGGATTGATTGCGCGCCTGAGTTCTTCTAACTTTTCATTACTCAATTCATCCATTATTGCGGGGTTTTTCGTCGCCTCAAGTATAAGATCCTGTATAGGGTATGATTCATATACGCTAGTGGGAGATTCGGGGCCCTTAGATCCATCAAAATAGGACTTCATATCTACACCTGGCGGTAATTTTTTGCCGAAATTAGACTTTGACATTGAATTATATTAGACATATAAAGTAACTTTTAATATAAATTAGCAATGCTAAATACGGTAGAGGCCGTTCACTGTAAGTTTTTATATAAATTAGAAAATGTTGGTTTGGCCGCAAAATTTCTAGTAGATGTATCTGGATGCGTTGATAGAAACATAACAGCAACTTGCCGGCAGATTTTAGACGATGTAGAAAATTTGTCATTAGATTACAACTTGGCCACCGTGGGCATTTTATCCGACTACTATAAAACTAGTGCACATGATGAAGAGGTAACTAAAAAATATTACAAGAAAATATCAATAGAAAACTTCTCATCACGTATAGATGAAATTGTCATGCGCGAAAAGACTCAATTATGCGCGCTCAATGAAATATTTAACAGCGTAAAGGCGCCAAAATCCGGCCGTAAGGGTCAAAATAATGTCGATTTAACATCATCCGTTATTGCTGTAGTAAAAATTGAGGAGGCGATAGCGAGTGCCAGCAATACTAATATAAACATCGGTATAAATGTTACTAATTATGATATGTGTAAATGTGGTGCTAAGGCTATTTTAGTACCTGAGGCGTCTGAAATACGTTGTGTGGTGCCTGAATGTGGTCGAATTAAAATAATTAAGGGCAGTATTTTAAAGGAAGAGCCGGCTAGTTGTGACTCGCAAAAATCAAAATGCAATGGGTATGACTTTAGCCGCCACTTTAAATTTTGGATGGAACGCTTACAGGCTCTTGAACATAAAGTATTCTCTGAAACCGAACTTGGGCGCATAAAAATATGTATATTACGCGATAGAATTACTCCAAATGAACTCAACTGTATTATTATACGATCATACTTAAAAGAGGTCGGGTTAACTGAATATAATGATCATGTACCACTCCTTGTGAAAATGTTTGGCGGGCGAGGGCCGCCTCAATTCACATTCCAGGAGGTCCGAAGTATCGCCATAAAATTTAATAAAATTATTAATTTGTATCATAAGGTAAACCCTACCGGCAGTAATCGGCCATATTATCCATACTTTATCTATAAAATAGTTGAGCAAGATTTTAAAGACAATCCAGATAAATTGCGGCTGCTCGATTTTATACATCTGCAATCTGATGACACTATAAAAAAGAATGATGGATATTATGAACAAATTTGCGCCCTTGCGGCCCCTGAAGACGGATTAATATACTCTGTAACTAATCCTTATGAGCGTTGCCTAAATTCTTGACGAGAAATTTATGCGCCTTTTTAAAATGCAATAATTCTTTGTTTTTTAACTCTATCTCAGCGGTGAGTGTTTCATTTTCGGCAAATATACTTTTCACCTCCTCGACAATTTTGTTATAAATTTCCCTGCGTCTTTTTCTTTTATACTGATGTATATCGCGTTTTTTGGCGATCTTTTTTTTAAGTTTATTGTTGCGCACCCCGGCGGCCAAGGCTTCTCTTTTGTAAACCTCACACATATGTTTAAGGCGCGCATTTTCGGCCTTGAGTTGTTCAATATGGGTACTCACATCAGCACTCGCATCGGCACTCACATCGGCACCTGCACCTGTATTACTATTAGATGCCTCATGCGTACCGCTACTTTGTTCATCAAATATATTTAGAGCTGTATTTAATACAATCAAACTATTATTTTGTAGTTTGTTGATGTCATCGTTAGCGCGCGGTGGCGGCATGCTTAGTTCGTTAAGTAAATCATTAACGCCGATTATGTGTCTTACGTATGTATTCATTATTCGTTGTTCTTTATTTGGGCGATAAGATATCAATTTTAGCCGCCTAAGGCGCCCAGAAACATCCAAAAAAAGGCAATTTAATTCTTCTTATAATATGGGGCCGGACCACATGCGCTCATTGCGGTTATTAGCGCCCTTATTGTCTTTATACGAGCATCCGTTTCGATTAATTTAGCTTCAGCTAGGTTTAGGTTGGCATCCATTGAGGCCTTTAGCTGCTCCATATATTCGGCGTCTTCAGCGCCCTCAGCACCCTCAGCACCCTCAGCACCCTCAACGCCAGCACTAAGAATCGTATGGTCCTGAGTATTTTCCATTTCCTTCCTTACAAATATAGACGCATATGATTCATTTTTTTGGCGCATATTGGTCGGCTAAAATTGATTTTTTAATATATAGATTGTTATTGGGTTAGTAGATAGCGATGAATTGCATTGAACAATATGAATTAGACTATTATAAGCTGATAGAAGATGTTCAGGTAAATCCATTATATAAATGCCGCCAAATATGTATATACTTTAAAAATACTAGTCATAGGCCCCTTATGCATAAGTACATGGAAAATGTGGCTGGGCCTGATATTGATACATACGTGCAGAATCTCATGATGTTTGGTAATAGTGGTAATTGGGAAAAATTACGCCATATGGAAACTCAATGTCGACTTTTAAGTGTTCTTAATGATCATATTAGTATTACAACACGTATGACCGAGGCTGTTGAGAGTATTAAACAATCCACTGAATGCGACAGGCAATTGGAGACTCATTTGGAGGCTGCTATGGCCAAATTATCTGAGCTTGAAAAACGCAATGAGGCCTTAATGGCTCATAATAAAGTTCTAACTGAGCGTAATAAAGAAATTGAGGCCCGTTTGGAGGCGATTAGGCGTGAAATTAATGTACCTGGCGCGCCTGTAGCGCCAATTAACGCATCTGACATTACAACAAATACACTGACTGCGCCTATATTATCGCCAAATATGTCCACAATACCCGTCCTCAAAGAACCTAAAATGCCGCCATTGGAAGATTGTGTTAGTGATTATGATTCTGATGATATTACACTTAATGATAGAATAGATGGGCCTTTAATACGCGCAGTTAGAGATTTTAGGCGTAATGATGGACGCAATGATAGGCATAATGATAGAAATAGAATAGCCATCAATAACGAAAGTAGGAGACGTTGGCAAAACTATAGACGTAATCGTCAACGTAATAATAGACGCCGAGCTAGGGCCCCATCGAGGTCGCCTGAGCCGCAAAGGCGCGTAATCGATCGAGCGGGCCGAGTTCGTGAGCGTCATAGGGGCGATAATTTGTAGTCTCTTATTATTTTTTGTTTAAAAATTGAAGCGTAATAAAATAAATGAGAGTTGATGAGTTCTGCTAATTCGCGTATAAGTATATATCATATAATAGTATTATGCGTGGTATTATCGGGCTTATATGCGGTTGGAGTTCCAATTAAATTTATATTAACTATATTTTTGGCGCCTATGCGTATATTAATCCCAGGGATAATCATCGCGATGATAGGTGGACTTATTGTAGGGGCAATACAGGCAATCCTTGAGGATAATAATATTGCTATGAGTATTGTATATTTGCTCTCCAAGTTAATATATTTATGTATTGTAATGATCATACGTGTAATTACGGATTGTATTTGGCCGCTTATTGTGCGCAGTGTGGCGCCCAGGGCGGCTTGAGCGCGACTGCATAATTATATAATTATTTTTTGCCGGGGTTTTGTACCTGTTAGTGTGGGCCGTCTAAATGGGCGCCTTATGCGGCCAAAAATTCGGCGAAATTGCGGCCATGATACGATTATTAAATTTTATGGAAAATTTTTTGCTAGTTTTTTTGCGGCTAAAAAATAATTAATTGGCCGTAGGTGTTATTTTGGATTTTTATTTATATTTTTTTATATTGAGGTATTATATAGCACACAAACTATAACACAACAATATGTCAGCAGGAGCAGTATTTAAACTGATTGCAAACGACGGTAAAAACTAATTGCTGTTTAGAGTGATTACAAACTAATCGCTAGTGGTGATATGTCAATGCTGACTGGCCGAATTCGTACGCACAAACGTAATGCCTAATTAATCTTTAGATGGATTTTATTGGCGCCGAATTCACTCACTGCAACACTTTCAAATTGCGGGAAAATCAAATAATTGTAAGGATACCATCTATAAATTTATAGATACCTGTAAGAAATTATAGGGTGTGGTAAAAATACTTTACACATTTTGCTGCTTACACATACGTGTAGAAGCAAGAATTGACAATCCGCAGCTAAATTTAGTTAGATTTTAACAACAATGAATGTATGGAACTAACTAATAAATGTTCAACGACTAAACGGAAGTGGTGATAACATTAGTGCTATCGTGTTATCATTATGATATAGTCTCTCCCTCATGGAAATGAGTTGTTATTTTGGATAATATTGACTAATCAGCGCAATATTATTTGAGTAACAAAATCGGTTATACTTAGATACTCTCAAATGTATAAATATCGATTGGAATAAGGAAAGCTGATCGTATGATTAATTAATGGTCATAAATAGCAATGTTGAAAAGACATTACTAGTGCTTATTACGCAAGTGTGTTTAATAAGTGCAAGATGATATCGAATTGCGGGAACTTCTTGGAGCTTAAACTACTTTATTTAACGGTTAATTGCCGCTAAGATAGTAAAAATGTTTAGGTATGAGACAATTCGCAGGGAAGATTGTAGTCATATAATATGGCTGTAATAACCTTCAGAGACTCAGCGGTCATCGGCTTAAAAGCTTAAGATAGAGTCCATCCGGCGCGAAAGCGTTCTCTAAGAGGAGATAATATCAGTTCTTAGAGGGTAATTCATCTGAATTACTGGAGTAAATGCATGGCAACCGAGTTGCTTAACTCACGTATAAAAGATGTAGTATAATTAAACTAAACTATAGTTTGATCATTCTAGTTGCATCTGAATTACCCCAAATGGTAAAGTAGTTGGTAGTAAATACAGTCACAAATACTACTTCAAGGCTCTCAGGCCGCATAACTACGACATCATCAAATTGCAGGAAAGTCCTAAATAATTGTTACTAGAGTAATCAGTAAAAATACAATTATTAAAAAGGATCACCCGCAGCCAAGTTTATATAGATTTTCCTATATAAATGCAGTTCAGAGGCCAAACGTTGATGGCAATCAAAATTGATTGTTAAGATATGGTCCGTCCCTCATGAGAATGGGTTACTGAAAAGTTGGTAGTGACACCAGACATTCAGTAGTATTACAGAAATGTAATAGGAAAAAACGGATGTGTCTCAGAGCCCGCCAAGGCTTTGCTGACCCAACACCCACGTTGATTTTCATTTAAAGTCAACAAAAGTGCAAAATCTGCTTCTGTATTGCGAGTTTGCACTAGTGAATATTGGTATATACCAATATTTGCGACAATCACAAATTGCGAGAAACCCTTGATAGATAATTGCAATTCATTATAGAGATATTAATGAACGCGAAAATATTATCTATGTTACTAAGACAACCCGCAGCTATTATTCTTTAGTAATTATTAAAGAATAATGTTCAGAGACTAAATGTGATTGGATACTTAATTGTGTCTAAGATATAGTCCCTCCCTCATGTGAATGAGCTTACTAAATATGCTTATACGGTTTGTGAACGTGTAAGAGAAATAGTAAGGATAAATCATAAAAATTTATTGGAATAAAGGTGATATTGAGAGGACTCACATCCTCTTTATCAATGCTCACTTCAAACCATTTAACTTACAGATGGTAACAGTACTTAATGCCTAAGTGCTAGTAATTATACATCCTGTTGACAACAAATGTATAATTGCAACATAATCAAATTGCGAGAAACTCCTAAAATTATTGGTACTAGAGTAATCAGTAAAAACCCAATAAATATATGGACAACTTGCAGCCAAGTTCTTTGAGATAAATATTAACTCAAAGAATGCAGTTCAACGACTAAACGGTTATGGATCGATTTAATATCGATATAAGACATAGTCTATCTCACATCGAAAGATGTCTGTAATCATAAACCTAAAGGATAAAATTACAGATCAGTTTTATAACTGATGATAGAAGAGCGCTGCGATTAAACTAGTCGCAAAAAATATTATTTATTAGTAGAAGTTCAAATACTGCTTCTGCAACACTCTCAAATTGCGAGAAAGTCCTAAACATTAGCTACTAGATACTTATTAGTATCAGTAAAAACGTTAATGTGTTTATCAAAAATAAATAGGATAACTTGCAGCCAAGTTCTTGCGCCCATTTTGCGGCCTTGAATGCAGTTCAACGACTAAATGTGAGTGGGTTACAAAATCATATAAGCATGCAGATGCGATTATGAAAAGTAACTTAAGACATAGTCTATTCCTTCATGTAAATGAATCATACACACATGATATGCTGACATTATGTGCAACATATAGAAATGTATGAGTTGGCATTAGCCAATGGTAATAAAGTGGTTATGAGTTAATAAAGGTTAGCTCAAGTATAGATAAAAGTCTATGCTAGTATTTGTTTACATATAGTTTGTGTGTAAATAAATGCAAGATGTTACAAATTGCGGGAATCTCCTAAAGCTTTTGGTACCAATCTCATTGAGAATGTTTATGGGAAAACTATAAATAATGGTAATAATTCAAAAGATAAATGGACAATCCGCAGCCAAGATAATTATGATTTATGCGTAATTATAAGGTTCAGAGACTAAATGTACATCGCGGCAAACTGCCGATAAGATATAGTCCGATCCCTTGTGAAAGCAAGATATGAGATGAGATAGTTAAATAAAATTGTCAGAGCTCATATGTAAGGCTAACAAAAATGATAACCGTGTGAGAGCAAACACTGGAAATGCCCAATCAAAACTAGGTTGGAAAAAGTTTAAAAAACTAGTAAGTGGGTTTAATACCTACTTGCAATATTCTCAAATTGCGAGAAAATCCAATATATTTGATACTAGTGTATATCACAGTAAAAATGCAAATATGGTAAAACCCTCATTTTGGAACGAAGGCGACAAAATGAAAATGGATAACTTGCAGCCAAGTTTAGGTGTCCAAACACGGCCCCTAAATGCAGTTCAACGACTAAATGGGAATAGATGTAGTTATGCTACATTTAAGACATAGTCTATTCCGCTTCGTAAGAAGTTCATACATATATGATGTATCGATAAATGCGACACATAGAAATGTATGAGTTGACGCTCCTGCGCCAATGGTAGTAAAGTTGGAGGCACTGTAAATTATGCAGTGAATATTACAATATTGTAATAGTGAATGAGTACTGCTCATTTGCGACATTTTCAAAATGCAGGAAATCCCTAAAGCTTATAGTACTTTGTATTTACATACGAGTAAAAATCTATAAGATGCTTGTCGCATACACATATGTGTAGAGACAAAAATGGGAAACCCGCAGCTAAATTCATATTATTAGTTATAATATGATAAATGTTCAACGACTAAACGGAAATGGATTATCTATTAAGATAATTTAAGATATAGTCTACTCCCTTACGAAAGTAAGTTATGAAAATATAATAAACGGACATAGAACCATTTATAGAAATTCATAAGGCGCCAAAACGCCGGCACAAAGGACAATTCTCTATCCCTTAACAACAAACTGGGGGATAAAAGTATAGTATACGTAGTATACAGAATACTAGTAAGTTGTGTAAAAACTCCTGCTGACAATCAGATACATTTTACACACTTGCAAGATAATCAAATTGCAGAAACATCCTACAATTATTTGCTACTAGATTACATCAGTAAAAATGCAAGTAATTTGCCGCATCATGAAGATGTAAGGCAAGAAGGATAATCCGCAGCCAAGTTTAGGCGGCCAAAAACGGCCCCTAAATGCCGTTCAGAGACTAGACGGTTATCGCATACGTTATTGTATGTCAAGGTATAGTCCAATCCGGCCAGAAATGGTCTTCTATATGCCGCTGGAGTAGTATCATCCGGCGAAATATAGAATATTTACACATTTACCGTAGCTGCTCGAGCAGCTACTAATATAATAAAACACAAAACAAATAAGTGTTCGTACAGCGACGTAATCGCAAGCGAACACGATGACTAAAATTGAATCTCCTGTCCATCCAACATATCTCTATTCAGACAACTATGTTCAAATCGCAAGCCAATCGCATGTCATCGCATGTCGTCCTCACGGCCGATAGGCATATAATTAAAGCGCCATTGGGATTTTTCAGAGTCCCACGAAAGCTTCCTAGCTGGATATTGAATTCTGAAAGGGTTGTTAAATATGAACAATCTTACCCGTGCATAAAACTAATTAATGAGGTGGATTACACCATGCACATGAGAGTAATACGATCATTCTTGGAAGATGAAAATAAAGGTAATCATGAGGTGGTAGTTAGTCCATATTGTAAATATTTATTTAATGAGCTCAAGGCTGAAATAGATAAATTGCAAGATAGTATTTATGATATGAATCATGCGGATAAAACGCAAAATATTGCTATTGATATTATTCATAAATTAAGTGCTATATGCGATACTACGTTTAAGTTCGAGACCTCGAACAAAACACCTCAATTAATATCATCTCTTGAGAGCGCAGTGAACGGTTTTGAGTTATATATTCGACCATCTAATGCGCCAACGGCCAAGGAAAAGGAATTTGATGACACAATTAGGAAGTACAACAATAATAGGGGTTGTTAATATGTTAATGGCGTAATTGCCTAATATCGTTTTTGTAGGAAATTTGATATATAGTGATTAAAATTGTATCGAGAAAAATTGAATACAGTACAGCTATATGTAGAGTAAAGAAATGCAACAATCAAGACCAGTCAATAAGGCGCCGCCCAATAGACCCAAATCGGTTGGTGCGCTCCCATCATCACTCTCGCCGGCACAACTTTTAATTCTCCAGGCGCGTAAAGAGCGTATTTTGGCGCCTGAGCGGCAACCAGAATCGGTTGATTCACCTTTAGGTAAACGCACATATGATGATTTTGATCGAATCGCACATATGGATCCTACGCATTTTAATCTACCCTCAGAACCTACCAAGATAAGGCTTGTACAACATGATGATTGTATAGTAGCTAATGCGACATCGAAGTTAACCAAGGATAAATATAATGAATATATGGGACCTAAATATCGAAAGATAGATAATGTTGATGTGAGTGTTGCACGTAATAATGTACATAAAACTCGTACTACTCTTGAAGAATCATATGCGGCATCTAAGGGCCCCATAATAGTCAATCCTTATTGTGCTGAATATTTTGAGAGACTTCATGAATTACTTCGTACATTCCAAAATAGTGTACATCACATGTGTTCACATGAGCAGTCTCAAAATATAGCACTAGATCTTATATCATATATCACTTTGATTTGTAAGGGAACATTTAAGTTTGAAAAGTCTATATGTGGTTCGTGGCAACTGACTACGCCGCTTGATGGTTCTAAACTGGCCTCGGATGGTCTTCCGCACTTAACATACGTTCCTAAGATTGATGAGCCCACGCTTGAGAAGGAAGAAGAAGGAAAGGAAGGAGAAAAGGATAAATAATTGAAGCAACCGCAAGGTTGTATAATGTTTTTGTGTAAATAGGTAAAAATTAAATAGTTTTCTGATATAAATCGGAAAACGCGCCATAATGCAGTTTGGCGACTTTTTCAATGATATGGTAGTAAATACCGTTTTGGCGGCTACGTCTGCCACCGCTGGTACCGTACCAGCATTCCCTGCTTATATCGGAGCTAGCGATCAATCCGTCAGCTCTACTTCTAAGATCTCGGCTACTCAAAACACCACTTCTGGTGTATATACTAAATACACCATGGAGTATGTTGATTTCCAAGGAACTGTACAAACTGTTGGTGCTGCTGCTACTAACTTTGTGCGTTATTGTGAATATCCCGGCCAGAGAATTTTTAAGCAGGTTAAATTCGAAGTTAATAAATAGCTTCAAAAAGTAAAAAGCTAGTATTCATGTCGCAAAAAATCCTGCTGACATTCGCGACATTGAATGCAATACTTACAAATTGCGGGAAACACTTGATAAATAATAAGTACGAGTTTAGAATTTATGTCTTAAACCGTAAAAATCTTATTATAGAGTCAATCCGCAGCTAAATTTATCCAGATTAATATCTGAATAATAAATGTTCAACGACTAAATGTAAGTAGGCGCTAAGGCCGTTCACGGCCGCATACGCGCATAAGATATAGTCTAGTTCCTCGTGAAAGCGAGCTCTAATGTAGTAATTAGAGGATTGACATTAATTGTCAATTGATAGTAACGTAACGGAAATCCTTTGGATTAAAGTAATAGTCCAAAAAAATGTAATAACATTAGTAATAACTAACTCCTGCTGACAAAGAATTAGTTATTGCAAAATTTTCAAATTGCGAGAAAACCCTAAAGCGTAAACTGCCAAATAACATCGGCAAAAATGTTTATGATAACTCCTTGCCACCGCATGAAAATGCAAGGTAAAAATGGGCAACCCGCAGCGAAGATTTTGGCCGCCTAAGTGCGCCAAAATAACGTTCAGAGACTAAACGGAAATTGGTAATGATTGGTACTAATCACTATTTAAGATATAGTCCGGCGGCCTTGAAAGAGGCTTTCATGAATATGAGATATACTTCCCGAGGGGAAGACTTCTAAACATGAAATGTTATTGAAAAATAGCACGAAACACCGAATTACGGGCCCGAAGCTTATGTATTCACTCAGAAGTTCAAGATTGGCGATTGGAAGGCTATTGGCTGGAAACGCCTTATGGGACAAGAAGTTCCCATTACTGGTTACTCTGATCTCATGTCTGTTGCTGGAACCACCAACTGGTCTAGCACTGTTGCCAACTTGACTGACGTCAATGGAGCGGCTGTAACTAGCGCCCCCACAAATGCCACCTACACTTCTAGGAGAATGGTGCAGATGTGTGCTGGTTATCAGACACCCAAAGCTAGTCAGCCGGCTCTCGAGTGTTGGATTCCACTCATCTTTTGGTTAAATTGAGCCAAAAAAAGCATTTGCCAAAACAAATGTTAGTAATAACTATACAAATTAACTAAATACATTCCTGCTGATATGTATTACTTACCAAAGTATAGTTATTGCGAAGTTAGTAAATTGCGGGAAACCCTCGTAAATTCTTGATACTAGTATGTTGATATTACCCAACAATATACAACCCGTGCGAAAGTACGTATAAATTGCTAATTAGATAATTAGCAAGGCTATAGTAAGAACTCAAGAAGTAGAGACAATCCGCAGCTAGTATAAAATAACAAAAATCTTAATATGGGTTTTATTTACATTATACGTTCTACAGAAACTAATAAAGTTTATATAGGACAAACTAAGACTCCAATAAAGGAAAGATGGAGTCATCATAAGAATTCATATAGATCATATGTGCGACATAAAAACGGTCAAGGTGGTAGAAAAGATCTTAATAACTCTGCCATATATGCTGCTATGTTGAAATATGATCTAGATACATTTAGTATACATAGAATTCTAGAAGTGCAAGATACAGATCTTAATGATTTCGAGAAATTTTACATTAGTTTATATAATTCTCTTGCGCCGAATGGTTATAACTTAACAGGCGGGGGATCAGATTTTCATGTAGTAAGTGAAAGTACAAGTGAACTAATACGTGAAAATAATCGTCGTTATCGACGTGCAAATATTGATAAATTTCGTAGTGAAGAATTACAAGGATTACCATTATTTACAAATTATTGCAAACCTAAAAATGGTAAAGAATTTTTCGCGGTAAGTGAATGGCATCCAAAATGTAAAAACAGAAAAACGTTCTTTGTCGAAACATATGGTTCGAAAGAGGCCGCCAAAGAAGCGATGTTAGAATTCTTAAAAGAGTTAGAAAATTCTGATCAAGAATATATCCGCGAGAAAAAGAGCGGTAATGAACTACCTAAAGGCCTTAGCAAGCTCAAAACAGGCGGTTATCTAGTGCGCAAACGACATAATAAGAAAACATATGAAAAGCGTTTTATGCTGCAATCACAAACTGATGAACAAAATAAAGAAGCTGCACTAAAATATCTTGAAGAAGTAAATAAAATTATAGAAGAACTTAAGAAAAATAAAAATACTAGTCCAGAGACTAAACACTAACTGGTTACAATAACCTAAGTTATAGTCCTGCCCCTCTGAAAGGAGGTCCTGAAAATAAGACTTGGTAAATCCGAAGTTCAGGAAGTTAATAAAAACTGGATAAACAGTCAATAAAGACCCCCGTTTGTCGATTGCGAGCGTTTCAATCCCATTCGGCCAGAGATTAAATATAAACAATAGTCTCTAATAAATGACTGCGCATATTGCGATAAACAGTAAATCATTTAGTAACGATAATCCTGCTGACAGTGTTAACACACAAAAATTATCGTTGCGAAATCATCAAATTGCGGGAAACCCTCTATACTATTTACTACTAAATGCTTGAGTTAATAGCCCTAAGTATAGTAAAAATGTAAATAGTCACACTTGTCGCAGCGCGAAGGCGCGAGACAAGAAGAGGCAATCCGCAGCGAAGATTTTAGGCGCCTGAATACGCCTAAAATAACGTTCAGAGACTAAATGATGATTCATAGTATACATCATTAGTATTTGTACAGCGATGAGTCGCGAGCAAGTACAGTCACTACTATGTAAGATATAGTCCCTCCCATACGTGAGTATGTGTTTATATTAGGCTGATTAAGAATAATCTTAACTGTCGAAATAAACAGTATGTTGCCAATTTATTGGAACATATGGACTAAAGGATATAACAATTGATGTCGAACTCCAAGCTAATCTGTTGTTCGTTGCTCCCGGTAATCTGTTTCTCCGCCTCACCACAGAGACCATCACCTCTGCCGGCGCCGGTAAGGGTACCGCTGCAGCCCTCGCAGTAACCTCTTACAACCGATTTGTCACTTACTCCCCAGTATTGGCATCCGGTTCTACAATTGATTCTACTCAACAGATTACTAATATGGAATTAAAATAACAGTTCCAAAAAGTATGTATAAAAGTACATACTAGTAATAATCAGTCATTCCTGCTACCTTGCTGATTGTTGCAAAGTTAATAAAATGCGAGAAACTCTTTAAAATATTTAGTACTAAATGCTTTATGGGAAATTATAAAGTATAGTAAAAATCTAAATATCGCTATTAATAGCAAAAGACAATTCGCAGCGAAGATTTTAGCCGCCTAAGTGCGCTAAAATAACGTTCAGAGACTATACATTAACTTGCGTATATTACATACGTACAAGACATAGTCCGGCCCCATCGAGAGATGGTCTTAGAAATAGGAGATGGTACACTCTAAGTCTAAGAAACTGTTAATACAGTTGATAAATCCGTGTATATTAACAACATATCTCACTACGAAGTATGTTAAAATATAATAAACAAATTATATTAGTAAATGTATGTCAATTCCTGCTGACATAATAATGACATACATTTGCAACACCTTCAAATTGCGGGAAACTCTCCTAAAATATCAAATACTATATTATTAATGTAAATTTAATAATAAACCTCTGTGAAAACAGATAGAATGTTAATTTAAACAATTAACGGGTAATAGTTAAAACTTTGATACTATAGAGACAATCCGCAGCCAAGTACCTAACATGGGTATAATATATTTAATCACGAATAATGAAAATACTATGAAATATGTGGGGCAAACTACTGTCACACTTAAAAAGAGATGGAAAGGTCATAAGAATTGCGCTAGATTAATATCAGATGTACGTAATGGTACTAATACATTTGATCTTGAATGTAGATATTATAGACAAGTTAAAAATTCGGCTTTATATAATGCAATGGTTGATATAGGAATAACTAATTTTAATATTAAAGTATTATTAGATAATATTCCTGACACTGACCTTAATCATTGGGAAAAAATAGCTATAACTCGATTTAAAACTCGTTATCCTAACGGATATAATTTAACATCAGGTGGAGGTTCTAAATATAAACACTCTCCTGAAAGTATAGCATTGATGATTAAGAAAAAACGCGAAAATATCAATAATATCCGTAGCGAATTAATCCATGATCTCCCACCCAAATTTACATTTCACAAAGATTTGCAAGCAGTTCTATTGCAACAACATCCGTTATGTTCCTTCAAAACATTTTCAATAAAAAAATATGGAAGTCTTGAGGCCGCAAAAGAAGCCGCCAAAAAGTTTGTAGTCAATCTTGAAGCATCTGGAAAGCCCTATAAAAATACTAAAACTATGGGCGTAGATTTACCAAAAGGTGTTTACAAAGATAAAAATAGCGGTACATATTATGTACAAAAAAACTTTAATGGAAAGACTTATGCCAAACGTTTTAAAAGTAAGGCAACTGATGAAGAAAATAAGAATGATGCTATAGAATATATGAAAGCGCTTGTAGCCGCAAACCCCAGAAAAAGAAATTACAAAGATTAAATATATACTCATTTAGTATGCAGTTCAACGACTAAATGTAGGTGGATCACATATGTGATCTAAGATATAGTCTAGTCCCTTACGCGAGTAAGATTGTAGTAAAATACAATGATCAATGACCTATAGAGGAAATACTATAGATAGATCGGTAGAAACGTCGTAAATCCTGAAATTCATGACATTTATATAAAAAGAATTGGGTTCAGTTTGATCCGTGTTTACAGATTCCAAACCCAACGCGAAGGAGTTGCCACTGACAACGTTCTGTTGTCGCAACTCAAATGGCCCATTGAGTACATGTTTATTGGTCTTAGACCCACATACAACATCTCATCGGCCAACACCAATCAATGGAGAGATTGGCATAACATGGCCTTGCTCACTGATAATGTTGTCCCAATTTCCAGCCAATCCTATGCTCAAGTCGTCATTGATGACACTGTTGCATGGAATGCTGGCACGGGCAAGACCAAGTCCGCCTTCTCTCAAGTAGAAACTGACCGTGTAACATGGCCTTCTACTACCCTCACCATTGATACTCTGAGACTCCAAGCTCATGGTATCAACATCTACCAAGAATATGGCCACCGATTCTACAACGAATATCAGCCTTACATCTATGGTGGTGTCAACATTATCACCCCTGAGGATCGTGGTGCATGCATGATGAACTTCTGCTTGTACCCTGGTACCTACCAACCCAGCGGCCACATTAACGTTTCTCGCGCCCGTGAGTTCTACCTCCAGTTCGTGAGCAGCTATTGTGGATCTGCTACTCAGTGCGATTTGCTTGTATTAAAGCTAGTACAAAAAAGTGTGTACAAAATACACACTAGTGTATATATGATCATAAATCAAATATATGCAAGATTCCCAAATTGCGGGGAAGTCCTAAAGTATTCAATACTAAATTGTCAGGTTAATGGCCTCGATAATAGTAAAAACGTGAATTATACTCTTGTCCAGCACGTAGATGCGAGACAAGAAAAATGGATCATCCGCAGCCAAGTTTATATACAGCTAAATGTATATAGATGCAGTTCAACGACTAAATGCGAATCGGTATACTTAGTATACTTAAGATATAGTCTGGCCCTTTGTGAAAGCAATAGGGATCAACCGTGGCGATCGCCCTCAACTTCTTGCTCATCAGTGACGGGAGCGCTGTACTTCGTTACAGCACGTAAGTTATCAAACTTATTACATCACTATGTTCAAAAATCTAAACAACCAAAAAAATTCATAATTAATCTTTATTTTTTGGCCTAAATATACTAAAAATAAAATTGAATCTATAAATCAATATACATAAAATATACACAATATGGAGAATCGTATAATAGTCAACGGAGCTGATAATAGGCATAATATTCGTGGTAATGGAAAATCCCAGAAAAAATGTGTAGGCAAAAATAATACATGCGATAAATGGCCTAGAGCTGGTAGTGATATGTGTCATGGGTGTCAAAATAATACTGATAGAGATATACATAAAAATCGCCAAGAGGGCGAAATATATATGTGTCCTGATGGTATCAGACGTAAAGTAATAAATGGAAATCCCAAAAAAATGTGTATTGCACCAGACTGTCCAAAAACTATAAAAGTGAGGGGACGTTGCGGTGAACACAAGGACTATGTTGCATAATATTAGTTTATACGGGGTTTTATATTTTTATAATCATGTTCCCACATAACTATAAGATTATATCCAGCTTCTCTTATTTTTTGCTCGCGTCTAAGAGTTTGCGCATATAGCTCACCATATGTTTTGCGGGTGATTTTATTAATATCTTCAGAATTATAATAAGTTGGATGACCATGCCAAAAGGTACCATGAAATTCATATACTGTATTAGTTTCTTTACAATATCCATCAACATGAGTATTTAATATTGGTAATTTATATTCACCTAAATTATTACCATGCTGTATAATAATATTTTCTTTTTTGGCGACATTATCTAACCATTCAATTGCAATTCTTGAATATCCTGCGAAGGGGTTGCATTTTGGACAATTTATACCACCAGAACTAATATTTGTAGGCTTAGTTTGCCATTCATGTTTAAAATCTTTACATTGGAGTAATATATCTTTATGACTGTATGGCATTAAATCATATCCTGTATATTTATTATTAGGACTCCAATATTCTTTTATACCAGGTAATTTATCCATTAATGATTTGCCTGCTATGGGTGTTTTACCAGCACATGCGGGACAGCGTTGACCGCGTTGGTTAAACTTAAGAGCGGTCATTATAAAATGGTAGTGATTACATTTTTCTTTATCACATATAAAGTATAATCTCTCTTTTGTATTAGGCGCATATTCATATGGCGTTTTAATATTCTTCTCATAGTTCCATAATTTTATCGCATCAGGATTATTACCGCCAAGACTATTCGCGTGTGTAATTTTTTTGCCATCACACGCGGGACAACCCTTATTAGCGCCGACACGTGTATTGATCATAGCACGCCAGTCCTCACCACATATATTGCATAACCAATATATAACTTCATTACTACCTCTACTATAATTCTCAGGTTTCTTATTACCATTTTTAATAGGATGCCATTGTGCTACAACATGTGGAGCATACTCTATTAATCCAATTCGACCACCTTGTGCCGCTTTAGATTTACTATCAGATGCGCATTTATCACAACCAATATTATTATCTTCGTAATATAAATCTCTTAAACGCCTGATAATAGGCTCATTATGCCAAGTACAAATAACGGTAACTTTATCATTAACCGTCTCAAATTCCATTTGGTCGCAATTAAATTTATCACCATATAATGCTCGTATATATTCGGTAGCCCTTCCTTTTGTCATTTTCTTGACTTTGCCAGTAGGGCCAGGACAATAATCACATCCTGAATGATCTTTATTATAATGAGCATATGCTGTCATTTCCCATGTATGATTATGTTCAGGGCATCTTATAGATATTTTCTTATCATATCCAGTATATTTTGAATCAGTATAATCGTATTTAAACCCCCACTTTTTCCTAGATGCACGTATAAAACCTATTTTGTTAGTTACTCTATCAATATTTTTATTAACTTCACCACATCCAGAACATCCTCTTATACGTTTTTCAACGTGTTCATATGGAGATATTAATATTAATTCGAGATGAGTATAACATTTCACAAATGTTATTTCTTCATATCCTAAGAATACTGAACCATCATAACAATATCTATCGCCATGTACCTTTCTGGCTTCAGCGATAAAGCTCTCTTTGTCATATATATCGGGCTTGGATAATACGTTCATGTTGTCGTATGGTATCACAAAAAATATTCAATTTTATTCCTGCCTAAATTCAGGTGCCAATTCCCAATCATTTCCCACCATAAATGAAAAGTTATCGTCAATACTATCAATAAAATTATTAAAATCATCATCATTCAAATATTTATTTAAATATGGAAGAGATAAATAAATATTATATTTATACATATTATCGCGCTTCATGGAATATTTATAATAAAGTGTTAATTTATCGTCATAATCGAGCCTGCTCCAATTACAGATACCGTATACACTAGTATAATCATAAGATTGACTTATATCGTCATATATGAGTGATCCTATAATTGCAATTCTGACAAATGGATTTTTGTTATTATCAATATCCATCCAATAATATGTTAATACAGTACCAATTTGATATATGGTTCTCATACCCACTGATTCATGTGGTCCTATTTCGACAGCATCGTATTTTATTCCATATTTTATACACATATTTGATTTATGAAATCTATTATTCCAAATAAACAAATCCAGTTGTATCTTATAACACTTCTCATACCATTTCTTACAACACATAAAGAGTCTACAGCGCCATTTTGGCAATAAAAAGTCGCCGATTGCGACCACGAGTTCATGCAGAAGATTCTCCATTAAATGTAAAGTTAATATCATAAAAAATATATTCAATTTTGGAAATTACGTCACACATTAATATTTTTGTGTCTATTATATATTTCCAAATGTCTGTCGAATTCATTCAATATATGTTCTCCCATGATATATCTTTCTCCATGAAGATTTCTTGCATAATAATATCCATAATATTTATTATGTATTTGTACATAAATACCGATGTTATTACCAAGTTCGTCTGTGTTACACAAGCAATAACATCCAAACGCACATTTTTTTGGCCCCAGCGTGTATGATATATATTCATTTTTACTCACTTCAACAATATCATACTTAATATCTCTTATTTCCGACATAATTTTCCTAAACTGTCTATGGCAAATAAAGTTAATAGTATCATAACATTTATTATACCACTCACGGCAACATATAAACAGCCGACATCGCCATTTGGGCGCCAAAAAATCGCCTATTGCGGCCACGAGTTCATGCGGAAGGTCGCAAATGGCCGCCATTAGGACTATCTTTATGGTTCCTACCACTCTTAGCGATTTTATTAATAAAAAATATTCAATTTTATAACAATATTACGAAGCCGTTATACGCCTGTACAAAATCACGCAAAGAATGCCTATTAACATTTTTTTCTTTTGCCTCATAATATTTATTAATTAAATTGGTTTCATGGTATCCAAGCAATCCTGATGATGGATAATCATAGTCATCAGAATCATCCTTATAAAATTCATTGTATTGAGAGCAAAAAGCGCGTCCTATTGATATATCAATGTCAATTCCTACCTCATGAAAATATTCAACATGACTTCCGTTTATATTAATTCTTAATGACCTAGTGCAATACAAACTATCATTAATATACGAATATGCATCATATTGTATTCCGTTAATAGATTTATTTACTAACTGTATATTACGATACCAATCAAACATATATTTTTGCGGTAATAAACATTTATCTCGCCACTCCCTACAGCATATAAACAGCCGATAACGCCATTTGGGCGCCAAAAAATCGCCAATTACGGCCACAATTTCATATGGAAGAGTTTCCATATGTACTATTTCTTACTAGACACAAAAAATATTCAAATTTCTATTTTTGATCCATTTTTATATATATCTATGGCTTCCTTACCTAAAGCAATAATAAATCTCATTATACTAGCCGCACCTGTATAAGTATTCAATATACGTACACATATTAACATATTATACTTATGCATATCATTATTTTTTATACGATCTAATTTGACTCCTTGTTTTATACTATAATAAACAAAATCCACACTTTCATCTATATCTCTATAATGTCGATCAATAGTGAGCTTGATACCATCATTAAAATGAGTTATAACATTTTCGCATACAAATGCTACATATTTATATCCATTTGTAACACCATCATAATGGCAATAAAGAGAGTAAGATATTCGGCCATTAGGTTTAATTATTTCCGAGATTAAAGGATCAGCCCTTGTGATAAAATATTTTATTCGACTAATATCGGCATTAATTAACAGTTTATTCTTACAAACTATAAATATATCTTTGTCTGTAGAATAACACATATAGTACCATTCACGGCAACATATAAACAGCCGACAGCGCCATTTAGGCGCCAAATGATCGCCAATGGCCGCAATAAGTTCGTATGGAAGAGTTTCCATTGTGATCTATTATTCAATAGAATCAAATTTAAAAAATAAACACTAAACATCAAATACTATTTATGATGGTACTTGGCGATTATAAAACTTCCTCATCATTATATTCATCAGACTCTATTTTACATTCATGAGTAAAATATGCATTTTTACTTCCATATGAACGCATAAATAATTCATACACGTATACATTACCAAGCGCTATTGCTAATCTAACTACATCGACTCTATTAAGATATTTAATAATGTTGTCGATACTCAAATATATATTATATCGATATTGATCGTTTTTTCTCACATAATATAACATATATTTTACCCTATAAGATCTAAATATTTCTTTGGCGCTTATATAATTATCAGTTGTAAATGTAACCTCTCCATTCTCATATTCATACGTTCTGCGTTTACTCGATATATATACTATATTATAATGACGATTCATATTAAAATCATCCTCGTTTATGGAATTACCAGCATATACTATATTACCATTTGGTTTTATTATTTCTGACATAACGTTATAAACGCCATATTCGCAATCAATGTCACTAACAATATCGTACTTAATAATTTTAATAATTTTATTAACGTTATTTATTCCCTTATACCATTTAAATAGCCATTTTTGCGCCCGAGTGCACTCGCGTTGCCATAACTTACAACACATAAAAAGCCTACACCGCCACTTAGGCGCCAAAAAATCGCCGATTACGGCCACGAGCTCGTGCGGAAGGTCCCCAATGGCCGCCATTAGAGTTTATGTGCGCCAAAAAATATTCAATTTTGGCGAATGACTCTCGCTATTATTTTCTTTATTTTATATGGTATTAACGTCGAGGCAAACAAATATTTGTCCATATAGGCGCCAGAATTTTCCATGGCAGTAAACATTTTATTAACAGATACATTTTTTTCGCGCAATGTGGTTTGTATAAAATATTCTTTAATAGCACTAAACATCCCCTCGTCAATACGGTACGCGTAATAACACGGATCGTCCACATATGAATTATAGTAATGAACCATATCTTTTGTACATATTATCATTGATGAGTTGTTAGTACTATATCTATCATTATGCTGTGAATATATTGAATATGTTTCATTTAACGTTGAAATTCGGCGCGATATTACTTCGTCAGTATCCATTTTTATGACCTTATAATATATTTTATCTATATTAGCATGTACCAATGCGAGATTACTATTCCACTCAAAGAACCATTTTTGCGCCCGAATGCATTCGCGATACCACTCCTTGCGGCAAAGAAACAGTCGCAGTCGCCATTTTGGCAACAGATAATTGCCAATTATGGCAATGAGTTCATGCGGAAGTTCACAGATCGTCACCATTGTTACTATATAGTAATATATCTAGATATTCAACAGACTTATTAGGACCAAAAAATATTCAATTTTCGGTCCATGTTAATCCTTAAACATATAAATTTCGTTTATGGCGTCAATAAATTTTTTTATTATAGGATCATGCGAATTGTTCATAATTATTATGTTATATATTATGCTTTTATAGCTATTCATAATATCGTTATAATGTTTACAATAGTATATACGATCATCATTAATAGATAATAATAGATTAATCATAACATCAAAGTCAACCGCAGACAATAATATCTTATGTTTACTGAATAGTTCGATAATTTTGGCGACGACGGCAAATATAGTACATTTACAATATTCTATATTTTTTATATTTATGTCTTTAATCATAACCATAATATCCTTGGTAACTGGTATTGACACATCATACTTTGTCCACACATATAATAAATTAATTTGTACACGACTAGATAACATATTATAGTAGAGGATAGAAACATCAAACATATCGATAGCGTGTTCCTTTGTCATATTTATAACGTTCTTCATTATATCATTAATCTCATTCGTTACATCATCGACTAAATAATGTATATAATGTAATATTTTGAAACACGCAATATTTAAATTCTTATCATCTGATAATAATAATAAATTATAATAAATGCAATTCAATACCAAATTAAAAGGATCTGAGTCATATTCGATCGTCACGGGTTCATTATTATCCTTAAAATCATTGAATATAATTGAGTTAAAATAATCGATATTTCTGATGCCTAACACATGTTTTGAGAAATATAAATACACACCATCAGCGCACTGAAATTTGACGTCATGATGGTCGCCCATAGCCGCAAAATTGATCACCTTAATATTACCGACATAGCGCTTAATATAAGTTGTGATGCTTTCTTGTTGCATGTAGTGAGTTAATATAGATACAAAAAATATATTCAAATTTTGCTACCACCAAGATTCCAATCATAACGCCTTTCATCGGCATATTCAATAATTAAATTGTACGCATATTTGCCTGATGCGATAGCTAATCGCGCAACTTCGGCCCTAGTTAAGTATTTAATTAATCTACGTATAATTAAATATAACTTATATCTATAACTATCATGTTCTCTGACATAATATTCTAAATACTCTATTTTATAAGCCTCGAATTCACACAAGGCACTATAAAAACGATCATCATTATTATAAATTTCTATGTTAGGTATAATACCATCATAATATATATATTTTGCACATATACTCACCACATATGTTGTATGGTCAAAATTATGTATACTCATAGTTTCATAAATGGTTCTACCTGAATATACAATTCGTCCACATGGTTTAATTATCTCTGACATTATACCATAATCATCATTACTATTTACAATACTGTATTTAATAGTAAGGGCACTTTTATTAATATTTGCAATCTTTGAATGCCACCTAAAGAACCATCTTTGCGGCCAAAAACATTCGCGATACCATAATTTGCAACACATAAACAGCCGACACCGCCATTTTGACGCCAAAAAGCCGCCAATTGCGGCGATGAGTTCGTGCGGAATGGCCTCCATGTTAATATTTAGCCGTCAAAAAATATTCAATTTTGACCATAAGAACCATGCAAAGTAACTTCAAATTATATTTCGATTACAATGCGAATTAACATATGGTATAAAATAAAACTTAAATGCGTTTACTAAATTACTATAATCATTAGCATGAACATGATAACTCAATAATAGCGTAACGCAGTATATCTTAAATAACTCTGGTTTATATGTTCCCATATATCTTTCATAATAAGAACCTATAAATTGTGAAGAAATTTTACCATAATGAAAGTGAGTAAATTCGGATATATAATGACCATGTTTACGTTGATATATTATCGCTCTACTAACTATATAATACACATTGTATCTACAATGACTCTCTAGAAAATGGTTAGTTCGTACTATATATGCGATACTATGATCTGGTATCAAACGCCTTGTTATCGATATATGTTTGTCATCCATAATGTTATATTTTATACTATTGATTATATTTAAAGTCACACGTATGTTAGCACACCATTTCATAAAATCTTTTTGTATATTCATGCACTCAATGTGCCACAATTTGCAACACATAAACAGCCTACAACGCCACGTTGGAAGTAGATGGCCGCCAACGGCCGTAATGAGTTCATGAGGAAGGTCGCAGATATTAATTATTGATGACATTAATCATCTAATCACATTACATAAAAAAGATATTCAATTTTGATATATGCACGTTCACGTGTTCAATGATTATTTGACCAACGACCGTATCTAGCGTATTTTTTATTAAACAAAGGTATATAATAGAGTTTATATGCGATTTCTACATTAATACAATCTCTATCACTAAGGTAGTATCCTAATATCATCATAACTTTATAAAACTTATATAATTCCGGTTTATAATTTTCCATGCAAGTTTCATGGTAAATTGAAATTATTTCCATTTGGTTTATAGAATCATCAGTACAATCAATAGGTAAATGTACAAATTTTTGGGGCTCTGGCAATATATCATTACATTCACCAATTAGATATTCAGCGTTTATTATATCAAGGCACCATATATTTTTTGCACGTCCAGTACGTTTGTATAACGTATGTGTTGGCCCTTTATTTGGAATTTGACGCCTTGATACCACATGTGTCTTTGCCGTCGCGACGGTGTAATTGATGTTTCGCACTATTTTTAATGTTTTATGAATATTACTATGCCATTTAAAGAGCGCATAATGCGGCCACGCGCACTCATGTTGCCACAACTTACAACACATAAAGAGCCGACATCGCCATTTTGGCAGCAGATGATCGCCAATTGCGGCCACGAGCTCATGTGGAAGGTCGCAAATAGAGGTCATTATAATGTTAAATACTTGATAAATATTCAATTTTGACCAGATTATTAATATTATCAATATAAAAAATTGAATGTTTGGATTTAATACAAACAAGATGCTGTCGATCGTATCTGAATATCTTAACGATATTATTTCTACAAATGATAGCGAATTTACAGATTATGTTAAATTTGCATTAAGGATATTATCCGTAGAAAATAAAATGTATTTATTTGACAAAATGTCAAATCAAGGGAATCTTAATTTTACCACTATTAATGTCTACTCTCAAAAAATATCAGAAGATAAGTTAGAATATATCACAAAATTCGCGGATAAAGACATATATCCATTTACTTTCAGCGATTTGAAAGACTCTATTAAAATGGAAGCTATACATCCTGGAGAATTAGAAACCTTCATCGCCGGAAAGGATAATGTATTTCTTCCCATGCTATTTCGTTCCGATAATAAAATCGGTATGCACTCTCTTTTATTATTTATCAACAAACAACAGGAAGTATATTTAGTAGACTCAAACAATAGACCTAATTATTTTAATAGTATATTCAATGAAGATGTTACCTATAAATTAGAAAAAATGATTGAAAATTATTTCAACATTTTAAATGATAAAGGACATAGTTTCAAGTATATTTTTACTTATATATGGAATCCAGAAAGGATAGCCCCTAACAAAGAATTTAACAACAAAGAGGTAGGAAGTGGACATTGTAGTGTGTTATCACTGATAACAGGTCATCTAATATCGATGAAATTAAACCCGCCTGAAGTGTATAATATGTTCAAAGAACTAACTAATGAAGAGCTACTGTTTGTTATTAAAAATTATTCTATAGGAGTATATAATCTTCTCAATAACAAAGATAGGCTTAAAGTATCTAATAATTACATAGATATATACAATAGAGCTAAAATTCTTTATCCTATGGATCATGTTGATGAAATAATAGGAATTGTTGATAATATAAAAAATGCAACTGGATTAAAGTCACTAGATCAAGTCAAAAATTATCTTGATAGCCTTCTAATTTAATAATATCTATTAATTTTAGTTTTTTGCAATTCATGAGTTATACAAATCGACGAATGTTCTAGAAATTAATGGATCAGAAACTAAACGCACAAGTTTTGCATCAATGTATTTAGATAACCAATTAGGTACAGGTTCAACCGACATATCAAACCTTCTAAATGTATTAGATTTAGTACGTATTGATGTTTTACAAACAATTTCTTCAATACTAAACTCAATATTATTAGTTGAAAATATAGCGTACCAAGTTCTGGCCTTATAACTCTCGTACACAGGATAATGATAAACGTATACATGTAAATTATTATTAAATTCTCTTAAGGTAGTACGATCATTGATAAGAATATTTATAGTTTTGATAATTTTAAGAGACGCATGAAAGAGTTTATAGTGTTTATATATCACCAATGCATTAATAATTGAGTTCAATTGACGGCATGTGGCGCCCAATGCGGCCAAATCTGCGGCCTTTCTGGCGCTAATTACGGCCAAGAAAAGGTCTTCATGATGATTGAGGAGTTCTAAGAGCATTTTATAATATTGAAAAAAATAATTATTCAAATTTATTATCAACGACCTACAATCATTCTATTAATTTATTAAAATATTCTTTAACTTCTTCTAAAGTTTTGATTTCTGAATTTATCTCTTTGATGTTTTTTATTACCTCACTAACATCATCAAAACTATTAATAGCATATAGTTGCCTGGCTTGTTGATATATGTCGACGTATATTTTGTTCTTCATTAATCCTTCGCCGTCTAAAAACTTATAAGCGGCGATAGTATAAGATTTAATATTGTACAATAATTCGTCATTATTTAGTTCATGCAGCATATTATAGAGTTCAGAAGGGTCCAACTTTAAGTTATTAATTAAATTGCATAAAATATAGGAAAGGATAATGCAATGACCACTTCCTATGTTTTTATTGTTAAAGTGTTTATTGAAACTTATCTTAGTCGGATTCCAAGAATTTGTAGAAATATACTTGAAATCATATCCAATAGGGTCAAAATAGTTTTTTAACATTAATTCTACTTTGTCGGATATATCTATTTTGAATGTATTATTAAAGAAACTCGCGTCGTCATCAGGCTCCACCAAACACACCTCTTTATTTTTACTTATCATTATTATTGCTCTATGAGCGCAATTTTCATTATTACTCTCATAATGAATAGGTAGAAAGATATATTCGCGTTGTAACATAAATTCAACTAATGAATCAGGCGATAAGGTTGTCATTTGTAAGCATTCATCGGATGCTATAAAACTTATCGGAAAATATGCCTTTGTTGTTTCAGAAACAAATTCAAATACGTCTCCTGTATAAGTTTGTGAATATATTGAGTATTTTGGATCAACAATAAAAGTTTGTCCGGTTACTTTACGCAGCAAATGAGCCTCACTACTGTGAGAAATATATTGTAATCCAAACTTCTCATAATCGGTAAACTCATCACCGTCATTTATGGGAATAGTGCTATTTAGCGTTTCATATATTATCGACAGCATTTCTTTTACAATAAAAACATAAATTCAATTTCAGCAAATTATTATCTAAAAATGTTTAATTTTTGGTCCGATAAAGCGCATAACGGATCTTCATATATGATATATCGCGGTGTAAATTATAATTTTGAAGTCCTAATAAATAATAATACGGAAAACCCAATGCCACCCAAAACTTAAATGCATCACTTGTTCGCATATATTTTGTTATATTTATAGAATTTTCAAATAATATTCTAACAGTACCAGTATCAATATGAAAATTATGATAATAATATCCTACAGCAGAATCTTTATATCTAGAGTATGATATATGATAAGTAAGTTCATATTGTTTAATATTATTGATATCGGTAAATAACTGTTTATGGGACCCCAAATATAAAGTTTGTTGATATTGTTCTAGACGACTTATTACCCTTCTTTTATAGTGAGGTACTACAGATATAGATATATGCATAAAATTATTTCGAGAATACTCTGATGTCTCCTTATAATCTATTTTGTTTATTTGTAAAACATTGGATTTATGATGAGCGCACCATTGAAAGAATGCCTTATGCGGCCACGCACACTCGCGATACCACACCTTACAACACATAAAGAGTCGACACCGCCATTTTGGCAGCAGATGATCGCCAATTGCCGCGATGAGCTCGTGTGGAAGGTTACAAACGTTAGTCATTATCGCCTAAAATTACACCCAAAATCGTTGTTTATTATTTCATAAAAAATATATTCAATTTGCGCAGCTGCGTCTAAATACCATACTTGGATCTGAATCATTATATAACATAAATTTTATCATATGTCCACACGCCTTTATTAAATTATTAAAATCGATATTGCTTAAATAACCATATAATTGTGGAATGCAATTATATATAGAATATAAATATGCATTATCACGTTTCATAGCAAGTCTATAATAAAGCGTTACAGAACTCGCAACAAAATTTAGGCCGCCATCATCTAAATTATTATTACCATAAAATCTATATTGACTGTGACATAAACACCAAGGATTCGCGTCATTATACAAATATTTTCTTGCTATAATAACAAGACTTATATGCGGATTTATTCTATCTGAGTTACCAGGAGAATATACATAATATATAAATGCAAGTAAATTAGGTTTTATATTTTTCTTAACTATATACGCATGTTCAGTAACTTTAATGCAATCATACTTCACGTTACTCGCTATAAACTTAATATTCAACCAATTATTAGAGTGCCATTGAAATAAATCCCTCTGCGGCCACGCGCACTCATGTTGCCACAACTTGCAACACATAAATAACCGACACCGCCATTTTGGCAGCAAATGATCGCCAATTGCCGCGATGAGTTCATGAGGAAGATCCTCCATAATTTATAATGTTTTCTAATTATCCAATTGAAAAATATTCAAATTTATTATTGAATTTTATGGCCAAAAAAGTGAAAATGCGGCCCCTAAATGTGTATTTAGAACTTAAATACTTAGTCCTCATCCATAATGCAACATTCTAAGCAACAAACTGAACACCAAGAGTTCTATCACAATATTTGTGATGCAACTACTAGTGATTATCTTCTTGCTATTACGAGAGTACTCAATGGCGATGCCAAAGACGACGTCAAGATGGCTCTTATCAGGAATTGCATTAATTCATATGTGGCCAAACAAGGACATGATATCGTTATTAACAACTTTAAGCATGCAATGGCCGTTGCGAATACCCTTTATTACGACAACAAGACCAATAAATGTGCCTGTAGTGGTAATTCATGCGCCACTACAGATACCAGCGACATAAACATCACGGTGAATCTCACTAACCGCGATAAACGCATAGATAAGACCACTATACCGCCTGTGCCGCCCAGTGATCTTGTCGAGGCTGTAAAAATGATTGTAGGTGATAAATAGTTGTTACCACTATCATATAGAGACGCAATTGCGAACAAATACGATAACTATAACCATCTTTTGGCTCTTATGGTGGTTTACTTTTTTGACAAAAAATAATTCAATTATAGCATTTATTGACATTTATTGACATTTTGTCTATTATTATATTCTTTCTTTATTTCATCGATATATCTACAACGATATTCATAATGCAATAAATATTGATATTTAAATCCCAATGCAATCCATAATCTAAATATATCATATATATTTAAATATTCTGTTATATGCGCAAAATTATCATATAATATCTTGTCATTTCCAATATTTTCAGACATCGTGTAATAATAATATTCTGCAATACTATCTCTATAGTTGTATTTTTCAACGTCTGTATCTAAAGTAGTTTCTATACCATCCAAATCATAGAACGACTGCTTAACAGAATATATAGCCACATCAGAACCTATTATATATAAATCATGAATGGTTCTTCTGTTGTTCCATTGTGGTACAATACGGATGGATGAATTTAATGCACCATCTATATATGGTTTCATGTACCACTTATCCTCATATTTTATTTTATTTATTTCTAACAAGTTGATACTATTTCGTGAATACCACTTAAAGAAATCACACTCGCGTGAATAACATTCAATGAACCACAACTTGCAGCAAATAAAGAATCTACAACGCCACCTGGGCGCAAGAAAGTCACCTATTGCGGCCACGAGCTCGTACGGAAGGTTTTCCATATTATATCAATTACTTATCTATGATAAAAAATCAAATTTAATATGTGTATTTGTCCAACTATAATCCGGGTAATACGGCATCTTTACCCAATGCGACAATAAATCTTGAAAAATCGCCTGCATTCATATAATTGCATAGTATCCTCAAACTATTAACCATAATACGTTTATTATAATCACTAATACTCCGTAGTTTAAACTCATAATACAAAGTGTAATATATCATTACATTATCTCGTGTATTTTCAAAAGAATGAATATTCAGTTTAATACCATCATTGAAATATGTAACGGTGTGTTTATTTATGAATACTGTATAATTATTTAATCCTGTAATACTATTATATTGATTATAAAGTGAACATACAATTTGATTATTATTTGTAATTCTTCCTGATACCAAAGATACATCAGCAATGTCATCTACAATATTATAACGCATATTATTAATGTCATTATTAATTAATAATTTATTTTTACACGTCATAAATATAACTCTGGAGTCCAAATAACATATATCATACCACAACTTGCAGCAAATAAATAGCCGACACCGCCACTTAGGCGCAAGGAAGTCGCCAATTACGGCAATGAGCTCGTGTGGAAGGTCGTATATAACCGCCATCATCAATTACACTTTAGTCACTATAACATACAAAAAATATTCAATTTTTGGTCCCAACACATTTTAATGCAATTTTGCAAAGAATTTTCTAATTTTCCTTGACGCCATTATAACTTTAACAACACATTTAGAGACGGCTATATCGATTTTATGCAATGTGTTAAATATGTTATATAGTAATTTATTTTTATCATGTAAAGCAGTATTAATAAATGTTATTTTTGCATTAATATATTGCGTTTCAATTTCAGTTTCATCGGTGGATTGTGTGTAGAAATTAGGAGAATCAACATATGAGCCATAACAATGTATCCGTTTATTTGTGTATATTATCGTTAAACTAAATACCCTAGGTTCGCCCTTAATTGTATATTCAGAATATACCTCACCGGTATATGGCGATAATCGACGTGATATAGCCCCATCGACCGTATTCACAATCATATATTGTATTTTGTGGATATTTTTATGCACTAAAAACATTCTTGAATGCCAATCAAATAAATCCCTCTGCGGCCAAATGCACTCATGGACCCAATCCTTGCGACAAAGGAACAATCTCAACCGCCATTTTGGCGCCAAAAAGTTGCCTATTGCGGCAATGAGTTCGTGAGGAAGATTATCCATGCGATGTCGATAAATCTACTAACGTTAATATTTAACTGCCAAAAAATATTCAATTTTATGCCCGTATGAACTCCGCAAAGGTAATTTTTTTGCGCCCACCACCGGTCTTATTACGTATATATTCATATCTAAATGATCTATTAGTTACATATCTAGTAAGTTTTCCATTAAGATAAACATACCTTCCTCTGTTATACATTCGAAATTGTGTATGGCATCCTGGTATAGTTTTATGATACCAATGTTCATACGTATATACAGTGTTATTTCTTTTTGATTGTGTTATATACGCATTTTTGGTGCTATTAGTATAATATAAGTTAGTTAATTCGTATTCAGTATTAATATTATCTAACAGTTTATGCATATTTGCGTGCCATTGAAATATATTCCTCTGCGGCCATGCGCACTCAACTTGCCACAGTTTACAACACATAAATAATCTACACCGCCATTTTGGGAGCAAATGGGCGCCAATGGCCGTAATGAGCTCATACGGAAGTATTTCCATACGTCAAATAATACATTGTTCAAAAAAAATATTCAATTTTAATTCATTATGGATCAGGATTGGAATCATTACTATCATCTATTGATGTATATTCCAAATATAATTCTCGATATGAGTTTCGTAAACAATAGAATATATTATGCATTGTTATAGATAGTACTATTAGTGTGATTAATTCAATTATTGACGCAAATACGTATATAGGCATGCAATTTATGTATGTATTACAGTTATTAGGAAATATTAAATAAGTTATATATGACAGCAATATAATTATGCCAAGTATCACCAATACAAAACCTACTCCAATTAGACCGTGAAAACACTCAGTTCTCTTGAAGGCGCTCAAAGTGCGGATAAGGCGGTTGTGCGGTGTCCTCATTTTAGTATTAATAATAAATTAATTCAATTTTTTATCTATAACCATTAAGCGCAAAATTGAAAACTACCATGTTTATTATTATTTCAGCATGAATATATATGATCTCTTGTACACATGCAATGATTTAGGTGTATTTACGGGCGCACTCGTAGAATATCTTTATGGCAATAAACCAATGAAGGAAAGACTTCGTATTATGAAAAGATGTTTTGTAGTATCCAAAAAGTATCCAAATGACAAACATGTAATGGCTGATCATATGTTTATGTTAGGTAAAATATGCCTAAAAGAGGGTGAATACGATTGTAGAGTTATTTGGTTCATGTATAAACACCTATGCAATAATAAAAGATTCCATAAGGGCTTAAAGTTATTACGTAAATATGCCGTGGGATTATTAGGTGACGGTAAAGAAGCCGCAGATGCACCAAATGAGTATGGTAAATTAGCTATACGAATTTATATATTATGTCCAGAAGTTGATCTTAGTGATATTATCCTTAAGTGTTATTATTATGATCATCGTCCATTGTGCATAGTTAGTTCATATATTATAGAAAATAATTTACATGAACTAGCTGGCAGAATTTTACGCGAGGAATTTGTTCGAGGAACTACCGTAGTAGATAATTATGTTCATCATACATCTAACTTTATGTATTATATGCTTAAATTATGCGTACATTTCAAATTATATGGGCAAACTATACATATTTATATTATGGAAGTATTGGAAAGGCACTTTTTAACATTATTGGTAGATTATATTAAAGATAATACGATGTTACCAAGAAAAATTTATAATGAAATAGACAAGATCCGCATGCAAGGTAGGTTTATGTTGACGCCGGCAGCCGCAAAATTTATCGAAGGCATTGACATTATAGATCACATGCCACCGTATGGCAAAAAATATTTAGCCGCCGAGGCGCACTTTGAGGCCGCAAAATCGGCGCAATATGGCGATATTTAGGCGCCAAAATAATCTCTTTTTTGGCCAATTAAGTACCAAAAATTGAAATTTACGCGTTATATAAAAATATCTTCAGCATCCGTATTCTCTATGCTCAGTTATGGATCTTATGATGCACACCTTGGTGCGGTATTCTCGGGTTTCAATGGCGAGGATAGTATAACATTTAGTCATAATATGGTCGATCGTGCCGCTACATTTCGCCCGTTTTACGATGAAAATACATTAGAATCATTATTTGGTAGCATTAAACCAAACCATTCCAAAAATAATAACGGATCTGTTAATGGTCGAAAATATATGCGTAGTCCGCGTAATAAACGATGTTATATCCTATTACTAGATGACCCTACATTATTAAACATACTTCAATATTTATCACCTAAAGATATATTTACAGTAATTCCGTCCGTATGTACTAAATTTTGGCAATTAGGTGTTGATAAATATATCATTATGAGTATAAAATCTAGATTAGACTTGCATACTAATTATGTCGGCGGCGTAAAATATAATACAATAAATGATTTACGTAAAAAATTAATAAAAGTATATTTTAATACATTTAGAATATATTATTATCATTTGCGCAATAACAGATATTATATACATGGTGCTGCAGATGTCACAATATACGCCGAGGATACACTTAATGATTTAAAGAAAAAACATTGGTATCCAAAAAAGAAGGATCGTGGTTTTAAGTTTAGTAGGTTTGAAGTTATATGTGATAAATACATACCTGATGAGTTTTATAATCATCGTATAATAGATTTTATCTCAGCGATCAAACATATGAATAAATATTCAGTGCCTGGTATAAAATGGCAACAAAATGCGTCCATATATTTGTTCGATGACAATAAAAAATTTCATAACTGTCCTTATGTGGGCATTTAACAGCGTGTGAAGTTGCGTCATCCATTTATATAATTGATATCAATACGTAACATTTTTGCCATAACTACTATATATTAAAATTGAATTAATCAACTATATAATCATCATGGCGCAACCGACCACAATAAAAGGTGTCCAAAAAGAATGGTACGAGTATATAAAAATTGGTACTAAAACGGTTGAAGGACGTGTTGATTATGACAAATGGGTACATTTTTGCGACAAAGAGATTTATTGGTGTGACAATAATAACACTAATGATAAAACACGCGTGTTAATAACTAAAATAATAAAGTATGATACTATAGAGGAGTATTTGGTTGCTGAGGGCGACAAAGCGGCGCCACATTTGGCCCCAGAATTGCGTCTAAGCGCCTATATGAGCATAATTGACAATAAAGGGCATAAAGTGTTTGACTTGGAAAAAATTAAAAATGTTGGTATGGTCGCAATACATTTCGTAATTTTATCCTAATCATTAATATATATATTTTTATTCTCATTTTTTGCGATCATAGAACTTTCTCACGCATATAACTACGATATTCATACATAAACCATTTACAACGCATACTCGTATATGGCATAAAATATAAATTGAACGCGATGGTTAAATTAACATAATCAGCAATATCTAAATATTTACTTAGTAATATTACAACATAGTATATTACATACAATTCTGGTTTATAAATATTCATATATTTTTCATAATACGAAACAATAAAATTCAACATTTCCGATTTATTACTGTTATATACAACATCAGGCACACAATGATTTTTATACGACCCCCAGTAAGCCTCATTTGGCGTAAACGATTTATTAAAAATATGACATGCATTATGCACGAGACGTTTACCTAATTCGCACTTATTCCTCCTTATATATACGACATTACCATCCTGTAAACGTCTTCTGGAAATTGAAACCTTACTATCTTCCACAATATTATATTCCATATTATTTATAATATTCAAACTCATGTGCATATTTGCATACCGTTGAAAGAGCCATTTTTGCGGCCAAATACACTCTCGGGCCCACTCCTTGCGGCAAAGGAACAATCTCAACCGCCATTTTGGCGCCAAAAAGTCGCCAATGGCTGCAATGAGTTCGTGAGGAAGATTATCCATTGATATGACAGTCTAATAATTTTCAATTTTGTGCGCACAAAAAATACTTTTATTTCCTCATTACCATAATTTCACATATTTGGGTAGTTCATTGTACGCTTTATTATAATCTTTTAAAGTATACTTTGCTTCTTTTGTTAGTTTTTTACAACGGGCAAATTCAATCAATCGCAGTTCACATATTAGTGGTGATTTGTATTCTTTTCTCCAACCTGAATCTGTCCCCGTATAAATTAATTTATTATTTTCTATAGACAAATATGATATTAATTTAATGCACTCAATCGTAAATGTTGCACCATAAAAGCATTTAGTATACGTATAATATATTTCATGATTATATAAAGTACGCTTTGATACTGTTTTCATCTTAACAAGCAGATATCCAATTTCATAACAATTAAATGATTCATATTTTATATTCGATATCTCACTAAGAATACCTCGCATTTTCTTATGCCAATCAAATAAATCCCTCTGCGGTCGAATACACTCGCGGGCCCACTCTTTGCGGCAAAGGAACAATCTCAACCGCCACCTGGGCGCCAGGAAGTCGCCTATTACGGTAATGAGTTCGTGAGGAAGACTCTCTATTGTGTACATTATACCAATCATGAAAATAAAATCAATTTTTGGCGCATTTGACGACTTGCTAAAAATGAATTTTATGCAGCTAGATGTAGAGACAATGGAGGCAAAGAGAATCTCTGGTAGTTTTGATGATTTGCACATGCAGATTACCATTAATATCTATGACCGTGAAAGAAAATCGCCTAGACTCGCCAATAATACCTTTAGTAGGGTTACAAAACCAATGAATACATTATCTGATGAACCTTATCATAGCATAAAAATTTTATTGCCGCCCCATGATATTGATGATGATAAATTCAAAATATCAAAAACTACTGAGGGTGTTGAAATATTATGTTACATAATTACACCGTCCAAAGTACGACCTTATATTATAGCGCACACTGAGAACCTAATTAAGTTTAATAATTATAATGAACCCACCGATAAAAAAATGATGCTAGATGTAAAGGCGGTATCAAATACGTTTGGTGTCTATAATCTTGCCGATTCCGTCAGGTTTGGTATTGAAGTCAATTACTCAGGTGACAATATCAATATCAGAGAAATAAAACTTGAAATACCGCATAAAATGGCAAGATATATATACAATTCATACTTGAATTATCATATGCAATGTAAAGGCGTGTGATAGGCGCGTGATAGGCGTGTGATAGGTGCATTTATGTTTCGTTTATATTTTTTACATATTCGTCGAGTGATTCCTTTACGGCAAAGCAAGAGTCTCAACCGTTATTTTGGTGCTAAAAAAATCGCTAATTGCGGCTATGATTTCACATGGAAGCATTTCCACTAGTTTATAACATTTTTAGGCCGGTGTAAATAACATAATATATTTTGCCAAACGCAAAATACAACTTAAGTATTTCATTTGGATCATCAAGGTACATGCTTATATGTTCTAAAGCTCTATATATTTTATATGATCCTCCAAACATTTTCCTAATATAATGCAATAGATATAAAGATTGCAAATAATGCCATCCCTGTTGTAATACATCTATGTCGTCATATATATAATATATGCGCCGGCCAACACCCATCTCAGGCATATACTGGAAATAACTAAGTTGACTAGAAATTGCATATAAACTACATGTATTTCCTCTACCGTTTGAAAATATCTCTTCTACCAAACAACGCGCGCTGTATATTATTTTGTTGTTAGGCAACACGCGTTTGGATACAGCCTCTATTGAATTAATATCGATTATGTCGTATTTGATTTCACCTATATAATTAAGATTATCTTTCATGCGCATATGCCAATCAAAAAACGCCCGTTGCGTCTCAGCACACTCGCGGGTCCATTCCTTGCGGCAAAGGAACAACCTAAGGCGCCATTTTGGTAGCAAATGAGATCCAATCATAGTTATAAGTTCATGTGGAAGAAAATTCATTTAGCTATTTTGTTGAATTATCAAAAAATAAATTCAATTTTGATCATTTCGATATTTCAACAATAATGATCCACATCAAATCCATACGTGTTATCATCGATTCTTGCAATAAGTTTTTTAGGCCCTTTTATCATATATTTGTTTAACCATTGTGGTATATAATGCATATCAAAACCTCTATAACTTTTCAGTTGATATCTAGAAAATATGGTATTACGATATACTATCCTTACACGACCGTAGTTTGAATCTATAGACATAGTATACATTTTTGATGAGAATATACTAAATTCGGGTTGAACCTTCCTATGACGTGCATATATAGTTAGATTATCATTTAATTCTATAAAAGTAACATGTTCTTTATAATAACCATCTTGGAATATTTGGAATCTTTTGATGTTCTTAATCATTTTAAGGGACTCATTATAATGCCGTTTATGCGTCAAAAGAGGCCATTTCAGCGCGTATAACCGTTTACATACCGATGATATGCGGCCTAATGTGATTATATCGCGTGTATATATGATATAATCAAGTATGTGTTGAAAAATTTCAATAGAGTGTTCAATCAATTCCAATAACATTTTGATAACCTAAAATAATTTTCAATTTTTTCCTTCAATATATCTTTTTATAGATTTAATACTAGTAGAATAACGATTAGGGCGCAAAACAGTACCTTTATAATTAATGTCATGGGCGTATTCTTTATTTTCTTTATATGACCTTTGTTGCGACTTACGATCGCGTTTTGATGTCATAATTGGCGCCTTAGAGAGTATCACACCAGTGGCAATATTACTATCACGGGAATAATCTCTATCACATATATGGCAATTTGGACTATAATCGCCACTTACAACCGTCCAACGCAACGATCGCACATGAAATATATCAAGGGCCTCAGCCAAACGATGTATGAGCCATCGTAATTGTGGATCACTTTCTTTTATCTCAAGAACTTCATCACCGAATTTATTAAAATTATAGACGTTTTTGGCGGCCAAAAGTGCACCAGGATACCGCCTAAGTATGAGTCCCTGGACTTCTTTAAGGTCATATAAATATCCTTTTGATCGCATCATACTATAAAATATTTCCATGTCAAACGACATTACGGGTATATAACTACATGTTGATCCTCTAATCTAAAATTGAAAGAACAAGCAAAAAAATTTTATTTTTTAACTATTAGCTTCGTTATTAAGATACTCAAACATATGTTTTATCGGTCCTTTCAACCATGGTGCATGTCCTAATTGTAAATAGAAATTATTATTCGACAACATTTGTAACTCCCATGTTGTGCATATACGTCTATATTGTCCATTATAAATATGTATATATGTCTTAAACTCATATTTTGTATAATATGTTATATATATTGATGCAAGCGTAAATTTATAGGATAATTTAATATCACTTGCTCCATTAGGTACATACAATATTTCATACACTTTTGGTTTTAATAATTGAAAACCATCTATACGCATATTCATATCATATCTATGATTTTTACAAGTTCCTTCCTCGTATTTAATGTATTTGTAACTTAATTCATCTTCATCATGTATATGGTAATAAAAGTAAATATAATAACAAATAGGATACATAAATAAATATTTAATCATATTATTATATACTACTAGAGGAATATCATTACAAATAGTCCGTGTAAGTATTTTCAACACGTCCACAACCATATTCCTAAAACGCATGCACGGCGGATTAGTAAGCTCACGTGGGCCTAAATAAGACATTATATGAAGCAATATTTCATCACTTAGGGCGCCAAAAATGCCGTCAGGGCCGCAAATTTCGGCCCCATGGCGCTCAATAAACTCCTCTATATTCTTTTCTATAAGCTCAAGGGCGGCTAATTTGGCCCTTTTTTGCGCTAATTTTTCCTTTAAGGAATGTATGTTGTACATTTATTTGTAAAGATTAGATATTCAAATTTAGTTTGTCGATAAAAAATAAACATATTTAAACAAATAATTTACGATTATGATTATTCATCCTCAAAATTACACCGCCCACAGGCATATTACCTGTAAACTTCACATGAACATTTTTGTCGTTCGATATATAAACTTTATAACATGAATCAGTTGTAACTGAATATTTATATAATTCTACATATAGTTTGATATAACTACCAAGTGTGCATATTATGTGCACATCATCATTGGTAAACTTATATCTATATGTAAATATTGATAGATTATATCCATGCGTGTATATTATTTCATAAGTATCGTACAACTTTGATTTACGCCATTTTAATATTTTTTTATCTGTGCCATACGTAATCAAATGTCGATCACCTTTTTTATATATAATAAACTTATGTTTAAGTACTCCTGGCATATAAATATGATAGTATAAATAATAATAGTAGCATACAGGATACATAAATAAATGTTTTATAATGTTATCACGCACATTATTTGGAACAATATCACACATCGATCGTGTAGAAATTTTTAATGCGTCTATAATCATACGCCTAAATCGCATGCATGGTGGTTTAGTGAGTTCACGTGGACCTAAATAAGACATTATATGAAGTAATATTTCATCGCTTAGGGCGCCAAAAATGCCGTCAGAACCGCAAATTTCAGCCTCACGGCGTTTAAGCTTATTCAATTTGGCTTTTGTTCGCCTCTTGGATGATTTTCTACTGTTTTTCTTTGACATTGTGCAACATAATTAGGCGGCCATTATTTTCAATTTTTTAAGTGCATAATCAGCAAAAAATATTACTTGATGGTTTGAGGTGGGAATTTTATTTGTGCTTACTCCAAAACTCAACTACATAGTTAACCATGTACTGATGACGTTCCTCCATTAATTTATCTATATATTCTATACCCGTGACAATGCGCAAATGTAATAATTTGTCGTAGAAATGATCCATCATTGTCGCACTTTTGCCGTCGATTTGATATTTCTCAAATCGCTCTGGTGTCGCAATGGCCATTACCTCTTCGGCTGTATATGCACGTGGAGTGTCATCATTATAGTAAGGTCGATTTGTAGCCTCAGTATAACTGCAAGTTCTCTCCACTCCAATTTCGCCTATCGCCTCAAGGCGATCAGAATATCGTGGGATGAGCATCCATTGCGGCCCATCATATACATTATTACCATTTTTGCTGCATGGTACCAATTCTATCATTTTTAATGCCGCAGCCGAAACATCATGTGGATAATCACTAAGAATATCTTGAGCATTATGACTATCTTTAAAGAATTTTCTGTCATCAGCGTCGTGCAACAAGGCCGCAAGAAGAACGGCCAGGACCTCATTATGCGCCAAATTTAGGCCCGAAACAGCGGCATATGAGTGCATAAGGACGGCCCGAGCGTGTTCAATACCATGTCCAGGCTCAATATTAGCGGCAGAAAGCATGTCATCTAGGCGTTTTTCGGCCCGATATATTTCGGGATAATCCGTTTCGATAGTATTAGGTACAGCAATGAATGCGTAACAATCACCTGGAGCTATGTCTTCCATATTCCTGTTATAAACTATAAATACTTAATTTCAAATTTTAATTTCTCATTATAAAAATTGAATGTTATTATTTAGTAGTTAGTAACTTATATCGAGGAAAAATATGCAGTCAACAATTTTAGATGAAAATATTGACTTGTTATTCCCATATATTGACATTAAAGATATAGTTAATTTAATGTTCTCATGGCATTCAGTTGCTAATTCAATAACCGAATATTATTATTCGCGTAATAATTGGAGTAATGATAATCCCGAGCCGCTTGTTTGCCGCATTAATCGCGTAATAAAGCGTTATAAATGTCGATATTGTCCCATGCTGTCGTTTAATGAACTCTGCCCTGATCACTGGTGCAATAGTTGTGGAGACTATAGGCCGATATTTATATGTACCAAAGAGGCTTTAATGCGCAAACATAAATATATTTGTCAAAAGTGTTCCAAATGCGAATCCTGCCCGCAAGGGGCCCCAAGATTGCGTTATGTTAATACCTCTGAATACGGCACAAATTGTACATTACTCGCCATGGTGATCTGCGACCGCTGTATAAAATCTTGTGCGCAATGTGGATCGCCAAATAATTATCTTTGCATAGGAAATGATGGGAGTAGACTGTCTAGATGCGCTAACTGCATTAATATGAAGGACTTTATTGATGGCAAAATAATGTTAGTAAAGAATTTTACGATTGATTAAGGCGACATTTTTGGCGCGAAATTACTGCACTTATTTTTTTGATAAATTTCATTTAGAAAAATTGAAAATATTTATGTGTACATAGACTATACAATCAATATTCAACAAATGAAACCTATAACTAAACGCATGAGAATAAATTTCAAGGCCGCATTTGGCGCCTTTGAGACAATGAAAAAATCTGAGCGTAATAAACAAATATTAACCCAAGAACAAGTAAAACTTATAAAAGAAACAAGGGCACAAGGAATTACCCCAAAGCAATTAGAAGAATTGACTGGTATGTCAGTATATAGGATACATCAAATAGTAAATATTAAAGAACTCAAACCTAGGCAAAATAATATGAATAATCAACAACAAGATCAACAAACCGCTGATCATGACATCCAAGTACAATCTCAACAGTCTCAGCAGTCCCATCAAACCGTCCAAATTGTTCCGGGAATGCCGTTGGCCGCACTCCCACCGCCAATTTATACACCAAAACCGATAAAAGTTAAGCCTACAAACTTTATTGATCGGCCGATCGAGGACCCATTAACGATCGTTATCGCGGCGGCAAGGGGTCATGCCGTACTCTTTGACCAAATTCAGAAGAAAAAACAAAAACAATTACGCAAACAGATTCCTGCAGGCCGTCCCCTCGAATATTATTGCGAAAAATATAAAAATATGAAGGAGAAAATAGATAATGAATATAATTCTAATGGTAAATTCCCGCCAGAAGATTTTATGTTGCGCCATCTCATGTTGGCAAAACTAATTTCGGATATGGAGTGCCCAACAAAACCAAAACGCAATAAAGAGAAGTATAAACCTAAAGCATTGGCCCGTGCAGAGGCACAAATTCAGGCCCAACAGCAATTGTTGCAACATATTGTGCAAACAAATCCGGACGTATTGCAACAGGTGCAAGTGACACCTACGCAGCTGCCACCACAATCACCAAACGCAGAACAAATGGCTCAGTGGATTCAATAGATTCTCATCAACAAATTTTAAATATCACATAAAAGTATCAGGATTATATTTTTTGGCCGATTTCGGGCGCAATTTTGGCGGCCATAATATATGTTATGAGTTTACCATTAGATTCTCAGACCGAATATCCACTTAGTGTGGAGGTACCCACATATTCGATTAATAAATGTAATTGGTGTGTTATAGCGAAAGATATGCCAAATATATTATCAAAATCCGAAGGCACGATCCCTGATGTAACTTCGAACACCGTCTCGAGCGCAACTCCGGCGGCAAAATCCCCGCCCATCGTAAAGGTAACACCTCATCTTCGGTTATTTATTATTCTTGTATTCATGATGATATTATATGTTATTATTGTAGGTTACATAGCGTCTTATAAACCTCATAATGAAATACGACCGCAATAAAACATTCTCGTCGCAGCACGTAGGTGCGAGACGAATAAAATTGAATCAGTAATCATTATTTCATATATTCGCGCAGAGTGACCGATCATGACGTTCCCTAGGTACCTCGCGATAGTAATGCTTAATCCCATTGACGCCAAAGAATACGATAGTAGAAGCGTTTACTATGATATTATACTACGTAGTCGTATAGAGGATCATATTAATAGCAAATCATATAAGATGATTATAAAAACAACTGCTGATATGGAACTTCATAATATCAGCAATAACTCGGTCAATCTTATTACGAGTTATGACCCGCATGTAGGGGCAATAGTAACGCCAGAGCAACATACAACTGTATTATACGCGTCAGGAATTCCTAAAATTGAGGATATGATGTATGTTGGTTTATATACTGTACCATCATCCATAACATACCTTACCAATACAATTGAGGAAAATCTACAACAATTTAGTCCGTCCATAATAAGTTTTACCGAAAAACCAAAACAACTTTCTACGCCCAAAATGGAGGACATTGTAGAAAGTACTCTTACTCGCATCGTTCAGATGCCTACAGTTCAATCCACACAACATAAAGAATGCCTCAAATGTAAACACATCGCAACCACAGCAACATCGAGTGGGCGCCAAGTCGCGCAGGCTGAAGTTTCTAATGCGTTATCAAAGCTAACAAATAAATGTACTCAACCGGCCTCTCAAATACCATTAAGCGCTATTGATGAAGATACAATACAAGCCCTTGCGAGTTTGAATGTAGAGAAAGTACGCCGTAAACGCGGCCGTCCGGCGACCAAAAAACACCCTAAACGCGCGGTGACCAGATCAGTGACAAAAAAAGCGGCCGAGGCGGCTAAATGGAAAAAGTTTGGCGTAAAATCACCCGGTTGTTTGTGATCATTAATCACATGGAAGGAAAAATCCCGCGAGATAATAAATTATAACGGCCGAACTAATTAATCCACCGACACCATTTGTAACAGAATTGCCATTAATTCCCATCCAAAACGCCAGTATGATCATAATAAGAATAAGGTACGCTAAAGACAAGCACTTCATTATGTGTATATACCACCATACATTTTTTGCACACAATAATTTTTTAATCATAATGACATGTGCCTCCGACACAATTTGGCCCGTGATGATGATACTCTATGTCGTCACATACGCATAATAACGCCTTGAGAAACCATATTACAGTATTAATAAATTGTTCACGTAGGGAAAGATTATACTCTGGGAAGTATATAGAATCCATACTACTTATAGTTTAGGTATTAAAAAAATAGTATGTATGTTGGTGAATATTGGTTACATTAATACCATCTGGTAAATTTTTTAAGTTGTTTTTTATTAAAATTTGGCGCAAAATCAACAACATTAATCGTATTAAATCCTTCTTTTAATGTCGGATATTCAAAACTTTTAAGATATCTTCCATACGCCACATTTGGTATATTTTTGCCGCTATATTCAACCCTAAGTGCCGACAAATGTTGGGCCAAATCAACCCCTACATTCATATATACACAATTAATCGTATACTTATATTTTGACCCTAATGCTATGTTTATGTATTCCTTACGCACACTTGCGGATGGGTTGGTGTTATCAATAACAATATTAAGGCCGTATTTACACGCATCCGCGGCCACCTTAAGACACTTTTGCCGCGATTTTAATGTGTCTTGATTTACACGTACATAACCGTATAATTCACGCGCAACAAACGTTGATTTGCCGCATCCCGGCGGACCGACCATAATTATCATCTCATACATATTAAATCTTAGGCCGCTGATAGGCATCATCTTTGCGCCCATCTGCGCACATTTATTAATCGATTCGATATACATAACTGGATTGAACCCACTAATAGAATATTTTTCCTCTTCATCTGATTGATCTCTAATTTTAAAGAACACCTCTGGAGTAATAAAATCTATGCCGCAATTAAGTGCAAATTTGCGGTCAGAATCGCTAAAATCCAATCCTCTGCCGGCGGCATCACCGCAAAACATCATATTTATGGCCGCAATGGCGTCTCTCGTACGCATACGTAGATATTTCTTTACAAATAATTTGAACATACCAACGTGTGGTTTGCGATATTTATCATTTTCTGTCGCGATAAATACATATGGATTAATACCAGTGGCTTTCACAACGCATTCTATTTTAGATGTGATATCATGTAGTTTGCATTTTCCCAAAGATAATCCCAATTGATTTGTAAATATTACAATGGGGTACTGGGATATATTTTTTAGGCCCCTAATTACATATTCGGGTATTTCTACAGGGCCGTTGTTAGGGCCGTTGTTAGGACCGCTATGGGCGCCAACTGGGTATACCAATGTACTGTCAAGATCAAACATATATATACGCTTGTCATATTCACATGTAAATATAATAGGACTATTATTGTATAATTCAATTACTGACATATTCATTGATACGATCCTGATATTATCTATTCAATTTTTAATATATATTATATATAATGTCATATCTACAACCAACGTCGCCGAACGGCATCACAGGTGTTACTCTTGGCGCCCTCAACGCCAAACCAAAGCCCGAACAATCGCGCATTGTGCGTAATTTAATGCGTAGTATAGATGCATCTATATTATCAGCACATGGTTTAGGGATGAATCAAATATGTTATGATCTTGATGTAATTTATGATATACCAGGCTTAACACATGATGATGCTAGATTATATGTTTATTCAGAAATTGTTGATCTATATAAGAAAAAAGGATTTGAGGATATAAAACTACTACCGTCACTTTCAAAAACAACGTTAAAAATAAAATGGATAAATTCATTATCAGATGAAGAGCGAGAACGTAGACGGCAAATTATTAGGGATGTAAAAGAGGATGTAAGTATGGGTGCAAGCATAAGTGGAGGTATAAGTAACACGGGCATTAATATCGGTAACAACAATCGCAACCACAATCGCATACCAAAATTATCATCTATTGAGTTTAAGAAGTTTTCGTAATTTAGATAATTCTTTTTGAATTTTCATAACACCATACACGGTATAAATACACATAAATATCAGCATAAGAAACATAAACATAAACAAATTTACATTTATAGGCAATCCAGCCGGCATAATAGCCGTAGAAATGTCATTAAGGCCGCCCATAAGCATTTCCTTGCCGCACGGGGCCGCCGCATTGAGCTTTTTTTGGTGGTTTTTAGCCGCCGATTTGTCGCAGGTATCAAAAAGCGGACTGCTATCGCGAGGGACGGCTCTCATGATCCTCCTATCATCAACATATGGATATGGAAAAGCGCCTCTGGGGATCTCACGTGTCGGCGACCTGCATGCGATATTACTGCGCATTGGCGCAAGTGGCGGCCTAGGTGCCGGCTTCATATACGCAGATTCGCCGTATGAAACGTCACTAAAATCATGATAGCGTCCTTCTGGTTGTGCAAAATGGTCGAGATAATATTCGTCAGCCATACTATATATGATACTAATGATAATTTAATCATCAAAAATTGAATTTAGATCGTGGGTTATACGATCTATATCGATGATGAACTTTATTAAAAACAATCCCGACATCAACCACTCATTTTTAGTGCTGTCAGCGACGCCACTAACGCGAGAAGAATACATGAAAAATAATCGCTAAAATTGAATTTATAAGCGATTATGCTAATAATATCGTGATTAAATGAACTTTTTAAAGAGTCAATTGGATACTGTGATAAATTTCTTTAGTTGTTACGATGGTGTTACTGTCGATATGCCAACTTATCATAAGTTACCACCGACTGTAACAAAATCAAATACAAACATATTGGTAAAACATTCAGAACCTATAAAAATACCAGGTAGTATCGACGAATATCCTAACATGACTTATACGTCGTCAATAGTATTTAGTTATAATGACAGTGGAGGTGATGAGGACGACATTGAATATATGATATGGTACACAACTATCTTTTTACCGGTGCAAGAGGCCGCTAATAGGGCGCATATAGGCGCCTAAATAGATGTTTTTTTGCGACCGTCGATCATCACTAACAACAATTTAAAGTTTACACAAAATTCCTATGTACATAATGGAAGATTTTGCAATCAGAATTAATAATATAATAACAATTAAAGGGGTCTTCATGGACGATCTCGAAAATCCGGAGACCGTTTATGAAAAACGCCCGATGTCATCACAACAATTTATTGAATGTATTCGAGGTAATAATTTTACGACATATTCTACAATCCCAAAACGTTTTACAACAGTTGCTGAATGGCCTAAAATGACTAATTTATGGTGTTGGTCATGTAGTCGTGCGTTCACATCTTACCCAAAATTTGTACCAAGAAAACGCGAGATAGTCTTTATTGACGGTAAAGAGACAACCCACTGGATTCCACACGGGAATTTTTGCCGCTGGAATTGCGTCATAGATTATATTAGAACGGTGATGCCGCCGAATACTCGTTGGGATCTTGAGCATAATACATATGTAGTCGCGAGTATTTTTGAGGGCAAAAAAATATTATGTATACTACCATCACCGCCAAAAACAGAGATGAAACAATATTGCGGCGATGGTGGTCTAACAGAGTTGCAGTATGATGAAAAAATTCAGTTGTTGGATTCTGATTATGAACTTAGTTCGTATAAACTTAATCATCTTCGTGAATATTAGCGTACTCGACTGCAAATAAACGATTTTTGCATCCATAATCAAGTACATCTTTAGGTATACTCTCATATAGTACAATCACATAATCTAGTTTATCATCAATACCATTATGTTGTATATTGCTTAAGATGTTCTTAATATCATCTTCACGAAATATCTCAATCCCTCTAGAACTTTTATATTTATCTGATACATTATAAACAAGTTGATGATAAATAGAATCTATATTCCTAAATAGATCTAACCGTATATTAAAATCATTAGGATACGATTGAACACGAAGTCGATTATTTAATGAAGAATTATATGATACTTTTCCAATGATTGTATCAGGAAATTGTTTTGCGGCCAAAAGTAGTCCCCATGGTCGCATAATTACCACCTTAGTGGCGCTTTTTTTGATCTTATACGCATCTATAATGAACCTTTCCGCAATATCGTTTGGCAGTATTGTAAGATTTATATATCTTGGATTGTCTACCAATACTTTCATACAACATTCATATAATGATCTTATGCGCATTTTTGACCGTTTGTGCAATGTACATTGATATGTCCAATTCAATTTTAGATACTTTAATCAAAAAAACAATGCAAATTTATTCTTAATATTTAAGAACAATTTAAGCCTTATATTTTCACTTTTTTGCGCCCCAGAATATCTATAAGCGCATTAATATCGGTAACTAAACGCTCTATTATCGGCTTAAGGCGCAATAAAGGCGCAAGATCAAGTATTTTATTGCGTAAACAATGCGCAAATACACCCATAAAACTATCTGCGAGGTCATCCAAATTTGCAGTTGCTACTTTACTAATATTAATATTAAGGGCATTACATATATGTATTAACATCGCTTTGGTGTGTTGTTTACGCGCTGTATATTTCCTCTTACTCTTTGATGCCGCAAGAAATTTCGCGAAGGTTATGTCACCTATTGATATATTATTTTTACACTTAGGATCAATATAAACTATAGGATTGTTGCTCGGCCCTTGACAATACCTAAACACAATCCCATGTGCCGCAACAGACACGACATCATTTGTACCCATCCGGCCAAATTTTGGCGGTTGATGTTCAATAATAATTGTAGTACCAGGAAATAATGCCTCCGGATGTATTTTTGCCGTTGTCTGGCCGCAAAGTGCGGCACAAAAATACCGCGTGCGTTCTATCTCGCTCAATGAGCTTATTTTTTGGCCGCATAAGGCGTCTATGACATTATAATCATGCATTATCACAAACTTTTCAATTAATGTTTCAATAGTATAATATATACGTAGAAGTGACTCAATTAAGTCCAAAATGGGATCCGGTTTGTCAATATCGACAGATTGGACGGATGATGCATTTATAGCTCCTAAAACCATATCAATATGATTTTTTTGGGCTAAATATAACTCAATTTGTGCCGATATATCTGCAACTATATCGATATTTATACTCATATATGACCATGCTAGGGATTTATATGCCGGATCAAAGCCCAAAAAGTGCATAAAATTTACCATTTTTGTTGGTCAAATGAGTTCTTATGTATACTTATTTCAGTATTGTAGTATTTATATTAGAATATAGTTGGTGGAAAAATATATAATGTCTACTGATGTACATATACTTAAAGGTTGGAGTAATCTTGCCAACCTTGAAAATGTAAAACCCGGAATGAATATAGAGGAACTTGAAAATCAATTAATTAATGGGGGTCTTGTACAAAAAACAGAAGACCCACAAGATGAGTTTAATGATCAAATGCAAGATTTAGCAAAACAATTTGGTATTTCATTTGGGAACCCTTCAAGTACGCATGGGACGATGCCAAAATCGGCTTTATCTACACCCACATCTACACCTTCATATACACCTTCACCTACATCAACATCTACTACAACACAATCAACTATTTCGACTAACAATAATGATAGTTACAATGATGATTACGACGATTCATCTTATGTTGCTGATAGTGAACCCATACAATATAATAATGTGACGCAGGATACTTTCTCGAGGAATGACAGCGAACTCGATTATAGGACACGAGAACAAGAACGTAAATCACATATTAATTCTGTTATGAATAATATTATGCCAAATAATTCATTTAATTTTGAAGAGGAAAAACGTGAAGACGCCAAATGCGCCATGTTAGAAGAGATTGATTCACTTATTTATTCGCTACAGGATGCGGAGGTGGATCTTAGCAGGATACCCAAAGTCGACTTTAGGAGTTCATATGAAGAAATTGAGATGGTACTCAAGATTTTGCGACATAAAAGTGACCGTACAAGGTATTGTAATCTTGCTGAAGAGTTTTTTATATGGGGAGCATACGGTATGGAGGAACTTTTTAACGGTGAAAGAGTATGGTTCGGACGCTACCAACCGTGTCTAACCGGTTGGCATACTCAAGTGCAAACAAAATTGCGTCGAATGCGACATGATACATCTCAATTAGTAAGTGAAGTAATGCATGATTATAATATTAGTCCGGGTATGAGGGTATTGCTTGAACTTATACCTAACATGTTTGTGTACTCGAGTGAAAAGAAAAAGAATCAATTACAGGCTAATATGTATTCTGATGAAGATATGGCCGCGGCTAATGAACGTTTACGGCAGTTTAATTAGCGCCCATATGCGGCCCAAAATGGCCTTTTAATCTACATATGGGTATTTCCGACGCATCACCCTAGATCGAATATTTAATTTCCATTTAAAGACGGTAGACTATTTTACTGTACAGCATTGTGCCAAAATTGAATTAAATATTTTATTTAAAGACAACATGGGAGATAATGATATTTCGTTTGATGATATGTTTGATTTATTGCTGTCAGGTGGCAATGAAGACAATATATTATCGTTAAATGAACCTACAATAACGCCCGCAAGCATGCCTATAGCTCCGACCACCGGCCCGATAACTACCTTAACGGCCGCCGCTCCAACCACAAAAAGAGCCCCAAAAGCAAAATCGTCTGGACCGATCAAAGTTGATCCAAACATATTTGACACTACGTGCAATATACTTGATAACTCAATAAAAATGGCGTTTGAAAATGATATAGGCGACATTGATAATGAAATATTTACACAACCGATACCAACTACATTTACAATGGAAGGATTTCTATCAAATGTCAAATTTGATGAGGAGCAATTTATACATTTAATTGAGCCTAATGAAAATGTCGTAGTACTTAATTGCAATTTTGGCAAGAAAATACATCATAGTTATACAGAACCCGTCGTTGTCAAAAAGAATAAACGCGGCAGAAAGAAAAAAGAAAAGGTACAAGGCAAACGCAAAATACAAGGATCAGGGAAGTGCTTTAACTCCCAAATAACCTTTATAGTGCGCGCCGATACCGACACATCAGGGAAGCCAATAATACGTACTGAAGGTATGGATCCGCATGATGATCTTGTATATAAATTCAAAGTGTTTAGAAATGGTAGATTACAATTGCCCGGGGCTAAACCGATATTAATTAATGATATTATAGGTAAAGTCACACATGTCATTGATATGTTAAATAAAGGATTATATCCAAATGAGAAGGATCCGTCTAAACTTATATCAATTATTAATATCAACCCTGTAATGAAAAATTACAAGTTTGCTATTAAATTAGGCGAAAATCACATAATTGATTTAATGTTGTTAAAACATAAATTAATGAAACATCGTGTTGCCGAAAAACCTGATGCCCCAAAACATCCCTTAATTATTGATGTGAACTATACGCGCGAGAGCACTAAAAATGCAATAACATTTGCCACTCCTCTTAATAATAAACCCAAAAAAGTTACTAAACTTAATATATTTATGTCCGGCAAAGTAAATATTTTAGGTGCTTATCACTCAGATACAGCTCGTGAATTATGTGATTACATTAGATATATATTTAAATTATACCCAGAGCTAATTGTAAATGATACTATCGCCGCAATTCAACCGGTTGAAATAACACTAGAGGATGAACTCAAAGCTGCCCATGAAGAGATCATGAATTATATGGGAATGATAACAGAAGAACAAATGAGGAGTGTCAATAATTATCTAAAAAATATATTTAACACCCCTGCGGCCAAAAACTAACACATTTGATTGGTCGTAATCACCAAGGACATATTTTTTGATCCTTATATGACACCACTGCGCACAAATATATCCATAATGATATACCCTATCGCGAGAAACATGCCTTGTATTGCGGCCCCATAATTAGTGGTGTTACGGCCTTCTGTTGCCCCACTAAAGTTGCATAGAATTCTACCTATAAATACATCGCTGGATATTATAATAAAGGTAAATAATAAAAATAATGCTATTTTAAAGTTTATTTTTGATAGTAGATCAACAAACATAGTGCCAACAGCGTCATTGGTCTTCACAATTCTAATAGGTTCACTATCGATTGGCATTTCACACGTATATACATATTTACATATTATTTTTTGCCCATAACAATATCGCCAATTACTCAAGTAGCCTATAAATGGTGATAATTTCAGTCCCCACAATTGTAAATTGCAGATACGATAATGTTGTATTTGCGAACACACCCGAAAGTAAATATCGCGCCCTAAGATCATCTTTGATATCACTGGATAATATATCAATATATTCATCTAACGGCGTATTGAGCATTAATTTGCCGCTTGAGCAATATTCTGGCGCCTCTCCGGGCGTCCCAGAACACGGTAAATAGATGTTAGGGAATTTAATTTGAGATGTATTAAATTCTTTTTCGACAACAAAATTGGCGCATATATTTTTTAATTCTGATTTGATATCATTTATATTCATGCTGCGTAATTTATTTAATGTTATATGATCAAACTCATATATTGTCCCATTTATGTCTTCAAGCAACTTATTTTTATTGAGATGATTGTAATAATAGTCGCTGAGTTGTTTTTGTATGAGTGAGAAATCATTAGGATAAGGTTTCATAATGTCACGTAATTTGCGAACAAACGTCGCCATATCTTTTTTGAAATTCGTTGTAGTAATAAGATTGCTGAGTTTTCCACGTATATCGACATTACGTTCCTTTTCGAGATATGACATAAATTCAAGTACAAGTAATTGATATTTATAATTGTTGTATAAACTCTCACCAAGAAGTTTCTTACGATTATCCTCTACCGGTTCCCTGCGCTCAAGTATGAGTTTATTAATATCTCTATAATCATATTTAATGTCGATGGTAGGGATATCAGTAGAATCCCCATTTACAATCATTCTACAGTAATAAATAAGACCGTTAATTTTAAAACCGATTAATTTGCTATCACAGCGCACATACGCTTCTATTTTGAGTCTTTCATATGTGCAAAGATCTCCAGAAACTTTATAACGAACTGATATAAATTTATTAAAATCATTAATGAATTCATGTAATAACTCCCCGGTGGTCGTAGATTCATCAATTTTTGGCGCAATAAATGACGTTTTTACGCCGTCAGGAATATATATAGAATAATCAACAGGCACATAGATGATTTTATCTGTGA